GATTGAAATTCCCTGAAAATACTGTAGAATTTGTTTCTTTTACTTTGTTCAACATATTTACTGAACGATTATATTTATGTTCTAAATCAACAGAACCAGGTAAAAATACAGTTACATCTGATAAATTGTCATAATTATTTATTATATGATATAAATATGTATGCGATTCACGTCCGACGTTTTTTATATTTTCTTCTTTTATTATATTTGATGATTTGATATAATTGCTATTATTACCTTTGTTATAAACAATAACTGAATATTGATTGAAAGGATCGGTATCTAACCATTTCAAATCTTCATTATATCTAGCTACTATAATTTCAATATTGTTTGTTTTGTTATTATTTTGAAAGCCTTCTTTATAAATAACAAAGTATAATGAACTACATAAAAAAATTATTATAACAACTATGATTATTTTATAATAGATTTTTTTTTTCATTTTATATATTCATATATATTTTATGAAGTCAAATTTTTATACATTTCTATAACTTTTAATTTTGATCTCTCGTGATGATTCAAGTCTTCTGGATGTAAGAGTGAATCGTTGTTTGATTTATAAATAAAATAGGGGTATTTATATGTATATGTAATGGACTTGCTAAAAATATAGCAGTCTGCATGGTGTATAATATAGTGTTCTAAATTGTATTTTCCATCAATATATATGCTATTGATTATTTTTTTGGCTGTTTTGTTATTAATTAAATATGCTGCTGCACTAACACAATTATTTCGTATATTTCGTTGGTATAATTCAAATTGATTTGGATTAGTTCGATTTCCATTGATAATATAACATAATTGAATTACTTCCCAATCAGATGGTGCACTCTCTATGATTTCTCGGACAGATTTTCTCCAATACTTTTTCAATTCTAATGTTATATCATCTTCCATTATTAGTGCAACGTCTTGGTTTGTTGTCGAAAAACGTCGAATTGTTTCTAAATGAGACAACATACATGCATATTCATAATCATTTTTTTGTTTGTACATAAAGTTTAATTTTGGATATACTAAATTTGGATTACGTCCATCTACTGCAGATATGCGTTGTATTTGAGTGTTTTGAAATACAGGATCTTGGAATATATTTTCCATGTTATTCCGTCTATCCGTAGATCTATCTAAATTTATCCAATAAATGATATCGATTCCATCCATGTATCTTTTCGTTGGATTAGGTGGATTCATTATTTCTTTTTCTTGTGGTGTATATTTTTTTAAAATAGAATGATTTGATTGAAAGTTTAGTAAAAGTAGTAATAGTAGTATAATAATAAATAATCCAATAATTACTAGATTTCTATAAAAGTTTTGTTCCATTTGTATTAATGTGATATTTGATTTATTGATATTATAAATAAATAAAAAATTATATTTATGTTTGTGTAAATATGGGGAATATTTTTACTTGATTTATATTTGTAAAGTTTTTAGATAATTAAAGGATATGAAGAACATGGAAGCAGATGTAATATAGTTATGGTTCTAGGTTATTAGATTTCATTCCGTTGTATTATGGATGTTATTATTGATAACTATTTTTGATTTTGTTGAAATTGTCTGGATGAGTAAGTTTGTATTTTTTTGAAATATTTTTAGATTTAGTAAAAAATATGGTTGGAGATTTGTTTATATTGTTTTTATAAAATATGTTGTTATAATATATATAATATTTTATGGACAATTTAGATTCGAACCAAGATAAAAATGCTATAAAAGTTGTTACTGCAAATGTAAGTTTTGTTACTAGTTATCCTGGTCCTGAACCATTTAAACATGCTGCAAGTGAAAATGCGGCTCTGTTCGCTTTATTAAAAAAGAATTTTGGAGATATAATTGATCATGATAAGTTGTTCTCGTTGTTTGAAAGGTCAATTGAATCAATAAAAAAAAAATTAGAAGATACAAAAGAATCAGGATATTGTGCAGCTGGATTACAAGAATTAAATAATACAGAGGAAGTATATTACAAAGTAAAAGAACTAATTGGAAATGAATATAATTTTATATGTAGTAACGTATTAGACGAATATTATAAAACTAAACCTTGTGTAGGATTTATAGTCAAGGAACAATTAGAGAAATTTATTCCAATATCAAAAAATAAAGGAAAATTATATAGTGTTATAGATAATGGTATGATAGATATTAAAGATATTGATAAACCTTTTTCGTATACATTAACATTATTATCTGAAAACCCCGAAAACCTCCAATATATTAGTATTCGTGATTTAGGTTCAATTGACCCAGTAGATAATATTGATTATTGCTTACGTCAAACACATAATAATGGCAAACCTGATGTAAAACCGGATTCAGGAAGACCAATCGCAATGATTATAAAAGGAACAACCGACAAACCTGAAATTGTTCATATAAATTGTCATATGCCGAATCCGAGTATTTTGAAGCATTACATAAAAATAAACAATACTTATGAATGTCAAAACAAAACACCTAAAATAGGTATAGATGAGAAAGTTGAAAAAGATGAAAAAAATGAAGATATAATGGTTGAAACTTCAATATTGATAGAACAAAAAGGAGAAAAACCCCAAAAAAGTACAGAAATATGGTTAAAATATTGCAGAAAAAGATTATCTACAACAATACAGGAAATGTTAGGCGATTTTGGATTTGAAAATTTAGATAATTTTGAGGATAATACAACTTGGATTATAACTGGAGATTTTAATGATATTGGAACATTATTAAAAGATAGTTTAAGAGAAGAAGGAATAAAAGTATTTGGTAAGGATATTTATTTTAATTTTGTGGATGTTCTTGAAACATGTTGCCCAAATACAAATTCAAGTGGCGGAAAAGATGAAAACAAAAAAAAACCACCATTTAGCAGATCGTTTTCTGCATTAGGAACATCAGAAGAAAAAATAAATAATAGTATCCTGACTCCTCAAGAGAAAATAACAGAAATAAAAAAAATGAAAAATGATAAAGAAATATATAAAGACCAATACTTTTCTGAAAATATATCCAATAGTGTATTTGAAGGATTGCTAATAAAAGGTGATAATTGTGGTTTTGGTAAAATAGGTGAAAAACCAACAGGTGAAATAATTGCAAAATCTTTTCCTGAAAATATAAAGGAACATAGTTCAGACCATTTATTTGTAGTTGCAACATACGAGCTACCCCAAGGTGGTGGTTCCAAAAACGGTGGCTCCAGAAAACGCAAATCAACAAAAACCACCAAAAAAACCCAAAAACGTAAGCATACCAAACGTCAAAACAAACACAAATCTCGCCACCATTCTAAACGTCGTTAATACTCCAAATATCGATTCCCAAATATCCTCACTGGTTTATATCTCAAAATATCGAGAACTTTCGCCGTAGTTGGAAATTCCTCTCTCCCATAGATATCTTGTAAAAGCATCCATTCAAACATCCCACCCACATACAAATATACTTCTAAAAATCCAAACCCTATAAGCTGTTTGTATTTTTTCTCAACACTTTCATCATTCGTATTTTTACCATAAACAATAATCTTTTTCCGAAACTCACAGTTAGTAATCAATTCATTTACGATTTTCTCTTCCATTTGATAAGGGACCGTATATTTTATCAAACAATCTTGCTCATTTATATTCATAGTATTAATAATAACATACTGATCAGGATATTGTATTATAAACTGAACATCTTCAAATGTTAATTTTTTATATTTTGTTTCAAACAATTTCGAGAACATATCAAAACTAAAATATATTAGAAACAATTTTATATATTTTTTATTGATTAAAATATATAAAAACTAGTATTATATATATACAAATGACAATTATCAATAACATCGAAATTGATGATATTCAATACAAACGTAATATAATTAAAGAGGCTATCCAAAATAACGATCCGATCGAAAACAAACTACACGTAATATTATGTATTTCTAATCCATGTTTGTATGCACGGCGATATATATTGATAAAAGAATTCATCAATCGTATGGAATTAGAAGAAACCGATGTCATAATATACGTCGTAGAATATGCATACAAAAATCAACGTTTCATTATTACCGATCCTAAAAATTCACGACATTTACAAATTCGCACTGATGTACCATTGTGGCATAAAGAAAATATGGTCAATATGGGTGTAAAACATTTATTACCAAAAACTTGGAAAGCCTTCGCATGGATTGATTCCGATATAGAGTTCGATAATCCATCTTGGGTAATGGATACTTTGAAAGTTCTCAATGGAACAAAAGATATTGTCCAATTATTTAGTCAATGTATTGATATGAATAAAGAAGAAGAGGCTATGAATGTTTTTACAAGTTTTGGTCATCAATATGTAAAAGAGTTGAAATATTCGAAACAACTTGTTCGTTTTTGGCACCCAGGATTCGCATGGGCTTGTACACGTAAAGCTTATGATAAAATGGGCGGTCTATATGAAAAGGCAATATTGGGGTCTGGTGATAATATTATGGCTCTTTCTTTGATAAAGCAAGGGGCAAAAGCGGTGAATGAAAATTCTACAGATGACTATAAACAATCCGTATTAGATTTTCAAGAACGAGTAAAAACACTACGGTTAGGATATGTACCTGGTGTAATAAGACATTACTATCATGGTTCTAAAAAAAACCGACGATATGGAGAACGGTGGCAGATATTAATGAAATATGATTATTCACCTAGCCTGCATACTATAAACAATCAATATGGTGTTTTAGAACCAACCAAAGACTGTCCAAAAGAACTATTAGACGATATAATGGATTATTTCAAACAACGCAATGAAGATGAATGTTATCAAAACCCATCTAATAATATTGACCCAATGCAAAATATTCCGTCTATTCCATCAGGTATAGATATTTTCGATAACAAAAATTTATCAAAAGAAGATAGCAGTGATAATCTTGTCAATTCTGTATTTGATGCAATGGAACAAGCAATTGGCGTGAATTTATAATTTTTCAATGTATTTTTATCAATATAAAAAATTGAACTTTTGATATTGATATTTATGTAACCAATATAATCAGCATAATCAAACAACAAAATGGACCTAACACAAAATAAACTTTCTAAAAATGAATGGGAAACTATCGAAGTCCCTGTATCAGAAAATGAAAAAAAAATATTATCGATGATAATCAAAGGATATGATCACCTAAATATTCACACAAATGATACGCAATCTATGTATTCTTTTATAAAAGTCGAACAAACACCAGAAATTGAATATTTCTTATATAAAAAACATTTTCAAGAACAAGTCGATACAATAATCAAAAAATACTGTAAAGATACTCCTATTTTCAAATTTATAACAAAACCCCTATTTTCAGGAGGAGAATTGAAAACCATGAAAAGTGCGGATTCGATCCGTTTACAAAATCTCGAAAATAATATACAGCAAAATAAACAAATCATTTTTGAGTTTTTGTTGTTAGACCTTACAAAAGACATGGTGAGTCAAGTTGTAAAAAGAAAACAAAAATACGCATTTTATTTGTATACTATTTTACAATTAAAAAAAGCGACTATACGTAATTTGAATCAATATGTCGTGGCGTTTGTAGATACTTGTGTCGAATATGTGAATAGTTTTACGAAAACTAGTGAAATCATTACGAATGCGTATGAATTTATCGAGAAAAACTCCCATTTATTGAAATACGAAGATCGCACCCTTTTTCCACATCAAAAAGAATTATTCTCTATTTGTCGCCCATTCGATGGAATCAATAAACCAAAATTGATTCTATATACGGCACCAACAGGTACTGGAAAAACCCTTTCACCGATTGGTTTATCGAATAAAAATCGTATTATTTTTGTGTGTGTTGCTAGACATATCGGTTTAGCCTTGGCAAAGGCGGCGATTTCCATGGAGAAAAAAGTGGCTTTTGCTTTTGGCTGCCAAACCGCATCGGATATTCGCCTCCATTATTTTGCAGCCGTCGATTTCACAAAACATCGTAAATCTGGCGGTATTTTCAAAGTAAATAATAGTGTAGGTGACAACGTCGAGATAATGATTTGTGATGTAAAATCATATATTACTGCTATGCATTATATGTTGGCATTCAATGATGCTAAAAATATTATAACTTATTGGGATGAACCTACTATTACAATGGATTATGAAGATCATCCACTCCATGAAACAATTCATGAGAATTGGAAGCAAAATCTGATTCCAACGGTGGTTTTGTCTTGTGCTACATTGCCTACTATGGATGAAATCCAGCCCGTTTTCGATGATTTCCGATGTAAATTCGATAGTGCAGAAATTCATACGATTACTAGTTTTGATTGTAAGAAATCGATTCCGATTATAAACAAAGATGGTTTCTGTATTTTGCCACATTATATGTATTCGGATTATCGAGAACTTCGAAAATGCGCGGAATATTGTGAACAAAACAAGACGCTTTTACGATATTTCGATTTACGTGAAATCATTCGATTTATAGAATACATTAACGACAACAATGTTATTAGTGAACAATACTCGATCGATAATTATTTTACGAAAATAACTGATATAACGATGAACAGCTTGAAAGAATATTATTTGGAGATATTATTACGACTCGATAGTGATAAATGGAATATTATATATAATTTTATGAATACATGCCGAAAACCAAAAATAAAATCAAACAATAAAATTATAAAAACACAAAGCACCGAATCACGTACAAGCACCATAAATGGTAAGAATTTATCCAGAACACAGAGTGTTTCTAGTGTTCCAAAACCTGCCACCAATGCAGCCAATGGGATATTATTAACTACCAATGATGCGTATACTCTTACGGATGGACCAACGATTTTCTTGGCTGAAGATGTTAAAAAAATCGGTAGTTTCTATATTCAACAATCAAATATTGCGGCATCGGTTTTCCAAAATATCATTCTGAAAATAGAAAACAATAATGCCATTTTGGAAAAAATAGATGCTCTTGAATCATTGATCAGTTCGAAAGAAATGAAATCAACTGATGACTCTAACGAAAAAGAATCCGTGCGTGAAAGTGGTAGATTATGTAAAGAATCCCAAGCTTGGATGGATGAAATCAACAAATTACGGAAAGAAATCCGGTTAGTTTCGTTGGATCCTATGTATGTACCTAACACGAAACCCCATCAAAATATATGGTCACCCAATGGTGAAATCGTGGAAAATGCATTTGTTTCCAATATTGGTGAAGATATTACACGATCCATTATGGGATTGAAAATCGAAAATCATATGAAAGTATTATTGTTATTAGGTATCGGTATGTTTATCGATACACCAAATATCGAATACATGGAAATTATGAAACAATTGGCAGAACAACAACGACTCTTCATTATTATTGCATCGACGGATTATATTTATGGAACAAATTACCAGTTTTGTCATGGGTTTATAGGAAAAGATTTGACGAAAATGACACAGCAGAAAACATTACAGGCAATGGGACGTATTGGTCGTAATAATATTCAACAAGACTATACGATCCGATTTCGTGATGATGCGATGATAAATCAATTGTTTTGTAAACCACATGAAAATCTAGAAGCACGTAATATGTGTAAGCTGTTTTGCAGTGATTAGTATATAAAAATATTTATAAATATATACTAATTTTTTAATGTTTTTTATTACGAGTATATTTATTATTTTTGTATTTGTAACGGCGGGTTAATTTTGGGTAACGAGAACCGCCGGTTGGTTGTTGTTTTTTATCCATATCCTCAGCTAATTTCACTATTATTTTATGGGTTTCTGAACCTCTAAATTTAGGATATAAAAATGGCCGTTGATCATATCGATTATCATCTGGAGAATAACCTGTTCCATGAACAGAAGGTGTTAATATGGTCATTTTATTACGATGTATCCCATAAAAATCAAAAAAGATGGTTACTATATTAGCGATAATAGTTGCTGTAGCTTTTGCTTGTACAATTTTCGTAAATGGTCCTTTTATATTATTATTATTAATATCAACAAAATCGGTCAAATAATCATTTTTAAGTTTGCCTATATCTGGTGGTTTAACGCATAAATCAACTTTTTTCCCTAACCACATTCCACATAATCGTTTGAACATGGAAACTGGACCCAACATCTCTTCTTTTCGTAATTTTCCTAAAATATATAATTGATTATATGTCATTTCTATATCAATTTCATCATCTTGGATACTACCATTATCAGCAGGTGTTAATTCTGGTGATGCAACTGTATCTAATATATCATCCATAGTTTTTTTTAATTCAATCCATTTTTTTCCACACCATTTTAAAAATTCTCTCAAATGTGTTTTTGATAAAGAACCAATAGGATTAATATCAGCACTAGCAGCGTCATATTTTGTATAAAATCCTCTCAATGCTTCATCTGCATTAGATGAACCTAATACTAGCAAAAAACTAGTATTATTGGGTCGTTTTTCTTGTATATTTTTTAGGTTTTCTTCAGTTTCTATTTCTATAGTATTTATTTTATTTCGTTTATTCCATCGATATAATGGTAATAATTGAGACATATAATAAGCAGTTAACATTCTTAATCTTGCTTGAACGTTTTGAATAGCTAAATTTTCTTTCCAATCTCCTTGGGCACTTTTATATTTTGGTGAAAACATATTATTATTTTTTTCCCAAGAAAAATATTTGTTATTTTTCAAAACCTCTTCCGGTTTCAAATCCTCTTCCGGTTTCAAATCCTCTTCCGGTTTAGCTGTTATTAATTCGCCTTCTTTTTTTATGTAATTATTATAACCAAAATTCGTAACAATACCTTTATCTGAATTTGAATTATTATTATTATCATTACTATTTTTGATTATTGACTTGTTATCCTGTACAAATCCTTCAAATCCGTTTTGAATAGGTGCTAACATATGATATGAACCTATTATTTTTGCCAAATTTGCAGCAGAGTTAGCAGTTTTTTCAGAATTATTCTTTGTTGGCATATTAGCTGTGTGTAATAATAAAAACATTAATTGTTTTGTTGTAATAGTATCAATACTTGAATCTTTCAGTTCAGGTTCGGTATTCCATAAATACTTATCATCTAAAAACCCATTTTTTAATTTTTTTTTAATATTTTCTTTTAATATTATTTTATTATTTTCTTTCAATGTTTCTTTATTATTTTCATTATATTTCAAAATTTCGTAAATTTTATCACACATATAATAAATTATCATAGCAGTAGAAGTACTATCTACACCTCCACTTAATGGTAACAAATATCCACCTGCATTTGAACGTATAGTATAATCCCATATCCAACGAGATGTATATAATCCAATTTCATCTCCTAATTCCATTGGTAATTGATCATTGTCTTCTTTGAAATTTATTGTTTCTTCTTTTTTATCATTATTATTATTATTATTATTATTAGTATCATTATTATTAGTATCATTATTATTAGTATCATTATTATTATTATTTTCTTTATTAACTTCTTTATTAACTTCCGCTGGTGATTGTACGCCTGAGAATACACGATATTGTTTATCATCTGAAATACCACCTAAATTATTTAATCTCCATAAACTTTTAAACTCGGTGTCTAATATTACCGATGCTTCTGTAATATTCTCAACAGCCGTAGATTCAGGTTCAACAGTAAGCTTAAAACCCTTACAATTTTCATCATTTTCAAATATATCACAAATTCTAATTCTAGGTACTATTATTTCTCTATGAACTGACTGATCATTACTACTCACAATTGCTGCTCTATAACCACGCACTTCATTTAAGTCTACTGTAGCTATAACTACTTCTTTTTCATGCCATGTTAAATGTTCTCCACAAACAATTAATTTACCATTCATGTATATCATAGAGTTACCATCAAATACTAAACGGTTACCATCACAACCTACTAAATTAGAATATAAATAAACACCTCCGTTTTTTTTAGTAGCTTCACCAATCAATTGATGACGACGTTCTCTTTTTCCTAATTGAAAATGTGATCCAGACCCATTACTAATTATATCACATCCTTCTAACCCCAACATAATATTCGGACTATCAGGTGTAAATAATTCTTCACATATTTCAGAAGCTATTGTAGTACCATCACTGCATTCTAATATAGCAACACCAAATTTAGCATAAGTTTGTCCTGTAATTTCTTGTATATTTTTGGGTAATAAACAATCTTCTATCAAAGGAATACTATGTTTTTGCCATCCAGTAAACCAACGATGTTCTCTGTAATTACCATCATCTGCTAAATACATTTTTGGTCGAATTAATAATATTTTACCATTTAAACAAAATATGCGACAATTATATCGAACACCTTTATGCATAACTAATGTTCCAATATCACATAAAATACCTCGCATTTCGGTTTCGGTTTCGAGTTTCATCATTTCTAAAATTTTACCTAAATAGAGCCATGACATTTCTAATGTATCTATTTCATAAAAATGGTCTTCGCAACTATATCCTGTAATTTCTAATTCAGGACCAACCCTATATGTGCAACCCATTTTCTTGGCAACTTTGATTGAATCGATTATACGATCTGTATTGTTTTTGTAATCTAAAACAAATTGAGATAATGTACAAGTAGCTAGTTTTACAAAAGATTTATTTTTATTTAAGCTATTTAACAAATCATTTATGTTTTCTGCATCTTTTGATTCTTCTGTTGTTGGTGGCACTGGTGGTAGTATTTTATTATCCGTATTATACATACTAATCATATTAATTATATATAATATGTATAATTAATATTTAATAAATAACTGTATTTTTGTATTAACATTATATTTTTTGCTAAATAAATATTATTGATAAACTATTTATTTTTTATACTTCTTACGTGTATTGTTACTTCTCTTTCTGCAGTAACGTCTTTGTGATCCTCTTGCATATAAACATGACTTTTTAGCTGATTTGCATTTGGATAGTTTTCTACCACGACATGGTGTTTTGATTTTGTTGGACATTATATAATATCAATAGACAATTTCTGAAACTATAATAATTGTCTTATTCGGGTTTTCATATATTCTTTTTGATATTCTGGTGAAAAATATGTCCTGCTAAATTCATATGCATTTTCAGCTATTTTTTTAGCCAATTCGTCGTTCTCATTTACCCATTCTATTTTTTCATTCAAATCACTTAAATCGTATTTTATAGGAATATAGTGAACGAAAGGTATTAATAAATCGGTGAACCAGCATTTTGCTTTGGATATCATAAATGGTATAGAACCACTTGCGAAACCATACATATGATTGGATGCTATTACATTACCATCTACAATAAAAAATATTTTGTATTTGAAAAATTCGTTATGGTCTATACGATCACTAAATAAATGTTCGGGTATGTTTTTGTTTTCAGACCACCAAGTAGAAAGACGCACATTTGTATTTGGATCATTATCGTATATTTTTTCAGTGAATTTCACTCTAATAGATTCCAAACCACCATAACCGGAGCATCCTCCACACCAACATAGTTGGTTGGAACGGGCTTCCCAATTTATAGATGGCGGGAAAAAATGATTAACACCATATTTGAAGAAATCGTCGTCTAATGGTAGATAAAAATAATTGATATCGGGTTCTTCGTATTCTTGGGCGAGTGTTCCTAGTATGAATATTTTGTCATGTTGTTTGGCGTAGTCTATGTATGGCTGGATTTGTGTATCCCACTCGACATCATGGTATTGATTTTTGTGTTTTCGGTTTATATTACCATCACTTCTTGGTATTACCATTAGAGAGTGTTTTGGTAAGTGGATTTGAAGAAAATTTATGATAGGACCGTTTGCAAGTGCTTTTGAGAATTTTCCATCCCATAATATATTTTCAGGGATTGTTTGTTTTATGTTTCCGTCTTCGATAATAATTGACATTGTATAGATATGTTTAGATGTTTTTATATTTTTGTGTTCAATAAAAATATTTAGTAAATAATTTTATGAGATGCAAATAAAAAATATTTTATAGTTATATTATATATATTTGTTGAAAATATGGCTATTTTTGTTGATGAAACTAAAGTTTTGAAAGTATTGATAGGAGTAGATATTCAAGATTGTTTTTTATCAAATATTTTAGAAAGTAGCAATGTTTTGAATGCTGGTCACGGAAAGAATATTGAAGACAAACTTGAAATGTCTGCTAAAATGGTGAAAAATATAGCTAAAATAAATGAATCATCCACCATTACAATATTTACCCGTGATATGCATCCTTTGAACCATATTTCTTTTGAAAAAGAAGAAGGTAGACCAGAGACAAATTTTAAAGCATATTGGCCTCAGCATTGTCGTACAACAGACAAAACATGCATTTCTCGTGTACCGGGAACTGAACCAACTAATTCTGCTCCTAATAAACCTATTAAACTTATTGATTTATTCAACAAAGAAAATGAAGAAACTCAAAAAAATGAAGAATTATTTAATAAATATTTTGAAGAAACCAAATCTGAAGAAGAAACCAAATCTGAAGAAGAAACCATTGTAACAAGAACATTAAAAGATTATGGTGATAAACTAATTCAAGGTAATCAACTGTCATATTTTTTTTATTTTACAGAACTAGCTAGTACTATAGTTGAATTAAATGATGAAAATGCTATAAAAAAAGCAATAAAATTGAATGAAAATATGCAAGATGCCGACCCAGAAATAGGACAAATAAATGTAACAACAGTAGAACCTATTAATGATAAATATTATTCTTTGTTGAAAGGTGAAAGATGTAATTATGAATCATATTCTGCATTCAATTATCATTTGCAATACTTACCAAACAAAGAAACAAAAACATGGGATTGGGACAGTGCTCAAACACCAATAGAAATTATCAATACAGATTCAAAATTGAATGAATATGTTTATAGTACAGGATTGTTTGAATTTATATTGAATTATTTATCAAATTATAAAAATTATAATTCTGTAGAATTTAATATTTGTGGATTAGTAGGAGATGTATGTGTAATGCATACAGCCATTCAAGGTTCGTTATTATGGGAGAAAATATATAAAAATATATTTAAACGCGTTCTTGATAACGATATAGAATGTAAATTTAATGTAGAATTATCTGCATCTGTATTTCTTGGAGAGCCTGCAAAACCATTACCTGAAGGTTATTATGATCCTAAAAAAAAAGAAGAATATTTGAAAAAATATGATGATTTTTATTCACAAAACTATTTAGAATACTCAAAAGATACAATCCCAATAATTAATTGGTACAATGAAGGACAATTAATAAGACCTGCAATAATTGCTGCTAAAGAACCTGAATTTAAAAACCCAGGAGGCAGCAAAAGAACCCGCAAAAACAAAAAAAATCATTCAATGAACATGCGACACAAATCAAACTGTAAATGTAGAATGTGTGGTGGAAAGAAAAGAACATCAAAAAACAGAAGAATCACAAGAAGACGCCATTAAACTGATCGATACCTAAAAATATTATTTTCACTCAATAATATTTTCACAATATATTAACAACCTTCTATAATATCAATTTAGGAATCATTTTATTTCTATTTATATATAAATGTTCAAATCATTATCAAAATATAATATCTTGAAAATAAAAAACACTATCATAATTTTATTGATCGCATTTATGTTATTCATGATATCTTGGATGTTTTTTCTAACATCAATAAAAACAATACGATCCATCTTAACAAAAGAAGGGTTTGATCCAAATACACCACCACCAACAACCGAAAGCATAAAAATATCCATTAAAGATGATACCCCAACTGATAAAAGGATTGACCCAGAAGCATTCGGTAAATTTTATTTGACTACAGAATCCAATACAGGTAAAACTAACATTATTACGATGGGTGAGGAGTCATCTACTATCAAAATAGAATTTGATTCTTCTTCTAATACAAAAATATTAATATACCCAATCAAAATGGAACATACAGACAAACATAAAGCCAATATTTTTCCACCTAATTTTACGGTGAATATTTCATTCCCAGACTTAAGTAAAAATTATACAACAAGATACACTGACCTTAGTGGTGACAATATAAGAAATTATGTAAAAGAATATATATCACCAAATGGTGACATTTCAGGTAATTTCATCAATGTGTTATTAGCCATTCCTAATATTCAAAGTCCAATATATGAAAATAAAACAGTAATGAAAGATATAGGATATTTAGATAACCAGTCTGCTAATAATTATAAAGTAATTGTTACTGATAAAGGTAATATAGTAAATGGTATTTCTATAACGATGAAACCACCTAAATAAATATATTTCTAATATATATATGACTTTACTATTTACAAATAAATATAATAAACCAATTAAAAAACAAGAAAAACAACCATTGAAAGCAAAAAAATTTACAAAATTATATGTAACTCCTAATTTCAATCAATCAACTATTGCAAATTTTCCTCCACAATACTTTAGTGGTACTCAATTAAGAACTTTGTATAATGTTCCAACAGTTGTAAATAGCACAAATAAAAAAACCACCATCGCAATAATAATTGCGTTTACATATCCAGGATTAAAAAATGATTTGAAAACATATTGGCAAAATCCAATCAATTTTGGCTCGAATTCAACGCCACCTAACATAAATATTTACACAATGCCTGGCGCTACACAAAATACTGGATGGGCGCAAGAGGAATGTTTGGATGTTCAAATGGTATGTACTATGAATCCAAACGCTATTGTATGGGTTGTTGAAGCTAAATCAGACCTCGTTACAGATCTAATGAATGCTATGGCTTATACAAATAATGTTATAAAACCGGATATAATTTCCATGTCATGGGGTATCAATGAAGTTCCTGAACTCTTGAACTTTACAAAATATTTTACAAATAATAGTATCAGTTATTGTGCAGCAAGTGGTGATAATAATTTTGCATCTTGGCCAGCAACATTATCCAACTGTATAGCTGTCGGTGGAACAACATTGCTATGGACTCCAAATGATACCCCATCAAGAACAGAATATGCATGGGATTCAGCTGGATGTGGTTATTCATGTATAATAAATCAGCCTACATATCAATCCAATATTACAAATATTCTACGTAAAAATCGCGCAATACCCGATTTATCTATGATAGCAGATACAAATAGTAGTGTTTATACTGTTTATAACGGTAATTGGTATGGTATTGGTGGAACTTCTGTATCTACACCTATATTTGCAGGTATATTATCACTAGCAAATCAATTACGATTTAATAACAAAAAATCATCATTGACTAGTGTATATAGTTCAACACCTAATAATACATTATCTAATTATGTTCCATCTCCTAATAATATTCAAAATTTTATTTATAAAACAATTTATCCAAATAGCACCTTATATGGTAATACATTTTATGATGTTACTATCGGTTCTATTATGGGTTCAGTAGGCGGTAGTTCAAATAATTTAACAAACTATAATTCTGGATCTAAATTCGATATAACTACTGGGATGGGTTCTCCAAATGCCACATTTTTATGTAATCAGTTATTGAATTTATAAAAACGTTATTTTTTACTATTATAAAAAATATAATAGTAAAATCTATAATCTAAAAAGTAATCGTTTTATCTAATAATGGGTAAACATCTCTATCGTGTGTTATTATTATTATACATTGTTTATGTTTTTTGAAATCATTGATTAATTGTAATAGTTCATTTTTCAGTTCTCCATCCAATGCAGAAGTAGGTTCATCCAAAATCAATATTTTACATGGATTTATTAAACCATTTATTACGTTAACGATTTGTCGTTGGCCACCTGAAAGGTTTTCACCAGCTAATCCGGCGGTTTTATTATGAATATCAATTCTTTTCAATAATTCCTGTATTTTTTTATATTTTTGGATTTCATTCAAATGTGATTTGCATACATGTAAATCATTACAAGCATATAAAATATTTTCGATTATTTTCTTATCAAACAATCTAGAATTTTGATTTATATAAGTAATATTTTGTCGTAAATATATAGTATCTATCTCTTGAATATCTTTACCATCTATCAATATTTTACCACTATCACATTTATATAATTTTAAGATCATTTTTACAAATGTTGACTTACCTTTACCAGAATATCCAACAATCCCTATTGCATGGTTTTTATTCGTATCTAATTTCATATTCAAATTATTGAATATATTATCATTGGTTCCTTGATATTTGAATGAAACATTATCAAATACAACTTCTTTGAAAGTTAGTTCGACATCTTTATAATCTTTATCGTAATCTTCTTCATTGTATTCACCAATTAATGAGTTGAATTTCTTTATAAGAAACTTGATACGTCCAATGAATTCTAGATAATCTGATAAATTTTGAAAAGTACCAACTATTCTGTCTCTATATAATAGTAATATCGTAAAGAATGTAATAAATACTGTTACGGATATTTTTTTATTCATACATAAGGTTATTAAGTAAAATATAGACATCAACACAATTATGTAAACAATTATTGTGGTATGTAACAAATGATTGTTTATACCATCATAAAAATTAATTGTTTTTTTAATACCAACGTTTACTAACTCGTTATAAATATCGTTTTCGTAATCCATTTTACCTCTTAATATAATTTTGTCCATATTATTCAAAATGTCTATTAAATACTTTTCATTATAATTTATTTTATCCTCATAATCCATTCTTAGTTTCATTAAATTATTCCAATTTAAAATAAGGTAAATAATAATAAACATATTCGCAATAAAAAACAATATTCCAAAAAATGTATTTGTATAAATAAAATATAATGAAATCATTAAAATAAATCCAAGATTTGGTATCATTTCAGTTAATACGTTATAAAATAATAAATACATACTCTGTGATATTCTACTAAGCGGTGTTATGAATTCTGTGAAATTGATGTTACTAAAATTTTCATTATTTGTTTTAAATATAATCCCTAATATTTCTTTTTTCACCCATGACATAAGTTCTATAACCAATTTGTTTTGAACAATTTTATAAATATAAAATATAAAGATCAATACAAAGGATGCAATTGTAAAATAAATGAAATATTTATTTACCGATTCATATTCTTTCTTTTGCATAAATGTTATTATGTTTGCCGTAATAAATGATATACCATTTATTTGAAAAAGGGTTTGTAAAAGTGTAAGAGAGAATAATATTGCTATATATATTTTTTCTTTTTTTATGAATTTTAATATTAGTTGATAAATAATATTCATTGTTTTGTATTTATATTTTGTATATATAAAATACAAATATAATTTCTATCTAAATAACAATATTGTATATTATTAAAATGTGGAAACCAATCTTAAAAGTATATAGGTATATGATAATGAAGAGTATAATAAAAGAAGTTGAAGATTATTTTGTTGATAAAATTTGTAATAAAATATACTCACAAGACGAACTAAAAGAGATAAATATATATTGTGATCATAATGTAATTATAGTTTTGATAGAATTCGTTTATGAACTTAAAGAAGTGTATACTAATATAAGCGATAAAGATATATGTATAGCTATTCTTTATACTTATTATGGTTTGAATTTAGGTGAACAAACTACCGATTATATTACGCCAACTATTTATGAGGATTATGCTGATGACAAAGAGACAGTGTTTAAATTATATGTAGATATCACTACTGGAGATATAATAAAAAACAATGAAAATTTATCCTCAAAAATTAGGCGATTTATACAGACTGGTGAAATTTATAGCATACTACGGTAGTCAACTACATAAGGGTTTGATTTCAAAGCACTATGAATATCCGGTGTATTTCTATCCATTTGAATATTTGAATAAAGAGTATTACCATTTCCGGCAACCCGGCCCATGTTTATTGGATCAGGTGATTGGTATGGCATTGTTCCAATGACTGCGCGTTCGTTTTTCAACATGTTATCACGAGAAACTTGACGCATATTGATGTCTCCATTCATCAAAGACATATTACCTTGTACCATATACCCATCAATTGTACTAGCTTTGATGTCATTATTACGTTGATTATATCCAGCCTCATAAGATTTTGGTTCTTTTGTTCTAGATGCAGCATTGCCAGCGTAATAATAATCACTGGTTTCTTGACGATAAGTATCTTTAGCTTGAACCGATGTACTTTGGTATGCACCACCTAATTGATTAGCATTGACATTCATATGGAATTTGGAGTTTTCCGTGGTTTCACGAATAGTAGGCGCAGGTCTATCTGCTGGGTTGAAAATATAGGATTCTGGAACAGTTGTTCCTGGATTTTGATATGGTCGTAATGTTCCTAACACATTTTCCTTACGAGAAGGTCTTAAAATATCCAGTAAGGGAGCTACAGCAGCACCTAGACTACCACTTACTAGGCCGAAATAACTATCTTGTGTATTGGATGAACGATTATTTGGATAAGCCATTTTTGATTTTATTCCATAATCGGCATCACTAGCATAATTACGCCCATTTGCATTAGCAACCATAAGTGGTACTTCACCTAATTGTTGATTATGGGATGGCATGTATTCACCAGGAACATAAGCTGCTGGGTTTTGATATCCAGCAACACCCGAATAAGAGACGGCAGTTTCAGGACGATTCACAAACCGTTCGATAGGAACAGCACGCATCGTCTCTCCTTTATGAGCACCAGTTGTTGTAAAAAGGCGTCCAATATCGTTAGAACCATTTGGATTATGATTCGAAAAATCACGTTGATCCAACGCAAAACTCTGTTCTGGAAGATGTTTCTCCATTACACCCATTTTATCCATAGTTGGCATCGATTTGATGAAACTATTTGCTGGACCTTCATAACCGTATAACCCTAAACCAGTTGCTTTTGGTTTATTATCAACACGTAATTGATCGGCAGTTTTATCTAACCAGGAATCACGCATCATCATACCAGAATTGAAACCACCAACTCCTTGAGTAGTATATCCTAAACCTAACCCTGGTCCTACTAGTTCTTCTTCGAATGGTTTTACATTTGCCATACGCTGACTAGGATTAACACGTGATTGATAGAAATCACTTGCATTTGGTGCACCAGTTGCCCACTGTAAATTGTCATGTGGTGAAAACATTGGTGCTACCTCTTTTTTTGTTATACTCTGAGAACCAGTACCAGAATAATTATCTAAAATACTCTCATTATTTGATTCGGCTACTTGACTTCTAAGACGACTTCCAAAATATGGGACCATATTATTATGTTCAAAATAAGAACCATCTACTTTGTCACCAGTAAGTGAATAAAACTGTGGTTGACCACTAGTTTGTGTATTGTTCAAATTAGGATTGAAATATTTGTCTGTATATGTACCAGCACCATTATCATAACGATTGGCATTAGATAGTTGTGAGGTTTGATCAAGTTCAGATGATCGTATTGGTAATTCATCGGGATACTTATCCGAATTTTTGTCAAAATTACGATTTTGTACATCTACATTTGGTAATTGTGTTCGACTTGTAAAAGCCTCATTTCTTTTTTTTTGATTGGATACAACATATAATAAACCTAATGCTACTCCAGGAATTGCAATTTCCATTTTTGTATATTATATAATTATAATAATGTTATATAATATTTTCAATGAATACGATTAACATAAAGAGTTTTTGGATCAAATCCATTACTACAATTTCCACCAACACATATTGATTCGCCTGTTAAATAATAATGAGCACCACTATTGATAATCGGTATAGTAGGTTGAAAATAATCTTTTTCTAAAATACGTGTTTGGATGTTCTCATTGAACCCTTTCTCTAATCCATTCAACGGATTTAAAAATGGATTTTCCCATCTAGTTTGTTCTAAATCTTTATACATCCATGCAGGATGACTTGCACGACTTTCTTCAATAAATGGTTGTTTATTATTATAGAAAACATCACCGGTTCTCGCTGCATATTGTTTGTAATCATTTTCGTCTATTAAATCACGATTCAGTGGACGTGATAAACCAAATAAATCACTTTCCATATTGACAGTATTTGTTTTTAGATTTGCACCCCATTTTTGAAGACGTAATTGCGGATCTTCATAAAATGGTAAACTATCTCCTGGTCCAGGTACATTCAACATGTATCTTCCTACAAAACTACTTTCTTCTACTTGTTTTTTTATTCTAGAACTATCATCATGAAAACGTGTAAATGCCATTTTATATTATAGACTGAAAATATATTTAGTTAATAAATATAATTAGTTAAAAATTATTATTTATTATAAAAATTATTTATATATTTGAGAACATCTCTTATTATAATAAAACATGCCTAAAATATGCTTAAATATGATTGTAAAGAACGAGAGTAAAATTATAACCAGATTATTGAATTCTGTATTACCAATCATTGATTATTATTGTATTTGTGATACTGGTAGTACAGATGATACTGTCGATACAATAACCGAATTTTTCAAACAACATAATATCGATGGTAAAATAACATATGAACTATTCAAAGATTTTGCATACAATCGGACATATTCTTTAAAACAATGTGCCGATCTAGATGCTGATTATATACTTTTATTAGATGCCGATATGGTTTTAGATACTAGTAATATCCATAATATAAATGAATTTAAATCATCTCTTTGTGCGGATGCTTATCATATTTTTCAAGGAACTGACCAGTTTTTTTATAAGAATATTCGTATATTAAAAAATGATCCATCTATTAGTTATTGGGGTGTAACCCATGAATATATTAATTTACCAGATGGTTCTACAGTTGATTCTATTGAAAAATCCGTTTTATTTATTCATGATATAGGAGATGGTGGTTCTAAAATTGATAAATTTGAAAGAGACATTCGACTCCTCAAAAATGGTTTGGAAGAAAATCCAAACAATGCTAGATATACCTTTTATTTGGCGAATAGTTACAGAGATATTGGACAATATGAAAACGCAATCGAAACCTACAAAAAACGTATTGAAATTGGTGGTTGGATAGAAGAAATATGGCATTCTTATTTCTCTATAGGTAATTGTTATCGCAACATGAATGATATGCAAAATGCTATTTTTTATTGGATGGAAGCATATGATAAATTTCCAGAAAGAGTTGAGAACCTATATGAAATAATAAAATATTATAGAGAAAAAGGTAATAATAAACTTGCTAATATTTTTTATGAATTAGCTGATGACCAAATAAAGAAAAAAACGAATTATGATCACTTGTTTTTACAAAAAGATGTTTATGATTACAAAATCGACTTTGAATATACTATTTTTGGTTATTATGAGAATCGGTTCAATACCGATATTAGAAATGTTTGTATGAAAGTTCTTAATAATAATATACCGAATCATACATCTGATAATATTTTATCAAATTATAAATTTTATTCGAGAACATTGGGATCAAACAAAATAAATAGCTATAATTTGGATATTTTGAATAGTATTGGAAATACATTGAATATAGATAGATCTGTATTCAATACAAGTACACCCTCTATATGTATAAATAATAAAAAGGAAATGATAGTTTGTCGTAGGTTTGTAAATTACAGGATTGGAGAACATGGAGAATATATCAATCAAAATACTATTAAAACTATCAATGTTATTGCTATAATAGATATCAATAACGATAAATGGAATAAAAAGAAAGAATTCGAATTAAAATATGACACTGTATATGATGATTATTATGTAGGAATAGAGGATATTCGTCTTTTTATGTATGATGATATATTGTATTTTAGCGGTAATCGTTCAGTGAAACCACAAAATATGTGTATTGAATTCGGTAAAATCAATTTACTTTCACAGCAAACAGTTTCAACGATCGTAAAATGTGAGAACCAAACACAAATAGAGAAAAATTGGGTTTTATTCAAAGATTCAACAAATCAATTGAAAATGATATATAATTGGTATCCATTGACTATCGGTTCTCATGGCGATCATCCGGATTCATTAGTGGACGAAAAAAATAGACCAAATACATTTTTAACTATTACACATGAGATCGATACACCGCCATTTTTCAAAAATCTTCGCGGTTCAACCAATGGTATCAATATTGGGAACGAAATATGGTTTATTTGTCATGTTGTTAGTTATGAAAGCCGTAGACATTATTATCATGTTATTGTTGTATTAGATGATACTAGTTACGAAGTAAAACGATATACAAAAATGTTTACATTTGAAAAAGAAAAAGTAGAATATACACTGGGATTTTATTATTTAGATGAAAAACAACGTTTTATTATTGGATATAGTACAATGGATAATACTACAAAATATATGTTAGTATCTAAGCAAAACATTGATGAGATGTTTTATCAATAATTACACATCATTTTTTATAGCATTTTTACATGCTTCACCAAACGTCCTTCGATGCCATTGTGTAATACCATGTTCGCGAATTCCTTCCAAATGTTTTTTTGTTCCATATCCCATATTTGATTCTAAACCATATCGATCAATCAAAACAGGGTATTCTTTACAAAGTTCTAAAACATAATTATCACGAGCGGTTTTTGCTAATATACTGGCAGCAGCAATACCCATATATTTTGCATCACCTTGTTCTATTGTAACATGTTGCATTTCATGTATCGTTTCATCTGTATTATCAAATGCACGATAAGGTGTAAAATAGTTACCATCAATAACTGCCATGCATTTATCAATAGTAACGCCATTGTTGAGTATTTTTAATTTTTCCATAATATTTCGAATGCATTCATGCATACCTTGCATAACTGATTTTAATATATTGATATCGTCGATTACATCTGAATCTATGTATGCAACATGCCATGCTAATGCATTGGTTTTGATATATTCAGCCACTTCATTTAATTTTTTTTTTGATGAGAATTTTTTACTATCTTTTATATCTTTACCATCGAATAATTCCGGTTCTTTAGGTAAAACTACGCATGCAATATAAACACGTCCAAATAAACAACCTCGACCAGCTTCATCTATAGAGAGTTCAAATTGGGTATCGTCATTATAAAACCGTGTTAATAATGCAGGTGGAGTTCTTTTTCGTTTTACAGATATTTCAGTCATTGATTTATGTAATATTATTGTTATTATTATTATTATTCAATTTTATTATTTACCATGATTATTTTTCGATGTATAATTTATACGCATGAACTCAATAAAATTAACACCATTTATTTTATTTTTATTTTTATTGATAATTTTAGTAATATCGAGTTTGTTTGGAAAAAGACTTATGATGGAAGAGGGCTTTGAAGACAAACTTATAGAAGGAATGGCAAACACCACTTCATTAAACAATGTTTTATTAACAACATATTCAATAATAAACAAAGTATGGAACTTATATGATAACATTTATTTTGACGAAAGAAATGGTAACCTTATCGAAGTTAGTTCACCAGATGATACACAATCTGGAAATGTAATGACAGGAAATACAGCTACAACAATATCAACAATAGTTACTAAAAGAAGTAATTACTCTACTACATTTTACATAACTGCGACTGGTGTAGATCAAACATTACAATCTAGTACAATAAATGAAATAACACCAAAATACACATCATGTTATTATCCTTCTCAAACAAATAATGAAAATTATAATTATAATGTATTTTATATGCCATGGAATAAAGATACTTTTATACATATAATAGATAACAAGCACAATAAACAATTAGCCACATTTATGTTTAGTCCTGGAAGTGAAACAAAAAGTTTATATTATTCGCCACCTACAGATATTGGATTAACAGATTATGTAAACGATAACAGTACTGATAATAATAAAATGGTAGTAGAACCTTTATATGATGATATAAAACATGTATATCAATTAAGTCAATATGTAAAATATGATTTAGTGAATAGTAATTTGATTATTACAACAGAACCTACTAGAACATTAGTTGTTTATGATATTAATAAAAATATGAATACAATCAATTCTAGTAATAATAGTATATCCAGTAAATCAAGACCTCCATCTAATATTACTGCATTTACAGTAAAAGATAGTTTAGGACAAAATATTGTTTTATACATACCAAATAAAAACAACGTATTGATTGGTTTGATTGGTTATTCGGATAGTTCTAAAACAAATTTGATATTGAAAAATGTTTTTAGATTCAATGATCTTGGAATAGATAATGGTAGTAAAACACAAAGTACCGAAGATTCTGATTTCAGTAAATATTGGAATTCTTCTAAGAATGATTATATTTTGAAAACCCAAATCGTTCCACCTGTATGTCCAACCTGCCCAACATGTCCATCTAGTGGTACATGTAGTAATTGTGGAGGAAATGGTGGCTCAGGAACGAAAACATCTACTGGAAACTCTATGCTTCCTAATAATACAGGAACAAATCAGAACTATTCAAGACTAGGAAGTGGCACAGTTGATTCAAATGCAAATCCTGATACTATCGGAGGTTCTCTAACATTGATGCAATATGATGCCACATCTACTATTGAAGACGTTGCAAAAACCGGTGCAGGTGTAGTTACTGGTGTTGCAGGAACAATTGGTGGCGTTGCGAATAATTTAATAAGTACTACAGGTTCGGTTTTAAAACCCAATCAAATGGGTGGTATTAGTACAAATGGTCAAAATGCATTAGGAGGTTCAGGAACAAATCAACGATCGACACCGGGTTATACAGCACCTGGTGTAGGAAATAGCAATCAACAATCGGATCCATATTCATATTATGGTCAATTACCGCCAAAAGGCCATACTAATTACGTTCCAGTAACAGCCGACTTCAGTCGTTTTGGGCGTTAAACTATAAATCAATATTGCAAAAATAATATTTCGTTTATAATAAAATATTATTTAATATTCATTATATAAAAAGTTCTCTATAAATCTATAAGATGCAAAATATAAATCATATATTTGAAAGAGAAAAAATAGCAAATGAAATAAAAGAGCTATTATTATCTTTCGATTCTAATTCTAAAAATCTTAATTTCAAAAAAGGAATTTACATATATGGTTCTCCTGGCTGTGGTAAAACACATTTTGTAAAAAATCTTTTGAAAGAATTGGATTATGATATTATTAACTATGATGCAGGTGATGTAAGAAACAAAGCTCTAATTGATAATATAACAAGTAATAACGTTTCCAATCGAAATGTTCTCGATTTAATGTCGAAAAAAACGAAAAAAATAGTAATATTGATGGATGAAATAGATGGTATGAATAATGGAGACAAAGGTGGAATAACTGCATTGATAAAAATTATTCGACAAAAGAAAACGAAAAAACAGCGTCTTGAAAACATGACTATGAATCCCATAATATGCATAGGTAATTATTACATTGATAAAAAAATCAAAGAATTGATGAAAGTATGCTATACATTTGAATTGAAATCGCCCACTAATCAACAGATGGGAATATTATTAGATACAATACTACCAAATACAAAAATAAATAATTGTAAAAATACGATTTTGAATTATATACAAGGTGATATGAGAAAATTAGAATTTGTCAATAAATTAATATCAAATAAACCAGGATTATTAAATGAAGAAATAATCGAAACTATTTTTCATAAAAAATCATATAATGAAGATTCTAAAAAAATAACATCTACATTGATAAATAACCCCATAAAAATGGAACAGCATAATCGATTTATGAATGAGACGGACCGAACTATTGTAGCTCTTTTATGGCATGAAAATATTGTAGATGCTATTTCAAGTAAATCAAACAAATTATCAATATTGTTTTATTTAAAAATATTGAATAATATGTGTTTTGCTGATTATATAGATCGCATTACATTTCAGAGTCAAATATGGCAATTTAATGAGATGAGTTCTCTAATCAAAACATTTCATAACAACAAATTATATCATGATAGTTTTCCAGAAAACAAAAACATGTTTAGTAATGAAATACGATTTACAAAGGTTCTCACGAAATATTCCACTGAATATAATAATATGTTATTTATTTATAATTTGTCACAAGAATTAGAGATGGATAAAAAAGATTTATTTACATTGTTTCAAGAAATACGTTTATTCAATGGTGATGATTTATGTAACAATAATGATAAATTATGTGAAATCGAAAAAATATTTGAAAATTATAATATAACAAAATTAGACATAAAACGTCTATATCGTTATCTAGATAAAAACGTCAAAAAAGATGCTTTAGTAACAGATGATTTATTAGATGATGATGAATAAATTATAAAAAATCAAAACATAATGGTATTTCATTCATATCAACTTTTATCATGCAAGGATTTCTATCTATTTTTGAAACCCAAAATAAATAATCGTTATCTTGCTTCCAAAATCCTATACAGAATTCAATGCCTATATGTTGAAAACAAAACGGTTGAGAATATTTGATGGGACATAACGTGGTTTTATTCAAAGCTACTAACATATGATAATAATTCCTAGGAACATTATCATCACTAAAATGAACCACACCTAATAAGAATTCTCCAATGTCAATAAATACACTGGAGCCGCGAACTCTATCAAAATTCGGTGCAGTAATAGTATTATAATATTTCTTTACTGATACTAATTCATTGGTTTCTGGGTTTATTTTACAAATATCCATTGGACACCAACTATAAATAAAATATTCTACCATATTCGAAGTATTTTCTATATTATTTGTTACAATTGGTATCCAGTTTTTTTCATAAATCGAGTCATTTGGAGACCCAATCATTTTACAATTATCATATTTTAATGTTTCAATATTATAATCGCCGATCATCATTCTATTTTTATTTATTGGTGCATAGTTTCTATTAGTAGCAATAAACCGTATTTTGTTATTATATTCATATAAACGTATATCTTCTAATCCAATAATATTACAAAAGCTACCATTTGGATATTCTGTTTCTTTCAAATCGATACTATTATCATCCATAACAACATAACTATTAGGAATATTGTTTTTATTTAATAAAGATATAAAATTTTTTGTAATTATATGTGAATCTGGATTCAAAAAATAATAACTACCATCTTCTCTTATCAAATAATTTATATACCGAGTATTTAAAAAATGGTGTCCTTTATAATATATATGAGATGCTGATGACGGTATGAATTTGTCATCAGTTGGATAATTATAAATAGTTTTTATAGAATTATTTAATTTCCTACAATATAATTGAACCGGAATTTTAATGATTCCGTCATTAAACATTGTATGAAACCAAATAGGTTTCCAATCAATAAAAGTTTCTAACCAAGCCCAAAAATTTACTTCCCAAGTAAGTTTTTTATATAAATTCATAAATACAAACAAATATTGTTTTGATAAATTTGTAAACTCTTTTACCGATTCAGTATCACCCAATAAAAAACCTCCACAGAAACGCCATACTACATTTTCGTTGTTTAAGTTATCTAATGGTGTTTTTGTTTTTTCCCAACCACCAATAGTAAAAAATTTTTTTGTTAGATTCAATCTGGATATAAAAACTAACTGGTCTTGGGATTCTTTCAAATTCTTGAAAATATATGATAAACTAAAATCAATCCATGCAAAATAATTAGAATTCCAAGGATTGATTGATATTGTATTTTCTAATAATTCATATTTTGTATTGATAAATATCATGAAGTCATCATTATCTTTTTCTTGATTTCTAGTATTCGGTAAACTATAATCAATTGCTGAACAAATTGTAGCTATATTTGAATTTTTCAAATTTATAGGTTTCATCAATTTTATGTTTGGAAATTCTTTTATTAATTCATTAAATGTTTCTATAAAATCGGGCTCAGTATAAACACATAATTGTATACCGGTTATTGCTATTTCTTTGAATCTATCAAATCTATTATTTATAATATCTGAATTTGATGGATGTTTATAAATATTAAAAAATGCAGTTACAAATGTAATCATAGACATTATTCCTAATGTATCTAAACTTATAATAAATATCAATATTATTATTTATTATAATTTACGTACAATCTATATCAACTATTATTTCAGGATCAGACTTTTTTGTATTATTAACTATCTCTATTGGTATCTTTGTGAAACCATGTTGGTTTGATTCATTTTTTTCATCATATTTTTTAATTTTTGACTTCAATTCCATAGTTTCTTTTGTTTTTTCTATTAATTGTTTTTGTAACATATTAATAATTTTTTCAGCCTCTTTCAATTTATCAACTATTGGTTGCATTTGTCTTAATTGTTCTTGTTGACTATTTATAATATTTACTATTTCAACATTGGTTAATTGAACTGGTTGTTCTCCAGGTCGTTGTATCGTAATTGGTTGATTGTTTATTTTTGTCATTTCTTCTTGCATCATTTTTTCTCTCTCATCTTCTATTTCCTTTATTTGTTTTAATACATCTGGTTTCATTTTAGGTTGTCCTGGTTCATACGAATCCAATAATGCATCAATATCTTTCATAAAAAAGGATTTTATTTTTGATTCATGAGGTCTTCGAATAAACATATCAACAGTTTTTGGAGATTCTTTGAAATAATCTGGATGTGGATTTTTCAACATTTTTCGTTTATCAAATGTATTATGTTCATGTGAAAATACTAAAATCGCTTTCATTGGATCTAATTGTACAAAAGGTATCGTGTAATCTTTCAAAAATGCTCTTTCTTCCGCTACTGCAGCATGATCTTCATACCTAGTAAAATTCAATAATTCTTTGCGAAATGCAAATGTTCCCGCAGTTGCATGATTAGGACCATACGGACCACATTGAATCATTTGCTGAATATGTTTGAAATAAATATAAATTTCACTTGCTCCAGCACACAATGCTTTCTTGTCTGATTCTAAACGTTCAACTGCATGTGAAATACGTTCAGGTGGATAATAATCATCGTCATCCATATACACAATAATATCACCTTTTACATGTTTATGCATATAATTACGTTTTTCGCCAAGATTCATTTTTCTATCTATTTGAAAATAACGAATATTGGGAATATTTGATGTTTCTATTAGATCTTTTATTTTATCAGTTCCGTCGTCAACTATAATCCATTCAATACGATTTTTTGGATAATCTTGATTACGAAAACATTCAAACATAATAGGAATGAAAGGGCGACGATTGAATGTTGGTGTACAAACACTCACCATAGGTAAATTTTTGTTTTTATTGTTGTTTTTTGTCATAATATTAATAATACGAATACTTTTTTAAATCATTGTATTTGAAATTATTATATTTGACATTTTTCAGTATTTGATCCTACTGTTGATACACCGGTTAGTCCTCCTGTTGATAGATTGGTTGATCCTCCATTTGGTCCACCTGTTGATACAGTGGTTAGTCCTACGTTTGGTCCACCGGTTGATCCTCCATTTGGTCCACCTGTTGATACACCGGTTAGTCCTACGTTTGGTCCACCGGTTGATACTCCATTTGATCCTCCATTTGATCCTCTATTTGATCCTAATTTTATTTCGTTACGTTGTTCTAAAATATAAAACATAATAATTACTGCCGCAAAAATTGAAATTAAACAAATGTTTAAAAAGATCAAACCTTTTTTTAGATTACCACTCGTTGATGATATATTTTTATAATAATCAAAACAACCAATTATATAAATTATTATAAATGCCATCAAAATTAATTTAGAATACATAAAATCTATTATGCTCATAATATAATTTACACCTAGCATTTCCATAAAAGAGTTTTTTTCTACTTCTTTTTTCATTTTACTTTTTTTTATAAATTCGTTAATACTAGTTATAGTTTCGTATGTTTTTGTAAAACTGAATTTTTTGTAATAAAATATTGATCCAAAAGCATAAATATAAATATAAAACACAAACATGATAACACTCATAGGAACACCAACAAATATAACTATTAATAATTTTATAAATCGATTCAATAAAAATAAACAAAAATCTGAAATACTACCACCTTTACCCAACCCTACTATTTTTTCTTTGAATGTAGTAACAAAATCACTACCCCATAATAAAACAATTGTAATAAGTACAAAAACAGAAAATATTGTATACTTGAATTTTAATGCACTGATTAAGAAATCTTTCATAAATGAAGCTGAAAATTTGAAAAAAATAACTAGAAATACAAAAATAAATAAAAATTTAGATGAATAATTAACATCTTTATTTTCATTACCAGTATTTTTAGTTAAATAACTATTAATAACTTCTGTTAAATATATTGAATATTTGAAAAAATACAAAAATATATTGAATGGAAAAATAAATAAAGATCTTTTATCATTCAACTCTTTTTCATATTCTTCAACTCTTTTTCGTGATATATCAATTAATTCTGTACCATCAATATTTTTATAATACATAATGAAAAACATATTATATGTTACGTATGATGCAGCTAATATTGATTCACTCCATGCAATGTATTGACGTATCTTAATAACATCTTTTTCTGTCGCCTTGTTCTTTGAAAGTAACATTGCTATTTTTTTTGCAATAACATGATTAGTATTAACAACTGAATTATATATTTTATTTATCAATTCCGTTAATTTATCAATAGGAGAAACACCCCCCTTTTTTTTATTATCTTTTACATTATCAATACCATCATAATCAGAATCTTTAAAACCTTCGATATTTTGGTTTGGTGTTTCATTGTTTGAACTATTATTGATGTTTTCCAAAGTTTCCAAAGTTTCAATATTTTTATAATTCCTTTTATTCTTTTTATTCTTTTTTATTTTTTTTAATTTATAATTCATATTGATTACTTGAAAATTATTATCACTAAATTTTTCCATTATATTGTTCTATATATATATTATAATATAATACTATACTCTACTGTACCAATATACTAAAACTATCTTGAATACATCATTCCACAATTACCACCTATAAATGATAAAATATTATATCGTTCTTCATATAATACAAGATTATAGTTATATTCATATAATCTCCAATTCGATTTTTGTATACCTACTGGATTTCCATTACCATCACAAATAATATTGACTGCTGAATTTATAGAGTCAACTGGCGGAACATAAGTCGTTATTTCTAACTGTATATTTCTAAATTTACTTAAATTGATAGCACCTGATGGTTGATATTGAAATGGATCAGTATCTAAACAGAAATTATAACAGTATAGACCGTCTTTTGCAAAACCTCGGGTTCTTGTATATTTTTCAATATAATTATAAATACCACTTACTTGCGCATTTTCGCGATATTCACCATCCAATAATATACCCATGGTTTCCATAATTTCTTTTTGATTTTCAGAATGATAGTCACCAGTAATTGTTATACCACTATTAAAAATATTACCAAAATTCGGGTTTACACTCATACCATATTCTAAATCTGTTCCAGGTAATGGAGCACTTGGTGCAATTACAATATTAGATGGTAAATTATTATATGGCCAATTGGTATAATTACTCCATTCGTTACGTAAATTAACATCATTACGTTGTAAATAAAACATCCAATTCGAAATCATACCATTTGAATTGATTTTTATACGATTTGATCCAGTAACATTTTCAAAGAAATAATTGAATACATCTTTAACTAAATATACTTGATCTTGTGATGCAAATACCTTCGCCTCATCTTTCGATAAAAAACAATATGTAGAAATTAAATGGACATCGGCGTTCCATGTAGATACAGTATTTGTATAATCAGTCGAACGTAACAATGCTGTAGGTGGTGTTTGTAAAAATCTATACATTTGAAATTGTGATTGATTAAAGTCTGGCTGAATATATGGAAAATTATAATTAATATCAAAAACATCACGTATTTGAAATAATTCTTGTATTGGTCTTAGTGTTACTGATATTACTAATTCATTGTATTGTAAAGCGACTAATGGGAATGCACAACCACTATTCAACGTAAACCATGTATTTATTGGAATATATAAGGTGCGACCACGTATGGATGGTTCTGCACCTAGTGGGTTATGTGTATAACATACAGATGGGTATGTATTATCTCTAGAGTATGCGTTTGCAGGATCATTTAATTCTGGTATGTTTCCAGACATCTCATTGAATAATTTCTTTTTTTCTTCTGAAAAATCGCGGTCTACCATTGCTGAAATATAATCACCTGTATATTTTTGTATTGTTAATGATCCACAAGTAATAGATATTTCACTTATCATCTGTGTTCCTATATCTTTTATCCATCGAAAACCATATGGAACCCATTGTTCATTTGTATCGGGTGTTGGTGGGTATACTGGACTCCATATATCAGGTAACGTAACTACTAAATATGTATCCATCAATAATTCTGCATATCTTTTTACAGTAAATGTATATGTAGATGGTTCAGTCAAACGTAAATCTCTTGAACCATCATAATCTAATCTAAATTTTTGTAATCCAAAATTACTATATTTTGAATATGTTACTTTGAAAAATGTTTTACTAGGATTTCCAGTTAAAAAAACATTATTATTCCCTACTGATATTATATTTAGTAATCCTCCTGCCATTATAATATATATTTATTATATTTGTTTATATATAATATATACTTATTTATAAAATGAACATTTATAAAAAAATTTTTATTGCTTTGATAGTTATAATATTTAGTTATATATTTTGGCGTCTTATTACGAAACGTAATCAAATAATAAAAAATACTGAACCGTTTAGTTTCAATATTATTCCAGATTCTGCTAATAGTGACCTAAATAAATTAAAAGACAAAATTATAAAAATCAATATGAATAGTTTACCAACAACATATCATTCATTACCCTTGATGGATTTTTGTATAAAAGGTTCTTATAATTCTGCATATACTGGTAAATATATAAATATTGATATGCTTATTTATCAATTATCAAGAGGTTGTCGATTTTTCGATTTTGAAGTATTTTATATTGAAAATCCTGAAAGTAGAATTTTCAGTCCTCAAGTAGCATACAGTACTGACGCTAATTTTGTATCAATGGATTGTGAAAATAGTATTTTATTAGATAATGTATTATCCGCGCTTATTTCTAACTGTTTTTCTACACAAAATGCGCCTAATAACAAAGATCCGCTTTTTATCAATTTACGTATAAAATCAAATAATGATAAAGTTTATAAAGCAGTTGCTTCATCGGTAGATTATACTATCAAAAATAAACTATATACTGGTAAAATAACCAAAAACACACCTATGAAAGACCTAATGGGAAAAATAGTTTTATGTATTGATAAAACCGTTAATTATAAATATAAAGATTATACTAATTGTAATCAAGATGATAAAACATGTTATAATTTGAAAAACTATACTAATATTGAAAGTGGCAGTGAAAACATGGTTTTAAATCGATATATAAATGTATTAAATCAAAAAAATGTAAAATTGATGATAAAAGATAATAATTTGAATACAAATGTTGAAAATATGAATCTTGTTTTACCAGATACAATTCCAGAAAATGCACCTAATCCTGAAATTCAACAATTTATAATGGATTATGGTTGTCAAATTGTACCATTCAAATTTTATCAAAAAGATGAAGGTTTATATAAATACGAAGAATTCTTTAATGATACTAATGGCGGTACAGTTCCACTGAGTGTAGCAATAATATATTTTAAAAAGAAAAATCAATAATCTATATATTTATTTTATTTGATAAATATATATGCATTATAAAAATAAAATTAAAAATAGATTTCATAATAAAAATTGTAATAATAATATGAGCTATGAAGAATGTGAATTAGCCATTCTGAGGAAAGCAGCAGAAGAATCAGAACAAATACAAGGACAGAAAATAGTAGAAAGTCCTGAAATACAAAAAATAGTTCTTATTGTTGAAGAGTTTATTATTTATAAAAAATTAGTATGCTATGGTGGTACAGCAATCAATAATATTTTACCAAAATATGCGCAATTTTATAATAAAGATGTAGAATTACCAGATTACGATTTTTATTCTGCGAATGCTTTAGACGATGCAAAAGAACTAGCGGATATTTATTATGCTGCTGGATACAAAGATGTAGAAGCAAAAGCAGGTGTTCATATGGGAACGTTTAAAGTTTTTGTTAATTTTATAGCTATAGCAGACATAACATATATGCATAAAGAGTTATATGATGCAATACATAAAGATTCGATTTTGATAGCAGGTATACATTATGCTCCACCTGATTTTTTAAGAATGTCCATGTATTTAGAATTATCTAGACCCAAAGGTGATATATCAAGATGGGAAAAAGTATTAAAGCGTTTGAATTTATTGAATGAACATTATCCTATTAAAATAAGTAACAAATGTGAAAAATTAGATACAAATGTTATTCATAAAGATAATATATATTTTATTACCAGAGATAATCTCATTGATCAAGGTGTTATATTTTTTGGTACTTATGCTGTTAGTTTATATTCAAATCAAACATACAAAAAAGAACATAATCAAAAAACTTCCAATTTTGATGTTATATCTGATAATCCTGAAAGATGTGCATTGATATTGAAGGAACAACTAGAAAGACATAATATAAACAAAATTAAAACAATAAATCATTCCGCTATTGGTGAGTTACTACCAGAACACATTGAAGTATTGGTAGATAACATCCCTTTAGTATTTATTTATAAACCAATTGCATGTCATAATTATAATAAAATTATAATTGGGAATAAAGAAATAAATATCGCATCTATTGATACAATTTTATCTTTTTATTTGGTTTTTTTATATGCAGATATGCCATATTATAATATAGATAAATTAGGATGTACAGCAAAGTTTTTATTTGAAATACAGCAAAAGAATCGCATTGAACAACGTGGTATATTAAAACGTTTTAGTATAGATTGTTATGGTAAACAACCAACATTAGACGCTATACGTTCTGAAAAAGCAGAAAAATATAAAGAACTAAGTAATAATCGCAATAGTAGAGATTATGAAATGTGGTTTTTAAAATATATACCAGATAGAATTCATAATCGTAGTAATTATTCAAAATCAATCATAAATAATTACAAAAAAAAGGCAGATATAATTGATACTAAAACGAAAGAAGAAAGTAAACAAAATAGTAGCAAAGAATCTGAAGAAACCAAATATGACACTTTATTGAAAACAAAAAATACTGTAAATAAAAAACGTAAAACCAATAAAAAATTATCTTTTAAATCGAATTTTATGAAACTATTTCGAGAAAAACGTAATAAAACTATAAAAAATATGTAAAAATCATAGATCTAACATGAAATTTATTGCTTTAAAAACTGAATAATAAATTCCACCAAATAATATACTTTTTAATAATAATCCATAAATATTAAAATTTCCATCAGCATCATGTAAAGATAAAAAACTAAATTTTTTAAATATCATCTTATTAATAATCGGTAATTGGAAAAAGAAAAATAAAATACCAACAAAAATAGGGATTTGAAATTCGGTTAGGATATTATCCAATTGATTTTTTTCTTTCTTCTTTTGTTGATATTCTTTATAGTTTTTCTCTGTCATGTCTTCACTATCGCGAACATAATCACTTGATATATTTGATTTTGGAATATAATTAGGCTTTATTTGTACATCTTGTTGATACATAGTAGTATCTTGATGAATATCTCTTGATGGAATACGTTGATGTGATAATTGTTGTAATTCCATTTGTTGTTCTTCAGATAAAAATTGTGATTGTGGTGGTGGAGGAATATAAGTTTGTGATAAGATATGTTGATTCTGTGAAACGTTTGGTTGCTTTGGAGGTGGCATAATTGGATTTTGCGCTGAAATACCATATGGATTTGGATGAACATTGATAGGAATATAATTTTGACCTTGACTTTCTTCAAATGATACTTTTTTTGTTTGTTGTGGTTGCATTATATTAGGGGGTGTTGATGAATATTGCATATTATTATCTAAAGGGAGATCAGATATTCTAGTTATACTTTCCATATTAACTATACAATAGTAAACTTCTAAATATTGTATAGTTTGACGAATTTTTTATTTATCATATCCATTTATTGGTTGAATAAGTTATTTTTAATATAATCTGGTTCTACAACACCTACAATTCTTTTTGTAGAATCACATTTATCTGCATTTACTGAATATTTATAACATTTATCACCATATTTATATGTTTTGCCTTCTACATCCCCAATTATTGGACCATTAAATATAATACAATTTTTATCAGTACATACTTTTCTAAATAGACTTGCTAGACCTAAACCTAAAAATATTGAAATAATATTTCTTCCATATTCAGTATTCAATAATCTTTGAAAATTCATTTTGGTATTGTTTTTATATTATATAAAGATATTTATTAATTTTGAAGTGGTATTTTTGATATTTCATTTTCGTCTTTTGGGCATGTAACCTCGGTTTGTTTAAATGAAAAACATGTATCTGTTTTATCTTTGTATTGTAATAAACTCACATTTTCAGGTGTTGGATATACTAATATTTTTCTATTATCCGGCATTGTCATATAAACTGCAAACAAACCAAATACTAAACTTAAAAAGAATATTTTGAAATTGATGTATTTTGTAATTCCCATATATATTAATATATAGATTTATTTTTTTGTTTTCTTCTTTTTCTTTTTGTTTCCTCCATTGTTATTTCCATTATTATTTTCTTGTTCTTGCATCTCCTTTATTAAATCTGGATGAATAAATGATTTTTCCTGTTTATCTTCTCCTTCTAAACGAAATACAAATTCATTCGTTGCATTTGTTGGATTCAATGAAAAATTAGATGTTAATTTCTGTTGTTCTTCTACTCGTTTTCTAATTTCTTCTTTCTTTTTTTCAAAGTCCGCATTTTCTTTCATCTTTCTTTGTAACGCGCGACTCTTCATTTTTTCACGTGTCTCTTCCATCTTTGTAATCTTGTTCAAAGCATTCTTATTTATTCTAACGTTATTGCCCATTCCCATCTTTTTCGCCATTTCCTTGAACATTTTACTCAAATCATCTCCTCCTCCCATATCTTTCATTTTTCCTAATAATCCTTGTGCCTCTTTCATCAATTCATCACGTGATATCTCCCCACTTTCCATTTTTGAATCTAATTTATTTCCTACCTTTTTCATTAATCCCATGAGTTTTGTCGGATCTTTCATCAAATGTTTTATAGCGTCTTGTGTATTTTTGATATTTTCAGATCCTTCACCTAGTTCTGAACTAAATTCTTCACTTATTTCTTCGGCCATTTCTTTCGCTAATTTACCTATCTTACCTTCAAATAAAGTTTTCAAATGTTCATGAATGTTTTTTATGTCTGGTAATCCACTCATTTTGGGAAAAGAACTTTTTGTATCGGAATCACCATCAGTTTGATCAGTTGATTCCATATTTTTGAAAATATTTTCAAACGCATTTTCCATATCTTTTTGCATTTTTTCCATATTCGGCATTTCAATATCTGGATCTACTAAATTAGGAACTTCAGTGTCGTCACCAGTTGCCTTTTCAAAGCTTTCTTCTAAATTTTTAAAAAAATCTGTCATATTATTCATTGTTTCTGCTAATTTGTCTTGTAACTCATTTTCATTTATACCTTCAAATATATTACTAGTATCACCGAAATTTGTTTTATCTTTTATTGCACCAACAATACTAAATAATATTAACTGTAAGTACTTCCATATGGATTTTTTGGTATTTTCAGTAATATCTTCACAATTATATAATAAACGAAAATTTACATTTGGTAAAAAACTAACATCTGTTTCATCATCAATTTTGAAAATAGTATCGTTTTCATATAATATATCAAAAAAACGTGTAGGATATATTGTTAATATATACCCAAATAGTTCTCGTGTATCATCATCAGATATTTCTCCAGACCATTTCGACCATAAATAAGAATATTCTGGAAAAGTAGTTGTCAAATCTCTCGTAAAATCATTGATGATGGATTTAAAATTACTTGGAACTTCTTGAGTACTCATATTTTTATAAATATGATATATTTTATTTATATAGTTTTGATACTTAATCAATAAAAAAATATTGTATTTATTTATACTAAAAACTTATATTATTAATATTTATACAATTGAAGTTTTGAGATCTTCGCCGGTCTAAATATTTTGACTAAAACTACGCATTGTATTTAAAACACTTGGGGTTGAATAACATGATGTTACATCGTTTGATACCAAATAATTATCCAAATCATCTTCATCATTAATTGTATAATTGTCAGTATTACAATTAAAACTATCAATACGAATGAAATCATCATTGCAAATTGAAAATTTTTCGTGATCAAACGGTTCATCGTTATCAAATTCATCCGTACTAAAATTAGCAGCAATTGATCTTTTCAGTATAGGTACATTGTATTGAAATCGATGAATCTTACGTCTCAACAATTCATTATCATTATTAGACATTGATCTAGCATTATAGGATCTCTGTCTGCCTTGTGAAATTTGTCGATTGTAAGTAAATAGTAAACCATTCATATGACCTGTATTCTGATAAGTTATACTTATGTCATCACAAAGTAATTTCATAAAAGGATCATCCAAGAGATTATTTTCACGCATATATGTACGCATTTTTTTGAATACATCTTTCAATATTATTTTCAAATCGTTCAAAGAATTGTAATTATTTTTTTCATTAGCTGCATACATTAATTCCTGTATTTTTTGACGATATATATATTTTGTCAAATCTATTTCTGCTATTTGTTTAGTATCTAAATCAATCAAATCAGGTATTTCTTCAACTGTTTCTTGTAATTTTGTTTCAAGAAAGCCATCGGGTTTACCATATATATCTATTTCAATTCTCTCGTTTTTGTTTTTCTTGACTTGATATAATTTTTCGGTTTCACCTACTAAGACATTTACATATATTTTATCTTTCCATTCATTTGTTTCCCAATCATAAATAAGTCCATCATCGGCATGGATTTCTACATCTTTCAATGCTGGATACAATAATTGATGTACTGATTCACCATATACCAAACCAGTGTTTTCCATATCATCTACAAACTGATAATCAGCTTTAGAATGTTTACTCAACATCTTCATTAAGAATACATTATGATCGAAACCATATCCTACAAAAATGTTAGTAATTCGATTATCTACTATTTTTGATAATTTTTCGTTGTTTGCTTCACCTATTGTAGGATAACCATCTGTCATGAAAATATGAGCTATTTCATGTTCTGGATTCATTTGTAAATAATCATCAAGCGTTTTCTTTGCAGTTTCTAATGCAAGTTCAATATTTGTACAACTTTCTGCTTGAATATTCATTATTTTGTCACATAATTCTGATACGTTTTCTTTTGTTATTTGTACATTTTCTATATCGACATCAACTTCAGTATTGAATGAATGTACACGTACATATATTTCAATTTCTTGTTTTGACAAATGTTTCAACATATTTTTGAATGTTTGCTTTAAATAATTTATTTTTGTGTTATTTTTTACGTTTTCTTCCATAGAAGCGGTTTTATCGATTGTAAATAATATAAAAAGTGGTTTTTTTGTTATTTCTGTTTTTTTCATTTTGATACGTAAAATACCGAAATCCTCGGTTTCAGATACGACTGGAAATGGTAATTCACCATTTAAATTATGAAATTCAATAAAAGCGTTTTCAATAAAAGCGTTTTCAGTAAAGTTAGACATTTTAATTATAATTATTATAGATCAATTTATTACTTATTTTGTATTCAATTTTTGTTTTCAATTTTTTTGTTTTCATTTTTTACTATTTATTTATGAAATAAATAGTAAAAAATTGATTTATTACTATCTATTATAATAGTTTGAAAATTAACTGTATCATTCAAATGGATATTCATATATTACCTAAAGATATTCAAGATTATATATACAGTTTCAATGTAGAACATAGACCTAATATGAAACTAGTATTGAATGAATTATTAGAGACTTACACTGAAATTATTTACAAATGTTCGAACTGTGGAGAACATTTATGTGAAATTAATGAATTGTTATCATCATGTATATACTCGTATAAACTATATTTCTGTAGAGATTGGTGTCAAATAAATTATATGACTGACGCTTATAAACAAATTAGAAATTCATCAAAAAAATTGAATACAAATATGTAAATAAAAACAATAATAAATATATAAAATGTCAAAATCTATCAATATTTACATACCAAGAATTTTAGGTAAAATAAAACAAAATGATATCATTGAAATATTCCATAATTATGGTATTGGGTTGATAACATATATCGATATGCATTACAAAATAAATGAAAATAAGAAGCCTTATTATTTCGCATTCATGAGTATAGATCTATATGATACTGACTTTGCAAATTATATTTATTATAAAATTTTGTATGAGAACGTATATGAATTCAATTATGATAATAAAACCAATAATTATTGGGAATTAAAAAAACATATACCTATAAACATGAGAAAAAAAAACATTGAAATCCTAGAATATTCCTCAACTGAAAACATATCGTATGATGACGCATTTGATAGGGAAACTTTAGAGGAAGAATATGAAAATTTACAAAGAGAAATATATAGTATTTGTTGTTAATAAAAAATATTTAATAATATATATTATTATATTTTGTAAATGAGCCATAATCATGCTTTTCAAATCGAAAAACTCCGTAATAATTTTGAGAACATTATTACTTTGAAAAAAGAAATAGCCAAGGTTAAAATGTTAGTTTCTGATAAACTTTCACAATTGAAACTTATTTATAATGAGTTGATTAAAACTAATAATAAAAAAATTTTTTTATTCTGTCTTGATTCATTCTATTTTCAATATAAAACATTTGCTATGGAAATGGAACATATTGATCGTTATCGTGCACTTATGAATAATAGAATGTATTGTGATTATTATAAATTATATAATTTGATTATTACACATATCAAAGATAATCGCGCGGATATGAATGTAGCCGAATTAGAACTGAAATCATACCCAGCATATAAAGATTTAGAACCTTTTCAAGAATATAAATTAGAAGATATCAAAGAGATACATAATAATATTCTGTTTTTGATAAATCAATTATATGGTCAAACACTTGATAAAAACGATACTATAGAACATTATAATGATAATCATAAAATTGGGTTCTCTATTTCTAATTTTTTGAATACTTTAGAATATGAAAATCGTCTATTGAGAGAACAAGTCGGACTTTATATAAACTATGTGTCTTTTTTCCATATTTCAGAGAGAAAACAATTGAACCGACTTTATCTGAGAATGCAAGAATTTTATACAGAAATTGAAGAAAATATCAATATTAATCGTACATTTTCCATTGATGACATTGGTGATGAAGATAAATTGAATCGTTTTTATATTATTGGTGAAGACGTTAAAATCGATCCTATTTTAGAAGATGTAGAATTTTTAGAAACAATTAAAAAAGAAACAAAAACAATCGAAGTAGAACCACTTATTGAAATAGATGAATCGAATAAAGTCAATGATAATGTTGAAGAAACATCGAATATTGTAGAAAATCCAGTTGTTCAAACAGAAAGTTCTCAACCCGAAAATATTGATGCTTTTGAAGGAATGACTAGTGAAATAAACCCGCCGCCACAAAATGAAACAGTTGAAACCATTGAAACAGTTGAAACATCTGAATAAATAACACAAACTGTAAATACAAATAATACAATTATTATTTGTATTCGTTCTAATTTATATTGATATTATATATATTTCAAAAGATGCCTAGTAAAGAAAATGAAAAAAAAACAGAAAATAATATTGATTCTTTAGAAATTAAATCAACAAAACCAGTTGTAGACAATAGTGACAATTCTAGTAGTACTGGATCATCTACTAGACCAGTTGAATGGTCACCAGAAAATGAATTGATTATGGTTGAATGGTGTGATGTTGCACAATGTTACAAATGGTTGAACGCACGTTCTCATCAAAAATATTCACAACGAAATGCTTGGTTTACTATCCCTGCTATCGTTTTATCAACAATTAGTGGTACAGCATCATTTGCACAAACGAGTCTTCCTCTTGAATATCAAACATTTTCTCCTATGGCAATAGGTGCTATCAATATTTTTATTGGTATTTTGACAACTGTACAACAATATTTGAAAATATCAGAATTGAACGAAGCTCATCGTGTATCTTCTATTTCATGGGATAAATTCGCCCGTAATATACGTATTGAGTTAGCAAAACGACCTGAAGAACGTATGGACGCAGGACATTTTTTGAAATTATGTAGACAAGAATTTGATCGTTTGATGGAAACCAGTCCAATAATAAATGATGATATTATCAAAGAATTTAATTTCAAATTCCAAGGTAAACCGGGAAGTGCAGAAAGAGAACGTTTTGAAAAATTGAAAAAACCTGACATTTGTGACATAATAATAAGTGCAAATGAAACTCGACATCACTGGTATTTAGAACTAGATAAACAAAATAATACAAAGGACATTGACTTGATCAATGCTGAAGACGAAATAAAAACAAGAGATGAATTCATACGTCAACAACAAGAAAAGTTGTACGAAAAAGATAGTATTTTGAAATTAAAAGAAAATATTTTGAGAGAAAAGGATGACTTCATCAAAAAAAAGGATTTGTTTGAACAAGAACAGATTATGAAACAAAACGAAGAATTTGAATTATCAATCAAAAAAGTAGAAGAACATGAGAACATTTACAAAGAAAAAATAAAAACCATCCTAGAATACGTCGAAAAATTTGAAACTTTTTATCAACGAAAGCCATTACCAGATGAAATTAACGATAATTTGAAGGGCGAAGTTGAAGAAGATGTTTTGATGAGATTTTTGTTAAGTTATTATCCTGATGAAAACGTATGATCATTGTATCTTGTAAAATTCATATATAATAATTATATATATATGAATACTATATTTCTGTAAAATTATTATTAGATTTTACTGCCCAGTACTCACGGTTATCTTCGTAAAAACAATAAACATCATAATTTGGGCTTATTATTTCATTTTTTTCAATTAAAGTTTCAACATCTACATCTTTATAATATTTTACAGAATCTATTTCTAATGCATAACGTTTCATTTTATTTATTTCATCTGTAGCAGTTGTATTATTTACAACAGAGCTTAATATTTCTTGTGTAAGACCTTTTTGAGAACTTTTTATAAATGGTTCTGATGTAAATAAATATACATTATCAAATAATGGATGATTTATTTTTGGATTTATAACCGATAATATAGGTGATTGTGATTTGACTGTATCGTCAGTTTCATAATACAAATTTTTATATGTAGATCCTCCTTTTTGTTTTATAGGTTTGTTTTCTAATGCTTCTATAGTATCCGATACTTCTAGTTCATTGTCTTGTTTTATAGGTTTATTTTCTATTACTTCTGTAGTATCTGATACTTCATTTTCCTTAGTTTCCACTTTAGTTTCTAGTTTGTTTTCTACAAATGGTGATTTTGTCTGAACTATATCCGATTTTTCGTGTAAATAATTATTATTTGTTTCTATAATAATTGGTTTTTCTTCAATAACTGTATTGTTGTTATTTTCACTATTTGACTCATGTTCATTATCGAAGTTTTCATCTACACATAAATACACCAATTTAGGTACATTAACTTCTTTATTATTATAATCATAAATATTTTTTAAAAGTGGAGAACTTTCAAACATGTCTAATATTTTTTGATCAATAGGCGTTTCGAATATTTTTTTTCGATTTATTATCTCATCTATAATACCAAAAAAATACCCATTTTTATTATTATTATGAATGTTCTCTAAAATAGTAATATTAGTTACATCAAAAACAACATAAAATATGTCATCTTTTTCAATAAATCCTAAATATCGCTGTTTCAATACATCATCTGTTAAAAATACAATCTCTTGTGCAAATTTCGAACATTGTTCAAAAAATTCCATTTCAACTTCATCACACATAGTTTCGATTTCGGTTTCATCATCATAATCTTCACTTGTAAGAGAATTCATTTTTTGAAATGGTGTAGTATTTTCTATATTTATTTTCATTTCGTTTTCTTTTTTATACAAATTAGCAAGAACATCCATTTGTAATTCTTTTTTTGGAAATGAAAATTCACCTGTTTGATTATCAAATAAAAATTCTAAAAAAGGCGTTTTTAGTTCTTCATTAATATTAAAAAAACACAATGAGATCATGTATCTTTTCATTTCTAAAATATCATGTTCTCTGTCCAAACAAAATTCTTTTGATAAAATATCGTTGTCTAAATATTTGTAATCATTTTTTTGTTCGGGTTTTTCTTCAGTGATAGAATTTTCTATTACATGCATTTCTGTAAAACTATCCAACTCACTAACATTTTTTGAGTTATTTTCTATAGAAATTTGTTCATCCAAAAATTTATCAATAATATATTTCCTTAATATTTCGTGTTTAAATGACATCTATATATATGTCATATATATAATAGTGTTTATACAAGTTTGATAAATTTATTTTATAAAAAATTGATTTAAACAAATAACCATTATTAATATATAAAATCTTAAAAGATAATCTATTATCTAAACAACTTTTAAATAAAATGCAATATGAAGACGACACCTTCCATCCAAGTAATAATGATTTCGATGATTACCAAAACGTAGGTTTATCAGATGATTTTAGTGAATCAATGTCATTTACTACTGTCAACTCAAATCGTAAAAAATCAAAAAAAGACGATATTAAGAATCAAGATAAAGGATATCATAATATCAAAATACCATATGGTCACAAAAAGATCGAAATCGAATTTTATTCAACACCTACTACACCAGGAAAACCTATACGTGATGCTATAACTGGTTCTAAGATGACTAAACACTTAGTTGGTAGCAAAGATGAAGAATTCTACTTCAAAGTTGGTATGGCTACTGGGCAATTAAAGAACGATGAAGGACATGTTTTATTTTTCGATAATCCAGAACAATTTGAACGACTTATGCGTTGTACAGTTTCTCAAGAAATAAAACAAAAATGGACGGATAAATGTATTGAGGCTCGTTTAAGAAAATATGAATATTAGTAAATTAAAAAGTATAAAAATATAATATTATATAAAATATATGTTTTGGCAAACTTTTTTTTTTAGTTTCATTTTTAATAATAAAGGCATTATAAAAAATAAACTAAGTTCTATGTTAGCATCATACCCATTGCCAGATTCTATTGATATTTATAATAATACTAATAATTTAGAAACAATAAACTATATTTCTCATCCAAAAATGTTGAAAAAATATTCTGGTTATGATTTACGGTATAATGATAGTGATTATAATATTTCATCTATTTATAATATTTCACGATATTTCCGAATATTAGAAATATTAAAGGTTATTGAAAGTAATACAGTGTCTGAAAATAATAAATTAGATATTATTCAACAATATAATTACGATTTAGAAACAAAATATGTGCCAAATATAAATGCAAATAATTTAATGAATGATTGGTAATATATAAAAATATCATTATAATATAAATAATATTATAATGAATCAAGAACGTATTCCTGTATTAGCATATGCTTTTATTGGCATAACTTCATTAGTTTTAGCATATGCTACATTTTTAGATAAAACATCTGATAATAATTCTAACGATAAAAGTGCGACATCTATGTTACCCGATGTTTTTTCAAAAACACCAATTGAAAACAAACCCAATGAACCTAGTAATAATAATAATTTAGAAAAAGAAGAAGTGCCTACTGCTCCTACAGAACCTGTTTCCAATGTAGAAAAAGAACAATCTCAAGAACTGCCTGTTGCTCCTAAAAATTTAGAACAAAAAAACGCAATTGGTGGAAAAACAAAACGGAACAAAAAGAAAAGTAGAAATACAAAACGAAAAATAAAAAAATAAAAAATAAAAAATAATAAATAATAAAAAAAGTTATATAATAATAATAATAATATTATTATAAATGATTTATAACGTAAAAATAAGCGATGGTAATCGGGATCATATTATTGATCTAATAAATGAAAAACGCAAAATTGGTAATTTTACAGTAGTTGATATAGGTGGTTCTATTGAAGGCTGGTCGGCATCAGTAGTTAATGCATTAGTTGATTTCAATGAACCCATAATCAAAAAAGATAACATAATGCATTTCAAATTCGATATAACTCATCCAGATGGTTGGATAGAAATATTAGAATATGTTAAAATAAATGGTAAATTTGATTTTTGCATTTGTACTCACACTCTTGAAGATATAATGAACCCAGGTTATGTTTGTGAGCAAATTTCAAAAATATCAAAGGAAGGATATATTGCAGTTCCTAGTAAACATTGTGAATTATCAAAATTTGAGGCATATTTTGTTTTTCCTAATAAATTTCGAGAAGGTGATTCAGTAAAAACCGAATTTGTGGGTCATAGGGGGTACATCCATCATCGATGGATATTTACTGTAAATAATAATGAGTTTATCGGTTTTCCAAAAATAGGATATATTGATAAAGCTATTATTTTTGATAATGTATCTGATAATAGTAGTGAAAAAAGTGATTTATCATTCTTTTGGAAAGATAGTGTATCTGTAAAATATATAAACAATAATTATTTAGGACCATGTTCATGGAATGTTGTATCTTTTTATGATAATTTGTTAGATCCAGAATATGTATAATACTTTTATTTTTTACCAGTTACGAGATCTACTACTTTATTAAATAATATATTTATTTGATTTTTATCCGCTCCAACTACTCTATCATCTGGTATGTAATTTAGATTACCTTTATAGTACACTAATATTACTGGGATACCATTTACCATTTTTTTACTTTTTAAGAAACTATATAAATCCACACATTCATCTACATCTACAATTATACTTTGTACATTATTAGGCATCATATTCATTAAAGTATGAACCTGGTCCTCGATTATTTTGCATGGCCCACACCAAGTTGCACCAAACTTGATAACAACAGCACCTGGATTTGTTTGAAGTATTTCAAACAAATGGTTTCGGTCTTTGATTACTGTTATTATTGGAAGCATTCTATATATATTAATATATTCAATTTTTATATTTTGTTTATGATAAAATATAAAAAATATATTGATATATCATTATAATGACAACGCCTATAAAAACACATAATTTGAACATTCATATGTATAAATTGAATGAAATATTAGACTTATTTGGTCTTTCATATGATATAAATATCGAGGATCTGAAACGAGCAAAAAAAATCGTTCTAATGACACATCCTGATAAATCGAATCTAAGTCCTGATTATTTTCTTTTTTATAAAAAAGCATTTGATATTATTGTACAATTTTATGAAAATCAAACAAAACAAAATCGTCCAATTCCTAAAGAAGAAATTAAATATCAAAATGTAAATCCAAGTGGTTATGATAAGACTAGCTCTAATAAAATTCGAAATACAATCAATGAAATGCCTACAAATGAATTTCAACAGAGATTCAATCAATTATTTGAAGAAAATATGTCATCAAAACCAGATGTTGCTAAAAATGATTGGTTTACAAAAGACGAAAATATATATAAAGTTCCTGAAAATGTAAATTCTAAAAATATTGATCAAGTATTCCAACGTTTCAAAGAAGAAAACTCCAACACTGTATTATCTAAATATCGAGGCGTCGAATCTATGAATGCACATTGTGGTACTGGTTATTACGATGAAGAAGATAATGATCAATATGTTGCATGTGATGTTTTCAGTAAATTGAAATTTGATGATTTACGTAAAGTACATAAAGATCAAACCATTTTTGCAGTAAGTGAAATCGATTATCAAAAAGTACCACAATTTTCATCAGTAGATCACTATGTTAGAGAACGAAGTAAAGTATCCATGACACCTTTAGAAAAAGAACAAGCAGAATTGTTGTTGTCAGAACAAGAACGCCAATATCGTGAGACAATCATGAAAAAAGAACATGCTGCAAAATTGAAATCGATGGAATATGAACAAAAAAATAAAACAGTATTGGGCAATTTTATGAGATTGGGGTACTAACTAATTTTTATTATCACTTTATATAGAAATGATAATTGTACCAATAGGTGTTGATTGTGGAATGGCTGAGTTTTGTAAAAAACATAATTTACGAAAATTTTCATTTCCATTTGATTGGACAGTTACATACAACGGGGTTTCTAAATGTATAGATGATAATTTCAATAATTTCACAGACCCATTAAATAACAAAATAAACGAATTTGATATATATTTTCATCACGATTTCTATAATAATATTGATGAAGATAAAGAAAAATACGTTAGAAGATATGAACGATTGATTAATATACTAGAAACTAGTAACGAAGATATTGTATTTTGTAGAAAAGGACATGCTCGTCGTCATCATTATGAACATAATTGTAAATATTCTACTATTACAAATGACATTCATGATGCTGAACAATTAAATACAATTATTTCAAGAAAATACCCAAAATTGAAATATAAAATAATTGTGATTTTGATATGTGGAAATTGTTTTGTTTCAAATAATATATACAAAAGCAATTCAGATAATATTGAAATATATAATATAGTAACTCTTGAAGAAGAAAATACAATTTTTGAAAATTGCTGCCGTAATATTTTCAATATATAAATTATTTATTTTCCTTTACCATTCTCATACGATCAATGTACCATTGTTTATCCATATCTAACATCAAAAAATCATAATTTGTAGTTTCACATTCTATATCACTATAGTTTTCGTATTGAATTACTGTTGGTGGAATAATCATATACCAAAAGTCTTGCATTTGTAATCGATTCCAATATTTATCTAATGCGTATTCAAATTTATTATAAGGATTTCGCAACAAATTAGCTGCACTTTCTTTAAAATTTGTTAAAAGAGTGTCATAATATTGGTTTTTTACAATATATCCTGTAGTAGTTTGATTTTGAAAAATTCTCGCAGCATATTCATATAATTGTTGATACGGTGGCACATTATTACCACCTATTATAAGAACATCCCAAAGAATATCGTCGTTATTATAAAACGATTCAATATTTTGTTTTAGTAATTCTGGATTCAAAAACGTAATGTCATCTTCACATATAAAAACTTGTTCCCAATGACGACTTTTTGCTAGTTCTATACATTTAATATGACTCATAGTACATCCAATAGCACCGTTTTTCATTTTAACAGCATTTACGCGCTCTGCCTTTATTCCTAATTTATCGAATTCAGCTAGCGCATGTTCTAACCTATCTGTACGATGTTCCAAATTAATAAATAATGTATGATCAAATAGATCCATTTGTAGTATTATGGTTTATATTTTTATATTGATTTTCTTTTATTTCTTCTTGTTCAATATTTTTTTTATAATTGAGAACATCAATTTCTTCTTGCATTTTATCCATTTTTTTAAAAAGATCGCGTATTTGTTTTTTTAATATTTCTATTTCACTATCTTCCCATGAAACGGATTTTTTCATTTTTGAGTCTTCAATATCAAGAACAATGTTGTTTTTATTTTCAGGAACTACTGGCAAAGGTGCATATTGTTTCAATTCATTTTCACGCATCTGTAAATGAGTTCTCAGAACTTCGTCCATATTAGAAATAGGTTCATCATCTATTTTATCTCGAAAATCAATACTATCTGGTACTTTTTTTTCATTCATATCCTCGTATTCTTTTTGACGAATAGCAAAGTTTTTGTTTAATAAATCACTTTTTGACAAATTTTGTTCTACGTTTGTTCTACTATATTGTATATCATTACGTAAATCATTATCAATAGACGGTTCTTTTATAGTAGATAACATATACTTTAATGTTTCTTTGTTACAGTGTTGTAATTTGTCAATTGTCAAGTTCTCATATTTTATATTTTCATATATGTATCCTATACATGATTGAAACCAATATGATTGATTTTCAGACGGTCTATTCGAAAAATATTCTATTATCTTTGGATGTTTATTTATTATGTTCCATAATAATTTTTGATTCTCAGGGTTAACATATAATGCCATTTATACAATAATATATGAAAGTATTTATATTATTGTATTTTGTTTATCTTTTGTAGATTGTTTATCTTTTGTAGGTTTTTCTTTTATTTGTTTTCCTTTTGTTTTTTTTATTTTTTTTCATTTTTTTGATAGTTTTACGGGATTTACCACCTAATTTTAGATTATCTGGAGGACTATATTTTAATTCATAAGGTTTATTATTGAAATATTTTTTCGGATTATCTCTATCTCTTACATACCCAAATAAATTATACATCATATGATCTACTTGATCAAAATAAGTAAATGGTAAACTTTTACTATTTATAACAGCTTTAATATCTCCTACATAATTTTCATTTCTATTTTTAGTTTTACCAATAAAAGGATATATTTTTAATTTTAATTCTATATCATCCATTATATTCTAAAATATATAGATATATTATTTGATGTTAAAAAATATATTTCTATATTTATTCATATATGTATCCGTTATTCGCTCTTTTTTAAAAAATTCGATTTTATCTTTATAATTATTAAATTTTTTATAGGGTTCATCTATTTTATTTGTCAACATTGTAACTATGAAAAATAACGAATACATACCACATTCATTATTTCCCATTTGATGTTCTACTGGATAATTTTGATGAAATTCGAGAACATTCGAGGGTTGTAATTCTGATGCCTGTTTTATTATATTATTGGCTAAACTACTAATTTCGGGTTTTATTTCATCACCTGCACTATCGAAATAAAATACAAATTTATCTTCTAAATCAACAAACATAGATACCCAATGAGAACCACCTTGGTCATGTCTGTCTAAATTAAACACAATTCCTATTTTTGTTTTTCCTGTATATTTTTTCATAAACCTAGTTAGTGAAAACCCACATAAATCTTCCCAAACACACTGCCCATTCATATCAGCTGGACGCGAATCAAAATCGATTGGTGTAGGACCTATTATTTTGAAGTTTTTATGTGATTTTTCATATTGACGGAGAACATTGGATATATCAAAATTAGATAACCATGCACTACGATTTTTCTTCCATTCTTTCGGCTGATAAGGTGCAAATAAATATTCCAATAGTTTATTTTTAATATTATCATCTTTCAATTCATTTAACCAGCAATCTTCTTTTTTACATGTTGATAAACGTTGTTTTAATTCATGCCATATATCTATCGGATTAGTTTTTGTTATTTTGAATGAAGGATGATATTCATTATATGTATTCTTTATTAGATTCAAAACATCCGGTGTAAAACAACTATCTTTTATGGGTATTTTATTATTTACTGCTGGACTACAATTCATTTTTATAATTTTTTTTGTTTTATTGTATTTTTTTGTTTTATTTTTATTGTATTTCTTTGTTTTATTGTGTTTTTTGTTATATTTTTTATTATAATTTTTCATATATAATATATCTATAAAATAATCATATTTTTTTGTTATTTATTAGAAACATGTCTACACCGAATTTTGATATATCTTTTACGGATTTTTTTACTACTTGTTCTCCACTCCAATATGATTTCATATCACTTGATGACGTTTGAATATTTTCATCTATCGTTCCAAACATAACATCATCTTCTTCACATGTTTCTAAATTGTTCTCTATTTCTTTATGTTTCAAATATCTAATAATTATTTTTGTATACGCATCAAATATTTCATTGATTTCGGTGGTTATTTGTAAGTTTGGGTTTTCTAATAAATCATCAGTCATTGTTAAAATTGTTCCTCTATATTTTTGAATTTCCATATTATGTAATTGCATATCTGAATATCTTTTGGGGTCAGTTTTTTCTAGATACTTTTTATAATTATTTTTATTCATAAATAATTCAAGAGTCAATTTATCTATTTCATTTTGTTTATTATTTTCTTCCATGATTAATTTATACTTATATATTATATTTATTTTTATAATTTATGTCGAATAGTGATACTGAAAGTGATAATAATTCTGAATCTACTGACTCTGATATTGAATCAGAAGATGAATATACTAAAACATTTGAAGGTCAGTTCTCATTAGAAGATTTAGAAAAACTTATAAAAGAAGACGGTATTATATCATATGATCCTATATGTGTAAGAAAAAGGTCTAATTGGAGTACTGGTAATAATCAATATAAGTTTGATAATCCTGAATTTTCACCAGAAAAATTATTGGATGATATACATGATCATTCGCCAAAGTTACATGTTTTATTGGATAAAATCGAAAAATTAGATAAAAAAGACATGCAGAAATACGGGAAAAAATTCAAACATTTCATTTTTTCAGATTTGAAATCGGGTACGTATGGTGCTAAATTGATAGCAGGGGCGTTGATGGCAAATGGAATGAAACTAGGTTATTCATCTAAACAAAACCAAAATCCAAAATCCAATAAAAAATATGATAAAATAGATTTGTTCTCAAATGATGAATTAATGAAATCAAAGGGAAACAATTTTTATTTATTGTCATCTGTATCTGTTTATGATCAACCAATTACAACTGTAATGAAAAAATCTATTTTAAAGAATTTCAATGAACGTCCTACAAATACATACGGTGACTTGGCACGTATTATTGTAATGGACAGTGGGTTCAAAGAAGGGATTGATCTATTTGATATAAAATATATACATATATATGAACCATCGGTTAACCCAGCAGATCAAAAACAAGTAATCGGTCGTGGCACACGTACATGTGGACAAAAAGGGTTGGAATTCCATCCAACCCGTGGATGGCCTCTTTATGTATATGTTTACGATTTGTCTATTCCAGAAAAAATAAGACCCAGTTTTTTGAATTCCAAAACTACTATGGATCTTTATCTCAAGGCATTGAATATCGATGTTCGATTATATAATTTTGCACATGAATTAGAAAAAACCGCTATATATGGTTCGGTTGATTATGAATTAAATAGAAATATTCACATGTTCTCTATTGGTCTAGATGACGATTTGGAAGAAGAACTACCAGAAGGAGCTGAATTTGTCTATGGTGGTGACCAAACTGGTGTAGGTAATTTCGATGGAATCGGTGGTGGTCCAAAACTTCGTATTGTTTCAAAAGAACCCAAATATTTTATTGGTGAGACCAAACAAGCACCACCAATGAACTTCGAAGAAATGCGTAATAATATACGTGAAAACTATAGTGATTTTGCATGGGATTTTGTAAAAATGGAGAACTTATGTAAACAATCAGGTGGTGCTTCCGGCGAAGTAATCAAATATACACCAACCCAAGATTTTATACGAAATTATTTTACACCGATGAATCCTATCAAAGGCATGTTGCTGTGGCATAGTGTGGGTACGGGCAAAACGTGCAGTGCTATTGCAGCGGCTACGAATACTTTTGAAAAACAAGGATATACAATTCTTTGGGTTACAAGAACAACCTTAAAAAACGATATTTGGAAAAATATGTTTGACCAGGTATGTAATGAAAGTATACGTAATTCTATTACACATAGTGGTTTAGAAATACCTAATGAACAAAACAAACGTATGCGACTTTTATCGAAATCATGGCGTATAAGACCAATGTCTTATAAACAATTCAGTAATCTAGTTTCTAAACAAAACTCTTTTTATAAGTCATTAGTAAAACAAAATGGAGAACTTGATCCATTAAACAAAACACTTTTAATAATAGACGAAGCTCATAAATTGTATGGTGGGGGGGATTTATCTAGTATAGAACGACCTGATATGAATGCATTTCACCAAGCATTGATGAATTCATATCAATTATCCGGTCCAAATTCCGTTAAATTGTTATTGATGACTGCTACACCAATTACTGAAAATCCAATGGAATTGATACAATTAATTAATTTATGTAAACCAATCGATAAGCAATTACCCAATAATTTCGATGATTTTTCAACACGATATTTGGATGAAGTGGGAGAATTTACAACAAAGGGTCGCGAACATTTTCTTGATGATATTGCTGGACATATAAGTTATTTGAATCGTGAAAAAGATGCTAGACAATTTGCGCAACCAATAATAGAATTCATTGATGTACCAATACCTAATATATCACAAGCTGAAAAATTCGATAAAAAAATAGTACATGAAATCATGAATCCAAATGTAAATGATTTACAAGAAAAAATAGCTGAAACCAATGAAAAACTACAGGGTGAATTGAGTGATTTAGATAAAAACAAATTCAAATTTTTAAAAAATGAAATATGTAACGACTTGGAAGGCAAATCGAAATCACAATGTGAAAAAATTGTAAATAACAATATCAAAATGTTAGTAAATGAAGCAAAAGCAGAAGTCAAGAAAATACGTGATGAAATAAAAGAAATGAAAGAAATAATTAAAGAAAGGAACGCTGCTAAAAAAAAAGCTCTCGGAAATATCAAAATAAATATAGAAACATTGAATGAAGAATACGAAAAATACAAAGGAACTACATTATATTCAATCAAAAACAATTGTGGTGTGAAAATTTCAGGGGACGTGCCTTTGAAAACATTGATAAAACAACATCCAATTATTTCGCAATATGATAATGAAATCAGCGAATACAATGAGAAAATTCAACAATTACATAACAATCTGAAGATTGATATCAATGTTTACAAACAAAAGATCAATAATCTAAAGAATCTATTAAAAACTGATCTGAATGATTTAGAAAAAAGAGTAGTTTCTATGAACATTCGCGATGCTCGTAAAACACAAAATGCTGTTATGAAAATAAAAAATAAAGAAATGTCTATTATAGAAAATTCATTGAAAGAAGATATTAAAAAAACTCAGAAAAAGAAAGATAAAAAATATAAAGTTGTACGTAAAACTATCAAACACATGATAAAAGATGAAAAACGTAACGACAAAGAACGTCAAAAAGAGGAGAAAAAATTATTAAAATTAAAACGTCAACAGGAAGATCATGTTGAAGAAATCAAACACGAATTGTTACAAGGTTTAGTTCATAAATACAAAGGAAAAATTATGGATGATATGGTTGAGTTAGATGAGCGAATGATGGAAAAGGAAACGGAAAAAGAAAATGCTCGTAATGAGAAGGAACAAAAAAAGGAAAAACGAGAACGTGAAAAATTAAAAAAAGAGGTTGAAAGATTATCAAGAAAACTAGACAAAGAGAGAGAAAAAGAAAACAAAAAAAAACAACAACAAGAGTTACGTGAAACAAAGAAACGAGAAAAATTATTAAAAGCAAATGCTAGGAAAACAAAAAAAAATAATTGATTTATATTTTGAATTGTTTAGTAATAATTTTATCCATTTATAAAAAAATATCATGTGATAATATATATTACATAATGTCATTTGGAAATAATTATTTAGTTCCTCAAACTACTGTAACTTTGACTAATACATCCAATTTGGGAGGACCATTTCAAGGATATTCCCCGCGACAAACTATAAATCATTTTAAAGATAGTAATATAGTAATGACTAGAAAAATACTTACTAAATCATGGAATGGTGCTGGTGCTGTTGGCGTTGATAATGGTCATTCACGTATAATTACTCCATTTCGTGCAATTAATAATTTAGGTGATTTTTTAAGTAGAGCCAATTATGTTTGTGGTGGTTCTAACCAGGTAAATAGAACATATCCTGGTCGCCAAGGTCCTATTGGGTCTATTATTTCAAGTTGCGATGGTACTGGCGTTCAAGCTGGTTCTGGTAATGGCAGATTTGTTCCAGATTCATCCGATTATACTACATTCAAAAAGCAATCAGCTATTAATCAAAATTATAATGATTTGAAATTCGGTGGTGATGAACATAATGCTTCGTATGTTCCATTAATGGGTGTTCGTCATTAATGACCAGACAAATAACTTCTATGAATATAATATATATCTTATATTCATATGATTAGTACTTTACAAGGTCCAATTATAAATAATATTAATAATGGTGAACTTAATTCTATTCGTGCTATGCCACAAAAAGACATTACCAGTGATAATGATAGCACATTCGAAATATCTAGAAAAATATATACTCGCACAATGAGAAATATATTACCACATGATCCTAATGATGATCCAAGCACTATTACTACATACAATTGGCAAGCTAGACATAACATACAACAAACCACTACCTTACCTAGTGGTACATCGTCTAACCAAATGAATGGAAAAAAATGGTATGGTAATCGTGACGCTTCACAAGTAACTACAAATAGACGTACAAATCAAGTAGGTGCTGGAAGCTTGAATGCTCAAAATACCCCAATGGGGTTTACTACAAATACTGATATAAATACTACTAGGGATGCATTAAGACGTGTTCGTGCTGGTGGTGCAGTCGCGCCTGCAAAAAAAGGAGCTAATAGAAATAATGCTCCAGTACCAACTTTTTCTCCAGCTATACCAAATCTAAAAAAACATTTCGGTATAAAACAACCATATTTATTCCATTAATTTTTTCGTTTAATAATATATAATGTACAAATATTTAGTCGAATTTTTAGGTACAGCTTTTTTTGTTTACATAATATTAGCTACTGGCAACCCTATTGCAATTGGCGCAGCATTGACTTTTGTTATTCTGTTAGTTAGTAATATATCAGGTGGACATATAAACCCTGCAGTTTCTATTACAATGGCCTCTGCTGGTAAATTACCAATAAATGATCTAGTTCCTTATTGTGTTTCTCAAATTCTAGGTGGTTTAGTAGCTTTAGAAATTTACAAACGATGGAAACTATAAATATAAAATTTTACATAAATAACGTAAAAATATTTATGTAAATTTACTTTGTTTTCTGTATCATTCGATAAAAAATAAATAATCCAACAATAGTAAGTGACCCAATATAAAAAGCATTTATAGAGTTCAATTTATTATCAGGCACTGTATTTTTTTTATCATCATCGTCATAATCCATATCATTATCACTATCATAACGGGAAGTATTCGTTACAAAAGTATAATGTAATTTTCTATCAACATCATTATTTATTTTTTTTATACTAATATTATCAGTATTTTTTATGTCTAAATCATATTTATTTGTTGAATTTATATCTAAAGTATTTTGTACAGTATCGTAACCTTCAATCATTTGATTTATTAGCTGTACATCTAATTTGTCCATTTTCTTTTGAGGTAAATTATCAATTATCTTATAATTTATTTTTTCAGAAGACATATTTATGATATATAAATATATGTATATACTTTTTCAATTAAATAAAATGGTATAAAGATATTTTCATTTTTTATAATAATGTGTGGTATATTTGCATTATTGAATAATTATAATCATTTATCTGTTCCATTTATAGAAGAACAATTTCAAAAAGGAAAAAACAGAGGTCCAGAATATTCAGTATTAAAAAATGTTATGATACATGCGTTGTTTGGTTTTCATAGACTAGCTATCAATGGGTTAAATGATGATTCAAATCAACCTATTATCATTAATGATATTGCTATTATTTGTAATGGTGAAATTTATAATTATAAGGAATTATACAAATCTATGAATATACGACCTAAAACCGATTCAGATTGTGAAGTTATTGTTCATTTGTATAAAAAATACGGCATTGACCATACACTACAAATGTTAGATGGTGTTTTTTCATTTGTACTAATTGATTATCGTCTTGAAAATACAGAATCTAAAATTTATGTTGCTAGAGATCCATATGGTGTTAGGCCATTATATTTTATGAAATCTAATACTATTGATATTAATTCAAATGTATATGGATTTTCTAGTGAACTCAAAATGATATCCGAAATAAAAAATAAATTGAATGAAAAAAATAATGAAATTATTGAAAAAAAAACTAATAATAAGAACCCAATTATCAATTATGAAATTTACCAATTCCAACCTGGTACATATATGACATTTAATTTATCTTATAAGGCATGTTCTTATTGGGAACCAACCAATTTAATAACTTTTTATCATAAACCTGGATTTGTTACAAATATGTTTGTTGATAAATCAATCGAAATGCATATCGATATTTATAAAAATATACAAAAATATTTGGTAAATGCTGTTGAAAAACGGTGTTGCACTACAGAACGTCCTATTGCATGCCTTTTATCTGGTGGTTTAGATAGTAGTTTGATTGCTTCTTTGGTAAATGACTATCATAATAAAAATAATTTATCGCCGATTGAAACATATAGTATCGGGTTGGAAGGTTCAGAAGATTTGAAACATGCCAAAATAGTTGCCGAACATTTGGGAACAAAACATACAGAAATTGTACTGACAGAAAAGGATTTCTTAGATGCTATACCCGACGTAATATACGCAATTGAAAGTTACGACACTACTACTGTTCGAGCAAGTATTGGTAATTGGTTATTAGGTAAATATATTTCTCAACATAGCAACGCAAAGGTAATTTTTAATGGTGATGGATCGGACGAATTAGCTGGTGGTTATTTATACATGAATTATGCACCAGATAATATTGATTTTGATAAAGAATCACGTCGTTTATTAAATGATATCTATATGTTTGATGTATTACGTTCTGATAAATCTATATCTTCACATGGTCTGGAACCTCGTACACCCTTTTTAGATCGTTCATGGGTACAGTATTATTTATCTATTCCTATTGAACTACGAAACCATAAAATAAATGATAAAATAGAAAAATATTTAATTCGCACTGCATTTAGTGCAGATTTTTTCAAAAATTCAAAAGGAAATTCACTATTACCAGATAAAGTATTATGGAGAAAAAAAGAAGCGTTTAGTGATGGCGTTTCACAGTATTCTCGGTCGCTTTATGAGATTATTCAAGAACATTGCAATAAAAATTTTATTCAATATGAATTACCTCAATATCCATTTATAAAACGATCTACTGGAATGTATGAACATTTGGCATTGATGTTGTATTCAGAACCTAACAATGACATGCAGTTATTACCAAAAACTTCCGAACAATATTATTATCGACAAATTTTTGAAACACATTACAAAGGAATGTCAAGAATATTACCCTATTTTTGGATGCCAAAATTCATAGATGCAGTAGACGCAAGTGCTAGGACATTAGAAATTTATGAAAAATAAATTTGTTATTGAATTGTGTTTGGTTTAGTTTCAAATCTTCGTTGACATCAATATATATTATATATAATTTCGTGAATATTATATATAATCCTGTTAATAAAACTAACTTGAAAAAAAGTTTATAAGAAAAAAAGAAAAAATTGAATATAATGTAAATTTAAATTATAAAATACAAATATAATAATATAAAAAATGACATCAAGACAATTCGAACAAATAATAGAAGATTTAAAAAATAAATGCATCCAAAAAGCATTAAGAGAAAAATATTATGATGATGATATAAAAATGAAACAAACAATAGAAGATTTGAAAAACAAAGAGATCCAAATAGAATTAAGAAAAAAATATTATGATGATATGCCTTCAGAAATAAAAGATTTATGGAAAAAAGGACCATTTGAATCAACTTTATGTTATTGTAACCGGTTTACTTCTAAAAAAAATAAAGTATTAGAACGTCATATAAAAAAACAAAATCATCAAGAATTTTGTATAAAAATTAAAAATGAAGAAAAAATAATTAAGGAAAAAAATCCAGAATATTTATTTCATGATGGTGAGTTCTTGTATAAAAATCAATTGATAAAATATTATTATTTTACAACAATTGATATATTAAATAATAAATAATAGAAATGTAAAAATGTGTAAATAAGAAAAGGTGTAATAAATTTTATCGTTCAAACGTGTTGATTTTGAGATAATCTTTCTATGAATTTTTTATCGTTTCTATCTTCATTCATATAAATATTAATGATCTCCGCAGGTGAATAAAACCCATCTTTTATTCCTTGTAATTCTTCTATTTCGATGGTTTTATCAAACAAATGTTCATACATTTCCTTTATTATTTTTTGTGATGCATATGATAATTCTAGTGTCACATCTATTCTTCCAGGTCTTATCAATGCAGGATCTAATTCATGGTAATGATTCGATGATATAATCATAATTCTTCCTGGTGTCTCACGAATACCATCCCATATATTCAAAATATCATCCAATGTTATTGGTTCATCTTCCAATAATATCTTTGGGAATTCAACAACTTTTTCTGTTGCCTTTTCTGTTGCAACAATTGTTTCCAATAAATCACCTACATTTACTTTGGATGTGTTTGTTAGTTCTTCGAAATCTAATTTTTTTCCAAATCCAGTTATCGATTTATTTTTCTTTTTTTCTCTATTTAAAACAATATCGCCAATACAATCAATATCTTCAAACACAATTATTTTTTTATCAAATCCAATACTTCCTTTTTTGTTATCGGAATTATAACGCTCTTCGAAAAATATACTATCTAATTGTTTCTTTGTTTTTATCAGTTTCAATGATATAACAACAACATGACGATCTGTATAATTAGCGATTGCTTTTATTAATGATGTTTTGCCTGTTCCTGGTGGACCATACATTCCTATTCCTATTGAATATGGTATTCCTTTGTTGAAATACCATTGTTTGTTGTTCAAAAAGAAATCGATTTTCTTTATCAAAAGAGTCTTGTCATTGAAAAATATATTGTTGAATTGTCTTGTAGTTGAAAATACATTCTCATCCCATATTTCATATCGATTCTCTTCGTATTTTGCCTTATTGAGTGTATATATAAATCGCTTATTATCACGCAAATCATCAATAGATTCCAAATATTTTTGTGTTATATCTTCAACAAATTCTTTTATGGTGTTGATATTGCTTTTGTATGAGAACAACTGAATATTTATTTTTTCGATTTTCACAATATTTTTGTTTTTAGAATTCTTTTCTTTATCTTTTTCTTCGTTGAAAATTTTAGTATATGCATATATTTGAAGTTCCTTTGAAATCAAAAAATTCGTATTTTGTATCACCATGTAAATACCAACATCTCTTTGATTTTTGCTAGAAGAATTATCAAATGAATATTCTTTGATATGATTAATAGAACCATTATCAGATATGTTTTGAATAATATGTAACCATAATGCTTTGAACCGATCACTGAATGTATTTGTTTGATTTAAATTATTTTCGTAATATGTAGTAGATAATCCTATCTTACCTTCATATTCTATTATATTTTTTTTATAAAATATTTGTTCAAAATTCATGTTTTTTACATTTTCTGCCATGTCATATAAGATCTTATTTACAAATTGAAATATATATGCAGAAACAGTCAATACAAAAGTAGTTACAAGTGCATCTATCATTGGTACTCCTGATTTGAATTTATCGAATATAATCATATTCAAGATGTTATTGGACATGGTTCTAAGTTGTGTATCGATATTTGGTATATTAAACATATTAAATATACGTAAAAAATCTTTATGTATATTTGAAAAATATATATTCATAATATATAATGAATATTTTGTTCAATCTAGCACATTATGGTGATATAATAGCTATACCTGGTTTTCTTTTGTTGTCTTATTATTTTTACAAAATCGAAAATAGAACTTTTTTAGAGAACTTTTTGTTATTTGGATCACTATGTGGGTTTATTTTAGATAGTTTTTTCACTTATATTTTCTTTTTTTTGAAAAAATCTAAAAGTCGGCATTGAATTCGAAAATATCTTTATCAACAGTTTTGTTTGCTAATGCATATTCTGCATTGGTTCGTTCAAAGAAATTTACCTTGGACTCGATACTAATCAATTCCATAAAATCAAATGGGTTTTGTGAATTGTAGATTTTATCATATCCTAACTGTAAACATAGACGGTCGGCAACAAACTCGATATATTGTGTCATAAGTTTTGTATTCATACCTATCATTCTACATGGAATGGCATCGGTGATAAACTCTTTTTCGATTTCGACGGCTTCTTGGATTATTTCATAAATACGTTTTTTTGGTAATTTACGCTGTAATTTCGAGTATAATAAAACTGCGAATTCTGTATGTAGGGCTTCGTCACGTGAAATTAGTTCGTTGGAGAAAGTTAATCCAGGCATTAATCCACGTTTCTTGATCCAATAAATGCTGCTAAATGCAGCGGAAAAAAATATTCCTTCAATAGCTGCGAAAGCAACAAGTCTTGCAGCAAAACTACTACGATTGTCTCCGATCCATTTTTTTGCCCAATCCGCTTTTTTTTTGATACATGGATAATTTTCAATAGCATTGAACAGTTTGCTTTTTTCTTCTTCATCACGAATATAAGTATCAATCAATAATGAATAAGTCTGACTATGTATATTTTCCATAGCAATTTGAAAACCATAAAATGCACGAGCCTCAGAGATCTGAACATCGCTCATAAAACGAGATGCCAAGTTTTCAAGAACTAAACCATCACTTGCTGCAAAAAATGCTAATATCATTTTTACAAAATGTTGTTCATCATTTGTCATTGTTTTCCAGTCATTTAGGTCTTTTGATAAATCAATTTCCTCTGCTCGCCAAAAGCAGTCTACTTGTTTTTTATACATTTCCCAAATATCATTATGTTGAATTGGAAACATTACGAAGCGACTATCGTCAGGTTTCAGAATTGGTTCGACAAAAGTTGACTCGGGCATTATTCTTCTAAATAATATAATAAGGATATTTTTATTTTGTTTTGATTTATTGTTTTTGATTAAACGAATTTACAAAAATAATAATCCATTTTTTCCGCACTAGGAAGCCTATTTTCTTTCAACAAATGTATTTTCCAATTTTGTAGAATTTTTTGATATTTTTCTATCTATCCATTTATATATCTATACGTGATGATCGATCTGTGCAAATACAAAAACCTTTTTGGAACCCCACGTACCGGTCTACGAAAATACCGAATATTTGATATGTCTATACTCGATATTGTCGTAACAATTATTGGTGCATATTTGATTGCATGGTTTTTCAATTGGACTTTCTGGAAAGTTTTAGTCATAGTTTTCATTTCCGGCATATTTGTACACCGTTTATTTTGTGTACGCACAGGACTCGATAAAAAATTATTTCCAAATGTTGTCGATTTTTCTTAAAAAAAATACCCGACTAATATAAAACGGAAAAGATGTATGATTCTGTTGAGACTGATCTTCTGGATATTACTAGGGAACTAGGAGAACCAAAACCCGAATCCAAGCGTCGTAATCGTAAATCAAAGAAACAAAATGAAAAAGAAATTATGAACGAATACTATTCCGATTTCACGTCTAGAGAACAGTCTGTAACAAAACAACGAAAATTTTATGAAAATATCCAATATTTGTCTCCACATGAAAAACAACTTTTTGAAAACAAATTCACAAAACCAAAAAATGATAGCCAAGAAATCTACAACAACATATTGAAACAAAAATCAAAAAAAATCGTAGTTGCTACTGGACCAGCAGGAACCGGTAAAACGCTTTTTGCAACAGAGTATGGTGTCAAAAATTTCTTATTAGGGACATACGAAAAACTCATATTTACACGTCCATCTGTATCCGTAGATGAAGATTTGGGGTATTTACCTGGCACTTTAGAAGAAAAAATGGCCCCATGGGTGCGACCTATATATGATATTTTGTATAATTTTATAACTCCAAAAGAAGTAACCTATTTGATGGAGGAAAAAATAATTGAAATTTCACCATTAGGATATATGCGTGGGAGAACTTTCAAAAATTGCTGGATTGTAGCAGATGAAATGCAAAATTCATCAGTATCTCAAATGAAAATGTTATTAACTCGTTTAGGTGAAAATAGTCGTCTTGTTATAACAGGAGATTTAGAACAATATGATCGGGCAAATGAATTGAATGGATTGGAAGATTTTTTACAAAAGTTCCGTGGAAAACGTTCTTCAAGTATTACAAGTTTTGAATTTCAACGAAGTGATATACAACGGGAAGATGTTGTCAAAGAAGTTCTCGATATTTATGGTGGTGACATTCCACCTGATTATCAACCAATGAATGATAACACCGAGAATACAGATTATTGAATGTATAAAATTTAGGAATATATAAAATAATTTCCACATATAAAGTATACAATGAATTCTGTAAAAAACTTTTTGAATAAAAGCTTACCTAAAAGTTCTAATAAAAATATGAATATGAATTCGATTTTATACAACCGTTTTGTTTTATATATTTTTGTTTTTATGGCAGTAATTAATCTTATATTTTTTGCTAGTACTAATGACATACGTTCTCTAGTAACTCTTTTGATTGTTGGTTTTTTGACATCCTTTTTTAGTAAAAATATGATTGTTATATTGTTTATATCTTTAGTTTTTACACATATTTTGAAATATGGAACAAAAATTAATGAAGGTATGGAAAATGAATCAGAACCGATTGTAGATAATTCAGGTAATAGTATGGATATTGAAAAACAAAAAAATGATAAAAAAATAAAAGAAAATTATTCTTCTGAAAATAAAAATGCAGATGTTCCAACAATTGAGTCTTTACAAAGTGATTTTCAGGATTTTCAAACTCTTCAAGAAAAGATCTTGAAAGGTATGAAAGAAATTGATCCACTTTTAACAAAAGCTGAAAGTTTTATTGAAAAGTTTGAAAGATATAAAAACAAAGGAGAAGGTATCGAAGAAGATGATTAACTATAATGTTTTATTTTACAAAAAATTATTTATCTAATATATAACTAGATACATAATATCAATGGATCCATTTGCATTACTCCCTATGATAATAAAATTTATATTCACATTACCACAAAGATTTGCTAATATAATGGTAGGTCTTGTAAATGTATTTTTTGGAGTTGCGGTATCACTAAAAGATGTGGGTGTAGTTAGTGGTATTGTTTTTATAGATTTTTTCGTATTTATGATGTATACATGGGAATTTGTAAGAACATATACAATATGTAGTTTGCAATTTGCAGGTAATATTACTAATTGTATATTTTATTACATTATAGATACAATTGTAAATTTATTATTATTGATTTTTTTACATTTGCCTCTATGGATTTTAAAGAATTTTTTACGATTAAATCTCTATAACGATGTAAATAAAATGTCAAAAATGTTAGAACAATTCGACCAGATTATATTTGGTTATGTTGGATTTCATATAATTCATTGGCCTAAAAATGTACGTGATAAATGTTATAATTGTAAACGTTTAAAAGTCGGTGTATATGCTGGAAAAATAATGAGTTTAGTTGACGATTTTACTATTAAAATTCCTGCTATTCTTATTAAAGCTGTACCATATTTACAAGGAGCTTTCGGTAATCTTATGCAAGTATTTGCATCTGGTCCTAAACCTCCAAAATTTCCAAACTTTCCAAAATTTTAATAGCGAAACAAATAATATTTTGATAATATATAAACAATATTATCAAAAATGGGTAAAAAATGTATTCCTGGATTATTTTGTATTGAAAATATGACCCTTTTTTTATTAGTTGTAGTTTTGATATTATTAATATATGTATGGTATACACAATTAGTAAAACCTATAAGAAACTTAGAAGATCAATCGAAAATAATAGTTGTCAATACACCTAATACTTTACCTTTAGCATCTATTTCTACTCGTAATAATCCAATGAATGACCCGTACGCACCACCATTGAAAAATGATGGTATTTATTATCCTACTAATTCTGGTGATATTCGCGGAATACCATCAAAAGTACCTATTAATATTGAAACGCGTGGAATGAATATGGAATATCAACAAGTCGGTATTTTAACACGATCACATAGTAATAATGATATGATTTTACCTTTAATGGGTAGACGGAATCTAGCAGGTAGAGATAAATGGCAATACTATACAATTTCAAATACTGGTAATTTAAATACAAAATTACCGATAAGTGTCAATGGAAAAAGTTGTACAAACGAATATGGGTGTGATCAAGTATACAATGGAGACATAGTATATGTAGAAGGTTATAAAGATACATTTAATGCAACGATATATGAAAATAATCTTTTTCGATATTTACCATATTAGATAATTTAGTGTATTTACAAAAAAACTATATATTCGTATAATATAAGAATATATATGTCATTGTTTAATCAATCTAATTATAATACTATTAACACTAATAATATAACAGTTAGTCTACCAAATAACAAAGATATTTACAAAACTGATATAAAAAAACAAAAGATTGATAATAAAATAAAATATTATTACGAAATAGGATACGATACCAAAGTTGATAATTTTACATTTAACAAAACAAATTATAAAGCAACTAAAATATATGTTTATAGTCTTTTACATAATAATATTGATAATTTGACTACTGATCCTGAAACAGACATTATTGGTGAATTAGTTGTAGAATATAGTTTCAATGGTTCTATTATTTACACATGTTATTTATTGAAGAAAAATATTAACACAAATGCAACCGCAATTAAGACAGAAGAACCAGATAAAATAGATGATATTATAAATTATATGTATAAATGTGATGGTAATAATTGTGCTATCAGATTAACAAGTGTAAAACTTAATAATATATTATCTCCTTCTACAACTATAAATAATAAATTTATTTATTATAAAGATAAGAATAAAAAGAATATAATAATTTTTTTGACTCCTATAGATATTACGTATGAAGAAGATAGTATTTTTTTATCAAATTTATTAAAAAGTACTAACTTATTTGATATAAATCCTCAATCTATTCCACCTGCGACTTCTAGTTCTAACGTTGGCAGTGACGAATCACTTGATTGTGAATTAGTAGGCGTTGGTACTTCAACCACGCCTATAGATCAATTATCTATGAACCAATTGACTGATGAATTGAATCGAAATATAGATTTAATGAAAATTGGTATTTATTTTTTTGGTTTGATAGTATTGATAATGATTACATATACTATTGTTCCATATTTATTCAATATCATAATTAACTTCAATACTAAAGACAACAAAGCGCCAGATAATGGTAGAATGACTGGTATTTTTGTAATAACTACAATATTTGTTATTTTGTTTTGCTTCTTATTATTTCATTTAGGATTCAAAAAAAATAATATTTCTATTATTTTTGTAGGGTTTATTGTAGCACTTTTGTATATATTATCAATTCTTGTAATAATTACAAAATATCAAACATTTTCTTTTTCTTTCAATTATCCTGCATTAGAAATATTAATTTGTGAATGTCTCAAATTTACATTATCAAATATCATACCAAAATATATAGGTTTGTTTGTAGTTACTATTATATTAATAGCTATTGTTCTTGCTATTCAAAAAAAGAATTTGAAAAAAACATATGGAGATACTGTTGCTGTTTGGTCTATACTTTTGATTCCTATAACCATTGTCATTTCAATAATAAGTTATTCTCCTAAAAAATCTCAAGATTCATCGTGTAATTAACAAACTAATATATTTTTTATAATATAAAAAATATATATCAATATTATTTTGTATTTTATACTAAAGATGCAGATCCAACATTTTCAGCTACTGGTTTGAATGAACTAGGGGTATAAACACTCATATCACTTTTTCCAATAGGTGCCATCTTTTCTACTATTTCTTCCTCTAATGTTTCTTTTTTTGGTGGATTCATACTTGCCATTTCTACATCTTTCATGAATTGCGATGGTGTATGTTGAATTATAGCAGTCTTTCCACTAATATGAGAACTACGTCTCAATAATTCATATGCAACAAATACAAAAATAACACCTAATATTGGATTTGTATAGAAAAATAAGAAAATTGTTACTAAGAATAATAACATCATACCTAAAGATGATTCTATAAATCCTTCTAAAAATGGTGGTGTTGATATTGGAAATACAACATAAATAATAAAACAACCCAACAATATCAATTCTAAATTAGTAAATGATTTCAATATTTTTGGAAATTCCATTTAAATATAATATATTATTATATTTTTTCCACCTTGAATTTATAATTTGAAAAATTGAAACATCCTAAATACTAATAACAATATATAAATACAATGAAACGTAATATTCCTTTCTATATTAAAAAAAATCAACAAAAACATGTACAACAACATCCTCACCAACCAAAATTCATTTTGACTGATGAATACAAAACAGATGTCCGAAATAATTCTTACTTAGGGAAAAAAGGATATACGATTCTAAAATCGATCCTAGACAAAAAAGACGAAGATGAAATACGTAAAGAATTATTTGTAAAACCGATTTTATTTGGTCCTACAGCTGTTGACACATCAGCATTTCCTGTTTTTCGTGAAAATGCAAACAAATACTATTTACCACGTTTTTATGGTATTCAACGTTATGGTGTTCCATCAACCTCTGAAATACAGAAGGGCGATGATATTTCAATTGATTTTGTTAAACCTTTACGTGATTATCAAAATGATATTATCGATATTTATATGAAACATGTTAGTGTCGACTCGATAAATGGTAATGGTGGCATCTTGGAAGTACATTGTGGCGCCGGAAAAACGATTATGGGGTTAAAAATAATATCATTATTGAAAAAAAAGACACTGATATTGGTGCATAAAGAATTCTTGATGAACCAATGGATTGAACGGATTACAGAATTTCTACCCGATGCAAAAGTCGGTAAAATCCAAGCACAAACATTCGATATAGAAGGCCGTGATATCGTTATCGGAATGATACAAACACTCTATGACAAAGAGTATCCAACGAACACATTTGATAGTTTTGGTCTGACAATCATAGATGAAGTTCATCGTATTGGCAGTGAACAATTTTCGAGAACACTTTTTAAAACAATTACACCTTATATGTTGGGTATTTCTGCCACTGTCGAACGTAAAGACAAATTAACACGTGTTTTGTATATGTTTATCGGTGAAAAAATATATAGTAAAAAACGTGAGAGCGAAGACTTAGTATGTGTTCGTGGAATCGAATATAAAACAAACGATTCAGATTTCAATCAGATTGAATTGGATTTTCGTGGTAATCCAAAATACAGTACAATGATTTCCAAACTATGTGAATATGGACCAAGGAGTGATTTCATTGTACGCGTAATCGGCGATTTGTTAAAAGAATCGGAAAATCAGATCATGATCTTATGCCATAATCGATCTCTTTTGACATATTTATTTGATGCTATTAACCACCGTAATTTGGCTTCAGTCGGTTATTATGTAGGTGGGATGAAACAAGCGAGTCTACAAGAAACCGAAGAAAAACAAATCGTTTTGGCGACCTATGCAATGGCCGCTGAAGCTCTCGACATAAAAACATTGGCAACACTTGTCATGGTAACACCAAAAACTGATATTACACAGTCAGTTGGACGAATTTTACGTATAAAACATGAAAATCCAATTATTGTTGATATCATTGATAGTCATGATATTTTTCAAAATCAATGGACACAACGTAAGCGATTCTATAAAAAATGTAATTATCGTATTCGTCAAATCGAGTCACCTAAATATCTGGGAATGGATATTGATTGGGAAACTGACCAAACATGGAAACACGTATTTGAACCTAAAAATTCCATTAATACCAAAAAAGATGAAAATAGTGGTTCAGATGATGATAATAATATCAACCCAATAAATGCAAAATGCTTGATTGATACAAGCATGTTTACAGATATTTAGAGTCATTATTTATAATAAAAAAATCTTTTTTATACAATTACTCAGGGTTTGATAACCTTTTTCAGATAGATGTTTTTTATCTTCTAAAAAATTGTTTTTCGAAATAAGTTGACGATTGAAGTTATAAACAAAAAAATTTGTTGTTTTCATAGTATGATCTCTTATTTTTTTATTGATATAGTCGATTTTAGTTAACTGATTAGTTTTTATATTTTGACTTTTGAAAATAGATATATAAAATATTTTTGCTTTTTTGAAATTGAATTGTAGCAAACTAACAAAGTCAATTATATTTTTTATTACATCATTTTCATTTTTGTCTTGTGTAATATCATTGGACCCTACATACAAAATGATGTTTTGTATTTTTATCTTTTTGTATTTATCAGTAAACAAAATAGAGTATTTTTCATTAAGATCGCTGCTTTTCAATCCAGAAATACCTAAATTGATATTTTGGTGATTTGGAAAAAAACGAGATGTATCCCAATTTGATATTATACTACTTCCTAAAAAAATATTTGTTTTATCCATTTTTATATAATATGGTATATTTTTTATTGTTTTTACATAAAATATTTATGTTTTGTATATTTTATGTAAAATGATTATTTTTTGAAAACACCAAAAAGACCTTTCATCATGTTTTTCATAGTTTTTTTACCGCGTCTTTTTGATGACTTTTTTGATGATTTCTTTGATGATTTCTTTGATGACTTTTTTGATCTCTTTTTACCACCCTTTAATTCAGAAAATGCTAAATCACCACCTCTTTGTTGTTGTTGTTGTTGTTGTTGTTGTTGTTGTTGTTGTTGTTGTTTTTTACCACCATTTAATTCAGAAAATGCTAAAGAACCTCCTTGTTGTTGTTGTTTTTGTTGTTGTTGTTGTTGTTGTTGTTGTTGTTGTTTTTTGCCACCTTTACTATTATAATTGGCTGGGTTGAATCCTGCCGCATTACCTGCATCTTGCGGCATTACATCTCCTCCATTAAAATTAGTAAAAGTTGATCCATTTCCTGCTGTTGAAGCCATTCTATATATTATATGAACAAAATAATATTCATAATAATAATTAAATAGTTTTACTCCCAATCGTTAAAATATTTTTATAAAATAAAGTCGAGGTCAATTTTTATTTTTGGACATTTTTAAAAATGTCCATTTTTCAAAAATGGCAATAAACAATTTGAAAAAAGTGATTTTACTCGATGATGCAGTGAGACACAAAAAATGTTGAAAAAAATGGCTGCATAACTTTTACATACTTTTACGTCGGAAAACCACATGGCTGTTTTTTGTTTGCCATTTAGACTAATGATTTCTAGCCAAAAAACAGAAAAACAGCCATTTTTTATATTTTGGTTTCTGAATAAAATATATATTATGATATATCGTAATAAAAATAAAATATTATAATATATTATATATTACGAATAAGTGTCATACTAATGGAGACTAATTGTAAATATTTTTGTAAAATATGTAATTTTACGACCAATAAAAAAGGTAATTGGAATAATCACATAACCACAAGAAAGCATTTGTCAAATAAAAATGAAAAAATATATTTATGTAAGTGTGGTCTTCAATATAAACACATGTCAAGTTTATGTAAACATAAGAAAAAATGCAATACCATCACAAATGATAATACAATTGATAACACAGAGAATGATAGTAGTCTAATTAATTATGATGATGAAAAAAGAAAAGACAATACTGATATTATAATGGAGTTTCTACAACAAAGTAAAGATATGCAAAAACTATTAATAGAACAAAATCGAGAACTTCAAAATACTGTCGTAGAATTATCTAAGAAACAAACAATAACCAACAATTACCAACAAAATAATATAACAAACAACAATTTCAATTTGAACCTGTTTTTAAACGAACAATGTAAGGACGCTATCAATATAACCGATTTTATTGAATCTATACAATTGACAGTTAGCGATTTAGAAGCTACTGGGCGTTTAGGATATGTTCCGGGTATATCACGAATACTTGTCAATAAATTAAAAGAATTAGATGTTTATACGCGCCCACTTCATTGTACAGATTTAAAACGTGAAACTGTTTATGTAAAAAACAATAATTCTTGGGAAAAAGAATGTTCTCATAAGAACAAAATGAGACATGTAATAAAACGTATTGCTAAAAAAAATCTACAACAATTACCTGCATGGCAAGCACAAAATCCAGATTTTATTAAATTAGATACTCAGGAAAATAATGATTATTTGAAGATCTCATTGAACTCATTGGGATCATGTGATCCAGAGAATGAAGAAAAGGATATGAATAAAATCATGAGAAATGTTCTCAAAGAGGTTGTTGTTGAAAAGTGAAAATGTAATAAATATTTATTTTATATAAATATTTATGAAATTCATTTGATTATTTTTTCTATTTTGTTGTAAACTCTATAAAATTCATCATTTAATCTGTTTTCTTGTTCTGATAATCTGGATATTTCTGAATTACGTTTATCATTATACTGATCAAACAATCTTTGTTTTTCGTCAGTATCGAAAACCCATTGATTGTTTTCTTCGTCAAATACAGTTCTCTGTATGTTTGGATATTTTCTTTCAAATGTTTGACCATATAATTTATTAATTTTATTTTGAATAGCTTTGATTTTGTTGTTAAATTCTTTATATTTTTTGCTATATTCTTTTTCTAATTGTTTTTTTTTATTTTCATTTATTTTATTAGATTGCCATATTTTTATTAATAGATCAATTTCTTCAATTTCTGCTTCTAAATTATCTATATTCGTTTCTAATTGTTTTTTTTCAAGTTCTAAATTATTCATTAAATTTCTTAATCTTTTACTTTCACTTTCAATTAAATAGTTATCATTATCATATAGAAGTTCAATATAGTCTCCATAAAGAATATCATTATCATTAATTAAATTTGAAAGTTCTTCTATTTTTTTTTCATTTTTTTTTATTTTTAATTCCAATTCATTTATTCTGTTTATTTCTTTTTTGTATTGTTTATTTGTATTTAAAAGATTGAAAAATTCAGGATTTTCATTATAATTCATTTCAGATAATATAGGAATTAAATCATTCATTGTTTTTTTTGTTTTATTATTAGATGATTTTATTGATTTTGATTTTGATTTTGATGATTTTATTGAAGAATTAAGAGTTTTATCAGAAGGTGTTCTAATTATTTTTTTATTAGATGTAGACATATATTATATGTAAATATAATTTCTAAATAAAATTTAATAATAATCTCGCACTAGTTTGTTCAAATGGACAACTTTTGTATATTTATCTACTACTTTTACTGGTGTCCAACGTTTGAATTTATGATTAAAAACACATTCCATCAAAACTATTTTGTTTATGTCTACATATTTATCTTCATTCATGTTTTGAAAATCATCTTCGTCGTCGCTTTCCTCAATATAATCCAAATTCTTATTTTCACGAATATTACGGAACAATCCATTCAAAAATATACTGGATTTATAATTGGGAACGTAGGCCACATTATAATAAACTGGCATGTTGTTCTTACCATATGCAAATAGGTGATATATATCAAACTGAATGTCCGCGGTAACCTGGAATATAGCAGGATATTTGTATTGAGGTTTGTTGAAATCCATATTGATACGTATTGTTTCAAATTTGTGTGTGGATGTTTTTGTTGGTTTCAAATTGGTAGCGGATTGTATCAATTTACGCATTAATAAAACATTCAAATATGGTTTTATACTATTGGTTGTACGATATTGAATATGATGTGCTACATATCCTATGTTTTTGTTTATTTCATCTGGAAGTTGTGCTGGAAGCTCGGTATCAATGCTGACTTTCCAAATCATTGGTAATACAAATACAAAATCATTTCCATTGATCGTGTTATTTGGCGCGATTTTCATAAAATCAGCCAAAAACAATAATTTTTCATTCAATAATGATTTTTTCATAGATATTCCCTTGTAGTACATAAGATCTTCGATTACAAACCGCTGTTTTTTTGTGTTTTCATCCAATATGATACTACCATATAAAATAGTACACATTGTAAGTTGGACATTGAAATCAACTGGTTTATCAAGTTGTATAATTTTAGATATTTTTTTATCTTTGTTTAATTCCATAAAATAACATACATCGATATCACCCTGGAATGTAAACCATACGTATCCTTTTTTACCAGTAGGTATTGCAAAAGCAATGTTGTAATCGTTGGAAACTTTATTATGTGATATAGTTTCATAAGAAAGTTCAAATTCAGGTAATCTTTTTAATAAATGTGACTGTTGTAACTGTGATAGCTCCATTATATTATTACAAATAAATGTTTTTAAATTATTTCAATAAATATATTTACAGGTCATTTAAAATAAAGTCACTAAGTTCATTGTTCATTCGTTCAATTTCTTGTTTAGGTATTTGATCCAATGAAGTTTGTTTTAATGGATTTATATTGGTATTTTGAGAACATTGTATTTCGTCCAACATTTTTTTATATTTTTTTATTTGTGTATTTACTAAATCTTTTGTTTTCTTCTTACTGTATGTATCTTTCAAAATATTCCATGAACAATGACATCCATAAATAATAACAATACTAAAACAAATATTTATTATGATTAAAAAAATATAATTCGAGAACATTTATCTATACAACAATAATAGATAGATTTTAATTTGTTTTTACGTAGTAATATATAATTCTATTTATATGGAGGTTTTAGCAGAATTTTTACTTACTGAAGCTGCTAGAAATGTAGCAGACAAAACTATTTTTAATGATGTGTTTGTAAATGATTTATTGAAATTGTTGCCTGATGCTCATTATGATGAAAAATACAAAATAAAATTTTATGAAAATTTGAAAAAAGAAAAATATATAATTCAAGAAGATTTTACAATTTTATCAAACAGTGGTGATAAATTTAATTATAAAGAAAAAACAGAAAAAGATTTAGAAAATTATTTGAAAAAGAAAATTAATAAAGATCCAAACACTGATGAAGATACAATTGAAAATATAATAAAATATTATAATAGAACAAAAGGAATTTTATATTGGGGTGGAAAAAATAAACATAAAAAAACAAAATCAAAACGTATATCAAAACGTATAAACAAAGATACGAAACCAAAATCTAAACATTTTATTGATAAAACAAAAAAAACATTATCGAAACAAATATAAAAATATCAACAAATATACTTATATATGTCAGTAACTGTATTAATTGTAGAAAAGTCAGGTAATATCAAGGAACAAAATATCAAATTTGATGAGAACGAACTATATAAAAAAGCAGGCCATTCATCACAAACCGGATTTAAATGTTACACTGAATGGAATATTGAAAACCTAAATGATAAATCATATAATATTTTTGTATACGGAAAAACAAATGGGCGTGCAAATAGCGAGAACAAATATGAATTTCCACCACCAATTGATAATACCTTATTTTTTGGTAATTGTGTTATTGTAAATAAACATAACAATATACCTGTGTCAATTACATCCGATGAATGGGATGATATATACGAATATTTGTATGGTGGATTTGAAGATTTGGGAGATGAAGATAGTGAAGAAGAGGAAGATGATGAAGAAGGAATACCATTAACAAAGCAAGGATATGCCAAGGATGGTTTTATTGTAGACGATGATGAAGATGAAGAAGAAGATGATGAATATGAAGACGAAGAAGATGATGAAATATCTATAAAAAAAACAAAAAGTAAATCAAAACTACCATTAAAAAAAATTACTACAAAAAAAACTTCTAAAAAAGGAGAAAAACCTGAAAATGTTTTCAAAATTGTTCAGGAACAAGAATCAAATTATTTAGATTGTACCAGTGAATTAGAAGAAGAAGAATATGTTTATACCACCGAATAATTCAAAAAATTGATTCATATAAAAATATTTTGTATGAATTACATAAAGCCTTTTTGATATATATCAATATGTACTCAATTAAAAATCCAGATACTTTCAGAGAAAACGTTCGCACTAAGTTACAACCAATGATCGATGATGATATGTTATGTATCAATACCGAAAAAGGTATTTATAACTATTCAATAAAAGAAGCAAATAATAGAAAAATCATAAAAAAATGGGATAATCCATATTTTACACAGATCTATATTGATCGATTACGTAGTATTTATTTGAATTTGAAAAATCCGGAATTATTGATACAATTGAAAAATGGTGATATAAAACCCCAAAATTTGGCATTTATGACACACCAAGAAATGAATACGGAACATTGGCGAAAATATATTGAAAGAAAAATAAAACGTGATTCTAGTAAATTCCAAAATAATTTACAGGCAACTACAGATATGTTTACTTGTAAAAAATGCAAAAGTAAGCGTTGTAGTCATTATGAATTACAGACCAGGTCAGCGGATGAACCTGCAACCATTTTTATTACATGTTTGGATTGTGGTAAGAATTGGAAGATGTAAATATCAATAAAAAATATATAGTTTTTTATTGATAATAATAATTATAATATTTCCAAATCACTGAATTTCCAATATTCCGACGCACCCGAAGGAATTGGACGCTGTATTATAAAAGGTATGGCTTTTGCTTCATATTCTTTCAATGCGATCAAATAGCCATCAATCATATTTGGTTCAATTTCAACCATTGGTTCTGCCCCAGAATCTATCTGTTTAGCTCGTTCACCAATTATACGTGCCTTTTCATATTTTGTAATAAACGGTAATGTTTTATGTAGTGGATCGATTATATTTCCATTATCGTCACGTACTATTCTTGATAATATTTCGATTTCATCATAATTATGTGCCTGTAATTCAGGATGAAATTCAGAAATAATTTTTTGTTTTATATCGGCGTCAAATTTTTGTAAATAATTTTCATCATCATCAGAATCATCATCTTCATCATCACTAAAGTTATTGAATTCACCGAACGGTCGGTTTGTATCTAGAATTTCATTTGTATCTTCAATAATATCACTACTTTCACTTTCTAAATCTTCATTCTCGTCATTATCGCTTTCAACATAGTCATCATCATCATCATTAAATATAACTTTTGTATTTTTTATATCTATAGGAATTTTTTGTTTTTCCGTTTCAGAATCAGTTTCACTAACAACGCTTTCGATATCATTAAACTCTTCGTCCATGTTTAGTATTATTGTAATAAAATAGAATGTGATATTTCTAAATCATTAAAAAACATTTTTATATTCAATTTTTTATTTTTATTCTTTTTCATTTGTTTTCCATGTAGTATCACAATCTGAACAAATATATAAATATTTCAAATTATCATCGTCATAACGTAAATAAATAATTTCAGGTGGTGTATCACTTTTATTAGTTTTACATTCAACGTTTGGACATTTCATATTATAAATACGTGGTAATGTAGGATCTAATTTGGTGTATTTATTAACAATATGGTTAAATTTTTGTTCTCCACGTTTGAATTGAGTATCTAACACACAAACCCCTTCTTCAGTAATAGTTTCATCACGATATTTACAGTGACGACAATAGTATGTTAATTTATTTGAATCATTAGCATCAATGCCAATATAGTACATATTATTACAATTCTTACAGAATTTCATTTTATATATATATTGATAGTTTTTTAATATATTTATAACGATTCAATTTTTTTAAAAAATAAAAAATTGAAAAATAAAAAGGTAATAAAAATATCACAAATATATATCCAAAGAGCAATGGAACATACCTCTTCCTGCGCTGTATTAACCCAATCTATTATACCAACTGTAAGCAGTTATCGTGATATAAATGACTTTTTATCAAAACATCAATTACAAAAGGGTTCAGATAAAGAAAAAACAAATACTAGAATAGGCGACCCCAACGGCGGAATATACGGTGGTAGTTATCATATTCCAGATTCTGAATATTCAACCTTCTTAAAATTATATTATCGTGATATCATCAAAACAAAAAAAAAGGAATATTTGACAGAAAAACATTTGGATGAGAAAGGTCCTATATTAGTAGATTTAGATTTTCGTCATGATTATGAAGTAGATGAACGTCAATATACAAAAGATCATATAGATGATTTGATTGGTGGATATTTAGCAGAAATTAAAAACATGTATGAACTTGACGAAGATACCAAATTTCCAATTTATATATTTGAAAAGCCCACTGTGAATCGTATAGAAAGTGAAAATAAAACAAAAGATGGAATTCATGCTATTATTGGAATTCAGGCAGACCATATTACGCAGCAACTCTTACGCCAAAAAATGTTGGTGCGAGCACAAGAAATGTGGTCTGATTTTCCAAAAACGAATACTTGGGAGGATGTATTTGATATAAGAATTAGTAAAGGAACTAGTAATTGGCAATTATATGGTTCTAGAAAACCAAATTATGATCGCTATAGTCTTACCCATGTATACGAAATAGAATACAATGAAAATAGTGAAGATCTAGATTGTCATGAAATTCCAATCAATACATTCAATATAGAAAAAGATTTTGAAAAATTATCTGCAAGATATTCGAAACATCTTTCATTGATTATGAAGAATGATTTCATAACAAGATACGAACAATTCAAAATGACAAACACAAATACTTTCAATAATACAAATCAAAATCAAAACAGACAAATAACAACAATACCTAATATTTTTCAAAATTTGATGTTAGATATATCTGCTATAGCGAGAATAACAAACAAAGACGAATTGACATATGCATTGAATCAGTTTTTAGATAGTGTAACAGATAATCATTTAGAATATGATTTGAAAGCAACATATGAAATCGTCAATATTTTACCATCGAGTTATTATGAAGATGGCAGTTATGATAAATGGATTCGTGTAGGATGGGCACTAAAAAATACAAATCCAAAATTATTGATAGTATGGATTGCATTTAGTGCAAAGGCAAAAAACTTTCAATATAGTAGCATTCGCGATTTATGTGATAAATGGAATGGTTTTGATATGAGAAAACAAGGAGGTTTAACAAAATTATCGCTAATCCATTGGGCAAAAACAGATGCTAAAGAAGAATACGAAATTGTTCGCCGTAAAACAATCGACTATTATGTAGAAAAAACCATAAAATCATCTTCTACTAAAAAAAATAGTGATAGAACTGGTTGTGGTGACTGGGATTTAGCAAATGTATTATATCAATTATATAAAGGTGAATATGTATGCGTAAGTATAAAAGCGAATATATGGTATCAATATAAAAATAATCGATGGGTTGAAATTGATTCTGGAACTACACTTCGTAAATCTATATCTGTTCAATTACGCGAATTATATAATCAAAAATCATTTGGATTTATGCGTACAATAACTACAGAAGACGGAGGTGAAGATGCACAATCAATTAATGAAACCGGTCAATCAACTAAACCAGAAGATAGTGCAACTGCTCGTTCTATTCGAATTTTGAATATATGTCAACGTTTATCCAGCACTAACGATAAAAAAAATATAATGACAGAAGCCAAGGAATTATTTTATGATGATTCGTTTTTGGAAAAATTAGATACCAATCCATATTTATTATGTTTCAAAAATGGCGTAATCGATTTCAAGGAAAAGATTTTTCGCAAAGGTCAACCTGAAGATAATATTTCATTATCAACCGGTATTGATTATATTCCATTAGATACAGTAAAACATAAACAAATAATAGACGAAATCGATGATTTTATGAATAAACTTTTCCCTGAAAAGGAATTATGTAGGTATATGTGGGAACATTTAGCATCAACCTTATGTGGAACAACTTCAAATCAGACATTTAATATGTATATTGGTATTGGGTCAAATGGTAAATCAGCATTAGTAGAATTGATGTCGAAAGTATTAGGTAATTATTATGGTATTGTTCCTACAACTTTGGTAACAGAGAAAAGAGGAAAGGTTGGTGGTTTAACCCCAGAAATTGTAGAATTGAAAGGTAAACGATATGCTGTTATGCAAGAACCCGAGAAATGTGATGTAATCAATGAAGGTATGATGAAACAATTAACAAGTGGTAAAGATCCCTTACAAGGTCGTGCACCATATATGCCTCAGACAATTTCATTTATCCCACAATTCAAATTAGTTGTTGCATGTAATGCTTTAATGGGTGTAAAAGCAAACGACCATGGTACATGGAGACGTATTCGCGCAGTACCTTTCAAAGCTCTTTTTACACCAGATCCAGTAGAAGATGATAAAGAAAAACCTTATCAATATAAATTAATTGAAAATATAGATCTAAAATTTGATGAATGGAAGGAAGTATTTGCATCCATGTTAGTGAATATAATGTTTGAAACAAATGGCGTAGTAAAGAACTGTGAAATTGTCATGGCAAAAAGTAATGAGTATAGACAAAGTCAAGATTATATATCAGAATTCGTTCGTGATACCATTGTACGAGATACAAATGGTCGCGTTAAGAAAATGGACTTAAATAATGAATTTTCAGCTTGGTATATGGCAAATTATGGTGGACGTGGTCCAAGTCCAAAGGACCTACATGAATATATGGATAAAGAATATGGCCGTCAACGAAATCAAATATGGTCTGGTGTAAAAATTAATTATAATCGTAATGATGATAATAATGATAACAACGATGATGATAATGATATTGATTCAGATGACTTAGTATAAATACAATAAAATATATATTTTTTATTGTATTCTAATAAACAAATAAGCAAAAATATAATTATTCATTTGTAGTAAGATCTGTAGTATTGTTTAAAACTACTTTATTACTGTAAGACAAATTATTATATACATTACCATACATAAATGAATATACGAACAACCATGTGTTATATATAATCATTTCTATAGTATAAACAATCAATGGAAATATAAATATAACAATAATTATAATTATTTTATAATATATAATCAATTCTGGCGTATCAAAAAATAATTTAAAAATAACTACAAAACCTAAAATATAATACAAATAAAATAATATATTACTAAAAATAGTTAGTTTATCTACATAATTTGAATAAAATTCAAATTTATCATTATGTCGTGTAAATTGATTATTGATATATTGTTGTCTTTCTAAAAGAATAGAATTTTGTTCAAAAATATATTTATATTTTTTGTAAAAACTATCTGAAGTGTTTTTTTCTTCTGCTTGTTTTTTTTTTTCTAAATCTTCAGTGTAATATGGTTTAGGATCGTAAATAGTTGCAGATCCACCCGATCCACTAGCACCAGTAGCACCACTTGAACCACCAGTCCCACTTGAACTACCAGTTCCACTAGTCCCACTTGAACCACCAGTTCCTCCAGTTCCACCAAAAATACCTGAGTCAACAGTATCTGAATAAGGACATTCAAAGTTTTCTATAGTTTTTGTTGGCGTATAACCAGTAGGTTCAATAGCGCTTATATTATTATTCAAAATGTTATTCATATTATCTTTACGAATAATTAAATCATTATATTTTCCAGTCAAATCTTTTACTTCTACAGTTTTAGTTCTTATTGTAGTGTCATAATATTTTTTAGTTTTATCAAAATTATGTTCGAGCCTTTTTTTGTCAACATTATATATTTTATTATTTGCTTTTTCTCTATTCAAATTATTTTCTAAATCAACCCGTATTTTAGTTAAAATTGCATTAATAGCTAATGCAGGTAAAAAAAAAGCCATCTAAGTATATTATCTAGAATAACACTATATTTTAATTTAATGAATATTTTCAATTGTAAATATAGAAAATGTGTATAAATATACAAAATATACAATATTAAAAAATAAGGTTTCTATCACATAAATAATATATGGGTATAGTAACATTATTAAACAAAAAATAATTTTTGATAAGAGAGAATAATTTGTTTTAAAAATAATTATAAACAAAAAAATAAGAAATAGAAAATAGAAAAGTATGAAAAATAAAGTATTAATGTTTTCAATTTCATTATATTGCTCTAATGAATATGTATATTTTTGATTATTTTTATCTATATCTTTAATTAATTCTAAATTATTTTTTTCGATTAAATTGTTCTCTGAATTTATTAAATTATAAATATTTTTTTTTGTATTTATATCAACTAATTTAAAATTCAAAGTATCTTTTTGTAATTCATCATTGTATTTAGATATTTCTGACATACGTAAATTAGTGGCAGCAGTATTTTCACTGATTTTTAAAAATTTATCATAATTCCTATCTATTTCACCAGTGTAATAATTTATATCTCGATTCAAACGTGTTACAATAGGTCGTTTTGTATTTTCTACGTATCTAATATTATTATTCAAATTATTTATATCAGATCTTAAATTAGAATTATCACTCTCATATCTAGAAAGATCTTTTTTAATAATGAAAATCCTAGTATTTTCACTAGCATCTTGTGCTTGCTTAGCTGCAAAATTTTTTACTGATGTGAAAACATTCCTTACTGTATTTTTTACTGACCTAAAAAAATCTCTTATTCCCATAATATAATTATTAAAATAGTTATATTATAGATATATATTTTTCAAATATATATTTAAATTTATTTTATGAATGTATATTCGTTTGTTTCAGTTGCATAATTTGATAATGCACCGCCACTATTATTCATAATGGTAAACCCATCTCTGATACATAAAGAATTACCAGAATCCCATTTTGTTCCTTCACTACAACATTTATCTCCTACACATCCTGTTATATTGATTGAACCCAATAAATCACCAGACCTTAATGCATTTTTTTGTTGTTCTTGTATTTGATTTGCAGATGCTGGTATATTAGGTGGTCCATAATTAAGTTTATTAAAATCCATATTATCTCTGTTAGAATAATCTAAATAAAAAAAATATAAAATAAATACTAATAGTACACCCAATATAAAATAAATTACATCAAATAAGGTTTCTGGAATAGTAGTTAAATATTTACTAGCTACATTAATAATAATGTATATTGTTAAAAAAATTACTATTATTACTACTACTCTAGTATAGTATAAATATCTTTGACGATAACTTTCATTTAATTGTACCATTCTTTTTTGTCCTTCTAAAGCTGAATCAACATTCGTTTTTTTTTGTTGAAGTCTATTTAATTCTGTATCTACTATTTCTTTTACATCAGTTTGATTAGTTATAACTGTAGATGTTGATCCATTAGAATCTTTAAAACTTTTATACAAAGTATCTAAATTATCAGATATTGTTTTTAATTTTGTTGTCATATCACTAGTATTTAAATCTCTTTTTTGTAAATCTAATAAATGATTTTTTTGTGCATAAAATGCACCTGATAGATCAAAAAATGATGTTGGCATTTATATATATATTTATATATATATATAATTTTACTATTGTTTTCCAAAATATACAGCACCTATTAATAAAGCAGCAATAGTTATTGTACCTAACATTAATAAATTATTTTGCTCTAAAATCAATATATTGATATCATCTTTCAATGCATCTTCTTTCTTTGGTTTTTTATTATTATAATTAAAAGTATTTCCGTTATAATCGTATATGTTTGTTGGATCATTAGATAATACATCCCTAATTCCAGTTTTATTATTGTTTCTTATTTTGAATATTGAATTACTTATATCATAATAATTATCATTGACTTTTTGTTGCATTTCAGAATAGTCTTTAGATATTTGTATCATTGGATTAATTTGGTTTTGAATAATACTATCTGGAATACTTGAATTACCTCCAGGATTTCCAGATTTATTTAATACTTTTTCAGATTCTTTATAATCGTGATTATCGAAATTCTCTTTACCTACTCCTGTTCCTTTAATATATCCCCAATCTTTTACATATAGTTTGATAGTTTCATCATTAAATCCATTATAACCAATATTATGTTCATCTGGTATAATAAATTGTTTATCTGTTAATAATTCATAATCTGAATACGATGTGTATTTATTTGTGTTTGTATTATTTAAATTGTATCTTGCATCAGTTTCTGTTAATTTTGGAACTTTATTTCTTACATATAATTTAGAATTTGTTACACTTTCATTTGGTTGTTTAGGTATGAGTTGATTAGGAAAATAATCGTCATCTTTTGTAATACAATACGTCAAATCATTTTTTGAATAAGTATAGTAATATTTACAATTAGTTTCTTGATTGCATTTATTTTGACAATCGTCTTGAGATAATTGTATAATATTATTTGAACCTGACAATAATGGATAATTATTATCATACATTGTATAACTGTTCGTTAAAACAGTATCATTCGATGATATCGGTAAAAGTTTTTTTTCATTTTCAATATTGTTAGCCATATATAAATTATTCATTTTAGGTTCACCTTCTATACGATATAAGTACATATTTTTTTTGCCAGTTTTATTATAATGTATACCATTTATGATACCATCACATAATGTAGAATCATTTGATGGTTGTTTCAATCCAATGGTTTTATTATATGGATCAGATACATAACAATTAAAAAACCCCTTTGAAGATAAATCCGGCGATACTTCATTCAAAGAATAATACATCAATTGCTTTTCAAATAAAGATCCATCAGGATTATATAATGAACATAACAAATATATACTATCTTCATTTTTGGGACTTGTTATCGATAATGCAAATTTATTATTTTGTGTTAATGCATCATTACCATATTGTATACGTATAGGATAATGTTTATTTGCAGTTAATTTCAACGAAATAGTATTAGAACCTTTGGTATTGATTGTGGCATTTATATTTTCATAATCGTTAATAGCTATATCACCTACCCATAATAAACTAACAGTATCTGTTGATAAAGTAAAATTCCAATTACCTGTCATATTCGGTTTAAAAAAACCATACCATTCGATTGAATAAGCAGTTGTAATAGTATTTATTTTATCATTGGTAGCATTTTGTAAATTATAAAATTTTACTGCTATATCATTATAATCGGTTTTTGAGTTCAAAAAATACTTAGAGTTAGCATTATAATTACCCTCAATTATTTTGAACGACAACCCGTTTTTTACACCATTATTTTTTATTATATCATCAATTTGTTTTTTTTCATCTGATTTTTGTTTACTATGTAAAATAGTGGCATTTAATTTACAACTATCATTAGTATGATAAACAGGTTGACTATTTTTTTGATAATTACTTATATCTTTCATAGTAATACTATTAGATGATTCTTGAGAGTAACATTTATTTAAATCATATATATTAGTAGTGGTAGGCATAAAATAAGTAAAACCATAGTCACTTGCAAATCTACTAATTTTATTATTTAATTCTGTCTTATTTTTTTTATAATCAGTATTATCATAAAAGTTTGACATTTATTATATAAATAATATATATAATAAAAATATCTATTTTAATAGTTTTTTATAATAAAACAATATTGATATTGCTAAAATGGATGTACAAATTATTTGTAAAATATCATTATAATTTGTATTATTGAGATATTCTGTTTCATTAAAATAATTATTATGTTTTTCTATTTCTAATGGATTAGATGTATTAAAGTTTGTGTAATTCATATTCGTAAATGCGTCTATATTCATTGATAAATATGGTGAAAAATTGAGCGCCCATTGGTTTATTCTAACGATACTATTTTTTGGTGGCATTTCCATAATTATCAACCTATAATAAGAATAAGAATAACTAGAATTTACATTGAATATTATTGGAGTTTGCAAAGTAGTATCTTTATATGTTTTAATATATTGTAAATCAATATATTCCCAATTCTGTTCATCGATTGAACCAACAACCATAAATTTTGTAGGAAATGTAAAAATTTTTTGTGATTTTTCTTTTATTGGAATAGGGGTTAATATACTATAGTTATTTAAATATAACTTCTCAGCATTTGGTATTTCTATTTGTATCCATTCGCCGTAAATTTTATTTTTTTTATTTGGTATATTACGAAATCCTACATCTGTTACAATTTTTGTTTTACCACCTTGGTAAGCAGAGTTATCAGTTATAGAATTTCTGTATGGATCAAATGAATATGTATTTACTTTACAATCGTCTGGAGAATAAAATGGTTTATTTTTAGTACCACATTGCCAATATTTGTTAGTCAATTTATTGAAAGCATTATATGGAGGATATATATCTGTATACGATGAAGCTTTGATAAAATATTCACCTGTATGTTTATAATCAAATTTATTATCTTTTATCTCTTCAGTAACTTGAATACTATTTGATATAAAGTTTTTATTTGGAATAGGAATAACTTTTATAATATCCATGTAATAACTAATATATTTTGAGAAATTTTATAATTCAGTAAAAATAAAATATAATAAAGAAGTTGCTAAAGCCGAAATTAATATACCTGAGTATATTGTAGAATCATATGAATATTTGAAATCAACAATTTTTGATTTTTCAGGATCATATAATTGTTTCAATTTCATATCTAAATCATTACGTAAATTAATAACATTATCATAGTCACTAACTATATTATTATGAATCGAATTATAATTTGTAGTTTGCGATATTGTTGTATGATTCATATTATCAATAATTGCATTAATAGCATCCATTTTACTAATCAATTCTTGAGAAGTAGGTTCACTTCCCGATACACAATCTTTTTTAACACTATCATCATTACAATGTATATATCTTTCATATTTTTTATTGAAATCGGCTAATTGATCAACCAATTCTTTCTCTTTATTCATGAGAGTTGTTATATTAGTCATATCAGTATTGGTTAAACCTTCAATGATTGGCATATTTATATAATAAGAAGAAATATAATCATTAATATTATTTTTATTTATTGTATTAAATCCTTCCACAGTACTATATAAATTTGATAAGTCAATAGACGTAACCGTAGTATTACTTGTATTACTTGTATTAGTAACTGGAGTAGAATTTGATATATTAGAAGTAGTAGTATCAGTAGCCGTTGTAGAATTATTATTAGAAGTAGTATTATCAGTAGCCGTTGTAGAATTATTATTAGAAGTAGAATATGTAGGACTTACATTGTTCTGTACAAGATCAAAAACTCTTTGTAATTTATTCAAATTATCATTTACATAGTAATAAAACCTTATATTTTCAGCAGTGTTTCTATTAGAATTAATAAAGCTTAAACTATTTTTATAGTAATTAATATTATTATTTATACTGATTGCGTCAATTTTAGTTTTATCAGGTGTATTCTGTATAGTATCAATGTCTTTTATTATACTTCTATTAATTTGTTCTAATGTATATTTAATTCTCTGGTCATTTGAAATCCTTATGAAACCTTCCATAATCAAACTCTATTTATATTATTATGATATAAATAGATTACTAAATTATCTATTTTTAAAAATAAACCAAAATAAGAAAACACATCCAATTCCTAAATTAATACTATTCATAAATAAAATATCATATTGTTCCTTTACGTTATAATATTTTTCATCTGAATTGGCATTTCCTTTATTTATATTCATTAATTTGTTTGCATAATTTTTATTTTTACATAGTTCTACATTGATACAATCAATACTATTATTTGGAAATTTATCTGGTTTACATTTATCATTATTCCAACTATCATCATATGGCTTCAATTCATTACACTTATCATCAGACGGCATATTTCCTAATGAAGCTGCATTTGAATAAAAAAAATCATTCGGATTATATCCAATCAATACAGTATTTGGTTTGTATCCAGTAGTTATTGTATTATCCATTTTTATATTATTATAAGATATTTTATACACAAAGTCGATAATAATCATAAAACATTGCTGTTACACTTTCACGATTAAACATACAAACTTGTCCTGGTCTTACAGACATTGCTAATGCTTGAGGATCAAATCTTGATATTTCAGGTAACTGTTTCAATTCCTTGATATTATATTTTTTTTTCATTTCTTCAATTTCATTTTCGTCTAAAATAAACCCAGATGGAACTAATTTATGTTTTAAAATATTGAATTGTAAACGTTTAATATTATGAATTATTACAAAATAACCTTCATTATCGTATAAATATCTGAGTTTAGTCAAAATAGTGTCATTTGGTTCATCTTCTATTATTATGATAAGAGTATCGTTTTTCGTTAATACATTTTCAATAACAAAAAGATCTTCAATTATTTCGTCTAAAACTGTTGGCCTTATTTGTTTTGCATTCAAATAATATTTTATATATGCCTTTTTTTGATTTTTTTCGTTTGTTATTAGCATATCCAATTGATTATTAGAAACCATAGCATCGATTTCATTGATACTAAATCCTTCATATTCTTTTGTATTATAAAATTGATCCTCTAATAATTCAAGAATAGTATTTCTGGATTTGAAAATACTTAGAATTCGGTTATTGGATGACATTATATATTTATAAATCGATTTTAGTTTTATATTTTTTGTTTTATTAATTTCAATTTTTTGTATTTGTGGTTTTTACATATTTTTCAACCAACACATTAGATGCCATTCATTTCAAAAAATCAAAACCAACTCAAGAAAGATTCATCAACTAAAGAATGTTTTATTTTAGAAGAATTCAAAATGAAAACAAAAAGAATAGTACCAAAAAATCCAATGAAAAATTCTGTAATATCAACAATTAAATTTTTATCATTAAAGTCAATCAATTGGTAGATAACAAAAATAGGTATAATAATCAAAAATCGAATAGACAAAATACCAAAAAAAACATGCCAAAATGAATTCCATCCATCTGTGAACAGTGCTCTCGGTTTCATATACAATTTATATACATTTTATTGATAGTAAGAAGGAAAATCGAATTTTTTTATTTTGTATCAATATATTAAGTAGATCAATGTCGAAAAGCTCTAAAAACCAACTTTATAATGAACCAAAAACAATTATTCAAAAGCTCATAGATAGAAAAAGAGAAGAACTATTAGTAAATATAGCTGCCGATATTTCTGGTAATAAAGCGATCGATTTATCAAATAATATACAACCTTTGATTGAACCATTGATAGAAAATACAATAATTACAACTACAACAAATGAACATTTATTAATACAAAAATTGGATTTATTAAAAAAAATTCGAAAAAATTGTATTCAATTGAATTTATATCATAATAGTCGTTATCACTATTATCGTATCCTTTTGTTTACAATATTTCGAATTCCGCTAATATTTTTGAGCGGCCTCAATTCATTTTTCGCAGTTGGCATGCAAGCATATATAACACAATCTAGTATTTCATTAATCAATGCTCTTTTGTCCTTGTTTTGTGGTGTGTTAACAGGGATTGAAATATTATTGAATTTACAAAAACGTATGGAAACCGAATTGGATTCTTACAAGAAATATTATAAATTAAGTGTTGAAATATACAAAGAAATACAAGTATACGAAAAAGAAAAAGATGTGGATATGGAAAGTATAGACAAAATTTTGAATCGCATATATAACGAATATCAATCCAATGTTTTATCAGGAAATGCCATTACTATTTATAATCGTATTTATACCGATGAATTTGAAGATTTAGAAGAAAATAATGAATATAAACACACAAACAATTTGATTACAAATTTGTATTACGCAATTAATCACCCATGTTCTATATGTGGAGTATCTACTTCTAGAAATATGTGCTTGAGTTTGCGTGATTGTTTATGTTGTAGATCCCATAATTCGAATGGTAACGTACTAACAAATTCATCATAATATTTAGTACATAATATTTGATAGACTAGTTGAAAAAAATAATATGATTAATATATATATAATGTCAAAATCATATACTAAAACTAGATTAAAACCGTCAAACAATAATAATACAAGAAAAAAAACTCTACATTTAAGAACAAATGCAATATTAAATATTATTGAAAAAATTCTTGGTTTGAATAAAAATAAAGTTGCAATACAAGAAGATCCACCAACTAAAAACCAATCACCTAAAACCACAACATCTAAAAACCAATCACCTAAAACCACAACAGTTGAAAACCAATCACCTAAAACCACAACATCTAAAAACCAATCACCTAAAAACCAATCACCTAAAACCACAACATCTAAAAACCAATCACCTAAAACCACAACAGTTGAAAACCAATCACCTAAAACCACAACATCTAAAAACCAATCACCTAAAACCACAACAGGTGAAAACCAATCACCTAAAACCACAACAGGTGAAAACCAATCACCTAAAACCACTACATCTAAAAACCAATCACCTAAAACCACAACACTCAATAACACAAGATCTAAAACAAATTCAAAACCACCACCACCACCACCACCTTCTTTTTTTATGGGAGGTAGTACAAAAAGAAATAAAACAATAAAACGCAAGTAGTTTTTTGAATTTATATATAAATAAATTCAAAAATAAATATTTTATAAGATTTATACCTTTTTGATAACCAATTTATCGAAATCTATTTTAGCAGGTTCATTTATGTCTTTTTTTATTTGAATCGGAGCTTTCTCCATTATGTTGTTTATTGTATTTGATGGATTTATTAATCCTGTTGTATTGAATTGTTCTCCTATTTGTGGTATTAAATCCGCATTTTGAATGGGATCTGCTGAAAAATCACTTGAACCATTCAATATTTTGAAGACAGGTGCAAAATGAATTGCTGGGTTACTGAGTTGTGGAACATTCATCATATTTGGTAGAGCTCCACCTGTCATATTATATTGTTCTCCTTGATAACCAGTAATAGACTGTATTGGTTGTTCTAACCGTGAAGATGAATAATCATTGGATCTGTATATTTGCATAGCATTGACAATTTCTTGTGTTTCTCTAGTATCGGTGCTATTAATAGGATTAGTAACAATGGTAATGAATTTATCACCAATATTTTTTATTTTCCAAAGTCTAGGAGGTAATAGATTACCCATTTGATCTAACAAAGGTGGGTCTTCACGATAATATACATCCTCACCGATAGAATATTCATTTGCTTGTTGTGACAAGTTCTCGAAACTATCTGGGGGAGGAAAATCAGGAGTTGTCGGTGGTGGGAAATCAGGACTTCTAGGATTGAATGCCGGCGACTCAGATACAAATGGGTTATATGGCGGTGACGCAGATGAATTTCTAATCATTCCCATTAATTCATCTTCGTTTGGTTGATATGCCGGTGACGTATCTGGATAATCAGGTGATGCTTGATATGTAAGTGCTATTGGTTGCTCAGGTGATTCTTGATATGCAGGTGCTATTGGTTGTTCTGGCGTTTTGATGTCCAATTTAGTATTCATTAAACCTCTTTTAATTTGATTTACAATATTTTGTGGAGTAATATCATTATCATGTAATAAGACATTGATATTTTTAGAAAATGTCAGGTTCTCCAATTGTTCAATATTATCTTCTGTAATTATTCTCATTTGTATGTTACATGTATTCAATTCTTGTAACAATAACTTAAATGAATAAGGCACATTTACCACACTAAAATTACGTCCAAATTTAGTTACTTTTTCAATATTCATATCTTTACCATCCAAGGAAGATACAAATTTGACAGGTCCATCTGCCATAGGACTCATAAACAGATTTTTGGATGGATTATAAATAGCTAACATACCAGTATTATTACATACAGCGATTTGATAACTATCACCTCTTTCCATCATAGATTCTCTCAAAAAATCGGCGATTCCATGTGAAATAACTGCATCACGTTCCATTTCACCTATACGAAGACCACCATCATTTGCACGTCCACTTACAGGTTGTTTTGTAAGTGCTGTTCTTGGACCTAACGCACGATAATTGATCTTATCTTTTACCATATGCTTCAAACGCATATAATAATTTGGTCCAATAAATATCTCAGCATCAATTTGTTCTCCACTCATTCCATTATATAATATTTCATTACCACTCGAATGATACCCCTCTTTTACTAACATTTCGCCAAACACACCTATTTTAGATCCATTATTAATAAATGCAGTACAGTCACCAAAACCACCATATACAGCCGCTGCTTTACCAGTAATAGTTTCTACTAATTGACCTATTGTCATACGTGTTGGTATGGCATGTGGATTGATAATAATATCTGGTCTTAGTCCATCTTTTGTAAATGGCATGTCACATTCTGGAATAACGAGTCCTACAGTCCCTTTTTGCCCATTTCTCGAAGCCATTTTATCTCCAATATTAGGTTCTCGTACTTCACGAATACGAATCTTTGCAATACGTCCTCCTTCATCGCCATCCGTAATAAATGATTTGTCAACTACACCTAATTGTCCCTTCTTGGGGGTTTTCGACATATCTATTTTCATAGTTTGGTTCTCCGAACTATTTATGGTCAACCCAATCAAAACCGTTTTATCATTTACTTCCGTATTTTCCTTGATAAGACCATATTTGTCTAATTTACTGTAATCATAACCAGATTTTGTTCCTACTATATTTGTGGAGTTCTCTATATTCGTGAAGGTTTTTTGTGTAAAGACATCACCACCCTTGCTTTTTTCTTCATGACTCTCATAAGTTGTATAGTATGTTGTTCTAAACATACCACGTTTCAATGCGCCTTCATTGATCAATACTGCATCTTCTACATTATAACCTGTATAGCACATAATTGCTACGATCGCATTTTCACCATAAGGATTACCTTCATGATTGATATATTCCAAATAACGTGTTTTAACAAGCGGGGTCTGACTCGACTGTAAAACAACAGCGGTTTTATCCATACGAACCTGATGGTTTGTATGATAAATAGAACAAGCCTGTTTACTTTGTCCACATGAAAATGAATTACGTGTTGCTGGATTGTTTTCTGGAAAACTTATCAGGTTACACATCATTCCAAAAATGAGTGATTCATGAATTTCTAAATGAGTATGTCGTGAATCTTTCGTTTTTAATTCATTGGCATTCAATGCTATGAGCGCATCCTCAGTTTCATTTGTATCGACAAAGTCTAATATAGCTTTTTCTTCTAAGAATTTTCTCAAACGAGCAGGATTCGATTCTGAATCCATGTTTTCATACAATTCCGGTAACTCATACATTTTGTAACTATTAGTATTAAAATTTGGATCTTTCTTTTTGTTGAATCCTGATACCAATTGATCCCATGTAAATTCATCATCCTCCAAATGTTTTTTAATGTTCTCTTTTTCAAATGACATTTTACCAGTATCAACGTCGCGATAAAAAATAGGTCTACAAATACGTCCTGCATCTGTGTAAATAAAAACAGTGTTTTGTTTGATATCGAAAGTTATACTAGTATAAATAGGTATAATTCCATTACGACGATATATTTTCACCTTTTCTACAATTTCGATAGGCTCGGTAATAGAACCTGCCCAAAGACCATTTACAATGACTTTTGTCATATTGGATAACACTTCAGGACTACATTCTTCTAATAACTTCATACGAGCTTTTTCACGTAACCAATGTATAATAGGTTCTCTAGAATAACCTTGTGTAACATATGCCGAAATAGCGAGATTTTTATGTAATCCAATATTTCCACCATCAGGTGTATCAATAGGATCAAATAATCCCCACTGTGTACTATGAAGAACTCTAGGACCTACTAATTTTACACTTGCATCTAGTGGTAAATTTGTTTTACGTAGATGACTCAGTGCTGAATTAAAAGAAAGGCGATTCAAATCTTGGATGATGCCAATACGCTTTGTATGAGCAGTAGCACCCCAATTACCCTTGAATGCTTTTTTAAATCCCATCTCTACGGTACGTTCCATAAATATCTCTTTATAATTTTGCTGAATAAGTCCCTTCAAGTTGTTCTCATAGATGTTTTGATTATAATAGAGTTTTTCTTCAAAACCTAATTCGATTTGGCGTTGTTGTAATGTATAGTATTCACGGAATAGATCATACATAAGAGAGCCCACTAATTCAATACGTTTGAATTTGAAATTATCACGGTCAGTAGCTGGTTCAATACCAGTATAAACAGATAACAATCTGAAAACTATGTATCCTAAATAATATGCTTTTTGTATAAAATTTACTTCACCAACATGGGGTAAGAAATAATCACTCAGAATATACAAAGCTTGTGATACTGTTTTACCCTTGGTAAGGGTAGCAATGTATTTGAGAGCATTCAATTGGTTCATTATACCACCTGCATCATGAACCGATGGAATAAATAGATCAACCATATTTTCATGTTTTTCTAGGTCGAGAAGACACATCGTGATGATTTGTTTATCCGAAATAATGCCAAGGGCACGAAAAACAATAAATAGAGGAACAGGTTTTCGGACATTAGGAATATTGACAACGATATTTTTATAAGTATAAGACGGTGTTGGCGCCATGATTTTCACTGAAAGAGTACGGATAGGTTTCGAGACGTTTTCACTGACAGATCGTATTTCAGCTGAATATAAATATTTATCATCATTGGATTCTTTGATATAAAGCATATTATCACCGAATTTCTCTTGAGATACAACGGTTTTCTCTTTACCGTCAATAATGAAATACCCCCCTATGTCATTAGAACATTCACCCATTGTATGACGTATTTCTCGTGGTAATCCAGATAAAACACAGTAATTGGATTGAATCATAATAGGAAATTTTCCTAAAAATATTTTTTCGAGAACCATGGTTTCTTTTTGTGTATTTGGTGTAATCATGGATTTAGCAGTAGCTTCGCGGAAAATAGCGGTTTCAGCGGGCGTCATATTGACAGGTATACGTTTCTTGCGACCTTTGCGCTTTGGTACATCAGTTGCACCCCCTTCTTGTTCAAGTTCACCACCAGTAATAATTTCATCAGATTCATCAATATCATCTATACCAATAATATTCGGCATTTCTCCATCTTCTAAAATAGTTATAAATTCAATTTCAATATCATAATGAACAGTCATGCCATATGACATGTTACGAAGACGCGCTTCGTTTGGAAACATAAAATGTGAATTATCTTTGTCATCATAAATAACTGGTTTACCAAAATAGATCTTACTACCATCTTTTCCACCAAAGTACATTATGCATTGAGATCGATATTCGTTTAGATTTTTATCAAAACGACTCGAAATTGTAATAGGGTTTTTTTCTTTGAAAATTTGGAAAATACCATTTTTGAAGAAATCATTATAGGATTCGACATGATGTGTTACTAAAGCTTGTGGATTATCTTCAAAATATTTATTTATTATTTTCCATACTGTAGAACTATCCATTGATATAAATATAAATATATATTATGTTTATATTGTATTATGGATTTTTATTGTGAATAATACTAAATTTGTATTTTAGTATTATAATATTTGTAATTAGAAATAACTATTTATATTATAAGAACTATGCTTTTCAATTTATTATATTTATTTTCATATTGTATTATTGATGATTTATTGAAATGGTTTTATTTATCTAATTTTGATCTAATAACTATTGATACATATCATATAAACATTCAAACTAACGCAAATTTTTATTACACATTAACAACGATAAACCGATTTATACTTTCAATATATACTTTTTATATTTTTTATTATTTATTTGTTAGCAAAATGAAAAATATAGACTCACTTATTTTAGCTTTTATTTATTTCAAATATACTTTAAGTATGTTTTTTAGTAATAATATTTCACTTTTTGAATATGAATATAGTCGTGCAGTTATGTGGGTATTTGCTACACCAATAATGTTGAAAATGTATTGTGAAACAAATTATTTAAAATTAAAAGATATTCGTTTTAATTACCATTATGTTCCGTGTGTTTTGAATGTTATTATATATCCATTCAAGAATAATTTGGCTATTTATTATACTTATACAGGTTTATCATTAGTTCCGATATATTTATTTATGAAAAGATTAGTATCTTTAGAAAAAGCAAAATTTACAAAAATTTATTGTTGTATATGGTTGATGTTTGTATTATTACATTTGGTAGAAATTACAAAATTAATGAATATTTATGATGTAAATACATTATTTTTGACAGCAGATATGATAGGAAAGGTTACAACGAATTTTGTTGTACATGATAATAGAGAATATGATTATAATATAACACATCTTACTGATTTACAATGTATAAATTTTATTACATATATGTTACATAAAATCAAACAATATGAAAAAAATAATGTGAAGAAAACTATAGAATGTACAAGCATGATAAAATATATAATAAATAAATTAAATGATTTTATACCTGAAAATAAAGAGGAATTACAAATAGAATTATTGAAAAAAATACTGCCGTTTGGATTAGAAAAAGATTATATTAATAATGCGAATGAGAATGCGAATGCGAATGCGAATGAGAATGAGAATGCTAATAAACATTATGATATGATTTGTATTTTATTTACTGATATTGTTAATTATACAGAATTAGCAAAAAAATATGATGATAAAATTATATTTCAATTACTGAACAATGTATATATAAAATTTGATAGTATTATAAAAAAATATTCATATTTACAAAAGATTGAAACCATTGGTGATGCATATATGGTAGTAGGGGATATTTATAGACGAGAAAATAATCATAAATTAGTTATAGAGGAGATTATTTTATTATCTTTTGATTTTTTGAATGAAATAAAAACGATAAAAACACCTGATAATAATGTGTTGTCTATTCGAATAGGAATAAATATGGGAAATGTAAGTATTGGAATATTAGGAACAGAAATACCAAGATTATGTGTGGTAGGTAATGCTGTTAATGTTGCAGCAAGATTACAAAGCACTGCTGATCTAAATACTATTCAAATGAGTACACATATTTATGAAAAGCTAACAGAAATTGATTTTGATAGACCTTTGCATATTAAAAAAAAGGATAATGTGTTTTTGAAAAATATTGGGTCGGTTACAACATATAATATCACTCATCCTTAGTCATTTCTATAAGCATTTTTTTATAATAAATAATAACGCTTTTTTTATCTTCATCTTCTAATTTACCAATAAGAAGTATAAAAAGTATAAATGCGTTTTCGAAATCCTTGTTTAATATATAATTATCAATACAATTTATATTTTGTAAAAATTCTTCTTGGTCCATATTGATATATATAATGATTATTTATATTTTTTATCTTTGATAATTTCTTGATATTCTTTGAAATTATCTAATAAAAATTTTAACTCAGGATCAACAGTCATATCTGATGCTCGGTTTCCATCCGTGTTTTTTACTCTAGGATCCGCACCTAATTTCAATAAAATTATAGCAGCCTCTTTCCTATCCCAACGTCCACATTTATGTAATGCTGTCTCCTTACTATTTGTTTTGCCATTTATATTGGCACCTGCTTTTATTAATATATCCATCATTTTTAGGTCACCCCAACGTGCAGCATAATGGAGTGGTAACCATCCATCACGTTCTTCAATGTATTCTATATTCGCGCCCATACTTATCCATTTTTTTACTCCAATGATATTACCAAAATAACAGGCATTCAATAATTCTTGATCTATTTTTTTTGGTTTTTGTTTGTATTTTATGTTTTGCCATAATTTACTTTCCATTTATCGAGTATATATGTACTATTAATAAAAAATTATATAAAAAAATATATAAAAAAATATTTATATATATTTTTGTATAAACAAATGCCGATAACTAGAAGTAAGATACGAAATTCAATAATCGCTTCTAAAATAGATATAGACTATAATGATATTGATAAAACATGTAAACTTATTACTAAACAATTATCACAGTCACATTTATTGCCTGTAATAAATACCACAGTATACCATATGGAATCTCTTTATCGTGATAATACGAATGATAAATATTATTTTTCTAAACAAAATAATAAAAACAATTGATCCAAAAATATTATAAACCCGATTTATATTATTTAGAATAATATCTATAAATATACTATAATGGCTGGTTTAGTCGATAATCTATTTGGACCTCTACCTCCTGAATATTGTCTTTATTTTTACTTTCTATCCATTTTTGGATTTATTCTTCTAGTTCTTTTTGTAGTTCCTGCTCTTTTTTATGGACTTACAAAGAGAAAGGGACTTGATTACTATATTTCAATAATCGGTTTATCTTTAGGATACTTTGTATTCTATTTCCAAAACCGTTTATTACATTCTATGTGTGTTGCAAAATAAACGCGGAAAACTATAAAAAACGGATTTTTAACATATAATATAAAACCAAAATGGATATTTTATATTATAGTAATTATTGTAAACATTGTCAAAGGTTAGTAAACACTTTAGTAAAAGGGAATCTTTCTAATAAAATCAGTTTTATTTGTATAGATAAACGTGTACGTGATCCTAAAAATAATCAACAATATATTGTTTTAGAGAATGGTTCAAAAGTAGTAATGCCTCCTAATATTCATAGTGTACCTGCCCTTTTATTGATCAAACAGAATTATAGATTGTTAATGGGTGATGAAATAATGCAACATTTACATCCACAAATAAAACAATTGAACGAGGTTGCCACAAATTATAATGGAGAACCGATTAGTTATACTTTAGGTGGATCAAGTGGAGGGTCAAATATTATGTCAGAACAATATACTTTTTATAATATGACCCCGGATGAATTGAGTGCAAAAGGAAAGGGCACAAATAGACAAATGTACAATTATGTATCTGCAAGTGATGATATCAAATTGATCAATACACCACCTGATAATTATCGCCCGGATAAACTATCTAATAATGTAACAATAGAAAGTTTACAACAACAACGATTGAATGAAATAGAAACAAATAAAGGAGTTGGATTTATATGATTAGTCTAATAAACAAATATAAAATAATATAAACATTTATAGTTATTTTATCAATAATGAATTCATCTTTAGATAAATCTACTACATTAAGAGCATTTAATAAACATTTTTTTGATTTTTTAGATGATATTATAAGTATTTATCCAGATAGTAAAGAATTGATGAATGCGAGAACATCATTTGATGTTATAAAACGAGCTAATCCAACAGCAATTGCAAAGGCATGGAATAAACATGTTTATTCAAAATACAAAGATGTTATTGATAATGGTGATATCACATTCTTTTTCGAGAAAGATTATAGTAAAGATTTAGAAAAATTATCAAATGCGGAAAAAATTATGAACACAATAAATAATATTCGAGAACCTATTAGCCAAATGAATCATGCAAACAAAGGCCATTGTGCGAAATATATTCAAAATTTGAGTAAATTATCGAGTATTTATGTTGATTTATAAATTACGCTTATCGGAACTCAATATAAACAAAAGTTCTCGCGGATCTATGTTATCAAAATATTTGAGAACCGTTTTTCTATATATTTTTTGTATTTTTTTGTTGATTTTTTTATTTGAAAGACTCGGTAAGTAGATTTCATGATGTATTTTATAAATATGTGTAAAAAATATTGGTTCTATATCACTAATATTAGTAGTCTTGTAAATATAACAATTACAATATAATTCATGTATTGTTGATACAAAATATTCATAGTCATCTTGAATATCAAAAAAAGCTTTTTTATGTTTTGGAAACATTTTAATATATTCTTTTATTTTACCTATTCGCCTAATACAAAAATATTGATATTGAATTGATGAATCAATATGAATAGTTTTTTTTAATAATTCTTTATAAAAAGATGATATTCTACAATGTTCTCCGGTGCGAATATTTGTGATAATATAATCAATTCCATAATCTGTTTTTATGATCGATTCATACTTATTAGTATAATATTGTTTAGGGAATTCTATTATACCATTTATATCATGTAAAAACGACCATTTTTCATATATAGTAGATGGTATATATTTAACTTCGTTTTCATTATTGTTTATTGAATATACCGCTATCAAATAACAGTGTGGTCTTTTTAAAGGTTTACTAATTATATTGCTCGGGTGTTGTAATATGAATGTATATGAAAATTTTTTGGGAAATAATTTCATTATTTTCAAGTCATTCAATGTATCATCTTTACTTGCACATAAAGCATCTAGAAACATATCATAAAAAGTTTCATTTTTGGTAGTGGGCTTAATAAATCCATAATTACCACCTATAGCACCTTTCGTTGCAATTTTCCACTTATCAATACGATCATCATAAAATAAATTTATCATAACTCCTTCAATATGTTCTTTTATTACGATTTCATGATTGATTATAGGGTATCTATCAAAAAATACATAGGAAGGTATTGTTTTAACTGGACTGAAACTGAGTATTTTTTTTTCTGGATTAGAAAATACAACAGAACGGTACATACCATTTTTAGTATCATCGAAACATATAAATGCTTTATCATATTGTAAAATGAAATAATTAGCATAAGTTTTTTTAATATTTTTTTTAATTATTTTATTTGAACATGAATCTAAGTCTACTTTGTATGTTACTGGATTCATTACTTCATTCATATACTATTAATAGTATATTTTTTATGTAGTTATAATATTATATTGAGAACAAATATAATTTAGATAGATTATATATATTTTTAATATATATAATATGGAAACAACTAATTTGGATAAAGACAATAATAATAATGAAATAATAAATGTTATTGATAACATTCAACAAGATGATGATAATATTAGTGAAACTGATGACGTTATTGATGGTGTTGAACCAGTTACAAAATCAAGTCTTAATAAAAAAGAGATTACATTAGAATTAGGTGATATTATTGAAATAATTGCACCACCAAACGAAACTCTTCATGAAAATACATTTTTAATTGATTATATTGATTCAGACAAAATGGTATTGATCGATACAGCTAATGATATTGACAATGATAAAAAAATACAATTGAATTTTGATTCTGATGGAAAATTTACAGATGAATCTATAATTCAGATCGTATTATTAGATCGTTCTGAAGAAAAAGGATATGCTAGACAGAATAATTTATTAGTAGGTACATGGATTGATATAGAGTTCGGTGGAGAAATACCACGTATAATTAGCGGTGAAATAACGAATTTAGAAGAAGATATGATAGAAATTATAAATTACCCTGAATTAATTACTTTTTATATTGATTTTGCTTATCAGGGTATTCCACATGATATTCCTATTGAAAAAATTAATATTCGAAAGAAACCTGCATCACTTTCAAAAGTTGGATCCTTGGCTATTCTGCAAGCACAATTAGAAGAGGGTGAAATGTTCGAGGAAACCCCAAGTAGTGAATTAGCATCTGTTGAATTTACGGAAATAGGTGAATCCATAATAAATATACCAGAGGGTGCAAAACCAGATGCAAATATTCGCGAAGTTTTAAAAGAAATGTATATTGATGCAAATGCTATTATATTTGGTGAAAAATTAGAAAAGATTACACAAATTGTAGAAGTGCCAGAAAGTGAACAACGATATGGTATTGATGCACAGGTAAATGATATGATGGACGAATTATTATCCACTATTCCAAATAGTCAGCGTAACAAAATGGTTCTCGATAACATACATAATTTGATTGAACGATTTAAAGAACTTCGAGAACGGTTTTCATTGTTTGATACTAATCAAAATGCATATGATATCAAAACCATGGGTGCATATTATAAACCACTTGTAAATCATTTGTTGAAAATGGACAAAAAATTACAATGGTTAGTTCCAGTTGTTTCTACACGTCGTAAAATATACAACATAAAAGCCGCATTAGAAACATCCGATATTTCTATTATTGAAAAACAGGGCAGCGAATTACGTGATTTGGAATCTATTCTTTCTAAAAAAAACGACGCTTATCATTACAATGATATTTATAATCGTATACAAGATATCATGAACCCTATTGAAATTCCAGAAAATGAAATGGCCTGTTTGGATACTATGAATGTTATGTCAAATATCGAATCCATTATTGATAATTTGGAAGATTTCAAAAGTAGTGTGGTTATCAATGATGACGTAAAACAACGTAAATTTATAATTCAGCGTTATAATATGGGTCTCAATAAATTATCACAAGAAATATCGAAAACTGGTAAAAAATCCTTTAAAGCTGTTGAAATGACACCGAGTGATAAAATTTGTGTAAAATCATTTTTAATGATGCCTGAACCCGTATTTCGATTTTCTAATATAGAGCTCCCTACTACAAATATTTTGGAAAAGGCTTCGCTACATCAAAGTGTTTTTCTACTGTTTCGCCTTTTAAGACAAAATACAGATATTATACCCCATGTAATCGAAGATCTTTCGAAAGAATTTGATTATGAGCGTATGGAAAAAGAGGATAAGATCAACTTTTTAGAAGGAATTCAAGAATTTGTATTGAACAAAGATGTTTATGTTGATGATAAATATAATAAGTTCTTAGAAACCATTATTCCAAAAACCCGATTTTTGATTCGACTTGTAACTAAGTACATAAAAGACAAAGTCAGTTTTGTCAGTATTGTCAAACAGTTAGAACCATTTATGATTTATCCATCGGACATAAGTTATAAACAATATGTTGATATTAACCGTACAGTTCGAGAAGTTATTTCAGAAATTAAGAAAAAATACGAAAAACGTTATAATGAATTTGCATTGATGCGAAATACAAAATATGATGTTTCACCAAAACTAAATACTATTTTACGTTTGTTAAGTGAAAAGAAAGAATTTGCCGATGCATTTTTTCAAACATATAGTTTTTTATCAAAAGATAAAATGGATACTAAACTAACGCCTCAAGAAATATTACGTCGTATGTATGATATGGATAATATCAATTTGTATACAAATGTATTGACGTCGATTATGCTTACATTGATGACCCCAAATAATTTGATGGATGCGCTATCCAGGCCTAATATAGATGATCTTACTGATAATGAAAAAATCAAACCAACCGATTGCACACGTCGATATTTGGCGAAAAAATATACTTCTATAAAGGCCTTACAGAGTGACAATAATGCCGAAGAAATATATTATGACAAGGAATTTGATGATACACCTTATAGTATATTAAAAAAATATGAAAAACAGCAAAAGGAAATGTTACCAGAATATTTTTATGACTATTTGGTCGAAAATTTGGTTGAAAAACATGATTGTCCTAGGGAAATTGCCAAATCGTTGGCAACCACTTTGATTGCAAAGAAAAAACTCATTAGGGATGGCGACTATGCCATATTGGAAATAAAACCAACCCTACCTAAGGATATGGATGAATCTAAATTAGACGAAAAAGAAAAGGAAGCCATCGAATCCGAAGCAGACATTCGTAAAAAAGTAAGCTATTACCGTAGACTGAAAGACGTATGGGTAGCAGATAATGAAATAAATCAAGATGCATTTTTAGATACGAATACATTGTTTTGTAATATTAGTACAAATTGTTTCAAAAACCAGAAAAACAATGTATGTGAAACTACTGATAACGCTAGTACTCGTTTCAAAGAGACCACAAAAAAAAATATGTTACAAGAATTTGATAAGCGATATGAAATCACCATTGACGAACTAGAAAAAGAATTAGAAAAAAATATAGAATATCATCTGAAAATGTTGAAAAAAATGGAAATATTAAAAGAGATACAGCTCCATAAATCAAACAATCTGGCATATGAATTGGGTAAAATGTCGACTTCAAATGATGATTTGATCTATTCGCCGTATCTAAGACTTCGTGATATGATATTGGGACAAGATGATTTCCCGAAAATACAAAATGATATTTGTAGATTCGTAGATAAATTTTGTCGTAAACCTATGGTAGAGCAATTAAACGAAGATGCTCATTGGTTCTATTGTAAAGAAACAAATACAAAATTATTTCCTATTAGTATTCATGAATTGGCAGAGACTTTTGTTTCTGGTGGTGATTATAGACATAAACAAGACGAACTCACACATTTGGTTGGAATTATAAGTGATGATGGTGATTCTATCGTAGATAAACATAGTGGATTTGTTATTCGTAAAATCGATTTCAGTGCCGAAGAGGGGTTTGATGAGGCGGGATTTCGTATTACTACACATGATATTTTAGAAAAAGACCTAGGTACAGTTGTCATGGAAGCACTAGGAAAGAAGCAAAAACCAGTATTTGAAAGTGAGACCACTGAAACCATTTATAATATAATCAGTGCTATTTGTAAAAATATTGATGTTCCCATTGACAATATTATTGAATTTACATTGAGTCATTCAAATATCATCATTGAAAAAAAAATATATAGCGAAGAAGTATATCAAAAAAAATCGGAACAGCAATTCAAAGATACAGGTAAATATTTCAAAATCACCTATAAAGATTATCGAAATGAAACAATGATTTTTATTGTTAGTAGCATTTTATTGATAGCTATACAAACCGCTATACCTTCTTTCAAAATAAAACGCACATTTCCTAATTGTGTTCGTTCTTTCAGTGGATATCCTATGTCTGGAATAGAAGATATTACTGGTATTCAATATTTGGCATGTGTTTTGAGTAAAATGTATTCATCATATGAACCATGGTCATCAATTAGTAAATATAAAAAAAAAGTCGAATCTTTGACAAATAAAATTACGAGAGTTTTACAAGCAGATATCATGACACGCCCTGAAATGGACGAGCTCTATGTTAAAAAACGCGAGTATATTTTATTGAATCCTGAGATGATAGCACCCGATGAACATAGTATTTCAAAATGGAAACAGTTTTTACCACCTATTGTATCTTATGAAATTACAAAAAAATTACATAACATTAGTAGTGATTTTGTTACAGATTTAGATAATTTAATACGTAGAGGCAGCGAACATCAAACTGAATCGATCTTTGTAATAAAGAGCAAAATGATATACTTTGGATATGGAATTATAGAATCGATCAATGATATAGTAAAAACGAAAGATACGATCTTGAAAACTTCAGGACGTATTCCATTTTTAGAAAATGCATGTTGTAATGAGAACATTGATAAAACCAACCCTATTGAATATTTCAAAAATGAGGATAAAAATATTGATATTTGTATACGTGGATCGAAACAAATCGAAAAAATATTGAAATACGTAAAAAATATGACTATGGGTGATTTTTTGTACCATCCTTACAAAACTGGAATACAATACCCTGCTGTACAATTAGGACATTTTGAAGAAAATACCTATTTGGCTGTTATTCATTATTGTAATTTTGACCGTAATTTACCTATTCCAACTGAATTCAAAATATTTTGTAATGAAAAACCAGAAGGTTATTTGACATCTTGGTCATTAGAAGAAAAAATAGAATTTTTGAAAAAAAACGGTAAACGTTATACAATCGATGATTTGTATCAATTGATGAAAATAGTCAATCAAAAAAATATTGTATCAACCGACTATCAAGAGCCATTTACACAAGTCGATGTTTTAAAAGATATTTTGGAAAAATTAGATATGAGTAACTCTACGATTATTACAGAACCTTTACGTAATTTATTGTATAAAATAATAGATAAATATAATCCGTTGGTAATGCCCGATACACCATCCAAGGAATTGAATGATCTGATCGATTATTTGATTATCAATAATCAAGATTTATATAAAAAAATAATGGGATTTTTTGATGATTATGGATTAAATATTTCAGATTCACAATATAGAAACATACATGATTTTTTATCTAATGTTGAAAAATGGAAACTAGATAGACCAATGAGCGAAACGAAATCGTATTATGATGAAGGTTTATATACAATAACACAATACGTAACCAACGCTCTTGAAATGTTCTCGAAGGTATATCCAAATGCACTCATTAATAATGATGGTTTCTATAAAAATATACCAAAACACTGGGATTTGTCCAAGGAACATGTACAAGACGTAGAAGTATTTGTAAATAAATATTATGAAAATTTAGAAGAATTTCGCCAAGACACTGTTTTAGTAAGACTTTTACAAGAAGTAAGTGAACGATTAAATGATTTAAATATATTTGTAAAGAATATTCCAGTTCATACTGAAGTTGTTCGTGAGTATCCAGGTGAAGATGGTCCAGTAGTTAAAACGTTTTATTCTATGTTTAATAAGACTACGATTTTGTTATTATATAAATATTGCTTCTTATCAAGTATATACGAATATAAATTATGTTGTGAAGACGATGAATTATTAAGACTTGATATTCAAGAACATAAAGAGAATCGTAGAGCAAAAAAAACTGCAAATATGAATGAGTCTAATTTATTAGAGGCGGATTTGACTAATTTCAATGAAGAAACCGCAGAAATAGATAACGAACTTGTTGAATATCGCATTCAAATGGATAATCCAGAAGCATTGAAAACCCGGGTTTGTAAATTATTATTGGCATTTTTAAATATAGAAGAAACGAATAAAAAATCAGTAGATTTTTCCTATGAAGAAATTTTGAAACGTGTTGGACGATCCAAAGAAAAAGAAAAACGCGGCATTATCAAGAAACTTCGAACGATGAGTATTGAAGAGCGTGGGGTTGAAGATATGTTGAAGAATTATCGTTTAGAAGATTGGAATGTGGGACAACAAAAAGGTTTATTCCAATATGATAAAGAAACCTATAATAGAGAACGTGATGAACTATTAAAAGGATTGGATGATGAAACCCGGGGTGCTGGTATGTTAGATAACGTAAACGAAGAACTGTTGGATATCTATCAATTGAATGCTTTAGACGAAAATAATCAAAACACAGAAGATGCTGGTGTAGGTCGTGATGATTATGATTTTACAGATATGGGTGCTGGTTTTATGGATGGGGACTATTATGGAGATGAAGCCGAAGATGATTTCCCTGAAGATTAGTATTAATGAAAACTATGTAAAAATAACTAAAAATATTATATATTGATTTTATAGATAACAATATATAATATGTTGCAAACAAAACAATTTGTACGATATAATAAAATAAGTATAGCCATATTGATGTTTTTAGTAATTTTTTCTATTATTCATTATTTGAAACCAGGTCTATTATATACAAAAGATGGTGGATTTCGCGAATTTGGCGTAGGCTATCGTAACAAAACAGTTATTCCTATATGGGTGGTTTCGATAATTTTAGCCATACTTTGTTATTTTTCTGTAAATGTATATTTACAACGATTTTGATAAATATTTAGCGTTATTTATAATAAAAAAATATTCGATTTTATTATTATAAAAATGGATAATATAAATTTGATAGAACCTAACGTGAAAAATTATTTATATGATACATTACAAAAATGTCATTCAAAACGTGTAAGTATTTATTATTATGTTTTGAATATAGGTGTTTTAGTTTTTATAGTGGTGATATTTGGTTTAGGGTTGTATTATTCTAGTAAACAAAAATTATCAGATTACGAAAGAAACCAAAAGCTTATCAAGGATCAAGAATATGTTTTATCAAAAATACGACACTTCAAAGAGGATAAAAAGAATTTAGATGAGTCACAAATGAGTGGCATTACAAATTTACCGTTTACAACATCATAATATATATATTTACAATATATATTATGAATATTATTGAAGAACAAAGAGAACGTATATTAAAAGAAAATAATACTGCACAATCATATTTGGAAAACTTTTTAGAAAAATTCAACAAGGTATCACGTGATATATCTATTTTAGAACCATTACATGGTGATCTAGATTTCGGTATTTTGAAAGATTATGGTATAACGAATATAACAAAAATTGTACTAACCAAGGGTGAAATTACTAGTATAATCGGATTACCTGAATCACTATTAGAATTAGAATGTCCTGATAATTTATTGATTTCATTAGACGGATTACCTAGTAATATATCTAGAATAGAAATACCACATAATTATTTGGCAGTTTTTGATATGAGTTCATTGATGGATCTAGAAATATTGATAATAAATGACAACAAATTAACGAACATTGAGAACATTCCATCGAATATAAAGGAATTGAATTGTAGTAACAATAATTTGTCGTCTTTAAATCTAAGTGGTGTCATCAAACCCGAGAAATTAATAGTATCTAACAACCCTATTACTGTAATCGAAAACCTACCAGAAGGAATAGTGGATTTTCAAATGGAAAATACACCGAGTATTGAATTTCGTAATTCTAGTGCAGCAGCTATAGTAGAAAATAATGAACCAAAAGAAAAACAAAAAAACATAAAAGATGCATTGAACGAATATTTCAAAATGAAGAGTACATATGAAACCACGATATACAATATGAAGAAAAAAGTATTTGAAAAGGCAGATACAAAACGTCAAGCAAAGAGACAAGTACTTACTATAAAACCGCCATGTATTAAATGTAAACGTCCTGTAGGTAGTGTATTTTCAAAGAAAAACGGTAGATATAATGTAATTTGTGGAGATAGTGTAAAACCTTGTAGTTTGGATATACAAATTTATGTAGGTGATTCTAATATGCAATTAAATTATATGTTAGAAATACTTCGTGAGGAAAGTGAAGAATTGAAAGATAATATTATTCGTCAAAAATTGGATACTCTTTTTAATTATACTACTGAACAAGAATCTATTAAGAAATTTAAAGAAGAATTAGAAAAATATAATTCAGATAGTAGTATTTATAAAAAACTTATTGATAAAAATAACGAATTATATCATAGTATTGATAAAAAACACTTGATTGAAAAAAAAAATGATCAAATATTCCATTTAAGTGAACGTGTAAACTCATTGTTGAAAGAATACGAAAATACACAAAACAAAGAGCTATTAAAAGAGGCGGTTTATATTCAAATTAAAGAAATTCAACCAGAAATACGTAATTTACGAAATCTCAAATATGGAATTATGGAATTGAATTCGTATGTAGAAAATTATCAACACAAGTATTCGCTTTCTCAATATCCTATTGAATTGACAAAATTAGATTCTGATATTGGAGAACCTCCAAGAGTAATAAAATTCAATAAGTAAATTTTGTAATCATATATTGTATTTACAAACAATAACTGATGTGCGCGTTTAGGAAAATTATATTTTTTTAAAATTGTTTTTTGATTTGTTAATATATATTCGCAAGATGCCTAGACATCACCGAAGACACCATAGCTCTGACAGCAGCTCAAGTAGTAGTAGTTCAAGTAGTAGTTCAAGTAGTAGTTCTAGTTCAACTAGAAGAAGTCACCACAATCATTCACGTAGAAAATATTATTATCATTATCATTATTACTATGACGATAATAGATATTCTGATTTTTTGTTTCCCCTTTTGTTTCTACGTGATCGAGGATATTATTACCGTTAATATATAATATATTCATAATATACATTTATATATTATGATTTATTGACATCCGTTGTAATTGGTTACTCCGTCCCAAACAATATTATTTGTATTTGCCCATTTTTTTTTATTACATATTGCATTAGTTCCGCCAGTAGTCCAACCATTACTATTGAAATCAATACTACCATTATTAAAACCATATGTTGAATTAGTATTCAATGTTATTGTATTATTAGTTCCATAAATACTACCAGTGTTTTTTGAAGTGGATGCTGGTATTACACATTGACCATTTGCATTCAATTCCCAATAATCTGGACACGCTGAAGGCGGTTGTGGAGGATAATCTTTAATATCTTTTATTCGTTTTTGTAATACAATTCCATAATAAGATAATACTATTATTAAAAATACAATAAAAAATGATAATACAATAACGTAAAATAAATCCATTATATATATTAGATACATAAGTATTTTACTAAATATTATATTATTTAGTATTTTATGTTTTTACTCAACATTTATTTCTTATGTAAATTTATATAATGAGTGATTATAACATTAATTATGTTAATAAAATAATAGATATGAATAATTATAACGGACGTGTTAATATAATTGAACAACCTAGTCCAGATGTTCAATTTAAAATGCAAGAACGTTTAGCTATAAAAAATAAAACTACTGAATATCGCGAAGCTCTTGATGGTATATGGGAGACTAATATATTATCTCAAGTTTTTTTTTCAGCTGGTAATATTCAAATTATACAAAATGGACTTCGTGCAGGTGTATACAACAAATCAAATAAAAAATTTGTTATTGGACCACAAAATATAGATACGTTGAAAATTATTATGCGTAGTATTTATTTACAATATGCAGAACATCGTGAAACTGATATAACTACACAAGTAGAACGTTTGAATCAACTTGTCTTAGATTATGCTATACCTACAGTTTATAATGAAGCCGTCGGATATGTACGTTATTGTCAAGATCAAAGTAGTTTGGTAGTACCTTTAGAAATACCGCGCCATCATGATCGCCAATACAAACAATTGGAATTGAAACCTTGGGTGTAATCTATTTTTCTTTCAATTGTTGTTTTTGTAAAAAAAATATAAAAAATAATTTTATATATTTTATATTAATAATGGGATTTGGTTTAGAACCGCGAATAAAAAATGATACAACTAAATTAGAAATTTTGATTGATGGTAAGATATATGATGTAACTAATTTCAAACATCCAGGTGGTAGTGTAATAAAGTTTTATGCAGGTAAAGGTATTGATGCAACTGAAGCTTTTAATAACTTTCATATTCGTTCAAAGAACGCCATGACAATATTGAAATCAAAACCAAATCGACCAGCAACACCAGAGGATACAAAAGAAAAACTTGATGGTCAAATTGAATTGATGAAAGATTTTGAAAAATTAACAAAAGAATTGATTGATGAGGGTTATTTCAAACCAAATATGGGTCATGTTATTTATAGAGTTATGGAGATTGTCTTTATGCACGTTGCAGGTTTTTATTTACTATTTAATAAATACTTGATATTTGGATTGTTGTTACTTGGAATAGTTTCTGGTCGGTGTGGTTGGCTTATGCATGAGGCTGGACATTATTCATTAACGGGTAATATTCCAACAGACCGATCTTTACAAACTATTATTTATGGATTAGGTTGTGGTATGAGTGGCAGTTGGTGGAGAAATCAACATAACAAACATCATTCGATGCCTCAAAAGATTGGTCATGACGTAGACTTAGATACATTACCATTAGTAGCATTCACTAATAAAATCGGGAAACAGATTGGATTACCGTTGAAATATTGGATTCGTTTACAAGCATTTTTATTTCCAGTTGTTACCACCCTTCTTGTAGCTCTTGGTTGGCAATTTTATTTGCATCCAAGACATGTTTTACGTACAAAAAATTTTGCAGAAGCATTATGTATCGGGTCAAGATATATTTTATGGTATACTTTTATTTCAACCAAATTTGGTCTATATAATTCAGTATTCATGTATATTACATATACTTGGATAGCGTCAAATTACATTTTCTTGAATTTCGCGGTATCTCATACACATCTTCCTATAGTCGCTAAAGATGACGTATCGGTTGATTGGGTGCGTTACTCAGCAATTCATACTATGAATGTAAATTCTGGACCATTAAAAATTATTGATTGGTGGATGTCTTATTTGAATTATCAGATTGAACATCACTTGTTCCCATCAATGCCACAATTTAGACATCCTGAAATATCTGAAAGGGTTAAACAATTGTTCAAAAAACATAAACTTCCTTATAATCAAAGAAACTATGTAGATTCTATGAAAATTACTTTCAAAAATTTGAACAATGTTGGAAACGATGTCTTCTTCGGTTGATCATATTAAATAGTGTTGAAAGCACGTTCCTTATCATAATATACCTTGGTTTCTGTAAATCCACCAATAAATTCCCCGTCTTTGAATATCATTGGAAATGTACGGTATTCTTTTCCGATAATATTTTCAATAAATAGTAAAAACTGTTGTTTTGTAGTATCATCAACCAAATACATATCACAATCTATTATTGTATACGGTTCTTCTTCTAAAAGAACCTTGGCTTTTGTACAGAAAGGACACCTAGATTTCGAATAAATTGTATACCCCACTTCGGATGGTTTTTCAAATTCCATTATATAAATATCATATCTAAGTATTTATATAATTTTAATTATAACATCTAAAATCCAGGACAATCCCGATCAACCATTTTTTTTACTAATTCTTCAAAATTAATAATTGGTTTCCATCCTAAAACGGTTTTTGCTTTTGTAGCATCGCCTATTAATAGTTCAACTTCTGCTGGGCGAAAGTATTTGGCATCTATAAATATATATTCTTTACTAGTTTTTTCATCATAACCGATTTCATCTATACCTTTACCTTTCCATTTTATATTGATTCCTTTCAATTTGAAAGCAATTTCAACAAACTCTCGTACACTATGCATTTCACCAGTTGCTAATACAAAGTCATCCGGTACATCATGTTGTAAAATTCTCCACATACCTTCAACATAGTCCATAGCATGTCCCCAGTCACGTTGTGAATCTATATTACCCATTACTAAACGATCAGTTTCACCTTTCAATATTTTATTAAGTCCTAGTGTTATTTTTCTTGTTACAAAGTTATGACCTCTACGCTCGGATTCATGATTGAATAAAATACCATTTGTAGCATACATATTATATGATTCACGATAGTTTTTTACAATCCAATACGCATATAGTTTTGCAACACCATATGGAGAACGTGGATAGAAAGGCGTGGTTTCTTTCTGTGGAATTTCTTGTACCAAACCATATAATTCACTTGTAGATGCCTGATAAAATCTAGTTATTTTTTCGAGATTATTAATACGAACAGCTTCTAATAATTTCAATGTACCAAATGCATCTGTATCCGCTGTATATTCTGGCATTTCAAATGATACTTTTACATGTGATTGTGCAGCTAAATTATATATTTCGACTCGTCCCATTTCTGGATATTGATTTTTTATATTAGCTAGAATAGCCACTAAACAGCTACTATCTGTTAAATCACCATAATGTAATTTTAAACATGGATTCGAAAATATATGTTCGATTCGATTTGTATTTATAGATGATGATCTACGTATAAGTCCATGTACAATATATTCTTTTTCTAATAATAGTTCAGCAAGATATGAGCCATCCTGCCCGGTTATTCCAGTGATTAATGCAATTTTTTTAGACATTTTTTATACATAGTATTATATTTTTATATGATTATATGGATATAATAATATAAATAATACAATTATATTATTATCAATGAAAGTAGCATTTGTCGTATTTGTCATTGGTGACATTTATATTAATACTTTCAATAATATATTCAAAAAAAATTTGGTTAATTATTGTAAAAAATATAATTATGAACTATTTATATTGAATGAACTTATAAAATTCGAAATTAATATGGATAGAAAAAAGTTTTTTTGGCAACGTTTATTAATACCAAATAAATTCAAGGATTATGATTTTGTTATTAGTATTGATTCAGATATATTTATAAATCGTAATGCTCCTCCGTTACCTTTGAATGAAATACCAGAAGGAAAAGTAGCAGCAGTTAATGAAAGAAAATATTTCAATAATTATGAATGGAGAGAACAAATACAATTGAAAAATGGTTGGGAAAAAACAGGTAAAGATTGGTATGCATTATCTGGTGAAAATAAAAGTTATAATGATCATATCAATGGTGGTTTGGTTATTTATCAACCAAAATATCATGCTGAAAAATTTGTAGATTTATATGAAAAAAATATTTCGAAATATATGAAATACCACCAAGATGATCAATCATTTTTATCAAGTTATTTGATAGATAATGATATGGTTTATTGGTTAGATGAACGTTTTAATAAAATATGGTATTATTGGCGTGAAATTTTTTATCCTAATTTCCATACATTACCAAATAATATAAAACAACAATATGTTAATAATTTTACTAGTCTGAATTATTTTACACATTTTACATCAGGTATGGATATAGAATTTATCAACAATTGAACTGATATGTCAAAATGTTATATTGATTACATCATTATCTGATTCAATAAACCCTTTACCAACACCTAGATATGATTCTTGTATTGGTAGTTGTTCTCCACAAATATATTTACACATGTAATCGAGTTCAAACATGTGTTTTATTTTTTTATATTCTGAGAACATTTTTTCATATTGAGTTTCATTAATAGACATCAAAAGTTCTTCTAATAAATCGATTTCGCTTATATGAATACTAATACAAAATTTATCGTAGTCGAGAACATTTTTGTATGGTAGCCATTCTGTATCATCCCATACATAAATCGGAATCGTTCCTAATTTGAATATTTCGAAAAAACGAAAACTAGATCTCCCATATCCTCGCGGTGCTAATGCGAATTTTGAATTAACAGTAATTTCTATAAATGTGGTTTGATTGTTAACAGATACATTATTTGTCCAACCGTTATTGATCGAGAACTTGAATTTCGGATTTTTTTGATAAGTTTCTATAATAGTTTTACGAACATTATGTGTAACACTTCCAACAAAAGAACATAGAATTGGCTTGTTTTTGAATGTTTTTGGTGGAATGTTCTCTAATTTGTTTGATAGATCTTGATAAATTAATGGAAGTTGAATATTACCGGTACATGCACCATATACTATTGTATTAGGTGGTAGGCGTAACATAGGTCCATCATCGTGTTGAACAACCGTAAAATAGCCGTTTTTACTAGGATTTTCAGATATCCATTTATCCAAGGTTCTCTGCATTTCTTCACGGCGTATAGGAAACCATTGCTCTATTTGAAAATTAGTCCATAACGCAGGAATATAACGACGACCTTGTTTATCTTCCTTTATGTTTTTTGTTGAGACATGATTCAAAAAATATTCTTCCATGTAAAGTCCATTTTTAAAAGGTGGGTATATCACTTTTGTCTTTGTTATAAACAATTCATTTGGTATAAACGAGAACATTGTTTTTTGATATAAATAGCATTGAAAATCTATTTATATTTTTATCAATATAAATATAAAAATATAAATAATACAAATGTCTACTTTTGATAGTTTTTCTAATAATTCCAACAAATTATTTACAAGTTCTCCAAATACTAATATAGAGACAGTAAAAACAATTCCGATCGATAAATCAACAAACGAAGAATTATTATTTGTATGTTGTTTTGATAAAGGTTCTGGAGAACTAGGATTAAATCATTTAAAATCATTAAAAAAACAAGGTATTGAGAACTATATGGCATTTATTGCCGATAAATCGACTTATGAATTGGTGCAATCCCATGGGTTTAAATGTACATTGATAAACGACGCTAATTTTTCTACGAATCAAAAGACTTTTGGTAATCCAGATTTCGTAGAGTTCTCGTTTTTGAGATATAAATTTATCAATGAAAGCCTAAAAACATACAAATCTGTATGGTATTTGGATGTGGATACTGTTGTTCTCGATAATCTTAATAGTATATATCCAGAATATGTCGGAAAAGGATATGATATTGTTTTTCAGAACGATGTTCATCAAATACAAAATTGCACAGGCTGTATGCTGTATTTTTCAAATCAAAAAACATTGGATATGACAGACTATGTATACAAGGGTATGAATTGGCAAATACCAGATCAACATTTTGTAAATTATTTTTTATTTCATAACCCAGGAGTGTTCAAAACGACGATGTTTGACTTGGAACGATTTCCAAATGGGTTAATTTTTTTTGATAAACCAGAGTTGATAGGGTTATCAAGAGAGTTTGAAGATTTCAAAATAAATTTTTTTAGAAACAAAGACAAAACAAAAAAATTGGCATTTGTACATGCCAATTGGATGGTAGGAATAGATACAAAAATAAATGCCATAAAAAAGAAGGGGTTATGGTATTTATAAAATTTTTATATTGCTTTATATAATGCTATATCATAGCCACTTACCTTAGTCCATTCTGTACCTTTTGGGAAACACAATGATTCCAATTTAGTTTTCATTCTTTCATAATAATCTGGTCTTCTTTTGAAAGAAATAGCTTCATCGATTCCTCTTTCACGTTCTACTATATCATGAATACGATGAGGAGGCATTTTGTTACATCTTTTGACAGGTGTTTTTTTTGCTGTTTTATTGTTTTTCTTTGGTGATTTAGACCTCATAGAATTTGTAGGCTCACATTTACCAGTAGTTTTATTACGTCTAGTTCCGTTTGGACAACGTTTTGGCATTGTATATATGTACATGCATAAAAAAATATGTATAATTACTAAATATCAATATAATCCAGATGTTGTTTTATTTCTTTTTGATAACCATCTTTTTCTTTTCAACACTAATACTACCTGATTGTATCTGTTCGCGTTTCTTTTTATAGATATCATATTGTTTTTCTAATTCATCGAGTTCCTTCGACCACATTTTTTCCAAAGTAGTTCCCTTGAGTTCTGCTAATTCCATTTCTGTATCCGCCTTTTCTTTCATTATATTGGCTACATTTTCCTGTGTTACTGAATCCATTGGCATCTTGACCAAATATTTGAAGTCACCATCATATAAATCGAACTTCATACCCGTCAAAAGTGCAGTCACTTGTTCCGCGGTCTTACGACGAAGGTCGATGTTACTAGCCAATGTTTCTTGAATATATCTTGCACGGTTCGATAGTTTCACTAGTTTCTTTTCCATATCTGCAACTAAATATTTTTTGCGTTTCTGATAAGTCGATAATCGAATATTATAAAAATCTTCGATTATTTCCTCCACTGTATTGTATTTATGAAGCTTGATATTGGAATCAAACATATGCATATTTGTAGTACTAACGGTTGTAAATAGTTTCAATAGTTTTTCAACACCATTACAACCATTTGCATCTTTTGAATTTTCCAAGTCTGCTAATTTATCTTTTGGAAATACCACAGTGAAATCGATAGATACTTCTGTACAAACTGATGTGAAGTCCTTGATACTAGGTGGGATTTTCTTACCAGCTTTATCGACACTGCTACCATCCATAAGACTTTCTAAAAATGTAGTATATGGCATTGTCCATGTACCAACTGGTAATTCAGTAATACGAATTTTGTCATCGCTTATCTTTTCATAGAGACCTTTGATCAAATATTTTTGCTCAGCGATTTTATTGATGGTTCCTTTGAATCCCTCATAATATGGCACAAATTCGATATTGATAGATTGTTTCGATAATTTGTTTTTCAAATATTGAATAATAGTCTTTGGATTATATGGAGCGATGTTACATGAGAATCCTGTTCCAATACCAGAAATACCATTAATCAATGCAAATGGAATAATTGGAACATAATATTCTGGCTCGACAATCGTACCATCATCATCCAAATAACTCAAAATAGTATCATCTGCTTCTGGAAATAAATATCTAGTAAGCGAATTCAACATAGTAAATATATATCTTTCTGATGCACTATCATCACCGCCATGTAATCTACTATTATGAGTAACTACAAAATTGCCAAGCAAGAAACGCTCATTTCCGTCAATACTCCAACCATAAAATTCACCTTTACCTAATGGATTGATTTTAAATGTTGTATAATGCATTGTTTTTCTTTTTCTAATGATTTCACAGTTTATTTGTTTTCTTTTTAATAATGTAGGAATGCGATGTAAATCATTACCAAATATTCTCAAATTTTTCATTTTTTTATTTAGACCATCTTTTGTAAATGAATTATTAGATGAATATGTAATAGAAGTTGCAAATCCTAAACTCTGAGCGATAAAATCAAGTTTATCAATTAAGTTTGCATGTAATCTATCTGATTGCGAAATTTCAAAACTAGGTGCTATATCATTTTGTTTTATAGTTCCGTCTGTATCTATAAACCCTGCAAGTAATTTCAAGCGTGTTTCTTCATCATTATGTATATAAATGTCTGGTATATGTTTGTTTTTATACAAATTATGTTTTTTTAATAATTCTTTAAATGGATTTAAATCACTTCTTTTCACACCATCAATTGTATAACCATAATTTTTAACTTCTTCACATTTGACAAAATGAAAATCACATGCAAAATTTGTTTTATTTTTAGAATTAATACAAGCTGCACAAGTAGTCGAACTATTGTTTTCATCACCAATTGACATTTGTTTACCCGAACCTTTTCTTCTTATACCATAATGGTAACAGTCTTTGCGTCCTGAATTTTCATGATGTGTCATTTCAGAATTTATAGTGTCTAACCATAGTGCAAACGCTTTAACAATTTCTTCGTCAATGCTTGTAATGCCGTGACCATTGTGGTCACCATCACCTAACCATACACCAAAAACATAAGGATCAATAGGGACATTTTTTTTATCCCAATCTATACATTTCAAATTATTTACCATCATAAGATGTTTTTTATTATAATTTGACAATTTCATATAATCTTCGAGTTTTATATCAATTAAATTAGTACAATTATAAGTTTTTATAATATTATTTCTAAACATTTCCATTTCCAAATATGCTTCTTGTTTAGTCAGTTTAGTTTTGTTATAATGTTCTGTTGTTTTTTTAGAACTTTCGATTGTATTCATTGTTTTATTTTTTATAGTTTTATTATCAAAATATAACATAAACCATGATTTATTTGATTCTTTCCATTTTATTACTGCATTATTATTGAATTGTAATGTTAAAATATGTTGACTATTTACTTCAAATTTTTTTCCATTTTCACTTATAATTTCATACATTTCATCGATACCATTTGTAGTTTTAATAACTTTTCTTTTTGTACCATCATCTCCTATTAATAAATCACCGACAACTATGTCTTTAGCTTTTTTAATAGAAGAATCCCACATTATTATTGGCGTTTCAGGTGATAGACAACCAAATTGTCCATTCGGTTCCAACAAATTAATATTATTCGACCCAACGAAATTATGTCCCATATTTACAATAGCACCATTCAAACTGGCTTCACCATGGTGATAAGCCGAATGTTCTGATACATACCCTGAAAATTGTGCAACTTTGATTTCACTCGTCAGTTTACGTTTGAATGCACTGAACAAAATCTTACGAAGCGACGTCTTAAGACCATCTACCATATTAGGAATCGAACGAGCACAATCATATGTACTGAAATGGATCATTTCTTTATTGATAAATTCTTCATATTGAACATTTGGACGATTTGTATCCAAATAAGCGTTTTTGTCATAGTTTTCTAACCATGTTTTACGATCATCTGGTCGTTCCTTATTGAATACCTTATCGATTGTATCATCACTGGTTTGGCCAGTATAAACAAAATCCACTATTTTTTTATTAGCGAAATATTCTTTAAATTCTGCCGAAGTAGAAGTACCAAGACCCTTGAAATATTTTATGGTCCACCCAGTCGGTCCAGATGAACCAAATGTTTGTTTCCAGGTTTCATATTCCCCATCATTATAAAACAATTTGACTTGTTGTCCTTTTTTCGCACGTAGAATAGGCGTATTCATAAACGATAAAAACCCAGGAATTTTTATCAAACTAGCCCATTCACTATGGAACAAATTAATACAAAGTCCCTTGATATGGGAGCCATCTAAATCCTGATCCGTCATATACATGACCTTACCATAACGGAGATTTTGATGAACATCCGTGATTGTATTATATTGTTTACCTGTTTCTAAACCCAGGATTTTTTTAATATCTGTTATTTCCTTGTTTTCAGCTATTTTTTTGACAGCTGTTCCACGAACATTGAGCAATTTTCCTTTCAATGGATAAATACCAATTGTATTACGGTCATTACTAGAAAGACCAGAAACGATACCGGACATGGCCGATAATCCCTCACATAAAATCAAAATACAATCTTTGGATTGTACAGTGCCACTATAATTAGCATCGATGAAATTTGCGATACCACGAATAGTTTTTGTTTTTGATCCATCTGTTTTCTTGGCCTGTTTATTTTCTTTGGCTTCTGTCAAAGACATGGCAACATCCATGACACCCATCTTTGCTACTTTTTCTATGAACGAATCACTGACTACACAACTAGAGCCGAATTTTGCAGAAGGTGTATTCATGAAATCCTTGGTCTGACTATCAAATGCGGGGTTTTCGATATCACATCGTAAAAACAATATTATTTGTTCTTTGATAGATGCAGCATTCACTTTTATTTTTTTCTTTTTTTCAATATAATCACATAACTTACGAACGATTTGTCCAGTAATATAATCAACATGTTTACCACCTTTGTTTGTTACGATACCATTCACGAAAGACACCTGTATGAATTCATGTGTAGGAGAAAGTGCGACTGCATACTCCCAGCGTTCATCCGGTTGTTCATAGACACGTTTAGATTGGTCCTTTGTCCCAATATACAAATCGATATATTGCTGAAAGTTTTTTACAGGAACTGTTGTGCTATTATAACCAACCTTTATTTTTTTGATGGAATGATCAGTTACTGCACCGATATCATAAACACGCTTTTTCAAAAGTGCTAACATATCTTGTGTTAAGCCTTGTGTATGAAGACGGCGATAGTCAGGTTTGAATGTTACTTTAGTATATGGTTTTTGACCAGCAGCTTTGGTAATAACCGGTGGGCAAATTTCATCCAAGTTACGTTTGAATTCTTGGACGTATTTCAAACCACGAATATGATCGACAGTTTCGATTTTACCATATTCTGACCAAATCAAAACCAATTTGAACCCGAACCCATTCTTACCACCGACGATTTTCTTTTCATCTTTGTTATAATTGGTAGATGTACGAAGATGACCAAAAATCATTTCAGGAATCCATAGATTATTTTCAGGATGTTTAGCAATATCAATACCATTACCATCATTCGAAAGAGTAATAACACCATCGTCACTAATGGTCGTATCAATAAAGGTAACGAATTTTTTTTCTATCATATTCGACTGAATCATACGAACAACATGATCACGACAGTTGACAATACCTTCATCAAACAGTTTATAAAGTCCTGGAATATATTCGATATCACGTAGGACGATTTTATTTGTTAGGTCATCATAGACCCACATATTAGCATCGACATTTTCTACAGAGCCAATATAGGTATCTGGATTATCCAAGATGTGTTGTTTATCAGTTTTTTGTTGATATTGTTGAGCGAGTTTAGAATCAGCGGTTGACATTTTCAATACAAATAACGTAAATATATGTAATCAATAATAATCAATTTTATAATTCAATTTTTTATATCTATTATAATAATAGTAAAAATGAAAAAAATATTAAACTGTTGTAAAAATAAAGTGAAATATTCCAAAATAGTAACAGCGGGTAACGATCCAAGTATAACTAATCGAATGAAATATTCAAAATATGTAAACAATACAAGAGCAGCTCGTTTAGTAGCTACACCTGTAAATTATGTAAACCAAGTCAATACATTTATATCACAATACATCTTAAAATACAACGCTAACATAAAGATAAATTTAGATAATTTCAATGTTTTTGTACAAGAATACATATTCAAAACACATATAAAAAATATTGTAAACGATATTGAAACAATTCCAACATTGAAATATGATTATGCTAATAATGAATTATTGAATGAATTAAATAATTTGTTTCAAGACTATAAAAATAATAATGGTTCTGTTGTTAATATCAACATTTTTTTCTTATTTTTATATAATTTAAATGCATTTTTACAACAATATTCGGAAAACCCTAATACAGACGATTTAAATATTGACGTTGTAACTACAAATTTTATAAAGGGATCAATAACAGCTGAATTTTATTATACTTATTTAAGTAATATATTTATTAATTTAAATAACGATTATTTATCTGGTTTAATTAATGGTATGTTACCATTATTACCTACAGAAAAAGCATATTATTTGAAAAATTATGCAATTATAGTAAACCCATATGGATCGATATGGCCTCATCATGATTCAATACAACCAATAAAAACGAATATTAATTTTTTGAAATATTATTGATACGTTTGTTTAGAATACTTTAGACATATTATATAAATTTTTTATATATATAATATATATTATGAAAAGACCTGTTAGAGGAGCTGACGGTAAATACCATATTCATGGAAAATCATACAAAGAATTATTTGGTTCTAGAACTCAAGTACATAATGGAACTGCATACAAAACTCCAGGTGGGTTAACCAAGTCTGATTTAATTATGAACAAATGGGGACGTATTGTTTCTGCTAAGAAACATAGAACTGCCAAGAAAGAAAAGAGACTCGAAAAAGCGGGTTATTTTGCTAAGAAAGGTAAATTCGGTTTCATTAAAAGAGCCACTCGTAAGAAACGTAAGTCAATAAAGGGCGGTGAAAAGCCTGAACATCTAGGTGGTGAAAAACCAGAAACAGAATTATAAATAATTTATAGATTTTTATAAACACATAAAAATCTAAAGCATATACCATTCACAAGATAAAAATTTTGAATCTACTATATATTGATTAAAATTATCAAAAATATATTTTTCAAAATAAGATTTACTTACATTTTGTGAATTATTTAATTTACAATAAAATGAATAAGCATCATAAATTGAATAATTCATAGTATTACCTGGACTGGTTGGGCGAAATTCATTATTATATTGATATCGTATTAATTCTTTTAATTTGTCCATCGCTAATTCAATTTCCATTTGTTTATCCCATAATACTGATCGTGTTTTTGAAATATATTTATCATGTTCTATTTCAATATTTGGATAATAATTTATTAACAAGTCTAGAATTTGTTTATCATTCAACTGTGAAGGCGTCTCACCTTTTATTTGACACCATTTTTTAAATAAAATAATTATTTCTTCTATTTCTAAGTCCGTTTCAGTTTCATCGAATATCATGGTTTCACTCCAAAAAGATAAGAATTTTTGAATAGCGGGTAAATGTTTACTATAAATACCAACAAATGAGTCCTGTTCTTCTTTATAATAGGTTTTGAATTGTTCGATAACAAGTTGTTTGAGTGTTTGCATAAATACTATCGATGGTAAATTTTTTGATTCTAAAAACTGTTTCCATAAATATTGCATATTTTTCCAACTAATCATCATATTTGATTGATGTCCTTCTTGTGTATTATTTATATCTAGGTATTCACCAATAAATTGTACTATCAAATCGCTAGGTTGTATATCTTTCATAAAAAATACACTCTTCAATAGTTCATTATCGTTACTACAATCGATCAAATATTCATCAGATGACTTATAACGTATTGAATAATGACATGCAACACAAATAATATCTAATAAATATTGTGTTATGTTTGAATTCCATACTAACTCACTTTTGACAGCTTCGTTTATTTTTACTAAACGACAATCTTGATAATCATGTTCGTAATATTTATGTTTGAACGTCTGATACAATCCAACACCAATAGTAGACTGGCAAATATTGTTTAGTGTTTGTAAAAAATGCTTTGATTTTGGATAGATAAAATGTATCAAGTTGACATTTTTACGCAAAATATTATCACCTAAAATAGTCAAAAAGTATTTTGCTTCTGTGCGATTTGCAAACAAAAGCGGACATAAAAGGTCTAAGACAAATTGAATAGTATCCGATTCTGGAATACTAGCCAAGAGCGAATTTTCTTTTATACGTTTCATAATATTTATTTTTGTACGCTGTTTCCAAGACATGAGACTACGATCTTTTGAAATAGTTGATAAAACCTGATAGAGAATATCATCTTCTTTTATTTGGTAATAATGTAATCCATCATAATAAAAAAAGAGTTCTGTGGATGATACATAAAAATACTGATTGTTATTCAAAAAATACTGAATAAAATTATCTTGTTCAGTTGATAATTCACGAATACGGTTTGTTCGTTCGATATGAAGACGTTCCATGTTTTCTATTATAGATGGTAATTGAGAAATATAACTATTTATTTTTGTAAGCATGTATTCATTATCGGTGTATTTTTCGTATATTTCATCAATTTTTGTTTGTGCTAACTGTTTTTGTTGGTCAATGCTGTCCATGATAATAATGTTTATAAATATATAAATATTATTTTATATTGTTTTTTATATAGTTTTTATTAATTATAACATTTCTAACAGTCTCAATTCTTCCTGTGTATTAACACCTTGGATATATTTATTTTCATTTTCATTTATCAAAAAAGTTTTTATACTCATATTCTGATTTGCTAAGTTTACAATATCAGTCAAATAATATTCTTTTTGTTTATTTTCATTTGTTATCATGGGAATATATTGTTGTAATATTTCTGAATCAATGTAATACAAACCTGAATTGACAATATCAATAATACGTTGTAACTCTGTACAATCTTTTTCTTCAATTATTTCCACAAAAATGTTATTGTTGTAGACTATACGTCCATAACCAGTTGGATTTGCCAATTTTGCCACTAAAACAACAAATGGATCATTACGATCTATAAATTTTTTCAATAATTCTTTGGTAATGTTTGGCATATCACCATTCAAAATCAATATTTTTTCGTTATCATTATATAAAGGTAAACAGCTTTTAATTGCATCGCCTGTTCCTAGTGGTTGTTTTTGAATAACAAATTGAATATTTTCTATATTTATATATTTTGATAATGTACTTTTTATTAGTTCATCGTATTTTCCTGTAATAACAATAATACGTTTAGGTTGTAAAGTCATGGATGCTTCAATAACGTTTACAAGCATTGGTTTATTATGAAATAAATGGAGAACTTTTGGAATATTCGAATTCATACGTTTACCTTCTCCAGCCGCTAGTATAGTTACTACTAATTCGGACATTTTATAATTATATAGCTACTATGCTTTTAATTTCATTTTTTTTATAATATTCATTGGATGTATCAATAATTGATGCCATGATATATTTTGATATGATCATCCTTGAATTCAATATTTCTTCTTTACTCAAATAAGCAAACCATTGATATTTCGTACGATTCAATACTTCATCTTCTGGGATATAAATACCAACGGCATCACATGCCAAGTCCAGATATTCTTCTTCCATCAAGTTTTCTAATAAAATAGTTTTACGATCCTTGGTTTTGACACCAATGTATTGACCTCCTATCAAATTCATTTTACCAGCATCAATACATTCAATGCAACAATTAGAAATAGTTCCTAAAAAGTCATGTTCACTCGAAAAAAATGGTGTTTTGTTGAGGTTTTTTACTTTTTCAACTAATTCTAATATGGTTGGATCGTTTTTATTGGCTCCCATAAAATAAGTATCTGGAACAAAAAGCATCTTGTGTTTTTGTTTTTCAATATTTACAGTACGATTCACAGCTTCACAGACAAAAGGACGGTTTCCGCGTGTAGATTCATCATAGAATGATTTCAAATTTTTGATGCATACAAAAGAATTAGGAACAACCATGCCACCATAGTAATAAATAAGTTGTAAAAGACCTAATTCACGGAAATGAGTGCGCATTGGTTCTGCAACAATTGTTAAATCAATGTCCCATGAAGGTAATAATTTACTAAATGATTCATCGTCTATCAAACAAACATTGAAATCTTCACCACAATGGTCAATAATAGTTTTTATTGTCAAATGAATATATGGCTGATTTAAGTCTGTTGTATTACGTGATTGGAAATCCTTCCATTTACGTGCATTAATATCATATTTTGTATGAATCCATATTTTTGGACGATTATATCCATATAAAGGTGAATCATTCAATAAATATTTACGGATCAGTTCATATTCATCGTTATCAGATTCAAAATGTGATTTGGCACGATTAGCAAAAAAACTGGCTATTAATACAATAACTCCTGCAAAAACATAGGTACTAATATTTTTTGAACTAAACATCATAAATTATATATATAGACAGATAAAATCCTCAAAAATAAATAAAATAGTCAATATTATATTTTGATTCGTTGTATTTCAGTTGTGATGTATACATAATAATACAATTTTTACATATTTGACGCACAATATTTGTAAATGAATTATACGACATTTTACGTTGAATATACATCTGCTTACCCAAATGGTAATATTCTTTTAGAATATCACAGAACTCATCTTGATAATTATTGTAAATCATCTTTCGATATGCATTCATATCGATATAATAGTATTTTTCTGTTTTCAAACATATCTTTTCCAACAAGTCGAATAAGATTTCTTTTGGAACATTTTTTCGAAAGACCTGGTTCGACATTTATGTATTTATAATATTTTGTCATTATATTATTCACTAAAATATTGATTTAAACGAATTCACAATATTTAACAATAGTAAATACAAATTTATATTACCAATGATAAATTATTTGTAAACAGCGCCAATTCTATACAATCTTCATGTAAATTATGAAAAATTGTAATGTATTTACATAAGAGTGGTATTATTTTGTATTTCGTTTCTTCATCTATTATCGTCGTTATTTTTATAAAAGTAAAGAAATAATCCAAAATATCAATTACTGAATAACCATAATCATGAATCTTATATAAAATATCAATAGCATCCGATAATTCACGAGTTTTAATTTTTTCAATATAATTTTCAAAATTTTGAAAAGATATGTTTGAACACAACTTTTTACATAGTTCTATATCAACACTCTCACCTAATATGTACATTTTTTCCAAATAATTGATAAGTGTTCTTATTGAATTACCAGACATCAACATCATGTAATCTTTTGCATTTTGATCTATAAGTATATTTTCTGCATCAATAATTTTATTCATAATCGTTTCTATTTGTACTTTTGTAGGTTGTGGAATTTGTATAATATGAACTCTCGATTGAATACTTTCTATTACCTTTTGAATATTTGTACATACAGAAATAAAATGAATATTATGTTTGTATTTATCAATATAATTACGAAATACTTGTTGACTTTGTTCATTGATATTATCAATATCATCGATTATCAACAATTTCTTTTTTCCATAAATGGAACTATGGGACTGACAAAATGTTTTCATTTCATTACGAAAATACTGAATGCCTTGCTCCTTCAAATTATTGATAAACAAAATATTATTTTCAGGTAAACTTGCGTGTTTTGATAAACCATAATATTCTCTTATCAGTGCATATAACAAAGCGGTTTTACCTGAACTAGAATTACCGATGAACAAAATATTCAAATAATCTATATCAATAAGTGTATTTAATACTGATAATAATTTGTCATCCATACAAAAATCCTTAATAAAATACGGTTTATATTTCATTATAAATGTAGTTTTTGGTTCAGATTTATTAGACATATTTGTATAATATAAAATGTTGTTTTTATATATTATAAAAAAAAATAATATATAAAAAATACATATGTATAATATTATTAAATGACTAATTATTATGAAGTTCTTGGTGTATCACAAGATGCAGGAGATGCGGAAATAAAGAAAGCATATCGTGGGTTATCACTCAAATATCATCCAGATAGAAACCCAACAGAAGAAGCAAAAGATATGATTCAAAAAGTAAATGAGGCTTATGAAATACTTGGTGATAAATCCAAACGTAAACAATATGATATGGAATTACAATTTGGTATTCAGGGTGGAATGCCTTTCGGTCATATGAATGGTATGCATGAAATGAATGATATAAATAATTTATTCAATATGATGTTTGGTGGTGGAATGCCAGGATTTGGTGGTCCAGGTGGACCTGAGATTCGTATTTTTCATGGCGGAGGCCCTGGTAATTTTCATGCAGAATTTTTTCATAGCATGAATACACGTCCTGAACCTATACAAAAACATTTACAAATTACAATAGAACAAAGTTATACAGGATCTACTTTACCAATAGAAATAGAACGTAGTGTTGTTAGTAATAATACTAAACGAATGGAATCTGAAACTGTATATATTAATGTACCAAAAGGAATTGACGATAATGAAACTGTAACCTTGCATGAAAAGGGAAATATTATAAATGATAGAAAGGGTGAAGTAAGAATAACATTTCGAGTTGTCAATAATACACAATTCAAACGTAGTGGTTTAGACCTAATTTATCACCAAAAAATAACACTGAAAGAAGCATTATGCGGGTTTTCTTTTGAAATAATCCATTTAAATGGAAAAAAATTATGTTTGAACAACAATAGTAATCCTACTGTTATAAAACCAAATTTCAAAAAAGTAGTACCTAATTTAGGAATATTTCGAGAAGATTCAGTAGGAAATATGATAATCGAATTTGAAATAGAATTTCCAGATAGTTTAACAAAGGAACAAGTAGAAACGTTGAGTAATATTTTGTAAACTATATATAAAATAAACAATGGTTGAAATTACTGAAGATGAGTTAGATATATTGAAAAATTTAGTAAAAAAAATAACTGATAGTCCATCAAAAAATCCAGATGATTTTTGTAATCAAACCAAAATTCTCTCGAAAGAACTTCCTATTAGAATTCAAATCGAATTGACGAATTTTGTAGAAAATGGAAATGAAAACGGATTTTTACTTGTATCTGGATTAGATTTATTGGACGATAATATACCAGATACACCATCAGAAAATACAAAAAAAATAGGTGAAAAAACAATTCTAGCAAAAATACAAGCTATTATATTGAGTTTTGTAAGTGATATTATTGCTTATGAAGCAGAAGGATATGGAAACATTTTTCAAGATATAGTTCCTATTCAAAAAATGAAGATGGAACAAACGAGTTTGAGTAGTGGCGCTGAATTAGAAATACATACAGAGCAAGCATTTTCTAAATTACGTCCTGATTTATTAAGTCTAGCTTGTTTAAGAGGTGATCCTAATGCTATTACATATGTGCTACCTGCAGAGTCTATTATAGATAATCTGTCTGATAGCGACGTCGAATTATTAAAACAACCGCTTTGGAAAACAGGAGTTGATTTGTCATTCAAATTGGACGGACATGAATTTATTGAAGGTGATATTCGCGGTCCAAGTCCTATATTGGATCAGGTTTATAGGTCTAATGGTCGTCATAATTTGGTATTTGATCAAGATTTGATGTTTGGTATCAATGACGATGCTGAACGATTGATAATGAAAATCGTGGACATTTATTATCAACACAGAATATCACATAATTTAAAACCAGGTGAAATTATTATTATAGACAATCGTTATGCAGTTCATGGACGGTCGCCATTTCAACCAAAATATGATGGAAAAGATCGTTTCTTAGTTCGCTGTTTTTCCGTTTTTGATTATAATAATTCTTCATATGCAAGGGGGAATGATAGTCGTACAGTTTCCGCAATTTATAGTTGATAATAAATTATTTGTAATTATAAATAATTTATAAACATCTAAGCACTAATACGCTTTGTTGGAATTTCAACATCCACCAAATAAATTGAATTTTCGGTAATGATAATATATTCTTTACCTACTTTGTATATCTTAGAAATAGGACTAGTATATTCTTCTTCACTCTTTACAAGAAGTTTTTCTTGATTATCTTTGACACCAATTAAAACAGATTTATCTAAAGAACTTGTCCAATAATCAAGCATTATTGGTTTATCTTCCACGATTGATAATTTAGCTGCATGTTGAAGTGTTGTATTTTCAGGTAAACGATATCCTGGATTTTGTCCAGCGACCATTGTGGTATTAGAAGGTACAGAGGTACTCATTATTATTCAATTATAAATTATATGTTAGAATTTACTTTATATCATTAAACATACAAATAATTTATTTATCATTATTGTTTTTCCTAAATATTTTAAATCGGTAAATATTATATATGCGTTTGAATAATAAATCAACAAACATAGATAAAATAAATCATACTTATATAAGTATATTGAAAGAATTTGTAACACTGATCAATGAGTCAAAACATTGTGATAATCCAAACAATTTAGTAATTACAATGTTTATTGGAATGAATACTATACATCGTGTATTTGAATATATTTTGATAAAAACAAAGAACATTGAAAAAGTTTGCTATTATTGCAAAAAAACCTATTATTATTATTTAGAATATATGGAACAAATACATTCTTCTAATCTTCATCAAAATTTAAACCACATGGATGCTATGTTGTTTGTTTATAAAAAAACTATTTTCGATTTGTATGATGGTGAGAATGAAGACACATTTGGTACAATGACAAATATTATAGCATCCAATGGTGAAATAATGAATATTGATGATAACAAACTTCAGGAAATTATGAAAATAATTTCAAAAATAATGAACACTTTATTTTATTGGGAGAACGCTAAATTTAGTTTTTACGAAAGAAGGGAATTATGTAATTATTTGGATCTTTTTATGATAAAATGTTTTTCAATAAAACATATCGTACCTTTTTTGGAAATATTACAAAAGAAAATAACTATGAAATATCTAGAATATATATTATTATTAAAAGAATTGATTGAATTGAATGATAAAAAAATAAAAAATTATTGCGATATTGATATCAATGAGTGGACTTTGAATAAATTTTATATTCAAAAGAACGATTTTGAAGATAAAATAAACGAAAATAATATCAAGGGTTTGATAAAATGGGGGTTTTACAAATATAATTGAGAATTTTATTTATGAATAGTTACGTATATCCAAGCAGAATAAGTGAAAATCAATGTATACCAATACCAGTATTTCAATGTAAAATAATAAGGAACAGTCAAAAATTTGAAGTTATTTTTTTCGAAGTATTTTGCATCTTCTCCACATTCATTATTATTATGTCTTACAGATGAAGCATAATTATAATCTTGTTGACCAGTAACTAAATTCGTATTACCAAATTTCATACATCGTTGTTCATTTCCAATAAAAAATTTACAATCCTTACATAACTTTTTTGGAGTAATCAACGTCGTTTTTATAACTGGTAACAACATGGCAAATGAAATGAGTTTCATATTGTATTGTATAAAGACAATAACTATCTTTATATAATTTTATTATATTATCACACCACCACACTATTCGTCATTATAATTGTCTTTTTTCGTAATTTGACTTTTTTGTTTTTATTAAGTGGTTCTTCTGTCAATACATGAATGTTTTGGTATTCAGCTGCTAATATTTTTTTTATGAATTCAAAAACATATTTCAAAACACGTTCTGTACAATTACCAACTATCAAAACGCTACCTGTTCTGAAAATCATAAATGATATCTCGGTATACTTTTTGTTATCACCCAATTCACTCATTTTCATTGTACGGTCTTCTTGTATTATTTGTCCATTTTGAGTTATAATATCAAATCCTACATCATTATTGAAATAATATTTACATTTTACACCTGGATAACTACATGGATCATATGCACTTTCTATACGATATTTATTCCTTAATATCGAATGTAATTTTTCGCGATTTATAAAATAACCACAATTGAAATTTGAATTTATTAATACATTTTCTTCACTATCTGTTTCTATGAACTCTAATGTTGTCTCGATATTTGGTATAAGTAAATTCAAAACCATTTCTTTTACTACATCTAATAATTTTGTATTTAAAATTCCTGGAATTTCTAATTTACCTGTATTAAAAATTTTTACATGTATTTCACGGAAAAGACCTTCAAATTTGAAACGAATAATGATAGCAAAACAATTATAAAATGCATTTTTTACTTTTCCACGACAATTCATTATATCTTTTTTTGATATTCCTATAGTTATTTTACGCTCATCTTTGAATTTTATTCTACGCGCTGCTGGATTATCAATTTGTTTAATAATATTTTCAGTATAATAAGGTATTGATTTCAATTTTGTTTGATATTCATCAAATTCCTCCTTCGATTTGGAAACTATTTTCATTTGCTTTTTAACTACACCATCAGTTGCATTCCAATATTCAATAACCGGAATTTTCCAAAATATATTATTTATATCTACTGGTTGATTCAAAAATAAAACTTTGGTTTTTGTAGAAATGTATAAATCTTGACATACTGGTTCATTTTGTTGTGTTGTATTTTGTAATGCTGTTTTATCTACTTTGGGTTCTATTTGTTGTTTCTTGTTTATTGATGCACCACCAAAATTACCACTGGTTTGTGATGTTAAAAATCTTTCCCATTCATCGTCTATACATTCCATTATTAACTATATAAAGAACATATAGTTTCTTTATATTGTTTCAATTTTTTGTTTTTTTGATATTTTCGTTAACTCTTATTGAAAAAAATAATATTATAATAAAATGCATTTAGAATACATTACTTTATACGAATTACTACAATCAAACATCTATACTATAGATCAAATTAAAAAATCGTATTTGTTATTATTATCTATGCTTACTTTTACACCAGATATCGAAAATATAGAGTTTACAAGTGTAATATTACAAATATCTAAAATCGGCGATATTGTAATTGCTTATTATTTTGATATAGAAAAACAAGAACTTATAATTGTTGGTTCAGGAACAATTATTTATGAACCTAAAATTATCCATGGCGGAAAATCATGCGGTCATATTGAAGATATAGTAGTTCATAAAAATTATAGACAGCATGGAATTGCAAAGAACATAATTGAAATATTAGTTGATAATGGTAAAAAACATAATTGTTATAAAATTATTTTGGACTGTAACCATGAATTAGAAGAATTTTATAAAAAAATCGGATTCGATATAAAAGGTCTTCAAATGGCTAATTATTTTACATAAAAAATTCTTTCAAATGAACTATAAAAAATGTCAATATATGATGTATATTTGAATCTGTTACATGCATAGTACCTTCTATTATTTTTAAAAATTCATTGTTTATGATTGGTTTTTTATTACGAATTATATAATTGAAATAATTCTTTATTAGTGTCTTTTTATCCGTATTATATTGAATACTAATATTATTTATGTAATCAAATATATTATTTTTTTCTGTGGTTGCATTTATGAGAAGACAATGAATTTTTTCAAAAATATCATCAGTTATAATATTATTTTCCCATTGTTCAATATTTTGATTCAATTGAATAAAATTAATCATACTTCGAATATCCGAATTATATATTTTTTGGATCATATCGATTACATTATCATTCAATGATAGATTTTCATTTTCAGTTATTTGTTTTATGAATTTGTATATATCTTGTTTTGGAAGTTGATTGAAACGAATACAAATAAATTCGTTTTTCAATGATTCATCGATTTTACTAATATAATTACATATTAAACAAAAACGTACATTGTAACATGACGACTGTAATAAATATTTCAATGCTTGTTGCGCATTCTTCGTCATATAATCTACCTCATCCAAAATAACAAATTTCAAGCCTTTTTCGAAAAAATTCTTGGATTTTACAAATTGATATATTTGATTACGTATTATATCTATACCACGCTCATCCGATGCATTCAAATGTATAATAGATCCTTTGTTAATTTGATTATATTTTTGTTGATATTCATTTATCAAATTAATAATAGTCGTTGTTTTACCAGTTCCAGGTGGACCATAAAATAATAAATTTGGAAAATAGTTTTTATCCAAAATATTTTCGAATATTTTTCTATTTATAGGATCGAGAACTATATTTTCAAATTGAGTAGGTCTATATTTTTCAACCCACGGTATATTTTGATTTTTTTGTATTTGGGTTGTTGATATCATTGCATATTATATCTTTAAGTATTTATGTAAGTTTTTTGAAAAATTGAATTAGATAAATCTATGAAAATTCAATATAACAATATAAAAATGGACGCCGGATTCTTAGAAATAATTTTAGGACCAATGTTTTCTGGTAAAACAACTCATTTAGTTGATTTATACAACGCTTATAATGATATTGGACAAAAAGTATTAGCTATTAATTTTTCAGGAGATAAGCGGTATCATGATACTATGCTTTCTACTCACGACAAGATAATGATTCCTTGTTTGTTTACAGATAATATATCAGATTTATTTGATGAATTATTACTGGTTGATATTATACTTATCAATGAAGGACAGTTTTTCCCAGATTTGTATGAAAATGTAATAAAACTCATAGACACATATAAAAAACGTGTTCATATATGCGGACTGGATGGTGATTTCAAACGTAATAAATTTGGAAACATGCTAGATTTGATTCCTTTATGTGATTCAGTAACCAAACTTCAATCAAAATGTCATACTTGTTCAAATCTCGCTATATTTTCACATCGTATTACAAAAGAAAGAGAACAAGTGGTAATTGGCTCAGATAACTATGTCCCTTTATGTAGAAACTGTTATAAAAAATATAATAATATATAGATGCATATAATTGCAAAACACTATTTATAAACAATATAAAAAAAAATACATAATGAATACAATAATTCATTGATAAAATGGAGGGACCGATCGAAACTGTTCAAGAATTGAAAAAAAAAAGAGGACGAAAGAAGAAAACAACAGAAAACGAACAAAATATAACAATAACAATAGAAGAAAAACCGTATTGTTCGAGTAAACCGGAATCAACTATTAAAAAGCGTGGACGTAAACCTAAGGGTGGTAAATTGATTTTAAAACAACCTAATACAACGGTAACTGATTTACCAATTGCAAATGTTATTTTACATTTAAAATGTTCTATCCATGAATTAAATGAATATAATAATAATAAAAACCAGATTGTAACAGATCCACTTGTCTATAATCCGATTGTTCCTCCTGTTATTATGACATATAATGCAAATATAGAAAATGCCTTTTCAAATTATGAATTAGAAATGAAAAAAAGTGATAACAATGCATATAACGAACTAGATAATAATATTTCTAATTTTTGTCAAACATGTAATTCAAAATGTACAAATGCAGCTAGTATTGTTGAACCAATTGAAGAAGATGATTCTGATGTCAATATAAAAGATATAAATCAAAAATTGAAAAAAATAAAATTACAATTGTACAAAAATATGAATCCGGATAAAAAATCAGCGTGTTTTTGGTGTACATATGAGTACGATAATCCGTCATGCTATATTCCAAAATATGAAATGGATAGTCAATTATATGGATATGGTTCATTTTGTAGACCCGAATGTGCTGTTGCTTTTTTGATGAAGGAAAATCTAGACGATTCTACAAAATTTGAGAGATATCATTTATTGAATCAAATATACAGTAAAATTTATAGTTATAAGAAAAATATAAAACCTGCACCAAATCCTTATTTTTTATTAGATAAATACTTTGGTAATTTAACTATACAAGAATACAGGAAATTATTGAAAACCGAACATATGTTATTGGTTATTGAAAAACCTATGACTAGAATATTACCTGAATTACATGAAGACAATGATGATTTTATTATGAATATTTATGGTAGTACTGCAGGAAATCAAGGTAATCAAGGAGTTTACAAAGTGAAAAGGCAAAGTGAAAAACAAAAGGGTCCAAGTAAAAAAAGTATTATGAAAGAGAGTTTTGGTATTGCTTAGAGCTTTTATTTTTATCAATTTATAAAAATAAAAAAATTGAATTCGATATAGATACTATGATTATCAATAAAATATACTATAAAGACAATGGAAAAATCACGATGGCCCGAACCTACATTATTAAAACCACCTTCTGTTTCATCCATAACATTAGGTGAATTACATGAAGTTTATATTTATAATGATACACTTGATACAAAACCGCCTTATCAACGTAATAGGTTCAGACATGATGAAGATTTTGTAGCGGGTTTGTTAGCAACTGTAATGAATTATGGCGTAATTATGCCTATTTTAATATACAAAATACAACCAAATGAAGTCAAACGGCTAAACCATCATAAATGGGAAGTAATTGATGGTGTTCATAGAGCTACTGCTGTTTCTTGTTTTATGAACGGCACTTATATAAAATGCGAAAAAAACAAAGAAATTATGCCATATATATTCAACGAAACCACAAAAGAACATATTTTATTTATTAAAACAACTTATACTGAAGAATGGCGTAATTTCCCAGAAAATAAAAAAAAAAATATTGTTTATATGTCAGATGAAGACAAAGATCGTTTCAATAATTTCGAAATAATATTATGTAAAATAACTTCTCCTATGACACTTGACCAACGCCGTGAACAATTCACTAATATTCAGCATAATCTTCCAGTTCGTAACAATGATCTTTATAAGAATTGCGTCCATATACCAATCGTAAAAATAATTAGTGACTATAATTTAGAACAATCATTTGATAATGTATGTGACCATTTATGTAAAGATATAACTCAATTTAAAATCAACTGGATTATTCGTTTTTGGTTATTTTCAATAGAACATAATCAAAATTGTATTATGATCAAAGACTCTGAAATTAAAGGTATGATGGAAAGATGTAATCCTAGTATTATGATTATTGATGAAAAAAAAACAAATATTTTTGTAAAAGAATTTACGCGATTTTGTAATTTATTCGAAGATATCGATACAAATATTACATTATCCCCAGTTGCAATATATTCTATCTACGATTTATTACGAAAAAAAGATGAAAATGATGAATATGATACTATGTTGAAATCACATTTTATGAAATTATCAAAAGGTGAAACTAAAATACAACGTAGTATGTGGGAAGCCAGAAATAATACTACTTCCAATGATCTTCTTAATTATTTCAATGAATTCACAATGAAGCTTTTGAATATTGATAATTTGGCTGAAACAGATACAATTACTGAAATTCGCAAACCTATTCCAGCAAAACTACGTAATGCTGTATGGAAAAAATGGTTCAATACTAATGATCAAGGGCATTGTTTCTGTTGTAATGGTGAAATATATAAAAAAGCTAAAGATAAGTTGAAATCATTCAATTGTGGACATATCGTATCCGACTATGATGGTGGTGAACTAGTTGAAGAAAATATGAGATGTGTTTGTTTTAACTGTAACCAAAAAATGAAAACCGAGAACTTGTTTGAATGGAAATCTAGAATGTATCCTGCAGTTAATATTTGAAATAGTAATCGTTATCAATTTTTATAATGATGATATTGATATTATATATGTTTTTTTATTCAAGATACGCCAATAAAACATCATCTTCTACATGTCCATTCAACGTCGTAAATTTATATTGTGGATTTATTTCCAAAATTTTATTTACAATTTCTTGTAAAAAATTGATATTTCCATAACTATCTTCTCCCCATGGAAAAGGCATTTTTATGATTCTCAAATCATCTATCAATATAATATTATCGTTACGCGGTAATGACTTGATGGCGTCCAATTCATCAATCAATGGACATAGTTTTTTATAATTATGAATATTGTTGTTATCTACATGAGCATCTAAAAAAAACATTGTTTTGTTATTTTTGACATGATCATCTAAATGTTTTTTCATGTTTGAGCTGTCATCTGATATTAATTTGTATCTGCCCGATTCAATCTCGTCTTTGAATACTTGTTTTCCTAAATCTATCCATTTTTCTCTAAGTTCAATACAATATACTTTATCAAAACCACTTCTTAATGCTTTTTTACTTGAAACTTCACTAGTCGGATCCCATAAACCTGTCTCAAAATAAACTGTACAATCGAAACGTTTTCGTATTTGTTCTAAATCAAAGTCAATTGTCATTTGTAAATATAATTATAATTCTAAAAATATTATTATAATTATACGCTTTTTGTATTTGTATCTACATTTCTATTGTAGTTAATCTATTTCCTCTATTTTCATTTCTTCGGTATCATCGTTATTATATTCATTTGTTTCTGGCATATTGAATTTTGATGCATCAAATTGATTGGTAGACCCAGTATTCATTGTCATAATTTCTGTAATTGCATCATTCAGTTCCTTTGTTTTTTCTTCATATAATTCTTTTGTTTGCATTGGATTTTCAAAAAGCCAATCATCATATTTTTTAATTATTTCAACCATTAATGATTTTACTCCTTGATCTTTTTCATCGTTTGCTTTAGATTTAATTTGATATAATTGTTCCTCCATTTTATTTTTCGCTTCGATTTTTTCTTTGACCAGTTCATCTTCTTGTTTATAACGGTCAGCTTCTTCTACCATTCTTTCGATTTCTTCCTTAGAAAGGCGTCCCTTATCATTGGTAATAGTAATTTTCTCGGATTTTCCACTGGATTTTTCTGATGCACTTACGTTCAAAATACCATTTGCATCTAAATCAAAGACAACCTCAATTTGTGGCATACCTCTTGGCATTGGTGGAATGCCATCCAATTGAAATTTGCCTAAAATAGTATTATCCTTTGTTAATGCACGTTCACCTTCAAAAACTTGAATCAATACACCTGGTTGGTTATTTTCATAAGTAGAAAAAATCTGTGATTTCTTTGATGGTATAGTTGTATTTCTATTTATAATTTTTGTCATTACACCACCTGCAGTTTCTAGACCTAAACTTAGTGGACATACATCCAATAACAACAAGTCGTTGATTTTTTGATCTCTAACCCCTGTTAAAATTGCAGCTTGAACTGCTGCACCATATGCTACACACTCATCTGGGTTAATCGATTTACATAACTCCTTACCATTGAAATATTCACTAAGTAGCTGTTGAATCTTTGGAATTCTAGTAGAACCACCTACTAACACGATTTCATGAATCTCACTCTTTGATAGCTTGGAATCACGAATGACTTGCTCTACAGGGTCCATAATTTTTTTGAATAAACCATCGCAAATATTTTCGAATTTTGCACGTGTAATTGTGGATGCAAAGTCAATTCCTTCATATAGACTATCAATTTCAATGTTTGCAACATTTGCTGATGAAAGAGTACGTTTTGCATTTTCACATGCTGTTCTTAAACGGCGAACTGCACGTGCGTTATCAGAAATATCTTTACGATTTTTTCGCTTGAATTCCTCAATAAAAAATTCTACCATTTTTGTATCAAAATCCTCTCCACCAAGGTGGGTATCACCTGCAGTTGCTTTGACTTCAAATATTGAGTCATCGATTGTTAAAATGGACACATCAAAAGTTCCACCGCCTACATCACAGATTAAAATATTTTTTTCTACTGACTTCTTATCGAGACCATAAGCAATTGCCGCGGCCGTTGGTTCATTAATAATTCTTAAAACATTCAAACCAGCAATAACACCAGCATCTTTCGTTGCCTGTCTTTGTGAGTCATTAAAATAAGCAGGAACTGTAATAACTGCATCAGTTACTTTTTCACCTATGTACGCTTCTGCAATTTCCTTCATTTTTATTAGAACCATTGAACTGATTTCTTCTGGTGCGAATACCTTGGTTTCGTTTTTATATTCTACTTCAATAAATGGCTTGTTTTCGCGATCAATTACATTATATGAAAAATGCTTCATATCACTTTGTACTTTTGGGTCATTGAATTTTTGTCCTATAAGTCTTTTTGCATCAAATACAGTATTTTTTGGATTATTTGCAACCACGGATTTTGCGGCTTCTCCTATTAAACGTTCATCATTAGTAAATGAGACATAGGAAGGCATTGTACGGTTTCCTTGATCATTTGCAATAATTTCTACATGATCATTTTGCCATACACCAACACAAGAATAAGTAGTACCCAAATCAATGCCAATTGCGCGTCCTTTGTAAGAACTGTCTGAAGACATATATAGATCGATATGCATAAAATCTTTATATATTTTTAATAAATATATATAGAAGTATATATACTAGTATCTACTATATGGCATCAAATAATACAGATGAAAAAAAAATTGTTTCCACTTTTTTGATGGGGGGTCTTGGAAATCAACTGTTTCAAATATTTACAACGTTTGCATATGGATTGAAAACGGGTTCTCAAATTATATTTCCATATTCGACAGAATTGAATGTAGGTATTACTAGACCAACTTATTGGGATAGTTTTTTGATTCATTTGAAAAAATATACATCGTATATGGATCAAATACATACAAACAATATGTTAATGTCATTGCCGATTTACAAAGAACAAGATTTTCGATACAGTGAAATACCACGACAAAAACGCGATGTTTTGTTATATGGTTATTTTCAAAGTTATAAATATTTTGAACAATACAATAACGAGTTGTTTTGTTTGATACATTTGGAAAAACAACAAGAGAACATGGAATATTTATATTCTCAATATTTTGATCATGGATACGTTGTTAGTATGCATTTTCGTTTGGGTGATTACAAAACGAAGCAAGATTTTCATCCCATAATGCCATATGAATATTATTCAAATGCATTGAATTATATATTATCGTTACGGAATAACATACCTTTACAAGTTCTCTTTTTTTGCGAAAAAGATGATATTATCGATGTGTCTAATATTATTGCATTATTAATAAAAGAATTTCCAAAAGTACATTTTGTAAAGGTTGATGATACTATTGATGATTGGCAACAGATGTTGATAATGAGTTGCTGTAATGATAATATAATAGCAAATAGCTCATTTAGTTGGTGGGGTGGATATTTCAATAAAAATGAAAATAAAATAGTATGTTATCCGTGTCAATGGTTCGGACCAAATTTAAATCATGATACTATAGATCTATATCCAAGTACTTGGAAAAAAATTTATTTTTGAAAAAATTGAATTTAGAAATTAGATTATAAATACATAATAAATATATCAAAAATGATGTCCTACGAAGAAAACATGAATGCTATTATGAATTTACCTATTGTAAAGGAATTGATGAAAAAAAATAAAAAATTACAAAAAAAGAACAAAGCATTACGTAATTTAATTTATTCTTTGCCTGAATTCAGATGTAGTTGCCATAATAATTGTTGTGGTCAAAACAAAGTGCAACCTTTATTTGAACAAACACTAGAATTTGTAGACAAAGTGTTTATAAAAAAAGAACCTGGTACAGATGAAGTTAGAGAACCTGATGTTTGCATTGATGATGAAGTTGTTATTTTAGATAAAAATCCAAATGAAAAACCAAATATAGTTTATGAAATCGAAGAAGTCGTAGAAGAAACCGAGGAAGTCGTAGAAGAAACCGAGGAAGTCGTAGAAGAAACCGAAGAAGTCGAAGAAGAAACCGAGGAAGTCGTAGAAGAAACCGAGGAAGTCGAAGAAGAAACCGAAGAAGTCGAAGAAGAAACCGAGGAAGTCGAAGAAGAAACCGAGGAAGACGCAGGTGAAGTTTATGAAATTACTATATCAGGCAAATCATATTATGTTACAGACGAAAAAAATGGAAAAATCTATGCAATAGATAAAGATGAAGATGTTGGTGATGAAATCGGTGAATTCAAAAATGGTAAACCTAGTTTTTATAAATAATTGATATTTGTATAATAAATAATAATATATTTTTTATTATAATCGATATTTTTTATATGTGTGATATTTTTTTTTGAAAATATGTCTTTTTTTAGTTCCCCCCCTAGAAATAATTCTATTTTTTTTATCTTCTATTTCGTATAATTTTTTTACTATTTCTATATACAATTTGTTCAATAATATATTTTTTTCTAATTTGAATATTTCTATTTCATTATAACCAGTATCTTTTTTAATATTTGCTATTTTATTATTATTAATTTGATTTTCACCTTCATAATTGTATTGAAGCTTTACCATGGTTTCCAATAATTTTTTATTTTGATTAATTTCATCTTTATATGATTCGATTATTATATTATAAAGATCATTATTATTTTTTAAGTATTCTAAAATATTTGTTTGATCAATAGATATTTGATATTTTGCTAATTGTTCTATTATACCATCCTTTTTTATTATTTCTTCGGTTGAATACACTTCATCTTTGAATTTTGCAACATTAATATTATTTCCGGATTTATTATTGTTTTGCGGTGCATTTTTATACAAATTATTTTTGTTTTGCACTGCATTTTTATTTTTTTCTCTGTTTGGTTGTTCACTTATTTCACCATTTTTCAATTCATTATCTTTAATTGAAAATGACACTCTATTTCTAGTTATATCCCATCTATAAACATCTTGTTTATCTGTTTTACCATATAGTTTTGCTCGAAATAAAAACTCAAACATATTTCCCAAATAATCACCTACATATGGACAAAAAATTTTGTTTGAGATTTCATCATCTACTTTACCTTTAATAAAATCGGCCATAATATGAATTTCATAAAAAAATTTATTTGAAATGCTAGAGTTACTATCAGGATAATTAATAATTATACTAGTATTTATAATTTCTTTTAATGTTTTAGAATCGTTCTCATCTAATTTTTCTGGAATTCCAGCTATATATAGATTATAAATTTTCTCAAATATATTAAAAAATTGCGTCATTCCATCTGCATCAGAATTAGATAAAAATTCTTTTAATTTATCATTATTAGATATTAATTTTGGATAACTATATTTATCATCTGTATATTTGCTTTTCAAACTTAGAAAATTTCTATATTCAGGGTATTTGCTACTTGAGTAATTTTCACCTGTTTGTTTAATTAGGTTTTTAAAATCTTCGTTTTTTTTTATTTCTTTATTTATTGATTCTATGTTTTTATTTATTTTATTTATATTAGCATTTACCTTGGTTTTTAAATTAGTATTAATACTACCTTTATCACCTTTATAAAATTCTTTTATTTCTTCAATAATTATAGATAATTCTTTACCTTTTTCTATATTATCCTTGAGAGTTTCCAATGAAGCTATTTGTTGGTTGATCTTTTTTGTTAATTCTGTATTTTCTGGCAGTTTTACATTTTTTTCAATATCATTCAATATGATATCAATTATTTTTTTTGTTTCAATTTTAAGATCACTCTCTTTTTTCGTAACTTTATTAATTTCTCTCTTGTACCAATTCCAAAAAATAATAAAATTATCAATAATTTTTCTATATTCTGGATTATTCAATAAATCATTCAACCATACTAATCGTATAAATGTATATATTTCTCCATCAAGCAACTTTAAATATGAATAATTTTTTTGTGTAACTAAATCAAACCACAACGGATTATCTGAATTATTACCATAAATGTGATCATATGATGTATGAAAGTTATTGATAGCTGTAAATTTCGTTGGAAACAATAATTCTAACATAGTCATAATGTTATATTCTGCTATTTTAGTAATATCTTCATCTATATCAAAGTCAGATTTAACAGTGTATGACTTTAAAATATACTCGAATTTTTTTTCATCAAAAAAAAAGTTTACTCTTTCTTGATATGTTTTTAAATTAAATAATAATTTATCTTTTGGATATTTTACATTCAAACTAAAGTATGGTAATGTATTAAGACCGGTTTTATTCAAATATACTGTTTTACCATCTTCTTTTGTTTCACTATACAATTTATTCAAATCAAAATCTATTTTTTCATTATTAAAATTTGAATAAAAATATATTTTTATTTCTTTAGATATTATACTCATTGATTACTATATTATATAGATAATTTATTCTATATAATAAATATAATATTTGATACTAAATAGAAACTCCTATTATTTCTTTTTTAATCAATCCCTTCTCTTTCGCTTTTTTTAATATGGATTGGCATTTTTTGATAGCTTCTTCCGTTATTTCATCCTCTGATATATCATTCGGGTTATTTTCATTTTCTAATAATGATATGTGATAATCTTTGAATTCTTCTGGTAAGACAAAAAACATACTATCTTCATGTAATAAATATTCTGTAAAAACCACAAATAATAATGTAATAAATAAAGCGATGTAAATATCTCGAGTTCCCATCCATGCAATTGCGAAAACTAAAATTTGTTTGCTAAAGGTATATTTTAAATAAGCTTCTAATGTTTTACCTAATTTTATATTAACAAATTTCGAAACAATATTCAGTGTAATTATCATCAACCCAGCAAATACTTTACTGTTATTTATTGCTTGTATATTATCATGTAAATGATTAAAAAATTTTGTAAAAGAATTATTTTTATCTGATTTTGTCATTTATATATTCATGATATATTATTTATTGACTAGTGGAAATAGGCGTCATTTTTTCTTCGGTTTTTATTTTACCTTCTATTATAGAATATTTACATGTATTATTACAAGCATTACATGGGCTATTATAGTATTTTAATTCTGAAAATACATGTTCTGTCATATCATTTTTTACAGTCATATCTTTGTATTTCAATTCACCGCCAACACAATGTTGTTTCTTGAATTCATCTATTAGGTCTGGTTTATCAATATCTGAATAATTAGTAATACCTTCGCATTTATTACAATTACTTTTACATTGTTTTTTACCTTGTCGTCTCTTTTTTGTATGATCGTTTACTACCATCGGAACTAAATACATACCATCATCGGGTATTCCAGTTGTATCATAATCTATTTCTAAACCCGATATACTTGGTATTAAATCATTTACTTCTAATACATCACTAATGTTTAGCATATTTTCTACATAATCTGATTGATAATATAAAATAACTAATCCGCATACACATAATCCTACCATTATATCAATGGCCGAATAAAATATGATTATAAGGACTGCTAATAATTTTCCTAAAATTGTAAAACTAAAATTAACAAAATATTTTGAGAACTTTAATAATGTGAATATTAGTATAATTGGAATAAACTGAATAATAATTTCTGTATTTTTCATTTATATATTAATGATATTTTTATAATTGTTGTTTGATTTGCTAGAAATAATATCTACTGTTTTTTTAAGTAAACTAAATATTATTATAAAATATGTCATCTTTATTAACATATGCATCACCATGGAATAATGATAATAGTTCAAAAAAACGTCAAAGTACAATGCGAAAAACCACAAAATTACGACCTACAATTCAAAATATTGAAGAACCAGAAGAATATATGACATTTAGTGAAAATTTTCAAAATATACAACCTAGCACTATTGAAGATGCACAAACTGTCGCACAAGACCGCACTGAGCGGGTAAATGAGCTATTGAACAAAATTACTTCTGCTGACACGGCTACAGACAATTCCAAAATGGGTGACTTTAAACCAATCGATCCTCCATCGTTAAATGTAAAAAAAGATATGGATGATAACAATAATGCTCATTATATACCACCTGTTCCAAGATTTCCTCATTTTAATCAACCATCTAGTGATGCATCAACACTCGCCACAAAATACACTGCTAATTCAAACGATAGATACAGTAGTTATAATAAAAGTTACGAAGGAACACCATATTATGTAAAGATGGGCATGGGTAATAATTTACCCAAAGACGATAAATTGATGGAAAAAATTAATTACATGATTCATTTATTGGAGCAGCAGCAAAATGAAAAAACCGACAATGTTACAGAAGAATTCATTTTATATACTTTTTTAGGCGTTTTTATTATTTTTATTGTAGATTCTTTTTCGAGAACTGGAAAATATACCCGTTGATTTTATCGATAGTTTTTTTTATATTAATTATATAAAATGTCAACCAAAATAGGGGGGTTTAATTATAACAATATAGACATGTACATAAACGGTGGTCGTAAAACTGTTCGTAAAGTTGCAATCAAAAATGGAAAAGGTCATAAATCTTTGTCTCATTACAAAAAAGGTAAAAAAATGTTCACAGTTAAAAAACCACTTACTATTATTGAAATTGTAACTATACAAAGGGGTCAATTTATACCAGGATTATTTAGAGATTGTAAAGGGCCTGATTGTATGAAAAACAAAACCAAAAAATCTTCTAGACGGTTAAAATAAAACACCGCTCGGCACTCACTGGACTTCTTGGATATATCATATTAAATAAATAATATGCTGTATCATTTTTGAATATGGGTGTATGATTTTTACGCCAAATATTGACCAAATAACAATTATGCCCGATTTCTTCCATCATTATCATACGGTACTTACGATATTTCTCTATTATTTGTCGTAATCCATGTAAATAACCCAAATAAAACACTTGATTTGATTCACAATTTGTAATACTACCTATACATTGTAACGTATTGTTCTCGATATTTTCTTGATTCAACTTTTCATACTGCATTTTTGCATCTTTTATGAAATACATACCGAGAATGTTCTCACCATTTCTAATAAAGTAAACATATAAAAGATTATGTTTTATTAGGGATATTATATTACCGACGTCTGGTAAGACCATTATATCAAAACTGAATGGATTTTGGTCGTTTGTGTTTTTTTGTATATAAAAAAAATCCAATATAATATCTATGTTCTCAGTACTTATTTGGATAACTTCATGATGAGCTGGTAAATTCGGAAAATGGATATTACGCAAATGGAATAAATAGCTTGGATATTGTACAAGAGGAATAACGCCTTCAAATAATTCAATCTCTTTTTTGATCAATGAAACGAGAACTTTGGGATTTTTTATTCGTTGATTATATTCATGTGTTTGTAGTAATTTTCTACTTATTGTTTTTACGTCTTTTTCACGATTTATTGATAAATAGTCAATATAATAGATCGGAATTTCTTTATAGGTTCTCGAATTGGAGTTTTCTTTATAAAAAAAATTCATACATCGAGAACTTATACAACCCGTTGGTTTTATTGTTGGTTCGACTGTTTCTGGTTCGTTTTTATTGTATTGGATTTTGTATTCAATGTCTATGTATAGTGATACATAGGATGGCATTGATTGTCCTGTTAAATATGCATCCATATCAGCAGATTTCATATTATGTATTATTTCTTCTGTTGGAATATAGTAACATTGTAACATGTTGATTATGTTTGTTTTCTCATATTGAGAGATCTCTAAATAATCCGTAGTTTTGATGTTGGCAAAATCACAATATTTTGTTTTTATAGGACGGTATGGATATATTATGTATGGACTATTATGATAATACCGCCAAAAATCATATGAATGATATACGGGCTGATTATTCCAGAATGGATATCGTAGCTTTATGTATCCAAATATTGAAAAAAATACTATTATGGTTGATATCAAAATATATTGGATCATATGAACTAATATATTTTGTTATTTAGACGTAGAGAACTGAACGATATTTACATAGTTCTTTCAAATATATAAATATATTGGTATTTGTCGGCATGAGGCCCTTTTTTAATCACATTGACCATATCTAATTTCCCTTTCAAAGTAAAACCTGCTTTATTTGCCATTTTTATTATTGTATTAATACTATCCATATACAATGTTTGTTCATTCTCTCTAACATTCTTTGTTTCTTTATCCAAGAATTTTTCTTTGAATATCACTTCTTCTGTCATCGTTTTATCAGAATTATGTTTAGGTAATTGGTATGAAGATGTATATTTAAAGTCATCAAATTCTACTTTAGTACTTGTTATACGTGGCGGTGGTGTTTTTGAAGGTAAATTATAAAGCGGCTTCTTTGCTTCTGGTTTGTAAATACTAAACCTATGACGATTTACTAAATGTAATACTAAATAACCATTCGGTTTCAACCAAAAATAACAATTATTAAAAAAAGCCATTTTATTATCTAATAAATAAAACGTAAGATTTGTACATAATATATGAGTAAATGTTGAGTTTTCAAACCTCATTGGATCTAAAACATCGCCGCAAATATATTCTGATTCAGGATATTTATTTTCACTATATTTTACCATTGCTTCCGATTTATCTATACCATATGCTTTATAACCAGCTTGTGTTAATTGGTCTACAGTATATCCTGTACCACTACCAATATCTAAAAATGAACTGTATTTTGCACTAGGTTCTGTCATTTTGAGAACTTGTACTAATTCTTTTTGTATTCTATTCTTTGTTTCATATAATTCGTCGTATATATCTACATAAAATTCATCATATATATTTTGATTAGTTTTCAACACGAATGGCTCTTTTTGTGTAAATCCTTCTATTTTATCAAGTGGTGGTTTCGTTATTTTATACAAAATTATCAATGCTAAAATAATACCTAATATTAATACTATTTTTGTGAAAAATAAATTCGGATTCTTTGATGTTATTATATTGATTATTGATTGCATTATATACTAAAATATATATTTTATTTATTAACATTACATATTACGTAATTGTGTTCTAGTATGGTTAAATAATTTGTCTCTACCAATGTTTGAATTAGTCAAATTTGGATGTAATTTATTTTCAAATGCTGGTTTTTCAAATAACAAAGGATGTGTTTGCTCAGTTGGTTTCGATACGACTGTAACATTATATAAATCACTAGTGGAAGAAGGAACATATACACTTTGGTCAGAACGTTGTAATGCAATTGTTTGATTTCTTAATACGGTTTCTGTATCTATATTATTTATATATCCACTTAATGGTCCATTTTGTGTTCCTGGATTGAAATTTATTTTCATATTATAGTCTAAATAAGGTATAACTGGTTCATTCATTGGTTTTCTCCGGTTTATTATTGGAAAAACGGAATATTTCGTAGGAACAGACCTAGGTGCAAACATTGGTTCTAAAGGTGAATCTGGAAATTGTCGGCTTTTAATGCGATCGTTTAATTCATCTACACGTTCATTTTGACCATAATACAAATATTCTGGAACACCATATATTTTTTCATTTTCATTCATCTTTATATTATATATTATATAAAAACAAAATAAATATATGTATTTATATAATATTAATGTCTATTACATTTACAACATCTTGGTATATATGTAAATCAAAATTTGATCCATCTATTTATAAAAAATGGATGCATAATATGCTATCGAATGTTCATGAATATTATTTGGTCGTATATACTGACCTGGATGGATATCAATATATAAAACCATATTTATCCAATCCTAAAATAAAAGTAATGTTCAAAGCATACGAAGAATTTTATACATATAAATACAAGGATTATTGGATAAAAAATCATGAAAATAATCATTATTTGAATACACGTGTTGACTGGAAAACAAATATGCTATGGTGTGAAAAAATAAATTTTGTTTATGAAACAATGAAAAAGAATTTTTTCAAAACGGATTTTTTTGGTTGGTGTGATATTGGGTACTTTCGTGGTAATTCAAATGATCTCGGGTATGATGTTTTGACAAAATGGCCTTCTAATAATAAGATCTTGGCTTTAAATCATGATAAAATTTATTATGCATGTGTTAACAATGATGATCAATATTTGTATCAATTATCTTTGATAATAAATGATAAAAATGAAAATGGTTTACCTAAAATGGAAATCCCGCCATATCAAGTATCTATTGCAGGAGGGTTTTTTATTTCACATCGTTCTAAATTGGATTGGTGGAAAAAGACTTTCTATGATAGGTTAGAGCTTTATTTCAAAAATGAATATTTGATAAAAGATGATCAAATAATTATTGCGGATTGTGTATTTTCAGATATAAATCATTTTGAATTAATAGAGGAACAATCTTCGGAATACGATAATTGGTTTTTGTTTCAAAGGTTTTTATTGTAAAGATATTTTATACCAGTGAAGATTTGAAACCGCACCCCTACGGGGGTGCTATGGTTCAAACTGTAACGGTGTAAATTGTCATAAATTTATGGGTGAACATGTATATGAATATTCGATTCTTTTGGTGGCTTAACATGATGTGTTTTCGAAGAAAATGGGCGATGATGTGGACGATAATATGATGGATGAACTTGTGAATGAAGAACCTGATCTGATAATTCATTCTTCATCTGGGATTCAGTAGGCATGCTTCTGTATTCACTATTATCATTTAATAAACTTGAGTAGTATGGATAATAATAACTATAAGGATAATATGGATAGTAATAAGGACTGTATGGTGAAAAGCATCGTTCCTTTTTTTTACTATTTGGTGGTAAAACACATGGTATCATATTGTTTGATAAATCCATAAATACACATGGAAAAAAGTTTCCTGACCCGTCTGATTTTACACATGCCATTATGTTTCCGCTAGCATCGAATGTGGTTATTTCTATATTTTCTTTGAAATTTGTATTATCAGTCATATTCAATGCTGATTCGATGAATTTATTCAAAAGAATTATGTTAGTATTAAGAGCATCTATAGTATTAGTCATTTCTGCACATTTTGACATCCAATCGTTTCCAGTGACATCGTCATATGAATAATCGTTCATATTTATATATTTTATATATCAAAATTATTTTACTAAATAAACTAATTACCTGAAATATGCAGTTGTATGTACAAATTGTGAATACAATAATACTATTCTAATACAAATATATATTTCAAAAAAATATATAGAAAAATGGAGGATACTAGTATAAAAACCATTTAATGATCAGTATTTTGATACCTGTGTACAATGGAATTGAATTTATCAATGAATCTGTTACGTCAGTTCTAGAGCAAACTTTCGAAGACTGGGAACTCATTATTGCTATCAACGGACATCCAGAAAACTCCAATGAATATCAAATTGCGAAAGAATATGAATCGATCAGTGATAAAATTCGTGTTTATGATTTTTACAATGTTTGGGGCAAAGCAGAGACATTGAATTGTATGATACCTTATTGTAAATATGATTATGTTGCTATTTTGGATGTTGATGATGTTTGGCTTGATAAAAAACTCGAATTACAAAGTGCCCTTTTGGATAAATACGATGTTATTGGAACTCAGTGTGTTTATTTTGGCGAATTAGAAAATATCAATCCGAACATTCCTGTAGGTGAAATAAGTGATTTTGATTTTACTATGGTCAATCCTATTATTAATAGTAGTGCGGTTATTAGAAAGGATTTGTGTAATTGGGTTGAGAATGGAATTGAAGATTATGAACTATGGCTTAGATTGAGACATGACAACAAGACTTTTTATAATTGTAATGATGTATTAGTAAAACATCGTATTCATAAATCATCCGCATTCAATTCGAATGGACATGCTTCAAAATTAAACGAATTATTAGCAAAATACAAATAAAGAAAAAATTGAATCGTAAATCAATATAATATAAATATTCAAATCTATATTATAAAATGGTGAAACTTTGTAATACTCCTTATGAAAACGATGCTATTCAAGAACATTTCGATAAGTTTCCATTTCCACTAAGTGATTTTCAAAAATACGCAATCGATGCCATTGTATCAGGCGACCATGTTCTTGTAACCGCACATACCGGTTCTGGTAAAACACTTCCTGCTGAATTCGCTCTCGAATATTTTGTCAGTCAAGGTAAAAAGGTAGTTTATACGTCACCTATCAAAGCCTTATCAAATCAGAAATTCTATGAATTCACCAATAAATATCCACATATTTCTTTCGGTCTTATGACCGGTGATATAAAAACGAATCCCAATGCGGATGTCCTGATTATGACTACTGAAATTCTCATGAATTATTTATTTATACAAAACAACGATCAAAAAAAATCGGGTCTCGATTTCCAAATCGACATCCATAACGAACTAGCATGTGTTGTATTTGATGAAGTCCACTATATCAATGATCAATCCAGAGGTCAAGTATGGGAAAAAACTATTTTGATGTTACCACCCCATGTGCAAATGGTAATGCTTTCTGCAACTATCGATAATCCAGCGAGGTTTGCAAAATGGTGTGAACGTGGTCTCGATGCCGAGGGCGACAAACAAGTATGGCTAGCTTCGACCAATCATCGTGTTGTTCCTCTATCCCATTATGGTTTCTTGACTACAACTGAATCCATTTTCAAAATCGTAAAAAACAAAGACATTGAAAAACAAATCCGTGATAAAACCAACTGTTTGATACCATTACAAACCGATAAGGGCATGTTTTTAGAATCTGGATTTCGTGATTTATCTATTTATACGGAGATGTTCCAAAAGCACGGTGTCGAATTAAAACGCAAACATGTATTGAATCAACTAGCGCTCTTTTTGAGAGATCGTGACATGCTTCCAGCAATCGTCTTTGTATTTTCGCGTAAAAATGTCGAATTATTTGCGAAAGAAATCACGATTCCGCTCTTGGAGGACGACAGTAAAGTTGGATATGTGGTACGCCGTGAATGTGAACAAATCATTCGTAAACTACCGAATTTCAAGGAATATATGGAATTACCTGAATACAATCAATTAGTAGATTTATTGGAAAAAGGCATCGGTATTCATCATTCCGGTATGATTCCTATTTTGCGTGAAATTGTCGAATTAATGATTTCTAAAAAATACATAAAAATGTTATTTGCTACGGAATCCTTCGCAATCGGTTTGGATTGTCCTATTCGTACAGCTGTATTTACAAGTCTTACAAAATTCGATGGTAATACCGAGCGCTATTTGATGGCACATGAATATACACAAATGGCTGGACGTGCAGGTCGCCGTGGTATTGATACGATTGGTCATGTAGTGCATTGTAATAATTTGTTTCGAGTTCCATCATTGAGTGAATACAAACTTATATTGGGCGGTGTTCCACAGAAATTGATTTCTAAATACCAGATATCATATCAACTTGTTTTGAACCTATTGAAAAGTGGTCCCCTCGAAAAAGACAAACTATATGGGTTTTCAGAAAAAAGTATGGTTTATCAAGAAATACAAACTGATATTTCTAAGCACAAATCATGTATTCATGATTTACTTGAAAAAATAGAGAAAAAAAAAGTGTTTGTTGAAAATGCACGGACACCAAGTTCGGTATGTGCTGAATATATTGAATTATTAGAAAAACATAAACATGTTGTGAATAAAAAACGTAGAGAAATAGAAAACCGAATTGAGCAAATCAAAGACGAGAATAAATACTTCGTGAATGATTTATCATCATATATGGATTTAGAAGGCATGAAGACAAAACATGTTTTGGAAGTTGCTTCGTTAGATCATATTGAAACATATATTACCGATCAAACCAATAAAGTCTGTAAAATCATGATTGATGATGGGTTTTTGATTGATGTTGATACATGTTATCAACTTACAGATCTTGGTAAAATGGCATCGGGAATCGCAGAAATTCATCCTCTTTGTTTGACGTTTTTGATAAACAATTGGAATTTTAATGAATTTACGAGTGAACAAATGATCGGGTTGTTTTCGTGTTTTACTGATGTCAAAGTTCAACAAGACCTTCGTATGTATCGTCCAAACATATCAGATGAATTTTTGAAATCAAAGATACTAGATGTAATGGAAATTTATAAAAAATATTGTGGCCGTGAAGAAGATATGGAAATTTGTACAGGTATTTGTTACGAAGATGCTTTACAATATGATATGATCGATTATGCAATGAACTGGTCGTGTTTTGAAAACGAGCTAGATTGTAAACGGTTCATACAAAACACCATACCCGAGAAGGGAATATCGATTGGTGATTTCACAAAGTCCATGTTGAAAATAGTTACTATTTCAAAAGAATGGATAAGTGTTTTTGAAGAACTAGGGAATATTGATATTGTTTATAAATTGACTAAAATAGAAGGTATGATCATGAAATACATTACAACTTCACAAAGCTTATATGTTTAAACAAATATATTTACATAAATAATATTTTTTATTGTAATTAAAACAAAATCGAAGAATTGTTGTAACTTTTTTACTGCAAAAATATCTAATCAATATGTATAATGGGAAAATTTACAGGGTTGAAAAATTCTAATGGTTCAAGTAATGGAGGTATTTTAGGAACCGGTATTTTCGGTATGTTTGGCTCAACCGTTAATTGTAAAGATTCAGACAACAGTTATTATTGTAATTTCGTAAAATTTTTCAATTTTGTAATAATGGCACTAGTATTATTTGTGATTATTTATTTTATTTATACATTTTTGAAGCCAATGTTATTTTCTAAGAAGGGGCGTTGAGTAATTTGTATTTTGTTTGAAAATAAAATACAAAACACTATATTAATATTGTGGTATGATTTTTATATAATATACCCATAATGCTATTCCTATAAAACATTTTGATATACAATCTAATATATTCATTGCAATATTTTTATATGATTCTTCTAATAAATAAACTAATCCATACATCGACCAGAAAACCAAATAAAACAAAAACAACCAGTATTTACCGATTCCTTTACTAACAACAACATAATTACTGAATATTAAATAAAATACCACGAAAAATGGTATAAATCCACCAACACATGCAGTGAAATGATCTAGAACCTTTATTTCACCTAAATAACCAATATATAACATTAAATAATTGAATATCACTATCAATACAATAGTTGTCATATGAACCACGGTTTTTGACTCACTTGCTAAAAATACTGATAAAACTAACAACATCATTGGTGTAGTGATTGCCCAATCAATATAACGATTTTTTGTTATTGTATCCCAATCAATTGGTACATGTTCTCTTTCATATTGATCTATCAAGCCAACAAATACTGAATAAAAGTATCCAGCAACTAAAGAAATACATGTTTCTAAATTGAATATATGTCTAATCAATGGATTTTGTGTACGCATAGCTTCGATGAATGTAATCAAACCTGTAGTTAATAACAATATATATGTAATCATAAATGATGATTTGACTAGATAATATTTGGTTGTTTCATCATTTGCTGGTTTTTTTTCATTAGCGTCAGTAATCATTTTATTATTCTCAGTATGTGGTGTTTCTTTTAGATAAGATGACATATATATATATATGTTTGTATATATATTTGTATTATAAAAAATTGAATAAAAATATACAAAATATATATTACAAAAAAACAAAAAATGTATTATATAAGTGACGACGACGAAACTGCAAGCTTGACGAGTGATAATGAAAATGATGATGATCATGATGACATTCTTACGTTGTCAAATAGCAGTGAGAGTGATATTGACGATTTATCATTATCAAACAATTCAATATTGATCGAATTTGATGAATACAGTGATGATGAAGAAGATGAATATACAATTGATGAAATTCATAGAGATGAAGAATTGTTCTTGGATTCTGAAAAACGAAACGATCATTATTACATTGGATTATACAAACATATACGATACGACAATTTGTTGTTGTTATTGAATTGCATATCTGCAAAATCATTTTATAAATATTCTTATATTCATGTATTGAAATATCTTTATTATTATAGTTTAGTTCGATTATATCAGCCAAATGTTGAAATAATGAAATTATATATTTTGAATAACGGAACATATTCTGTTGTTTTGAAAACTCATTGGATTCGACTTATACAACGGCATTGGAGAAAAGCTTTACAAATACGTAAAAATATGATGAAAAACCAAATGCACGTATCTTCTTTGTATTACAGAGAGATTCGCGGTAAATTTCCACGTGGATTGAATAATATGCCGATGTTGTCTGGATTAATGGGTCAATATGCTATTTGTAAAAAGTCATCAAATATAAGAATTGATTAATATGACCTAATATTTCGTCGCGAACATTCAACAAGTCCGTATCTCTTTTTTCATTGAAATACTTTGATATATCAATCAAAAATTCACGATATTCATAAATTCTATCTTTGAAATCTTTTGTATTTACAGAATCTATCAGTCTAGATCGCTTTTCTACCATTTTTACTCGTGATTCATCTTTTCCTAAAAGAATTTCTACAAAAGTATCGATATTTTCGTTCAGTTCTTTGTACAATTCATCAGTTGCCTTATGTTGTGCATAGGAATGAGTTTTCCAATGATATAATTTTACCGTATTGAGCATTTCTAAAAAAGTCTGGACTATTTTGGCTTTTGTTTCATTTGGTAATGTTTTTTTCAACGATTTTTTCAATGTTCTCGACTTTGTTCGGATTTTTCTACGTGATCGCTTTGAATCCATTTTTTTATTTGACATTTATATTTATTATATAATATATAAAGATAAATTATATATTATTTCAATGAAACCGATTATTTTATATTTATTAACATGTATTGATGTAGTTACTAGTTACAATGTTTTTTTCAATCATGCATTCAATACAAAAATGACCATCGCTAATAAAATTACCGACTTCCCTAAACTGAATTATCAAGAATTAACAGAACAAGACAAATATGATTTACAATGGTATGTTATTGGTACAAAAAGTGATTTTTCTACAAACAAACCAATAAAAGCAACTATTTGGAATAAAAACTATGTTGTATGGAAAAATAAAGATAATAATTATGTTGGTTTGGATGATGTCTGTCCACATAAAGGTGCATCGCTTTCTAAAGGAAAAGTATGTAACAAGCATATCGTATGTCCATATCATGGTTATGAATTCGATGAAAATGGGGTATTGGATAAAGTTCCCGGTATTTCTTTCCATCCATCAAATATATACGATGTTTCAAAATACAGTGTAATTGAAAAAAATGGTTGGGTTTATTTGAATACATATTCTGATATTGCCAAAATCGATAATTCGACTGGTCTAGCGTTTGTTGATAACATTTATACTGAACCTGAAGTCGAACGTAATGATAGTGTTGTTTTCTTAGATATGGATTTCAACTGTTATTCTCGTATATTGAGTGAAAATTCTCTCGATGTAATGCATATTGGGTTTGTTCATACATTTGGTAATACTAAAAATCCTGCTCCTATTGAAACACATCCACCAAAATTAGTCGGCCTGAATCATTATAAAACGTCTTATTTGTATGAGGCTGGAGAAAAATCATTTGCTAGAAAACTATTTGGTGTAAAAGAATTACGTATTGAAAATGAATTTATTTTGCCACATACTACCATCGCACGTGTTTTATTTGGTGATTATGTCAGTACAGTTGTTACTTTTGCACTTCCAATTAGTGAAAATAAAAGTAAATTATTTGTGAAAACATATCGTAATTTTTGGCATAACCATATAGGCGACTTAGTAACTGAGAATTGGATGTTCAATACAATGTTACAAGATCGTGGTATAGTTGAAAACATTGATAAACGGTTTATGGATGGCAAATTCAATATGAAATTTGATAAATTACAAAATACATACAAGACATTTTATAAACGGTTTGTTCACGATATTTCAAAAAATTTAGACTTGTAAAAATAGAAAAAATTGAACGTATTTTATGATATTATAAATATTATAAAATAAAATGACAACAAACTGTGAATTCAAAAATATAATGTTGACTCGTTATTTGTATAGTAAAATAGATGTAAAACAATCACTATTGTTGGCTCTCTTGGAGCACAACCACGACGAAGCATTGTTCTGGGGATATGAATTATATTATTCAGGATTCAAACACGATGTTTTCATCTATTTGAGTAATATTTATGACTTTATTTATAGTACTATCAATCCAAGTCTTAGAGTGCCATTTCGAATGTTGGTCGATGATTGGAAAAATGATAATACATTAGAATGTAATTTGGGAACGATTATTATGACATTATCGTGTCGTGACTACGATTTGAAGATTTTCATGAAAGCTTATTTTGATTTTATTGATTTCGAATCTATTGATGTAGAAAATGAAACAAACAAAAATAAAAAAAACCTTAATATGATTATACATCTAAAAGAAAAAGATATCAATAAATATAAAAATATAAAAATGAAAAAACCATGCCAATATTTGCAAATAGGTTGTAAATATCCAATACGAAAAGAAGTAAACAATATATTTAATTTTGTTAAAACCACTAGAATTGATTTTGAAAACTATTGGTTATATTATTGCAGAGACACACCATATTGGATAGATAAAATAATAGAATTCGATGGCGCAATCGATTATAATAACAAACAAATTGTATTTCCAAATGATACTCTTTGTGATAAATTTTACGATAGATGGAACATAGAACCGGATGATCAACCTGAATACATATACGATTATTGTGTTGGATCGCCAAATACCGTTCAATTATCTGTCGGTGAGTTTTATGAAAAATATACTCCAAAAAAACATATTGTTATAAATCCTACTCTTGTAAATTCAATAATATATACGTAATATATGTTGTTGCGCTAAATAATATACCACCCCATGTTGCGTCCATTAGAGCAACATTCAATGGCCATTTTTTGAACATTGCATAATTTGTTCCATCATAAATGCCATAAATACAGAAACCTAATATAAATGCTTCTAAAGGCGTTCTGTTTTTTTGTATTATAAAATAATTGATCACGATTACTAATAGTAAATAAACGAATAATGCTGATTCTAGTTTTATTTTCATTACTACGCGCTGGATGTTTACTACTACATCTTGGAATACATTTTTGTTTACATAAATATACAAAGCATCTAATATTAATAAAACAACAGTTGATATTAATATTTTTTTTATGAATTGTGTCATATATATTTATATATATATAGAAAATTATTATACAATATTGTAAATACACATAATTAATTGTATTCAATATTATATAATGAATAATTTTTTTACACATAGAAATATTACAGAAGGAAAAGTTGGAATAGGTAAATTACCAAACACATTTCAATACATTTTAGATAATTTATCCAATGAATATTATAATATGATACCAGATAAGTCAAAAACTACGTTTCATACATATTATAAGGACTTGAATCATGATATGAAACATTATTTTGATAAAATTCAATATGATAATTTTTGGAATAATATTTGTGATAATACAAATAATTGTATAATAAAGTCGATTATTGAAATGAATGAAATATATTATTCAAACCCTAAGCCAAATTTTTTAAAAACGAATTTATATGGCGCAGCTGCAAACCTTATACCCCATAGAGATTGTATATTATATAATTTTTACGGAATAAGTGTATATAGAGTTATTATAGGATTAACAAACAATAATAATGACACTATAACCGAATTTGTAAATATAGGTTTAGAACATAAAATTAATAGTGGGGATTATATAATATTTGACTTTGATAAAACAATGCACCAAGTAAAAAAAATAGCACTACAAGAAACGCCTAGGATTATGTTGAAATTACATTATATTGTTTGCGAAAATTGTAAATATTCCATTGAATATGTAAATTTTGTATCACTTTTTTATAAAAATTATTATATTATTGCTCGATATACAGAACAAATCGGAACTGATCCTACTTCTTTTACTGGGTTTTTCTTTGGTATATTATGGGAATGGCCTTTTAACCCATCTTTTAAATACATTGTATTGTCTGCATTTGTTAGTGATATTATTGTGTTGAATGTGTTTTATAAGATAAAAAATGTTAGAAAATTATTATTGTATTCATTTTCAAATATGTTTACTCTATATTTGTTGATTGTTTCATTTTATTATTTCAGATATGTTTTATTTAAAATTAAATAGTTTTATACAAATTCATATATGGGGTATTTAGAATCATTAAAAACCCTATACCATTATCCGAAAAAATAATCATTGCAAACTAACAATTTTTGTTTGCAATGATTCAATTACATAATATAACAATATAACAAAACAAAAAAAAGATAAAGATAACACAAAAAGTAATTCAATAAAATGAATTCTGTTTATTTATCTATAGTTTCATCAATATTGATTTTTATTGGGTATTTGCCTGAAATTTATTTCACATTGTTTCAAATAAAAAATGTTGATTCAACAAAATACTCATCAACAATATGGTTGCTGGGTGGGATATTGGGAACGGTTTATAGTGGTATAAATAACGCAGATACTTTCATAATTATTAATTATTCTGTCAATACATCATTGAATTTGATCACCGTTGTTTTCAAAACATATTATTATTGTAAATCAATTCAGTACGGATCATTAGAAAACAAAAATATTGATTCGTCAAAATGATTTGATTCTTGTTACAAGTTTTACAAAATTACATAGTTTTACATTGATTAGTCAATCAAAACAAAGAAAATAAAGTCGAGGTCAATTTTTATTTTTGGACATTTTAAAAATGTCCATTTTTACAAAAGTGCGATATACTTTTTCAAAAAAGTGATTTTACTCGATTATGCAGCAATTTGTGTTTTTTTATGAAAAAAATGGCTGCATAAAAAATAAATAGTTTTACTATCAAATTATTTACGCGACATTTAATCTCCATTTTTCTCCAAAATCGCCAAAATGGAGAACAAAACGGAGAAAAAATATCTCGGTTATAAATGTATTACCATTACATTAGTGTATTTTTATAAGTTAATAATATAAAAATACACTCGGTTCGATTATTCTCCTAAGTCGGGAGAACAAATATCGCATGTATACTGTTACGTTTTTTATTCAATATACATAGTTTTACATTGATTAGTCAATCAAAACATAGAAAATAAAGTCGGGTCAATTTTTATTTTTGGACATTTTTAAAATGTCCATTTTTCAAAACCTTCGATGGACTTTCTAAAAAAAGTGTTTTTACTCGATTATGCTGTAAAACACAAAAAATGTTGAAAAAAATGACTGCATAAGAATTAAATAGTTTTACTATCAAACTATGCAAACGACAATTGATCTCCATTTTTCTCCAAAATCGCCAAAATGGAGAACAAAATGGAGAAAAATTATCGCAGTTATTCATAACAATTGCATGGACGCTTTGAAAAAATATTTTTACAATATAAAAAATAGCTCGTGGAGATTATTCTCCAAAATCATGGAGAACAAAAATCGACATTGATTATTTTGAGTAAAACTAATTTAGAGAGAATTATATTCTCCATATATAACAAAATGGAGAAAACTAATTTTGACACACAAATTGAATTTGACAATGATAAATGTGACGAACCATGTGAAGAAACAAATAATGTATTTGATGGCGAAAATAGAGATAAGTCGCAAAAACAAGGAAAAAAAAACTCTTTTTGCAAAGATTTTTATTGTAAAAAATGTGAATATTATACTAAAAAAAATAGTGATTATGTTAAACATTTAAAAACAAAAAAACACAACAATCGAATGAAGGAAGAAGACAAAACAATATGTGACATATGTAATAGACAATACAGCAGTGCAAGTAATTTATGGAAACATAAACAAAAGTGTATTGTTAGTGAAAACATTTCAAAAAAAGACAACACAATCAAACCAGAAACATTGACAAACGATATGATATTAGAATTAATCAAGCAAAACAAGGAGCTCCAAAACACATTAATAGAACAAAGTGCAGCTATTATGGAACAAAACACAAAATTAGTTGAAATGACTGCAAAAGGACAAACCAATATCAATAATACTAACTCGAACAACACTACTAACAATAACCAATTCAATATCAATTTCTTTTTAAACGAACAATGCAAAAATGCAATAAATATAGTTGATTTCTTGAATTCATTACAAGTTCAAATACAAGATCTAGAAAAAACAGGCAAATTAGGTTATGTAGAAGGCATAAGTAGTATATTTTTGAAAGGACTCCGTGAATTGAATGTTTATCAAAGACCGATTCATTGTACAGATCTTAAACGTGAAACTGTCTACGTAAAGGATAACGATACATGGGAAAAAGACAATTCTGATAAGACAAAATTGAAAAATGCTATCAAACTAATTGCAAAGAAAAATTTGAAAACATTACCAAAATGGCAAGAAGAAAACCCAGATTTTATTACATTAGATACAAAAGAAAATGATGATTATTTGAAGATAGCTTTGAATTCGTTGGGAGGACAAGATCAAGAAGAAGATGAAAAATTCACGGGTAAAATAATACGTAATGTTTTAAAAGATGTTTTAATAGATAAAAATGAGATAGCACGTTAATTTACAAAAATTCGAGAACAATATTATCAACATCAACTACTCCTAATCGGTTCATGATCAATGCACAATTCAATCTGTCCGCCCTTCTTTGTTTATTTTCATATGTTTTTTGTTTCCATTTTCTAATAAATTGTTTCATGTAGATATCACCATAATATCCCATATTTTTTTCTATCCAGAACAAACCAGGATATCTAGCTATTCGTATTATTCCTGCTGGTGATCTGAGATAGTTTTCTCTCTGTAATTGATAGCCTATTACCATTCTTCCTTGGTCTTCAGGTCTCTCGATAAACATCATTGTCTGCATTTTTCAAGTTGTGTTGTATTTTTATCAATACATAAAAATACAATATATGTTCAATTTTTTATAATTATATACCTGTTTCCAAAATTTCTGTTTTGATGTTCTCGATTTCATTATTAGAATCAACAACCGAATCTTGTTTTTCACTATCAGTATTCTCTAATACCATATTTGTATTCAGTGTTTTTACTACTTTCGTTTTTGTATTACTCTGTTGTAAATAATAAAAAAACCAGTTTGGTAAATTTGATAGACAATTCATTATATTATTATAAACAAAACTAGTACAAACAGTGGGTTCTTCATCATATTTGATACTATACCACCAGTAAGATGGCACATAAACAACATTACCAACGAGAACATCAAATTCTAAGAACTTGATTTTATCCATTTCATGAAAATACTTACGTTGTGGTTTCCAAACATTGATTGGTGATGTAAATTCATAGTTGTCGTAATCTTTGTTGGGATACAAATATTTCGAACTTTTCCAAGGTGTCATTTTTACATGTATTTTACCAGAATTTACACAAATAAAATGGCGATGATAAGTATGGTATCTTAGTGGTGTTTCGGCGTTTTTAGATCCCCAACAAATATCATATTTTGTTTGTACACAAAGTGGCGGTTTTAAAAGTGCATCATTGCTTTGAAATTCGCCAACTAAATTCGCATCTTCAATAAACGTTTCGTTGTTCTCAGTAAAATACTTTGAATGTGTATCAGTTGTCATCAAAGCTTGTGAACTAGAAAGCGGTAAAACGACGTAATCAATATTATCAAGATTTTTCCAATAATCTTCGTTATCTTTTATTTTTAATTCTAGAGAACCTGATAAAGTTTCTAATTTATCGACGTTAATATCATAAAAAAATTCATCATTGATTGATTTGTATTCAAATAAAACTGGCTGTTTGATATCACATACATCTTGTAGATGCTTGTTGTCGGTGAAATCCATTTCATAAACCTCTAAATCTTCACTGCGTTTGTATTGTTGAACTAGATGTACATATATAAACAAAATCAATAAAAAAATCAATAAATGGAAATAGATGTTCATTTTATATACTATTGGAATTGTTTATAAATATATTTTATACGAATCCGTAGTTATTCATCATCTTTTATTTTTGGTGCTAAATAGAATACCATATTTGCATTTTCTTCACCCAAATTATACGTGATTTTCATAGGGAAATTATCTTTTATGTGTATGTCAATAGTTTTTGATATTTTGCTATACATACAAATATTATGAAGAATACTTATACTGAATGATAGTTCAATGGTCTCTCCTTCATTAATTGAGAACTCATTTAGATCGTTAATATCGATCTGAACCATCATTTTACCAGAATCTTGTGTAGTTGAATTTAATAAAATTTTTTCTTCACTACAATGAATGTCCAATGTATCACCGAATAGTTTTAATTGATTAATTAAATTTGCAAAATTAGTTGAACACAACGAGAACTCGGCATTATAATCGGTGTCAGGTATACCCATAATATCATTTTCTAAATCCATTAATGGAAATTCAAAACTTTTATCAAATATTGCTTTGTTTTCACTAGTAAAATTTATGTAAAGTTTATCACTATTTTCACTCTCGAATTTTATGTTAGTTTCTTGTGTTTTTTCACGTGTATTCAAAATTTTGAACAAAAGCGTTGAATTTACCCCAATAGTAATAGCACTTGCAGCTGTATGATCATAATTGTCAAACCATGTATTAGTTAGATATAATTCAAATATAGATACACGAGCAGTATCCATTGATTGAATGTATAATCGTTCTTTTTCAAATGTGATATTGATATGATCAGTAAACAATCTGATATGTTGAAAGATAGTTGCAAAACATTCTGCCTTTTGTTGATTTTTGATAATGATGTTCATTTTATAAATATATTACACTTTCTTTCTAATATATTTATATTCAATTTTTTTATAATCCTAATAGATTTTTCAACAAGTCATCGCTTTCACTTTTATTATATAAAACGAACTTAGGACGAACAACTGGATCTATAAATGGTGTAATTATTTGAATAATATTTGATACTGTATTTGGCGTGTAATAAACATAAAATTTGGTTAATAAATAAGAATAATTTTTTTTCTCTTGTAAACATTGTTGAGTTATTGACATAACAAATTTTTTATGACGTTCGCATGCAGAAACAGTAAATGAATTTATATTCATATGTAATTCAAAATTTGAAAAATTATAAATACAAATTTGAATTAGTGCAAGTAGATTCTTCTGTATTATTTCATAATTATCATCGTTAGCATATAATTTAAACATTTCGTAACTAAAATATATTTTATTTGTGTTTGGTACATTGAACATTGTGTTTTTCATCAACAAATCGATATCTATGTTATTTGAAATTTGTTTTGCACATTCCGTTTTTTGATTTTTTTTAAATATTACATTTTTTCCATTTCTATCATAATAATCATCTTTTAATTGCTCTATTTTTGATAAAAATGAATTATCCATGATTTATAAATATAATAATATATATTTTTATTATATTTATTAAATATATATTTAATTTGTTTGTAAAAATTCTTGTTTTGTTAGATTCTTCAAATCAATACTACTATTATCAGTAGATTTATCATTAGACATATCATTAGATTCATCAGAATTATTATTTGTATTTGATGTTTCTTCATTTGTATTTGCTAAATTATTGTTAGTAACAACATATGAATTTAATATATTTTTTTCTTCCAATAAAATTTTATTTACATCCATTGTGTATGATTGTAATTTCAAAATAATTTCTTTTAAATCTGAAATTTCGTGTGCAAATAATTCAAACCGATTATTGAATTCGTTTATAATTGTGTTAAAATCGTTAATAGATACATGTTCCATGGCGTTAAAATTGGGTTTTTCTTGAATATTAGTTTGGTTATTTGTAGTTTGATTATTAGGTTCATTAGAACCATTGTTTGTGATAGGATTTAATTTTGTTTCATTCATAAATTTTTCTAATAAAATTAATCTATTATCAAATACAGAAATGACTTGAGGTAATGTAAGACCAGATTGTTGTTGTGTTTGATTAATTGAAGGGGTACTTGGAGTGGTAAAAGAAGGTTTAAGATTATTACCAGATTGTGCAACAGGCACGTTTACTCTACGATTTATTGCAGCAGCGTTTGATCTACTCATTATTTCAAACTAATATAATATATTATATGAAATCTCTAAATAATTATAAACGAAAAATATATTAAATACATTGTCGATATACTATTAATGACAGTATCCCTAATAAGTTATTCAAAACCACACGAAAGTGAAAAAAGTATACAAGATCTAGTAGCGTATTGCGCTAGAGTATCTAATCCCGCAAATCAAAATAACACAGAGACAAATGAAAAATTAATAAGATATCTTATCGGGAATAATCATTGGTCGCCATTAGAAATGGTAAGCATATGTTTGGAAATAGAAACAACCCGTGATATTGCAAGACAAATGCTGAGACATCGTTCATTTTCATTTCAAGAATTTTCCCAACGTTATGCAGTTGCTGATTTAGGATTTGAGACTAGACAAGCTAGACTACAAGACAAAAAAAATCGTCAAAATAGTATAGAAACAGAAGATGAACACTTAGAAGTTGAATGGAAAAAATCACAAGAAGTCGTAGGTGAATATGCGTTGAATGCATATAATTGGGCAATCAAAAACGGTATAGCAAAAGAACAAGCTAGATCTGTACTACCGGAAGGAATGACAAAGTCTAGAATGTATATGAATGGTACATTGCGTTCATGGGTACATTATATTCAATTACGTTCTGGTAATGGTACACAAAAAGAACATAGAGAAATAGCACTAGCCTGTGCAAAAGCAATAGAACCGATCTTTCCTATGATTACGGAATATACATCAATATAATCCATATCAACAAAACAACAAAAATAATTATCTAATGGTTGTTTATAATGGAAATATTACACGAAACAACCGATGTACATAAAAGAACATTTTTCAATCATGTATTTTCTCAAACAGAAGAAGGAAAAGCTGAAATTTTGAATGTAGTCCAATATTCATTATTAGGTGTTGTTCCAGTATTAATATTGAATAAGTTAATACAACGATTTATTCCAGAAGCAGATCCAGATAAATCTACTTTAGAACTTTTAGCCGAAATTTTCATACAATTAATAGTAATGTTCTGTGGTATTATTGTAATTCATAGAATAATAACATATATACCAACATATAGTGGTTTCAAATATGAGAATTTGATACTTACTAATGTTATTTTAGCATTTTTGATAATTGTTCTCAGTATTCAAACAAAATTAGGAATAAAAGTTAATATATTATTTGATAGAGCAAACGATTTATGGAATGGAACCTCATCCGATTCTAAGGAAAACGTTAAAAGAGGAGTTCGTGTAAATAAACCAGTTTCTAGACATACACCTAGTCAAGCAGATTATTTAGATAATAGTCAAACACAAAGTAATATATTCCCACCTGCTCCTGTAGCAACAACTCGTCAAAGTAATGGAATGGATTCATATGATATGATGATGGGTAGACCATCGCCTGTAGCCGATATAGGTTCAATGTTAGGACCAATGGCTGCAAATAGTTTATTAGGAGGTTCTTTTGGATCTTCTTTTTAATATGTTATGCCGAATAAATTGATTTATCTTATATATATAAATTTATATAAGATAATGGTATTTTATGATTTTATTGAAATTGGAACATCTGATTTTGATACAGAAATTGAAAAAAAAGATAAAAAAAAAGGAATTAGTGTTGAGCCTATAAAATTTTATTTAGATCGTTTACAAAATAAAGATGATTGTATAAAAATAAATATAGGAATAAGTGATTATAATGGAAAAGCAAAAATTTATTATATTCCATTAATAAATATAGAATTATATAATTTGCCAGATTGGGTTAGAGGATGCAATTCTATTAATATATATCATCGTACTGTACATAATTTATGTGAAGAATATGGATTGAATATTGAGGCTATATCAGATAATTATGAAATAGATGTAATGACACTTTATCAAATGATGCAAAATAATAATGCACAAGGAGTATATTTTTTGAAAATAGATACAGAGGGTCATGATACAAAAATATTGAAGAAATATTATGAAGAAATCGAATCTAGTGTACAATTACCACATGTAATATTATTTGAGAGCAACGTGCTTATAAATTCAACTGATATAGATGAAATTGTAGAATTATATACAAAAATTGGATATGATTTAATTTTCAGAAATAATGATACTCAATTACAACTTAATTTACAGAAATTAAAAAATAAATCAATATTTACTGAATGCATAAAAAAATATTATATTATGGATTATCCATTGAATTATAATATATTAAATTTACCACATGAAAATACATTAGAAAGTGCAAAAGAATATTGTATAAAACATAATTGCTCAGGTGTAACATTTCAAGATAATACATATCAGGTAAGAAATGGAAAATATATAAAGTATTATGAAGATGAAACTATAATTTCTTGGATATATGTATAAATTGTATTTATACATTTGAAATTTTTACCGGTCTAATTTTTTATATTGAATATATCCATTGAATTGACTAATTCCATTTTACGCATTGATTTGTCAAAGGCGTTCTCTGTTTGTAAATTGGCAAATAAATATTCAGTGTTTGGACTATCTTCGGTTTTTTTGATTTGTTTATATATGGAATTAATTTTATCGATTATCGATTGAATCAACGGCTTACTATTCATGACATCAATGTTTGTTTGGATAGGTTCAGTCAAAAGAGCAACTGCAAAATAAAGTAAATATCTGCGTTTTTTACAAGAGGCGGTTGTATATTTAATACAGAAAATATTGAAAATAGAATTCATTAATACATCAATGTATTGATTATTTGTTAGAGTTGAATAATAAAATAGTATATCCCATAGTATCCATATTGTATCATTTCTAAATTTTTTTTCTACATTTACAAATGGTCTAGTTTGACAAATAATATTTGTTTTCCGTTTTTTACATATTGCTTCGAAATCGATTGTCCATTCTATCCAATAACTCGCACCAATCATACTTTTTTTATCATTTGAAATATTATATGCAAACTCATTCATAGCTATAAAAAGTTCTTTTGGATCTTCTTTTTGAAAGATGGAATCTATATAATGTATATTCGGTGCTTTTAATCTTTCAGGCATTTGTGTCATATCAAACTCTTCCTCACGATTGATTTTGATAGGTTCAAAACTATGTTTTTTGTTTGACAATGTAAGTGTACTTACTATTTCTGCAAATAGCTTTCGAATAGTTGGATTATTACGTAATTGTAATTCATTCAAATATTGTCCTTGTGAAATTATATTACGGAATATTTCAAACCGTTTTTCTAAATATACTACTATTTTCGGGTTACCTAAATGTATATGTTTACCCGTATAATGAAGAATAATTTCCCATAATTCCATATAATGCCCTGCACAAATCAATTCGGCACTCCAATAACAAGCCGGTTCTAATTTACCTTTCTTCATGTTCTCTATGAGTTGTTTTCTAACATCCGATTTTTTATATTTTGAGAATGATATACCTTTGAATTGAGTTGGCGTTCGTATATCATTTATTTCACTATTATCATTTACTTTTTGTGTATTATCATCCATTTTATAGAATATAATCAATATAATTTTATATTATAAATTTACATAAAGGATATTACACATTATTCTTTATAAATGACGCTAAAAATTCGTATTTTTTCCAGTTTTGGAGATTCATCCAAGTGTAAAGATATTTATGAAAGATTATGTGAAGCACCAACGTTATCAAACTATGGTCTAGACAAAGAAATATATATAACAAACGGTGATGATTATACCCATGTTCTCATTTTAAATACTGCAATGCCAGATATAAAACATATACCCAAACAAAACGTCGTTGGATTAGCGTTTGAACCACCTGTATATTTGGGACTGACAGAAGAATTTGTTCAGTATGCTATCAAATACATCGGAAAATATTATATAGGCGATACAATGGGTTTACCAGAACCTTTTATTGAAAAGTTCTCTTATATGTGGCATAATCCTATATTAAAACAATTACCAGTAAAAACAAAAATTGTATCCATTATGATTAGTGACAAAGCTTCACTAGAGGGACATGTATATAGACATGAGCTTGTACAAAAGATTTTACAAACAAACTTACCAATTGATATTTATGGTCGGGGTTGTAAATATTATGAACATTTGAATGATCAACGAATCATAGGTGAATTTGTAGAAGGTGAACCATATAATGATTATCAATATCATATTTGTATAGAAAACTGTCAAACAAATGATTATTTTAGTGAAAAAATATTGAATCCGTTATTAGCAAATACTATACCTATTTATTTGGGTTGTCGTAATATCGATCAATACTTTCCTAATATGGTTATCAAACTAAGTGGAAATATAGAAGCAGATATTTCAATGCTAAGACAGCTGATAATTGATACAAAATTTGAAAAACCCGGTATCATTGTTGATATTGAAAAAGTAAAAAATACTATTTATTTATTACGAAATATAGATACTATTTTTACATAAATAAAAATATACACATATATAAAGGTATTTTATTTGATAATGACAGATTATGTTGTTTGTATTCCATCATATAAACGTTCTCAAATATGTAATGAAAAAACGCTAAAAACACTGAAAAAAATGAATATTCCATCTAGTAAAATATACGTTTATTTAGCAAATAAAGAAGAAGAAGAAGAATATAAAAAAATACTTGATAAAAAACTATATAACAAATTAGTTGTTGGAATAAAGGGTTTAGTTCCACAAAGGCAGTTTATAATGGAACAGTGGCCAGAAGGTAAACACATTGTATTTTTTGACGATGATGTAGCTAGCATTGATCTATCAATGTCTAAGATTTTCAAAGGTAAATCTCTCGATTTCTTTTTCAAATATGCATTCAAAGAATGTAAAAAAATGAAATCATTCATCTGGGGTGTATATCCCGTGTTCAACCCTTTTTTTCGTAAAGCACGTGACGAGATGAGTACTTGTTTGAATTACATAGTGGGGGCTTTTTATGGTATTATAAATCGTCCTAATTTGAAATCTATACAATTGACACTGACAAAAGAAAATGGTCAAAAAGAGGATGTTGAGAGAACCATTAAATATTTTATAGAAGATGGTATTTTATTACGTTTTAATAAAATCGGTTTTGAAACAAAATATTATGGTAAATCGGGTGGATTAGGAACGTTTGAAGCTCGTTTAAAACCGATGTTAGAAGCATCCAAACTTTTGAAGAAAACCTATCCGGAATATGGAGAGATTTCTACCAAAAAAAATGGTATGACTGAATTCAGACTTAAAAAGATTCCTTCCACTCATGATGTTTCACAAAATGTCACAAAGAAAAATAAGATCAAAAATAATAAGACACAAAAAAAAAGCAAATAATTTATTATATTTATCGTTTATAATAAATTAACAAACTAATGTAAATCGATTTATCATTACAAAGAGACAATTATTGTTTTGTTCTCATTTTTTTCATAGTTTTTCTATGACATTCATAGAATTTTTTTGTTTTATTCATTGTTCTCAGCCATACATTTTTTCTTAAATAGCATACAATAGATAAACGTATCGCATCCTTGTCTTCTTTTATCATTGGTAAATTTGCATGTGGTTGGTGAACATCCATAAACAATATATCACCATTTCTAACATCTACTCCTATTCCATATTGTGGGAAACAAGTTTCTGCACCACTATATTTACCTTGCTCAATTACGGCCAAATTACCAAACCCTTCGTCGTCGTCACCTTTATCAGTATGTACCGATGTTTGATAATTAACATTTGTTGTTACTGTAGTAAAACTAGTTCCTGGTATCTTGAAATGTGTTTGTTTTGCTTTTTTATATTGATTTGCATATTGTTCAGGTGTAAGTTTTTTATATAATTCATCGACTTCTTTTATAAGTGGTATAGTTTCTTTGTATTTTTCTGGATAATCCATATTGAAACGGCATTCACGAACATCTACTGCTGGTTTTTTACACAATTTTTTGAAAATTATTTTTTGACTAGGTGACCAACGATCAAAAAATCCGAATATATTTGACATTACTTTTGGGTTTGTCCATAGTGATCTATTTTTACTTCCAGTAGCATTGCCACGATTTGAAGAGACATTTTTGGCAAATTGTATTATGTTTTCATAGAATTTTTGAGTATTTGCATCTGTAAGAGCGTTTTTTCTAAATCTTAATAATAGTTTACCTTCTTCTGTAAAAACATCCGCATCATGGTCAATAATATCTTTGATGTCATCACGCTTCAATAATTTATTCATTTTTTTCTCCATTTTTGCATCATCATAATCTTTTCCTACAGTATATATTGTAAGATTGCCTTTTTTTTCTTTTTTTAGAATTGTCATTTAAATGTTATAATATGGTGAGAAAATTATATTTTGTTACTATAGAAAAACACGTTTTCTATAGTAAAAAATTGAATTAGGATTGTTCGATCAATTATCAACAATTATCAACCAATTGCCAATCAACAATTTTATGTAACAATGTCGTCCCTAAATTTAGTAATGAAGAATCAACCAATTTTTAAAACATTAAGTATTAGCGATGTTCTTACTATTTATATGACAAAAAATGTACTTAATTTAGCTCCATATTATCAGAGACCTAATCGATGGAATCAAAAATTAATGAATAAATTTATAGAAACAATAATGACAGGTAGATGTGCAAATACATTTTATCTTTATAAATATCAACTACATGATACAGAAATGTTTTCAGGATTCAAATATGAATGCATAGATGGTCATCATAGATTAACTGTAATTCAACATTATTGTGAATCTATACCAGTTAAAATGCCAAATAATAAAAAACCAATTTTAATCGTTTGGGAGCAGAAAATAGGAAGTGCAACAATTAATGTATTTTATAAAGAGTCTATTCATACTAAGGAATGGATTGCTCGTAATCCTAGTAAATCATATCGTTATTTGAGTGATTTAGAAAGAGATCATTTTGATAATTTTATTTTAAGTGTCGCAGAAATTAATGAACAATTAGAATATAAAAATCGCATATCAATATTTAAATCGTTTCAAGATGGTGTACAGATGAAGAATTCTGACTTATACAAGTCTTATATTCATATTCCATTAATAAATTATATGAAGGAAACAAATCTTAATGATACAGTAATAAGATTAATACAAGAATTTTGTATAAGAAATGCCAGTGAATCATATTTCGTTCATTGGTATATTCGTTTGTATTTAATCTCGAAATATTCAAATGCATCTACAACATACTTTTCAATAACAGACACCGAAATATCCAACTATATCGAAGATGAACATCCTTATTTAGAATCAAGCGAAAAAGATCTATTGAATTTATCTACTAATATTGAAAAATTTTATGAAATACTTTCAAAAATAAATAAAAAACTTGGTCCAATTCCATTCTTTGCGTTGTTTGCTTTCGTTGTTTCTAAAGATTTCATAGTAACTGAAGTTTTCATAAAAAATATGCGTGAGTGGATAAAATCACAGACTCCAGAGAAAATGAAATTATGGGTAAATAATCGTGACGAAAATGCAAAATACCATCGAATTGATTATTTTAATGAATGTATTGAAAATTTCAATGATTTCATAGATAATATAAATGATATTCAAACATCAACAAGGAAACAGTTTTCAAAAGAAGAAAGAATGGATGTATGGCTAAAAACAAATAATAATGATGTAGGTAGCTGTTATGTGTGTAAAGATATAATAGATATGTATAATTTTGAGGCATGCCATATAATATCAAAAAAAAATGGAGGAAATGATGAATTGGATAATTTAGTAGCAGGTTGTATTAAATGTAATCGTCGCATGGGAACTGAAAATCTAGAAACATATAAAAATAGAATATATCCTGAAAAATAAAAAAAATATATAAAAATATGGGCAACTATGCCTATATTTTTTTACTATAAATATATTATTCGGTAATAATACGCGGCACGACATTGATTGTTTGTAATTCTTGTGCCATCAATTTATAAGCATAAGGAATATCTACCAGTGCAAAATCTGTTTTGTTATCACAAGTTTTGCATAAATGAATTGTAAAATCATTGTATTTTTTATTACCTTCGTTATAGGCTGCGATCATACCACATTTTTTACAAACATGTGTACTGTATTTATCAGATACATCATACAAACGTTCACGACAGAATCTAGACGCACCATGAGCGATCATTACATCACGTTCCATTTCACCAATACGGAAACCACCATCACGACTTCTACCTTCTGCTGGTTGTCTAGTAAGATTTACCATAGGCCCAATAGAACGACTATGTTGTTTATCATTTACCATATGTTTTAATCTTTGATAAAATACTGGACCAATAAATATACTAGTTTCTAATTGTTCACCAGTCAGACCATTATACATGACTTCATTTCCATAACTTTCATAACCTAATTTCAATAGTTCACTACTAATAGTTTTGATGTCTAGATTACCAAAACTAGTTCCATCACCGAACATGCCTAATTCTAATAGAACTTTTCCCAATAGGGTTTCTTTCAATTGTGCAATAGTCATTCTGGATGGAATAGCATGAGGATTGATAATGATATCTGGTCGTAGTCCGTTTTTAGTGAACGGCATATCACATTCCTGAATAATATTACCACAAGTACCTTTTTGTCCATGGCGACTTGAAAATTTGTCACCAAGAACTGGCTTTCTTAAAACGCGTACACGGACTTTGGCAAAATTATATCCATCACCATTTCTACCTGTATAGTTCTTATCAATATAGGTTTCTTCGGTTGTTCTGAATGTCTTACTTTGATCTTCATATTTTACGGTTTTTGTAGGATCATTACGATTTTCCTTGATAGGGATTGTTTTTGCAATAATAACATCACGATTTTCAACCAATTCGTTTTCAGGAATAAAACCATTTGGATCTAGTTTATCATAATTACCGAATTTTATTCCTTTGGTCTTGGTTGGGTCGGGTTTACAACGAATAATTTCATCACGAATAATGTTTTTGTCTTCGTCTTTTTCTGTATGATAAATTGTTGCTAAGAACAAGCCACGGTCTAATGATCCTTTGTTGACTAGGACACTATCCTCTTGATTATATCCGGTATGTGTCATAATAGCTACATGAATTTGTGTACCAGAAGGTATACGATTCAAATAAATCATATTCATGAGACGTGTGTCGACGAGGGGTCTACTTGGATAATTTAATACATAGGCGGTTTTGTCCATTCTTTTATCGTAGTTTGTTGCATAGACTCCCATAGCTTGCTTACCCATTGCGCATTGGTACGTGTTCCTCGGAGCTTGATTATGTTCCGGAAATGGAATACAAGAAGCCAAAACACCGAAAATTGTACTAGGATGAATTTCACAATGAGTATAATTGAAAATATGATTTACATCCTGTAAATAACCATGTTTGCATTTCATAGCAATCATTGCCAAGTTTTGTTCTTCTGGATCGATGTATTCTATGACTGATTCATTCAATTTACAATTTGTCAACAAATCATTCCATGTCAATTCTTTTGATATCAATCTGTCAATAACATCTCGATCTATAATAGCGCGATTGTTTTTGACTTTCAAAACTGGCCGAGTGAGTCTTCCTCCATCATTGCATATACGTATTTCCAACATTTTGTAATCAAATATTATCGATGTATAAATATTGATAATACCCTTGTATTTTTTGTCTTTCATATCACTGTACAGTTCGATAGGTGTTTCTGTAATTCCTAACCAACAACCATTCACAAATACTTTCACTTTTTTGTAGAGATTTTCTGAATTAGTATCATTGACACTTACCAAAAATGGTTTTACATATTCGTATAAAGATGTACTATTTGTAGGAATAGTAATATGTGCCATATAACTGATGTTCTTGACTACACCAATTGACTGGCCCTCTGGTGTTTCCGCTGGACAATTATGGCAGACAAACGACGATGCAACGAAAGAATGATTGTCACTTCTAGTTGTAAAATCATATACTAATTCTGGTTCAATTTCATTTATAGACAAAATAGGAACGCTTATGCATCCGTTATCGACTATGTTTTCTTTTATGAATTCTTCGTATATATTATTACTACTTTTTATTTTATTTTGTGTTTTATAAAATTCTTTTATTTTTAAATGTTCAATTATAGCTGCTGATGTTCTTCGCTTTTCTTCACAATATGTATAATTAATTATATCAGAATATTTCAACAAATTTTGACAACTATTTTCAAAAACTATACAAACCTTTGTTTTGTTTTCATCTACAACATCAGTTTTTATATTTGATTTTATATCAAATTCACCAAACATATTTACAATTTGTGTTATATAATTTACAGTATCATTCAAATATATATTTTCAGTTGTTTGACAAGTTATACTAATTCTAGGAGTAAATCTGTTATTAGACTCGTACGATAGTCTAGATCCATCACCTCCTTGAAATGCTGATAAAAACTCTCGTTTTATTGATAATTCCGAATTTACTAACCATTCAGGAAGGGCGCGTTGCATATTCGTTTTCTTACCGACAAACCCACCCAACAACATCAACAAATAAGCAAAAGCACCATTTTTCGATACTTCCCATGTTCTAGATATTGTTGTTCTGCCTGAAATCTTATCTTCGAATTTGCTTTCTTTTCTTTTTATAGATGAATTACCAAAGCCTAGTTTTTGAATATCGTCAGTTATTTGAAAGACATCGTATTCTTCACCAACATAAAATGAAGCAGCATAATATTTTTTATCCTTGTCAAGTCTTTCATATAAATGTCCATCTGTATTCAATGCACCTATCAATCGTGCAATTATTTTTAATTTATAGACAGGAATATTTTTATTTAATAAGTTCAATTCTAATAATTCCATTTTGTAATATTCTAAAACATCGACATCATTTATTTTTACATTTGTTGTATTCGTGTCTTCTATAATTTTTACTACATGACGAATAATAATTTTATCGTCAGGTTTCAAATCTTCCAGATTTTTCCATTCATATTTACCATTATTAATAAGGAATGGATGATTTGCAGTTGCCTTGATCTTTCTTCCACTTATGGTGGTTATTTCAAATAATTTATCAGGCATTTTTGAAAAGAATGAATGAATATCAGAAGGTTCATCTAATAATGTTTCTGGATTTACAGTAGTTACCCTATCTCCGTCTTTCATATCTTTTATTTTTTTGATTGTCATTCGGTCTGATAGCAACACTTCAGTGTCTCCAGTTAAACATAAGAAGCCAAATGTTGTGTTATGTAATTTTCTAGGTGCAATCAATTCACCACTTTTTTCCAATGGTGTATTGATACGTCTAGAATGACTAAGACTGGCTACATAAGTCAGTCTATTCAACACTTGTGCAACACCTACTTTACTACTATTTGATTGTTTAATACTGAAATCACCAGTAGCCAAAGCACGGTTGATACCATTTTCAATCGTAGTAGATTTCATGATTTTATAGATATTCGTCATATTCACTATATTTTCATAATCTTCTTTTGAACGCCATGATCCAGTGTTAATTTCACGAACAATCTGTTTCTGCATTTCTTTTACTAATTTGTTGAAATAGTTTCTGAACAAATTATTAAGGAGTGTTCCAGTGAGTTCAATGCGTTTATTAATATATGAATCACGATCGTCTGGTGGTAAATGACCCAAACTAGTTTGAATGAGTTTTTTAGACATATAACCCAATAAATATAGTTTTTGCTGTAAGGTATGACAATGTGGGAAAAGATCACTATCTAAGACTTCTATTGTGAACTCGCGCTTTTTACGCATACCCGTTTCTTTATCCATATTTAGTGGAGTATATGCAACAAAGCTAGTTATATGTTTTATAGCGTCTTCTTGTGTCATATATTTATTAGCATCAATCATAGAGGCTTGTAAACATTTTAACAAATCATCTTGTTTTTCATCTTCAATATCTAATAAAATATATTTTGTAATATCCTTGTCACTTTCAACACCCAAAGCTCTATACAAAACAAATAATTCTATAGGTTGTTTGATACGAGGGATAGAAACGAAAATTCCATTACCAAATCCATTATTTTTACTTGAAATCATCATTTCAATTTGTTTCGGGGAAATACATTTGAAATCCGGAACTGATTTAATTTCAGCAAACCAATCCCATTTTGCAGTATTTTTTCCATCAAAACAATATACTCGATTCTCTGCTGCACGTTCTTGACCTAATACAGTTTTTTCAGATCCTTTTATAATAAAATAGCCACCACAATCCATAGAACATTCACCTGTGTATAAAGGATTAATATGTCCGTTTTGTTTCAAAACACAAATAGATGATTTCAACATGATCGGTAATTTACCAATATTGATTTTTGGCAATGTTTTTTCGATTGTTTTTGGTACATCCATGTTTTCAGTATTACGGATCACATATTTTATATTAACGTCTACAGTCATAGTTGAAGAATATGTAAAGTTACGTAACTTAGCTTCTTGCGGTAACATTATTTTTGTTGCTCCATTATTTTCATGTATTTGTGGCGGATATAGTTTGAAATTATTGAATGATATGAATACTTCTAAAAAATATTTATCTTTTTCTATTACGAAATCATTTTCAGATCGAATAGTTACAGGATTGAACATTTGTATGGTACGTAATATTTGATAATTTACAAAATGATTATATGATTCAATTTGATGACGAACTAATCGTTCGAGATGCTGACCTTCAAAATAAGATTCAATAATATGATATGGTTCTTCAATATATTTTCCCAAATGCTCTAACAGTTTTTTTTCATTATCTGATGATTTTTCATTGTCTTCCAGTTGTTTCTTTATTTTTTCCTCGATTTCGATTGTTTCCTTTATAAATACTGTTTCTGCATTTGATACAACAGATTTTTTGGGTGCTTTTATCTTCAATTTCTGATCAGTTTTATTGTATTTTGTTTCGTAGCTCAACATTTCCGATTATATTTATAATCGATTGTTAATTATATTATAAATTCAATTTTTTAATTCGTTTTATTTTTAAATAATTTTACGTATATATATTCATATCAAATATATTAAGAAACTAAGATAAATACATAAACAATTATATAGAAATGACTAATAAAAAATCAACTCGGTTTATTGATTTTTTAGATTCATATGATAAAAAAATGCAGTGTAATTATTTAGAATATACTATTTTGAATACTGCAATACAAAACAATATACACGAACAAAAACTAACAGATCTAAGTTTTTCAGGTAAACGTTACGAGTATATTACCAATAAAAAATGTCAATTTACAGATATTTCCGACAACAGTTTTTATTCTATACATAATTCTTCTATTTGGAACAAAACAAACGATCCTTTCCATTTATCTTTCCCAAACCAATATTCAATTTGGCAGAAGGATCATGAAGCAGATATTATACTACCAAACAGTGACCAACAAATAATAAAAACAAAAACACATTTAATTGATATCTCAATAAATAGTTTGGATGATATTCTTTCTATAATAAAAAACAACGAATATCAAGATGACGTTGAATACAATATTGATTTGAAATCATTACATAATATCAAAGAAGAATTGATAGAATTGAACAGCATGATTGGTATTCAGACTATGAAAAAATCTATTTTGGATCAATTGATATATTTTATTCAAGAATTACACTTAGATAAAGAAAAAGAAACAAGTGATTTCAAACATACAGTTTTATATGGTCCACCTGGAACTGGTAAAACAGAAATCGCAAAAATAATAGGTAGGATGTATTCAAAACTAGGTATATTGAAAAAAAATGTCTTCAAAAAAGCAACACGTAGTGAATTGATAGCTGGATATTTAGGGCAGACAGCGATAAAAACTAAAAAAATGATAGATGAATGTTTGGGAGGCGTTTTGTTTATTGATGAAGCATATTCTTTAGCGAACGGTGATCGAGAAGATAGTTATTCAAAAGAATGTTTAGATACGTTATGTGAAGCATTGAGTGATCATAAAAATGACTTAATGGTTATTATCGCAGGATACGAAGATGAATTGAATGAAACATTTTTTAGAGTAAATAAAGGATTAGAATCCAGATTTATTTGGCGCTTTACTATGGAAGAATATTCATCCAAAGAATTGATGGAAATTTTCAAGAAAAAAATTAATGATATAGAATGGTCATTGGAATGTATAGATGAAACAAAACTTCAAAAATGGTTTGAATATAATAAAACAAATTTCAAACATTTTGGTCGTGATATGGAACTTTTGTTGACTTATGTAAAAATAGCACATGGAAGACGTATTTACATGAAAAACAAAGAATTACGTAAGAATATTAATTTTGATGATATTGAAAAAGGATATGATGTATTTATGAAAAACAAAAAAACGAAAAAAGAACCTATTTTTATGAATAGTATTTATATTTAGGAATTTATATATTTTGTAATATTATTCTTTTCCATATATGTAGATATAGTATACAACATTTTATAATATAATACTAAAAATGAGTGATAAAAAAACTTTAACAATAAATCCAGAATTATTTTCATTTTCCAATAATACAACTAGAAAAAAACGCGCAAAAAATACTAGCGAAATCAAAATAAAAACAAACGCAGCAAAAAAGAAAGATGATACTCTTAAAAAAAGATCTATTTTAAAAATGATACGCCAACATCAAGAAGATCGATATAAAAAACTATTTGAAGATAATAAAACCACTAAAACCACGCAACCAATAGATAATAATTTTAATAAAGAATTTCAAGAAGCAAAAGCATTTTTAGAAAATTTGACAGAAAAAAATATTGTTGAACAAAATTTAAAAAATCATACTTTGAAAAATTATCCAAATAACAACCCAACTTCTATGTTATTTTCACCAAGCTTAGATACATTAGCCCCGTTGAATAATATTATTACTACAAATATTACTAATGTTCCTTCTATGAAATTGAATATATTACAACCTCCACAATATGGTTGTTTGAAAAATGGTACGTTACCTACATATAGAAATTATATGAATCAAACAAGAAAAAATATTCAACAACCTATTATTACTATTGGTGGTAACATGAATAATATGAATACACATAACAATGGTTCAATTCCTGTAATTGTTAACGCGAATAATGAAATAAATAATACTATTAATCAAAACGGCGGCAATAATTCACAACATGTAGAAAATAAGATAAATCAAGCAATAGATCGTGTTAAACAAATGAATCAAACTGCTATCAAATTACAAGAAATAAAAAAAAAAATGAAACCTAAAAAGATGAAACAGAAAAAAACAAAGCGACGTACATATAAAATTGGTAAATCAAAAGTATTACCGAAAGTCTCTGTGTTAGTATCTAATAAAACTATACGTAATAATATTAGTACAAAAAAACAATTATTAAAACAAGTACCTATTCAAGAAGTAAAATCATATCTAATGAAAAGAGGCTTTATAAAAGTTGGGTCAACTGCACCAATTGATGTTTTACGTAAAATGTATGAAAGTGCAGTTATGATATGTGGAGAAGTTCAAAATCATAATCCAGAAAATCTTTTATATAATTATTTCAATGGAGGTGATACATAAATATTATAGAATAACATACAAATTATAATAAAACAAATGCCATTTATAAATATATTTATATATGGATTTTCATTTACTTTTTTTAGAATAATGTATTTTGGTATAATAATATCATCGTTTTTTTTATTATTTGAATCAACTATTATATCTATTTCTATAAATTGTCCATAATCTTCCATATCTTGGACCATTGGTTCTTTATATAAATATAAATATATATATTATAAAGAGTTTATAAAATTACTATTGCAAATATATTTGTTGTAATTACACTTGTAATCTGCAGTCAATTTTTTAGTATTTAGATAAAATATAAATACAATATATAATGAAAAAAGATTTCAATGTCAATACCGACGTAATATATAATAAATTTTCACATTATTTGATGAATTATACTAATCAACCGTATTTATATGATGGTGAAATAGAAAGTGTAATAACTGATATAAATTTTGCATTGAATATAGGTCTTCCGGTATACATAAACATTTACACTAACGTTGAAGGCAATATATTTGCTAATGATAGCAAAGGTAATCCTATTACTAATAGAGAAGTGGTTACGATTATTTATGTACATCCATATACGAACATGGTAAATGGATTTTTAAATAATATAAATAGTTATACTTCGTATTTATTTGAAGATAATAGTACTTTTCGTGTATATGATACAGATCAAACCTATTATTATTATATCAATGGAGTTTTTCCAAATGATATAAAATTATTGACATAGTGTTGCAATTACAATTATAGAGCTGTACATTAGTGACTGCATAATATGATAACAAAATATATTTTAGCTAATTATATATAATGAATATTGTATATAATTTATTACAACATTTTTTTTATGAAGAATTTATTAATACTTTTTTGATGATTATTACAAGTTTTATTATCAATATTATTCAAACAAATGGTATATCTTATTTGACTGCCAAAATAATAGACTTTATTCATAAAAATAAAAAAATATTAGTTTATGATTTTTTCAAATATTTTGTATTAGTATCAATAGCATATATATTCTTATATAATTATTATAAATTTTTTCAAAATAAGCTTTTGACAAAACTTCGTCAATGGATGCGACATCAACTCGTCAAAGCTATGTTGATAGTAAACAACGAAAATTTCAGTGAAATCAACTTTACAAAATTAAATTCACCGATAAATCGTATTTCATCTGTTTGTTTCATGGTATTTAATGATATGATTACGTATGTGTTGCCGAATATAACATTTTTGATAATAATATCATCTTATTTTTTGTTGAAAAATACTATATTTGGTGTTAGTTTTATAATTGGAAATTTGATTTTATTGGTTTATTTGTATTCAAATTGGGAAAATATGTTAGTATACAATGAAGATTATGAAAAACACGTTAACGACACAGAATCCTATTTGCAAGAAATATTGAACAATATCGATAAAATTATTTATAGAGGTCAAACTCTGAATGAAATAGAAGTTTTTTCGGATAAAACTAATACCAGCATAAACAAAGCATTTGATTTTTATTCAATAACAAGTTTCCATGGAACTGTAATGAACTGTATAGTTTTTATTATTATTTTTTTATCGATTGGTTATTTGATTTACTTATATTTTGACAAACAAATTGATTTTACTATTTTTGTAGCATTTTTTACTATTATATTGCTTTATAGAGATAAAATGATAACTATCATACAACAAATACCTGATTTTATAGAATTTTTGGGAAGATCTGACTCGGTTCTCGTTCATTTCAAAAATATGGAAAATTCGTATGATATATTGAAACAAAATGAAAAACAATACAAAAAAGTTAATTTAGAATTCAATAAAATATATTTTGAAAATGTATCATTTGGTTATCAATCAAGTGATAAATTATTGTTTGAAAATTTGAATTTGTCACTGGATATTGATAATAAAATCATAGGCATGGTAGGTTTATCTGGTAGAGGTAAGTCTACATTTATGAAACTTGTACTTAAATTATATAAACCTAAGAATGGTAACATTTTTATTGATGGCCAAAACATCGATAATATAGATCCTGATTATATTCGTAATAATATTACTTATGTAAATCAAAATTCCAAATTATTTGATAAAAAAGTAATAGATAATATGTTATATGGTTGCTCAGATGTAGATACTTGTAATTTGTATCTAAATAAAATAATGCAATACAAAAAAATAAATGAATTGTATAAAAATGTTGATATTTATAATCAACGATCTGGTGCTCTGGGTGAAAATTTGTCAGGAGGTCAACGGCAGATTATTAATATTATTGGTGGACTCATCAATCCATCAAAGGTATTGATATTAGACGAGCCTACAAATGCTCTTGATCCAGAATTAAAGAGAGAACTATTAGATTTGATACGTGATTTCAAGAAATATAAAAAAAGTATAATAATAATAACACATGACAGGGATGTACATAATTTATTTGATGAGGTTATTAAAATATAATAATTTGATAATAGTATTATATTTTACAGTTCATAAATAGCAATAATGTCAGAAGGGTTAATTACTACTGTATGTTTATTTGTCTCTAAAACAAAATGTAATCCTTCATTTTTATTTCTTCCAACGAATTTTGCTAAAATATCACCTTTTTTTGTAGTTATTTTATATGTATTATTAATAACTAATGTAGATTCTTCAATTTGGTTTGTGTATTTATCCATTATATATTATATAAATATATTTAAAGTATACAAAATATATTTATTAATGAAAGAATTTTTTATTTTATATGAAAAAATAAAAGCAAATAGAATTGATAACAATATGATGCAACAATTTATAAATAAAGGCATGGAGATTTATGAAATGACTAACGATGTATCTATAAAAGAAAATGTTTTGTCTAAACTTATTGAAATATATCCTAATGAACCTGCATTTTATTATTATATGGGATATTCTTTAAAATCTATTGATCCAAATAAAGCATTTTTATTTTTTCAGAAATCATATGAGATAAATCCATACAATATTGAAAACTTGATAGATTATTGTGATTTGTTACATGAGTTTGGTAATTCTAGAAAAGTAATTGATTTGAATAAAAAAATACCTTTTGGTGATTATCTAAAAGATGTTCGTTTATTAACTGTTTTTGTAAATTGTAAATATAGGGAATATTATTTTGAAGATTTATTAAAATATTTATTATATATTATCAAAGAAAAATCTAAAATACCAGCAATTACATATTATGATAAAGAATGGAAATATTCAAATTATTTAAATGCTGGTCATATTTTTAGTTTTTTGGGGGATTATGATAAGGCTTCTTTATATACTGAAAAGGCGTTTGATATGTCTAAGAAATTTAATTTAAATAATAAAACTAAATTGGATGGATTATCTAACTTATTAGCTGTGGAAGATTATACTTATCATGATCATAGTACACATTATAATAAATGTTTACAAATAAATGAATTATATCCAAATAAATATAGATATAGTTTTGATAAAATTCATGATAAAATTCGAATAGGCTATGTTTCTAGTGATTTTTCAAGTCATGCGGTTTCTAATTTTATTCTACCTATTTTAAAAAATCATAATCGAGAACGTTTTGAAATTCATATATTTTATAATCAAAAAATTATATGGGAAAAATATTCGGAATTTAAATTGTATGAACATAGTATTTTTAAGTTATCAATAGAAGAATCAGCTGATTTAGTTAATAGTTTTGAAATTGATATTTTGTTTGATTTAAATGGTTACACTGAAAATAATAGATTAGATATATTTTCACTAAATCCGTCTCCTATACAAATTTCTTATTTGGGATATCCAAATACAACTGGTTTGACTGGAATCCAATATAGAATAACTGATAAAATCGCAGATAACAATGATTCATTACAGAAATATTCGGAAAAATTAATAAAAATGCCGAAATGTTTTTTACTTTATGATTCTATTAATCAAGTTGTTCCTATAGTTCCTAGAAAAACGAAAGACATTATTATATTGGGTTCTCTTAATAATGAAAAAAAAAATTCGAAGCAATTACTAGAAACATGGAGAACTATACTAGAAGTATGTCCAAATACAAAATTATTAATAAAATTAATAGCATATGATGATTTGATAGAACGTCAAAAGTATTATATGAAAAAATTAAATGTTAGTAAAGATCGTTTGATAATGATTACTAAAGTCGATAATGATGGATATAATAAGTTGTTCTCTATGATAGATATCGTGTTAGATACATTTCCATATAGTGGAACTACAACTACTTGTAATGCATTATATAATTCTATTCCAGTTGTAACCATGTATAATAAGGATTATCATGCACATAATGTAAGTAGTTCTCTCTTGATAAATGCGGGGTTAGATGAATTAGTATGTGATGATATAAATCAATATATAAATGTAGTAAAATACCTTTCTGTAAATTCTGTGAAAATCGATGAATATAAAAAAACGGTTGGTGAAAAATTCAAAAAATCTATGAATGTTCATGAATTTATGGAATCGTATGAGAACATATTGAAAGACCTATATAAAAAACATGTTAAAAATAATGTATTGGACGATATTATTGAAATATGTATTTAAAATTCTTACATGTTTAGCTCGTTTATATATTTTTATAAAATATATAAATAGGTTTTCATAATACTATTTATGTCAAAATCAAAAAAAACACCCGTAACAAAAGATCCAGAAACTGGTATATACTATGAGTATTTCAATCAAACAAAAACATATCAAAATCAATATGGTTTAAAAACCGTTGTTCTTATGCAAGTCGGCGCTTTTTTTGAAGTGTACGGTATAAAAACAACTGATAACAATATAACTGAAAGCATCATAGAAGAGTTCTCGAATACGTGTCAATTGAATATATCTGAAAAAAAAATATCATATGGTGGTGGTCAAATTGTAATGGCAGGGTTTCGTGATTTCACACTGGAAAAATATTTGGCAACTTTAACTGAAAATGGGTTTACTGTTCCAGTTTTTGTTCAAGAAAAAAATGGAAAAGAAGTAATACGTAAATTAAATAAGGTTTATTCGTCTGGTACATTTATATCATGTGATAATGATAGTTCTCCAAGAATTACAAATTATATAATGTGTATTTGGTTAGAAACATTTACACAATTATCGAATTGTTCTCGTGATATAATAGTATACGGTGTCTCTGTTATTGACGTCTTTACAGGGAAATCGTCCATGTTTCAACACGAAACTAGTTTTTACATGAATATAACTACTTTTGATGAATTGGAACGTTATGTATCTATGTATTGTCCTAGTGAAGTCATAATAATGAGTACTTTTGAATCTAAAGATATTAAATCAATTATTCAAATGACTGGTATTCAATCTCAAATGATTCATTTGATAAATACGAAAAACGTAGATAACAAAACGGAAATAGAAAAGGTTCAGCGTTGTTTGAATCAAAAGTATACTAAACAGATATTGACTAATTTTTTCGGCGAAGAAGCATATGATTTGTGTAGTGAATTTCAAACGTATATTATGGCAACACAATCGTTTTGTTACTTATTGAACTTTGTTCAAGAACATAACTCACAATTAGTCCATAAAATCGCTATTCCTGAATTCAATAATACATCTACTAGGATGATATTAGCAAATCATACACTTTCACAATTGAATATTATTCATGATACGAATTCTGGATCAAAAAACGGACAGTTTTCATGTGTTTTGTCATTTTTGAATAAATGTTGTTCTTCTATGGGAAAACGTAAGTTTCAATATCAAATATTGAATCCAAAATTTGATGAAGATTGGCTTAAGATGGAATATAAAATGATCGATGTATTTATGAACGACTATTACTATTTGATCGATATTTTCCGTAAACAACTCGGTCAAATACGAGATATTGAAAAAATATCTAGACAAATAGTCATTAGAAAGATATTTCCATCATCGATTGCATATTTGTATAAAAGTATAGAGAACATCAAACAAATAAATAACTGTTTATTTGAATTACCAAATGTTTCTGAATATTTATGTAATGACTTCGAGAACTCGTATCAAAAAGACATTTATTATATCAACAATTCGTGTGATAATTTGGTGGAATTTATTGATAAAAATTTAGTAATCGATTTGTGTAAAAATATTTCTTCTATGATCAATTTTGATGTAAATATAATTCAACGAGGTATTTCTTTAGAATTAGATGATGTTGTTACTAAATACAATGAAAATCAAGACAAATTTAATAAAATTAGGCAATATTTCAATGGGTTGATACAAACCCAAGAAAACTCTCCAGATACAGACTATGTAAAAATTCATGAAACAGAAAAATCTGGTGTATGTTTACAAATAACTTCGAAGCGTTCTCAATTATTGAAAAAAGGAATTGAATCTGAATTGTCTGGAAAGAAAAAATATGGTAATATAGAAAAAGGATGTGTTGTTATTGATGAAACATTAAAAATTCCATTAAAAGAAGTAAAATTTGTGAAACCATCATCAAGTTCGGTTGATATTTCATTTACAGAATTAGATACCATATGTAAGAATTTATTGAATTGTAAAGATACAATGAATGTACTGATTGGAAAAGTATATATTGATTTTTTGGGTAATCTTGAAAAGAATTTTTATAGTGAATTGGAGAACCTTGCATATTTTGTCTCAAAAATCGATGTTTTACAATCAAAAACATATATTGCTAAAAATTATAATTATTGTTGTCCTACCATTCAAATTGCGGATAAATCGTTCGTTGATGCTAGGGATCTACGACATTGTTTGATTGAACATATTCAACAAAATGAATTGTATGTAACAAATGATATTTGTTTAGGTAGAACAGATGATTTGTCTAAGGATGGTATTTTATTATATGGAACAAATGCCGTAGGTAAAACAAGTCTTATACGTGCATTGGGTGTAGCAATTATTATGGCACAATCAGGTATGTATGTACCATGTTCTCAATTTGTATATAAACCATATACTGCCATTTATTCTAGAATATTAGGAAATGACAATTTGTTCAAAGGACTCTCTACGTTTGCTGTAGAGATGAGTGAATTACGTATTATTTTGAAGATGTCTGATGAAAATAGTTTGATATTGGGCGATGAATTATGTTCTGGAACAGAGACTGAAAGTGCTTTGAGTATTTTTGTAGCGGGTCTTATGAAATTAAATGAAAAACGATCTTCTTATATTTTTGCAACTCACTTTCATGAGATAGTTAATTATCAAGAAATTCGAGAACTTTCAAAACTAGTTATGAAACATATGTCTGTTTTGTATGATAGAGAACGTGATTGTTTAGTTTATGATCGTAAATTAAAAGATGGCTCAGGACCACGTATTTATGGTTTGGAAGTTTGTAAGTCATTGTATTTGGACACAGATTTTTTAGATCTCGCTTATTGGATACGAAATAAATACTTTCCGGATTCAAGGGGTGAATTATCTAGTCCAACTAGTATTTATAACGCGGACAAAATAAGAGGAATTTGTGAAGTATGTGGTGAAAAAATGGGAGAAGAAACACATCATTTAAGTCCACAGAAAGATGCGGACGTAAATGGATATATTGGGACATTTCACAAAAACCATAAAGCAAATTTAGTATCTGTTTGTGAAAAATGTCATGATAAATTACATTCTGACAAAAAAATATTAGTAAAGAAAAAAACAACTAAGGGGTTTGTATTGAAAGATTATTGACAATTTCCATAACATTTGCCTTGATAATAATAATAATCGCGATTTGGAACAAATATGTCACTATAATTCGATTTTACTGATGGACCTCTTTCGTCACCACTAACGCATTTAGAACCACCTAATAAAACACAACATGATGTGGATGCACATACATTTCCATTCAGTTTTTGACAAGCCTCTTCTAATAATAATGGTTGATCTTTGTATTGATTACATATACCACCTAAATTATAAGAAGGATTTATAGTTGAACTCGAAGAAAGACCTGTCGTTTTGCTTAAATATACACTGTCTTCATAGTTTGGAACAAAATTTGATGAACCGAATTGAAAATAACCAGGTTGAAAATATAATGTACTACCTTGAACATTTCGATTCGGTAATATAACTACATTTCCATTTTTATCACGTACATAAATTTCTCCATTTTTGAATTCTGAATAATCTGATGCAGCTTTTATTTGATCTTCAGTGTCATGATATTGAGGAAAAACATCTGGGTTGTTATCGTATCTTGTAATATCATTGGTAGATGCAGATGTAGATGCAGATGGAGATGGATTGTTAGAATTGTATTGAGTATTTATTATCTTGTTACCATTTTGGTCTAATACTATTTCTCCATTTTCATTCAATACATACATGCCTGGATTATATATTAATTTATTATTTGCAGATTTTTTGGCATAACCATTTGAATCTAATTGAATATCAGGAATACATTTAGTAACAATACCTATCTTATCAATCTCGTCAGAATATACTTTATTACCAGTGGAATCATATATTGGATAATTGTTTGTATCTACTAAATAATTTCCATTTACATGTATACCTTCTGTATTTATATTTGTTACTTTTATATTGCCACCTTTAGAATCAAATATAATATTTGAATATTCGTCTCTCAAATTATCTCCTATTCTTGAATAATTAGGATTTATTAATACCTCATTTTTATCTGGTTTGTTACAAACAATTGAACTATTGGAATCTTTTATAGCATAGCCAATTGAATCTAATTTGACATTCGGATTACATTTAATTACAACATTTGATTCGTTAACTTTTGTTACCTTTACAAAATTACATTTGTAAGTTATTTTTTTAGAATAAGGATCGACCATCAAATCGCCACTGTATAATTTGTTTTTAGCTAAGTACGTTTTTCCGTTATTGTCCAATATAGGATAACCGTCATCACCTAAAGCAATATTAGGGGATACTTTTGTTACTTTACTGTCATTATTAGTAGAAACAACTATTACATTGATCGTTTTATTATTATCTATATAAGTTACATCGTTACCTGTTTTATTTTTTAATATATCATTAACATTTTGTAAATTAATACCATCTAATCCTTCTATGTTTTTTTTCATTATAAACATACCAACTCCTAAACTTATAAAAATCATTAATAATAAAATAATATAAGTTATAGTAACTTTATTCATTCGTTTTATATATTCTTAGAAATATTTGTAAATAAAAAAATTGAAAAGTTTATTATATAAAGAATATCAATATACTTATATAAAATGATTATTCCAATTAGATGTTTTACATGTGGTAATGTTCTTGCTGATAAATATCGTTATTATCAAAATGAAGTGCGTCGGATTAAGCTTTCACAAGGCATAAAACCAGATAAGGTTATTTATTTAACCGCTGAAAAAGTAGAAAAAACAGCTGAAGGAACAGTTTTAGACACTTTAGGATTAAAAAATGTTTGTTGTAGAAGACATATGTTAACACATGTCGATATTGAATAAAAACTCAAAAAATATATATTTTTTTATTATGTTATAATATATAATGGCAAAATATAGAAAATCTAATAAAAAAACAAAAAAAAATAATTCACGAAATAATAAAACACGTAACTATAAAAAAATGCGTAAAGGCGGTTGTGGCTGTAATATTAATAATGATAATATTATTATGAAAGGAGGATATGGACCTTCTAATTTTTCATCACTTCCGCAATCACAATACTATAGTTATTCAAATAATCCAAATGCTATATCTTTTCCACTATCAAGTAGAATTATAAATGGGGGTAAAAAAACTAAAAAAATGCGAGGCGGTAATGTATTACAAAATTGGATAACAAATCATCCGTTTGGTAATAATTCAGTAATGTATACAGGAGATACAGCAGGTGCGTTTTTAGGAAGTAATGTTTACAATGGCATTCCGAATTTTTCAAATTCAATTACCGATGGACCATTGTTGAATACAAACCGTAGTAACATTGTATAATTTTATATAAATATATATATATATATAAAATGACTGTTGCTGGATTAAGAAATTTATGTACTCCGTCTTATGTTTATTTAGTTATTTCTATTATTTTCATATTAGCCACATTATTTCAAAATTATACTTATTCAGATACATATTGTTTAGGATCATACAGTTGTAGCGTTCCTAGTACTATGATGATTTTTATAATCAAATTTTTATATGTATTATTTTGGACATGGGTTCTCAATTTAATCTGTAGAGCAGGTGCACCAACATTTGCTTGGTTATTAGTTTTATTCCCTATTGTTTTAATGTTTTTATTGATAGTAATGCTTATGATTACAAACAAAGTTAGATAAATTATATTATAAAAGTATATATTATAATATGAATAATACAATAAAAAAAAATAAAAAAAACAATAATACAAAGAAAAAAATGAATATTAATGGTAATTTAATAAATGAAAATATAGAAGGTTGGAAAATAATTCATATTTATGGAAATGCATTTGAACGCGGATTTGCTCATGGGTTTCTTTTATATAAAGAATTAAAACGAGTATTGAAAACCGTTCCATTTATTATCAAAACAACATTACATGTTTCTATGAATAAATACATAAAAACTAGTAATAAAATTATCAAACCTATATTGATAAATAAATATCCTGAATTTTTTGATGAGATAAGAGGTATTTCAGCTGGTGCAAGAAAACATGGAATCAATGTTTCTACTGATTATTTGATAGCTTGGAATTCTTATATGAGTTTGTATTCTTATTTTAAGGATGGATCTGCTATTAAATGTAGCGCTTTTGTTGCAACTGGAAATGCTACAAAAAATGGTGATATAATAATGGGACATAATACACATACTACATTCATGGATGGTCGTCTCCAAAATATTATTATTTATATTACTCCATCTATTGGACATCATTTTGTCATGCAAACATCACCCGGATTCATTGCAAGTGTTACAGATTGGTTTTTGTCTTCTACTGGAATAATTGGATGTGAAACTACTATTGCTGATATCAATTACAAACCTAAATTTGGTTATCCATTTTATTGTCGTATTCGTCAAGCAATGCAATATGGTAACACTTTAGACGATTACGATAAAATAATGACAAATCATAATGCAGGTGATTATGCATGCTCTTGGTTGTTTGGTAATGTAAAAACCAACGAAATTATGCTTTTTGAATTAGCATTGAAACATAAAAATGTTCAAAAGACAAAAAATGGTGTTTTTTATGGAATGAATAGTGCTATTGACGAAACTATTCGTGAAAAAGAAACGACGGATGAAGAACATTATGATATTACTACGTCTCTAGGCGCTAGACATCAGAGGTTTGATGAATTACTAAATAAAAAATACAAAGGAAAAATAGACATTAATAATGGTAAATTAATTTTAGCAGATCATTATGATGTATTTTTAAAACGTGATGCAATGAATCGTAGAAGTATATGTAAACATGTTGAACTAGATCCAGAACATTGTTTCAAATCTCATTATCCGTTTGGGTGTACTGATGCAAAAATAGTGAATAGTAAGTTGGCTGATAGTTTATCATTTTGGGGTAGATTCGGTTCTGCATGTGGTCGTACGTTCAATGTTAAAAAATATATAAAAGAGAATCCTTATTATAAATCATATGAACCTTATTTGGATGATATACCTAGTTATAAATGGGAGGTGTTAGAATTAGTAAAACAATCATAATCATAGTAAATTATATAAAACAATGCATTTTATATAATAATAAATGGAAAACAAGCTATGGAAAAAAATCCCCACAGATGTTTTTATAAATAATATAATTCCATATACTTATCAAAAACAACACGACGACTTATTGAATGATATTCGTAATTTTACATTTGTTTACCGAATTATAAAAAACTACTATTTTTTTGATCTAAATGAATATTGTTTACTAGTAGATTTGGTTTCGTTTTGTACCAATCATTTATGCAATGATTCAAATATTAATAGATCAAAAATGTCATTTATAAATTTTTTGGAGCGTAATATAATATTCAAGAAGATGCCTTTAGATAAAAAATTTGAATACATTAAATTAAAATTTTATTTTAATTTACATTCAAAGACCGAAATGAAAATTAAATTCTTATTTGGTCTACTAACGCCTTTCGAAAGAGCAAGATTCATAAACGAATATATTATTATATATGAATAAAAAATTGAATCATAATTATATTTGCATAAAATATATAAAAATATAATATTTGTATTATAAAGATGAATCCGCAATTATCAAACATATCAGAAGATGGCGATGTTTACACATTCACATTAAGTGGTCTTAATGTTAGTTTAGCAAATGCTCTACGCAGAACTATTTTGGCTGATATAAAAACTTTGGCATTTTATACGGAAAATTATAAAGACAATCAATGTACTATTGATATAAATACTACACGTCTTCATAATGAAATTTTGAAACACCGTTTAAGTTGTATCCCTATTCATGAACCTGATCTAAGTGTCTTACCAGGAAATTATGTTTTAGAATTGGATATGCAGAATGAAACCGAAAATATGATGATTGTTACCACTGAACATTTCAAAATACGTAATAAAACGAATGGTAATTATTTGACAGAAACTGAACAACATCGCATTTTTCCACCTAATCCTATTACTAATCAATACATCGATTTTGTAAGACTTCGTCCAAAAATTAGTGATTCGATACCTGGTGAACAAATCAAACTAACAGCGGAATTTTCCGTTCATACTGCTCGTGAAAATAGCATGTTCAATGTTGTTTCTAAATGTGCATATGGTAATACGATCGATGTTACAAAAGCAAACAGTATTTGGGAAGATCATAAACAAAAATTAATTGAAGAAAGTATGACCAAGGAAGAAATCGAAATGCAAGAAAGTAATTTCAGGGTATTGGATATGCAGCGTCATTTTGTAGCAGATAGTTTTGATTTTGTTGTTCAAACTATCGGTGTTTTCGAAAATAAAGACATCGTTAAAAAAGCATGTATTGTTTTACAAAATAAATTAGTAGATCTTGTCAAAAATATTGATTCGGATACTGTTCCATTTTTGAATAGTGAAACAACGATTGATTTCTGTTTTGACATTATTTTAGAAAACGAAGATTATACAATTGGTAAGGTTTTGGAATATATATTGTATGAAAAATATTATATGAATGAAAAATTGTTTACTTTTTGTGGATTCAAGAAATTCCATCCTCATAATGATGATAGTACTTTAAGGGTCGCATATGAAAAAAATGCTGACAAACGAATGGTTGCACAGCATTTGAGAATTGCATGTATCGAAGCCAGTCAAGTGTTTGAAAAAATATTTAAGATGTTTTAGAATTGTGTTTGAATAATTACACATTTGCACATTAAAAACACCGATTATTTATAGACCTTTTTATAAATAATCACTTATAAAGTTTCTTAATTAAGTTGATTTTATTTTACACAATTCAAATGCCTATTTTATATCTTTGCACATCAAAACTTTATAAAAAATTGAAATATTTTTTAAAGACAATTAATATATAAAATAAAAGTCAATATGGAAGAAGTATTAAAAAAATTTAATATTAATGAAGAACGATTTTTAGAAATAAAAGAAAGTGTAACTTCTTTTATGAAAAAATATTTCAATAAAGAACTGGATATAGATACTCGAAAATGTTTTGACCATTATTCGGAACTGGATTCAGAATGTGTTGAATATTTACAATTCGGTGCGGATAAATGTAGTGTAGACAATTTTGATGAATTTTGTGAAGAATTAAATATAGATATAAAAGAAAATTTAATAAGAATTATTAAGGAACAAAAAAGATATATTGAAAATATCAACAATGAAACAATTAAGCAATATAAACCAACTTATATTTTCTATAGTAGAGATAAAAAAATAACTTTTACATGTTTAAATCCAGGTGATTATATGCATTATTTCGGTATTACAGGAGAATATAATAAAATATTAGATGCATTTACACTATTTGAAAAAAAATGTAATTATGATGAAGTGAATTTTGGAAGTAGAGATTATATATAAAAGTGTCATTTATTATAATTCATATCCTTGAAAACGATTATTGAATGTTTGGTTTAATAATTGTATATTGTTATTATGAATAGCATATTCTTCTTCTATATTTATATTGTATTGTGTGATGATTTCTTCTAAATATATTTTTTTTAATTTTTCTACACAATAAATGTATTGACCAGTTCTAGTGAAATACAAATTGATTGCTCCCATCATACGAAGTTTAGTGATTTTACCAGACATTTTGATTTATATAATATGACGCCTATTTTTTAAATTATTTTTTATTAAAGATTTTCAATATAGATATTATAATATTTTTCTCCTTGAAAAGGATTTTTGAATCCTTTCTTGAAATTTTCTTTTATGTTTTCTTTGAATTTTTCTTTTCCTTCTTCATCTAAAGTTGCCAGATATGTTTTGATTTTCTCGATACTTTCATATCTTTCTTGTAGGAGGATTCTATCTGACTCTGTTCTAATTGCAAGTTCTTCGTCTATATTTATGTTGTGTTGTGTGATTATTTCTTCTAATTGTCTTTTTCTTAATTTTTCTACATATCTAATGCGTTGTCCAATCCTATGAAAGTGGAAATTGATTGCCCCTATCATATCAAGTTTAGTGATTTTTCTAGACATTTTGATTTATATAATACATCGCTTATTTTTTAAATTATTTTTTTTTATATTTTACGCTAAATACATAAATATACTATAGCAACCACAAAAATACTAGTATACTTTAGAATGAAAAATTGAATCATGAATATATTCGTTTTTTTTATTCTATTTGATAGTATGTTTGCTTTGAATTTCATAAAACAAAAAGTATGTGCATGTGGGCGTTTTAAAAAATGTTTTTCACCATCTGAAAAGGCATGTTTTACAGATAAAAAAATACAGAAACAGATTGACGCCAAATATGATTATCTAAAAGACGTCGAATACAAAGATACTGTAGGGTTTGTTCCGCCGATTTTAGTGGGTAAAGTAATCAAAGTATATGACGGTGATACTATTACGATCGCATCGAAATTATCTAACAAAGACAAAATCATTTATCGATTTTCAGTTCGTTTGAATGGAATAGACGCCGCCGAAATAAAAGGGAAAACGGCGAATGAAAAAAGGCTGGCAATTGAAGCCCGTGACAGACTACATGAACTTATTTATGGTAAAATGATCCATTTGAAAAATATTTCTACTGAAAAATATGGACGTATTTTAGCGGATGTCTATTTGGATGAACTGCATGTGAATAAGTGGATGCTGGATAATAGTTTAGCGGTAGAATATGATGGTGGCACTAAACATAGACCGATAGAATGGGATATAGATTCTAAATGAAATGGAATAGTTGTCATTATTGAAAAATGAGACAAAATAATTTCTTATGAATATATAGTATATTTATAAGAAATGGAAAGTTATACACAAGATAGTGATAGTGATAGTCATGATAATAGAGTAAAAAAAAAAAATAGAAACAATATAGATGAAATTACAAAAATGCTTTCTCCTAAAGAAGGATTTGTATTAATAAAATGTATTCGAGAAAACAATGCTTATGTAAAAACTATAATTTTAAAAATTAATTCTGCATCAAATAAAGATAATTGTATGCCTAGTCAAACTGAACTGTTCGGATTTAATGAAGAAAATAGAAAAATAATTAAAAAATGTCTAGAAGGTCCTCATTATTTGTTAAGAATTGATATAATTGATGAAGCTAATGAAGCTAATGAAGCTAATAAAACAAAAATAGATATTGATAATATTCACAGAGAAATTAAAAATCATATTGAAATATTAAACACTTACCAAATACCACTAACAATACCAGTAACAATATCAGAAACATACATTTCAATTATATTAGAAGAAAATGAACATCAAACTGATTTTTTAAAATTTTTATTTGAAACTAGTAATGAAAAAATTAGAATGAACTCATATTCATTAATACCCGATAGAATAATTGAAGAATTATTTATGTCAAATAATTTGACTCCAAAAAAATATTTAAACATTCAAAAACAATACCGTGATGATAATCGAAATATAATTGGAAATTTATTTGATTCAATAAATAAAAACAAAAAAATGCTTGTATCTATTATTGATTATTCAAATCGTTCACAGACATTTTATAGTTATCTTAAGAATATTAATTACAATGATGATGATTATGATAAAGATGAAGATGATAAAGATGAAAACAATGAAGGTAAAAAACGAAAAAGAAGTGATGATAAAGATGAAGATGATAAAGATGAAAACAATGAAGGTAAAAAACGAAAAAGAAGTGATGATAGTGAAGATGATAATAATAAAAAAATAGAAAAATATATTCATTTAAAAAATAATCTATTAGCATTTTACATATCTTTATTCAAATATAAAGGTATTGTTTCATTTGATGGACATTTAAATAATATGTTGATTAATATAAATGGTAAAATAGTAATTATTGATTTTGAACAATTTAAGTTTTTTGGGAATATAACGTTTGAACAATTCAACCAATTTATTGAAAAAAATCGCGAAAAATTTGATGAGATTTTTCACAAATTTTTTAATGAAAACCCTTTAATCCAAAAATTATTTGAAATAAATAAAAGTATAAAACCTAATGAAATTTTAGATAAAGATATATTAGAAGATTTGATTATTTTACTTTTTGTAGAAAATATTTCATTTGCAATTAATCATGAAAATGGTACAAAATTTAAAAGTTATCTACAAATATTATTACTTAATTATGAAAATGATATATTTCCAACAAAAACTAATTATAAAGTGTTTTTAGGAAAAGAACTAATCGAACAAATCGTCTTAATAAATACATTAACAGAACTATCAAAGTTGAAAGCTATTTATTTTCCTGAAGGTTTTGTACCATGTGATTTGTATAATTCATTACGGAACTTTATATTTTCAGAAATAAATTCAAAAGAATCCATAGGTGGTTTAAAAAAAACGCGCAAATACAGAAAAACAAGAACACAAAAAACCGCAAAAACAAAATACAAAAACAAACCGCAAACAAAAACAAACTGCAAAAAAACACAAAAAAAACAAACAAAAAACCTCAAAAAAACAAACCGCAAAAAATAGATTTTTCTAAGTTTTTATATCATTTAAAATAATATTTAAAAAATTGAAATAAATATTATTTTTTATAACATATATAAAGGAACGATGGAAAAGCGTATCAATAAAAAAATCGAGACTTATGTCACCACACTCAAAGAATCAGTACATAAAAAAATAACTGAACTCTCTTTCAGTGAAAAAGAAAAACTCAGTGAACTCATTGAATACATATATGAATACCAACGTTTGACTATTCAGAAAGATGATCTCATCAAAAGAAAACGTATCAAAAATTCTATACCTAATCTCAACCGTTGTATCGCTAAACGTGCAAACGATGAACAATGCACCCGACGCAGAAAAGAAGGATGTGAATATTGTGGTACACATGTTAAGGGAACACCCCATGGTATCATCAATTCAAACGCCACAAACGAAACAGTATCTCATAAAATAGAGGTCTTTGCTGAAGAAATATTCGGAATTGTCTATTATATTGATAAACAAAACAATGTTTACAAAACAGAGGATATTTTAGATGGAAAAGAAAATCCTAAAATAATAGCAAAGTGCTTAAAACAAAATGGAATTTTGACAATTCCTGAGTTAGGTTTAGTTTAGTTCAGAATCTTTGTTTATTTTACGAACAATTGTCTCTTTTACTACTTCTTCTCTATTGTCTTTTATGAATTCATTTAATTCAGCGGCTTTCAATGTATCACCTTTGAAATATGTCGACAAAACATCCATCAATACTTTTTGTGTAATAGGCTTTTTAATATTTTTTTTACTGTAACATATTTGACCATCATTGATATCAAATTCATCTATTTCATTTTTTTTCATTATTTCCATCAAAACAATTGAAATATTTTTTTTTTCATTTTTTCTCTGTTTTTCTTCTTTTTGTAATTTACGTATTTCATTATCTAACTTGACCCATTCTTTTATTGTTTTGATTAAATATTCTTTAGTATCCATTCTTTTAATATATATCCATATTTTTTTATGTTTTTATTTAAATAATAAATTTAGGATTTATTTATTAGTATATATTAATATGCAATTTGTTAATAGCAGACCTAATAATAATTACAATAATAATACAATAATAATGCCACATACAGTTTATTATAAAAAACAAGTACAAAATAATAATATTCAAATAATTAGTCAAAGTACTACAGTATCAACAAGTGTAACAAAATTGAACCCTCAAAAAAAAATGATATGGGGAGAACCAACATGGTTTTTATTCCATACATTAGCAGAAAAAGTAAAAGAAGAATATTTTCAAACTATTCGATATGAATTATTAAATACTATTGTTATTGTCTGTAAAAATCTTCCTTGTCCTGACTGCGCGAATCATGCAACAGAATATATGAAAAAAGTAGATTTTAATTCAATTAAAACGAAACAAGATTTAAAACTAATGTTATTTCAATTTCATAATGTTGTAAACCAAAAAAAACAATTTTCGTTTTTTCCAATTGAAGAATTAGATACAAAATATTCCAACGCTAACCTTGTTAATATTATACAATCATTTATGTTTCATTTTCAAGATAAACACCATGGTATACGTATGATAGCCAATGATTTATATAGATCTAGGATTGCAGATCAATTAAAAATATGGTTTAATAATAATATTTGTTATTTTGATTTATAATAATATTGTTTATAAAATATTATTATATCATTGTTATTGCATAACATTTATTGTTTTTCCTTTCGAAGTTTTACATTTGAACATTTGTTTGGTTGGTTTACTACATACTTCATTGTTTTTAGGACCAACTAAATATTGTAATGAAGGGTTTTTTGTACTATATATTAGATAACCCCATAATAATCCGAAAGATGCACCTAAACATAATGACGTAAATGATTGCTCAAACCTATAACAAGTATTTTGTATATTCCATGCAATATCAAATAATATCAATATTGGAAAAAATACCAGAGTTGGAATATTTTGCTTAGCGGTTTTTAACATTATTATTGGAATAAGTAAGTAAAATAATGTGAAACTGAATACTGTTTGACTCAATGGTAATTTTGAAAAATCACCCTGTTGATTTATGGATAATATATTACATATGTCTGGACGTTCTTCTGCTGTAAAACTCGGAAGTGGTATTATATTACCAAACATTATCGTAGTAAAGCATGCAAATATCAAACCGGCCAAATAAACAAGTCCTTTAAAATCTTGATTGAAAAGTGATGATAATGAAAAAAAACATACCAATACAAATGGCGCTAAACGTAAAAATAAATATGTTATACTTATAATATTCAAATCCATCTAAATTATATTTATATTATAATTAGACAATACTTTTTATACAAAAGCATAATCAAAAACTTCTTGTATATTTGATACTTCGTAAAAATCTATATCATTATATAGTGTTTTATATTTGTTTTTCCATTCATTGAAATCACGCGTATTCGTTTTTGGATACAAAAACGTTTTTACACCTGCTCTGATTCCTCCGATTATTTTTATATCTAAACCTCCTATGGCAGTTATTTCACCGCTTAAACTTATTTCTCCAGTAATTGCAATATCATTTTTGATTTGAATCTCATTGAATAAACTATATATTGCAGTTGTAATTGCAGCACCGGCTGATGGGCCATCTTTTGATATTGCACCCTCTGGACAATGTATATGTAATCCTTGGCATTTTGTTTCTTCGAAATGTTTCAATAATTTTTTCTTTGTTTCATTGTTTGTCAAATTCCAAGCTAATGTTTTTGCAACATTCATACTCTCTTTCATTACATCTCCTTGTAATCCGGTCAATTGTAAATTCAAAAATGTAGATGATGGATAAAACAGTGTTTGAATAGGAATAATACCACCACGTCCTAAAGAATTTGCCCATAATCCATTGATTATTCCGATTTTCGATTTATTATGTACTTTTATATATTGAATTATTTGATATTTTGATAAATATTTTGCTTCTAATTTTTCTCTTGTTATTTCAATAGGTAGTTTTATAGTTTCGTTTTTATTTTTCAATAGTTCTAAATTTATTTCACCATATAAATCGAACAAAATTTCTTTTAATTTTCTAACACCAGGTTCAATCGTATAAGCATATATTATATATTCTATTAAATCATCTGTTATGAATACTATGTTTTCAAATCCCATTTTTTTATTTATTTCAGGTAATATAAATTTCTTTACTATCTCTAATTTGTCCTTTAAAGTAAGATTTTCAAATTTTATTCTATGTATTCTATCCAACAAAATCCTGTCTATTTGATCTGGATCATTATATGAAAAAATAAATAGCGCTTTTGATAAATCTATCTCAATACCACTGAAATATTTATCCTGAAATACATCATTTTGTGTTGAATCTATCAAATGTGTAAAAATACTTATTATTTCTCTACCATGTTCTGTTTTACTCACTTTATCTAATTCATCTATATAAATAATAGGATTCATGCATTTTGTTTCCATCAATATGTCTACTATTTTACCCCATGATGAATTAATATAAGTATAACCATGTCCTTCCAATGTAGAACCATTAGATGATCCACCTAATGCAATAAATGCAAAAGGTCTGGATATTCCATTTTCATCCGTCAAACAATTAGATAATCCTTTTTTTGCTAATGATGTTTTGCCAATACCTGGAGAACCTTCAAAACCAAAACAATAACCTGTTTGTTCTCCATTTATCCATTGTGCAATAATTTTCATTATCTGATTTTTTGCATGTAAATGACTATATATTGAATCATCTAATATTTCACTTATTTTTTCCATTGATTTTTCCATTTCATTTATGTCTGTTTTTATTTTATTGATTTCTGTTATTGATTTTGATAATGAATATTTATAATTGGGATTTGTTTTATCAAATATTTCTATAATATTCGAGAACACTGCACTTTTGTTCTCATTTATATTATTTTTAATGTTTTTTATAATTGTTGATTTTTTTTGATTCGCGGTCGGTATTTTTGGTTGACCATTATTTTTTTTTATTATGTTTATATATTGTACTATATTCATAATATCACGATTTGTCAAATTTTCTAAATTGTTTTCGATCATTTTTTGAATATTGTTTTTTATATATATTTCAAGACTACGAATAAATTCTAATATTTCTATTATCGTATATTTTTCTTTGTTTGTTAGCAAAATGTCCGGAAAAAAATAACTTACTAATGGATTTATTTTTAAAAATGTTGAATTGATATTTTTTATCTTTTTTAATATAGGTTCTTCTTTATACATTCCAAATGGTATTTTTATAAGACCTTCTAAGTATTGTTTTGCCTTTGTACCACCTTCATTTGTATTTCCTTTTATCTCCTTTAATTTTGTAATTGCCTTGTCTTTTACAATATCATTTACTTTCAATAAATATATTTGTTGTTCTAATGATATCTTGTTTACATCATATTTTTGCATTATATCGTTTGTGTATTTTATAGTGTATTTTACTACTTCTTTAAAATATTCTTTTATTTTCCATGGCAAACTATTATAAATATACATTTGTTCATTTTTCTCATTGCTATCTATTGAATTTGCTGTTATTAAATCATATAATAAATAACACACATACAAAATTTCATCATCATTACATAATAGTAAATTAATCAACATATCTCTTTTGTAATAATTTTCCAAATCCATAAATTTTTTTACTGTTATATCTATTTTTGATTGTTTTACTGAATTTACATCTGTTATTACCGAAATAACTTTCTTTTGAATATCATTATTACCATATATTAAAATATCTTTCAATGATAGTGTTTCAATTATTCTGTTTATTATTTTTTTTTCATTTTCTTGATGTGTATTCGCTATTTGTTTTAGTTCTGATATTCTATAGTCTATATAAAAATTTGAAAAACATTCTATATCTATATCCTCTATTATTCCATTTATAACTAATGTTTTTTTTTGTTTTTCATTTTGAATTATAACGCGTATTCCGTGTATTTTTTGATAAAAATTATTATTTGTTTTTTCTAAGTCAAAACATTCAAACATATTCGCATCTTCTAATTTTATTATTTCATCTGTTATTTTGTTACAGCATATTTCATCATTTTGTGAATTTATTTTTAATTGTTTCCAATTTATTACTTTGTATCCAGTTGGTTGAACATATTCACATATTAATTCAAATTTTGATTGTATTTTTGGATCTGTTATTTTTATATTTTTAAATTCTGAACCAAAACTTATAAATAATAAATCTTCTATTTTTTTTGTACCAAACCCACATATTAACATTGATAGTTTGTCTATTATTTTTTGTAATGAATCTATTGTTTTATCTGAATCCTTGTTTGTTGACTTCATAATATCTTTTGATTTTGCATATATTTCGTTCAATACAGATATTGATAAATTTATATCATTATTACTAAATATTTCATAATATGTGTTTTTTTTAATAGAAATTATTGTATTTCTTATTATTTCTTGAATATATTTTGTTTTTTCTTCTATAAAATTATGTAATTCTAATTCATTGTTAATGGATTTATTATTCATTATTTATAAATTAATTAGGTATTAATATAGAGAAAAATATTTTATAACATTCACAAATGATATAAATACATTTTTAGTTATTGTATTAGACTTGTACTCGAATGGGAATTCCTAGTTATTTTTCTTATATTATTAAAAATTATCCTAATATTATAAGAAATTTGAATTATTTTAAAGACAAGACTATTCAAGATTTGTATATGGATTGTAATTCAATAATTTATGATTCTGTATATTCTATTGATAAACAAATATTTGATGAATTGACTATTGTAGATCTGGAGAACCATATTATTAATCAAGTTATCAATAATATAAAAATATATATCGATATTATTCGTCCAACAAATACTATTTTTATTGCATTTGATGGTGTAGCACCGTTTGCAAAGATGGATCAACAACGAACTCGTAGATATAAATCTATTTTTATATCTAATAATTCTTTTGTTAATAAGAATTCAAAATGGAATACATCAGCTATTACACCAGGAACCGAATTTATGGAAAAGTTATCAAAAATGATAGATTATGAATTTAAATTTACTGAAAAAAAATATAATTGTAATTCTGTTATTGTTTCTTGTTCTAATGAAGTAGGTGAAGGTGAACATAAATTATTCAATCATTTGCGTAAAAATAAATTTGAAAATGATAATGTTGCAGTTTATGGATTAGATGCTGATCTAATAATGTTATCCATTTTTAATTTGAAATTTTCAAAAAACATCTATGTATTTCGCGAAGCACCTGAATTTTTGAAAAGTTCTATACCTATTGATATTATAGGTAAAGATACAGAACCTTATTTTTTGGATATTCAACATTTATCATCATGTATTTTGAATGAAATGTTATGTAAATATTCAGATTATCGTAGAATACATGACTACGTATTTTTATGTTTTTTCCTAGGAAATGATTTCTTACCGCATTTTCCTGCTATGAATATAAGAACACATGGTATTCAAGGTCTCTTGGATATATATAGAAATTGTATTGGTAATTATCCAGAACGTTTTTTAATTAATAATAATAAAATACAATGGAGAAATGTAAGTACTTTTATTAATGAAGTTGCTAAGTGTGAACATGAATTATTATTAAACGAATATTTTGTTAGAGATAAATTTGATAAACGCCATTTATTAGAAACGACACCACAAGAAAAAGATGATATTATTAATAGTGTTCCTATTATTTATAGACAAAAAGAAAAATATATTTGTCCACAAGAACCAGAGTGGGAAAAAAGGTATTATAAATCATTGTTTCATTTTGAAAAAAATAATGAGAACATAAAAAATATTTGTAATAATTATTTGGAAGGTTTAGAATGGGTTTATAAATATTATAGTTTTGATTGTCCAGATTGGCGTTGGAAATATAATTATCATTATCCACCACTTTTTAGTGACCTTAGTAAATACATTCCTCATTTTGAAATGGATTTTATCGTTTCTGATAAAAAAACAAATAATCCCTTTTCAAAAATGGCACAATTATCTTATGTTATGCCTTCTTCAAATTTAGAATTATTGCCTAATAATATATGCGTATTTTTAAAAAATAATTATCCTGAATTGTATCCAGAAAAATATCATTTCGAATGGGCATTTTGTAGATATTTTTGGGAAGCACATCCTTTATTGCCTGTTATTCCGATTTCATTATTGGAACAATGGGAAATACAATTTGATTTATCTATTAAGAAATAAAAATTTACAAATATTTTTTTACACAAATTCATTTATCATAACAAAAATAAAAAATTGAATATTGTTTTTTAGTTTGAAATAAAAAACAATAATACGATGTCAATGATTTTTCAAAAATTCAAAATTTTATATGAATTATGTGCTATTTATATTATTTGGATATTTTTACATTATATTTCTGCACATTTGTACGTTTATTTATGTAATCCACTATCAATCATCGGTTTTATTACTTCGCCATTTTTAGTTCCAGCTTTACATTGTCAAGCATTAAGATGGATTATTTCAAATGGCGCAGTCAATATTACTGCAATGTGGATTACGTTAGGAACATGGATTATAACAAAATTAGTTGTAAAATAAATATAAATATATTATTTATTATTTTAATATGAATTTGATAAATGGATTAAGTTCATTAATGTTATTTATATCTGCATTTAATAGTATAAAAACACAGAATTGTTTATGGATTTTTGCCAATTTTTATATTATTTATACTTCATTCATGTATAATACACATAAGTTTGATTTATATGAAAAATATAAAGATAAAATGATTATTATTAATGATTTGTCCGACAAATATGATATTTTTTTATTTAATGATTATATTGCAGTTTCTTTATTAGCTTTTGCAAATATAGATAGTTTTATATTAAAAAATTTTTTATTTTCTTCTTTTTTTATTGAATATTATCATAACAAAAGCATAGAAAACTCAAACAGTATTACTTTTTTTATAGCCATAATATCTAGATCAATTAAAACAATTAATACATATAAAAAACATTCAATAAATGACGAAACTGTATTTTACGGACTTTTACATTTAATAAATGCATGTTTTACGTTATTTATTAGACAAAAATATTCATATACTAGAGAAACACAATTTTTAAATCTATTTTTAACTACTATATGGCATTTTAATGTTGTAAATATTTTTATTACTATATCATCATGTATGTATTCTGAATTGATATACAATAAAGATAATACAATCTAATAATTTAATAATATTTGAATTGTTTAATTATTTATACTATATTAAATACTTTTATCATCATTTGATATTGTTTTTTTACCACCGATCGCCATTTTTACTAATTTATAAAACCAATAATAATTAAGAATAGCAAAAAATAATGCTACGCAATAATTGAATATATATAATTGGTAAATATATGGTTTTGTTTTCCAAGGCCATTCTTTTACATAGTAATTTAAATGCCAAAAAATATAAGTTGCCATACATACTCTACAAAGAAAAAATGTAATCATTAAATTAATTGAACTAATTTTGTAAATCAATTTATTTGATGCATTTGTATTAAATCCTAACCAACATAAATTCAACCACGGTGTAGAACCTTCTGCTATGTACACCATCATAGTATAATAGCAACTTGCATGATTATTTGTATTCAATGTTGAATAATGTGATAGTAATCCAAATATATGATGCGCTAGTGTATCTATTTGTCTAGTTTGATATAATTCTATTACTAGATCATACCATAAAAATCCTATCATCAAATTAAATGTTGTTTCTTCATAAGATCCTATTTTATTTAATGAACTGAAGTCTATTTTTCTATATTTTGGAAAAATATAACTCCAATAATATAGTGCTATTGAGAACATTATAATTGCATGTGTTGTACTACATATTCTCCATGTAAAACTGAAATTCTTTTTATCAGTTTTTAATTCTTGTTTTATTTTTTTAAATATATTTACACCACTTATTGTTTTACTTAAAATAAAATGATACAAAAATAAAGAGCCCGTATAAATGAACATTATTTTAAAACGCAAAATATCTTTATGTTATTTTATAAATTTGATAATAATTATATATTCAAATATATATATAATGATTAAAATTATAAACAAAAGAAATGGAGGTTGTCTATTCCATTATGCACATTTTTTATGTGATTGCTTATTTCCAGAAATAATAAATAATATATATAATTTTAAAACAATTGTTAGAGAAAAAAACATTGATCAAACACTTGGTAATTTTAATAAAATATATGAAGAGGTTATGTTAAATAAAAGTATAGAATTGATTAAACCACAATTCGATATATTATATATTAAAACTATTAAATATAACCCTAAAGAATACTATTGTAATAAAAAATATTTTGATATTTTTAGACAATTTATATTTAAAAGATATAAAATTAATCCTCTCGTTTACAATGAGAAATACTTACCAATTATTTTAATTAAAAGACATAATAGGATAAATTTGATTGATGATAATTATTTGAAAGATTTAAATAAAAATGTTACTACTGGCAAAGAACGAAGAGAAATCGATAAAATAGATTCTCTTGAAGAATATTTGAAAAATAAATATAATGGTAAGATTAAAAGTGTATATCTTGAATTGATGTCTTTTGAAGAACAAATCAATATTTTTAATAATGCAAAAATTATTATATGTGCACATGGTGCGGCAATGTCTAACATGTTTTTTTGTAAAGAAAAAACTACAATTATTGAAGTAACATGTAATATGAATTGGGATTTTTTTAATATTATGTCAACACAATTGAATTTAAAACATGTAAAATGTTACGATAATAATTTGAATAGCGTTATTGAATGTATAGAAGAAAATATGATTAATGAATTAAATAATAACCATGATAACCAATAGATGCAAATGCTGACATTAATAATAATTCAAAATATAATCTATGTGTTTTTTCTTTGTTTAATCCAATGAAAATTAATAAAGGTCCTATGTAAAAAAAATGTATATAATTCACCCAAGGGTTTTTTCCTTCTATTACTTTTTTATATATTTTGTATCCATGATATAATATTATTACTATTCCAAGTATTGTAATTACTATATACATAAAATTTGGTAAATTAGTTTTTGAGATACCTACATATAGAAACAACCCACCAACTATCAAAATATGAAATAAATGAATGTATACCGCTTCCATATATATTATAATTATATTATATATTCACCATTAAAACATGATGTTTCAAATTCTTTTGGAGATTTTGTATCTTTATTAATACACGAATCAATCACATCATCTAAATCATTATAAATTATCATGTCCGCACCGATTGTTTTCGCTATTTCTTTATTATTTTTATTATTTGCTATTAGCTCGCTCGTGGTTGGAATATTTATACCATACATATTCGGATATTTAACAGGCGGCGCTGCACTTGAAAAATATATTTTTTTTGCTCCTGCATTTTTTGCTAATTGTATTAATTGCATTGATGTTGTACCTCTAACTATCGAATCATCTACTATTAATATGTTTTTTCCTTCAAATATAGTCTTTATTGTGTTTATTTTCATTCTAACTGTTTTTTTTCTTATTTCCTGACCTGGCAATATAAATGTTCTCGCTATATAACGATTTTTTATAAACCCTTCTTTATAAGGTATTTTTAATATATTTGCTATTTCTAGTGCTGATATTCTGGATGTTTCTGGTATCGGTATAACAACATCAATATCTACTTCTTTATTATTTTTTTCAAATTCTTTTATTATATTTTTTGCTAATTTTTCTCCCATTTTTATTCTTGAATCATATACTGATACACCATCTATTATAGAATCTGGTCTTGCAAAATATATATATTCAAATAAACATGGCTTTAATATTGATTTTTCTGAAACAATTTGTGAGGTTAATTCGCAATTTGTGTTTATAAATATACATTCCCCTGGTGATATGTCCCTTAACAACTTGAATTGTTGATCTAATGCATCTATTGCTACACTCTCAGATGCTATTGCATAATCACAATCATCGTTTTTTCCGAAACATAATGGTCTTATTCCATATGGATCTCGAAACGCTATTAACCCAACCCGATTTATCAATAATATAACTGAAAATCCGCCTTTACATCTACGCATCAATGTTCGTACAGAATCAAATATGTCAAAAGCTGTTATATTTGATATTCTTTTTCTGGATAGTTCATCTGCAAATACATTCAATAGTAATTCACTATCAGAATTTGTGTTGATATGTATATTACTTTTTATCATATCTTTCATTATTTCATCTGTATTTGTAATATTACCATTATGTACTAAAGAAATTCCATATGGCACGTTTGTATATAATGGTTGTGCTTCAAATATGTGAGAAGTTTCTAACGTAGAATATCTTACATGACCCAATCCAACATTACCTTTCAATTCTGTTATATTGGCTTGATTGAATACTTCGGATACAATTCCTTTGTTTTTATAAATATGAAATCTATTTTTGAAAATAGTTGATATACCTGCTGCATCTTGACCCCGGTGTTGTAATACTGTCAAACCATCAACTAAGGCCTGATTAACAAATTTGTTTTTGTCTACATTTATCAATCCTAGTATTCCACACATAATATATAAACAATAATTATTTTATATATTATTTTTTTATAAAAGCAATTCTTTGAAATCCTTTCCATATATTGTATTTTTTTCTAATAATTCATTTATTACAATATCCATTTTTTCGCGATTTTCACTTAAAATACGTTTTGCTTCGTCATATGCATTTCTGACTAACTCTAATGATTCAGCGTCCATTATTTCTTTTGTTTTTTCAGAATACTTATCTCCACTTCCTAAGCTTCTACCTAAAAATGGATTGCGTTCACTATCAACATTTTCATTATAAAATGGTTCTAATAATTTTCCCATTCCATAATTTCCAATCATTCGTTGAGCTACAGAATTTGCTTGTTTCAAATCTTGAACTGCACCAACTGATACATATTCTTCTCCGTAAAAAATATTTTCTGCCGCTTTTCCTCCCATTGCGATTATTAACTGCTTTTTTAATAGGTTTTTTGTATATAATCCACTTTCTGTTATATTTTGATATTCATTGAATAATGTATATCCACCTGCACCATTGTATGTACTTTGAATTGTAACTTTTTTTAATTCAAAATAATCATTGAAATAATTACATAATAAAGCATGTCCAGTTTCATGTATAGCAATTCTACGTCTCGACTCGTCACTGCGTGTATCTATTTTTCGAATCAATCCTACTACTAATTTTTCTAATGCCTCTAATATATTAGTTTCAGTTATTATTGAATTTCCGGTTCTGGCTGCATTTATAGCAGCTTCGTTCAATAAATTTTTGATTTGTGCACCAGAAAACCCGCCAGTCATTTCTGCTATAAGTTCCAAATTTATATTAGAATCTAAATTTTTGTTTTTTGAATGTACTTTTAATATGTCTTTACGAGAATTCTTATCTGGAAGTGCTACTGTTATAATTCGATCAAATCTACCTGGTCTTAATAATGCAGCATCTAATACGTCTTTACGATTTGTTGCTGCTATAACCAGTACTCCATCATTACTTTCAAACCCATCCATCTCTGCTAGTAATTGGTTTAATGTTTGTTCACGTTCATCATTTGCCATGTTTATGCCTGCACCTCGTTGTCTTCCTACTGAATCTATTTCATCTATAAATATAATACAAGGCTTGTTTTGTCTAGCTTCCTGAAACAACGTACGGATCTTTGATGCACCAACGCCTACGAAAACTTCTACAAATTCACTTGCTGAGATAGATACAAAAGATGCATCAGCTTCACTTGCAATTGCTTTTGCTAATAACGTTTTTCCAGTGCCTGGGGGTCCTTCTAATAAAATACCTTTTGGGATTTCAGCACCTGCATTTTTATATAATGTGGCATTTTTTAAATAAGAAACAACTTCAGTACATTCTTCGAATATTTCTGGACTTCCTGCAAAACTATTTATTGTTATATTTGCATTTTTCATATTTTCTTTGTCTTTTTTTATGTCTAATTTTAAATTTGGAAGTCCACTTATACCACCTCTATTAGTGTTTGCCATTTGAAGATTTCTTATGAATGATAAAAACACTGATATGAAGACAAATGGAACGAAATAATTACTGACAAACGACAATGAATCACTTGCAAATTGCTGGAATTGTGACGGTGTATCCGGTTGTAAAAACACTGTATCTATATTGTTTTTTACTGTTGTTTCTACTAAGCTACTTGTTACAAATGGAGATATAGGAGTGTATGTATAATCTATCAATGTATTACCGACTTTATTGGATTCTTCTGATACTACATCATCATATCTTTTTGAAAAATAAATTTTCGATACCTCGTGTTTTTCTATTTTTTTTATCAACTTGTTGTATGGAACTTCAGTTAAAAAATATTTGTTTTTGATGACTTTGTTTATATCGTTGTTTGTCATTTGTAAATAGCTATACGCTAATACTTTTGATGGTATTATGAAAAGGGTAATTAATAATACTTTATAGAACATTATATAATATCACTTCAATCTTTTATATTGTTTCATAATGATAAAATTGAAAATAGAATATTTATTTTTTATATAATAAAAACAAATATGGAAAGGTTACCAATTGAAATAGTAAAACATATTATTTCTTATGATAAAAGATTTATCATAAGACACGGAAAAATAATACAAATAAATCAGATCGATAAAAATGATAAAAGACGTGATTTGTTAGTAGGAATAAAAAAAATAAATTATAATGCTAACGATAATAGTAGTTATGTTTATTTAAATATTAATTCTCATAAAAGTTTTTATATTATGTATTTTGATTCTAATTTAGAATTATTTACATTGTGTTGTGATGAAAAAGGAAACGAAGAGATATTAGAGTAAAAAAAGAATAAAAAAGGTAAATATAATTAAGTGATTACAGAGAAATAAAATTAAATGTGAATGATGTTATTGTTGTTATCAAGAGAGCCGATAAGAATATGATTATTGAAATCGAAGATGCGTTTATTAGCAT